GACAGGTCTAGCTGATCGCTGGAGAGATCGTCGTCGTCGAGGTTGTCGGGAAAGTCACCCTTCTCGATGTAGCCGCCAATCTCGACCTCAGTGAGGGAGTCGTCGCAGACATAGCACCACAGCGCGGTGACGCCCTTCGCTTTGGCTATACGGTAGCGGTGATTACCGTCGAGGATGACGCCGTCCTGTACGACCAGGGGCGGCATGGTAGCCATATCGAGCTTCGAATATTTTGCTTCCTTGCGAGGGTCTCGGATGTTGGCGTCCTGGTTTCCCTCGGAGAGTTCGTCGATGGGGACGAGCTTGAGATCGGCGTGTGCGCCTTGGAGGTATTCCTCCACCATATCGACATCGACGTAGTCGCTGCTGATGCTGTCCATGTAGCGGGCGATCATGCGCGAATCGTCCAGACGCGCGGGCCATTTCTGCGGCGGCGCCGCTGCCGTGTCTTCGGAGAGAGTCCGGGTGATACGGACCCGTCCAAGGGGAGCTTCGAAAAGTTCGATAGTTCGCATCTCTTATTTAGACGTCAAACAAATCAGCGGGGTCGAACATACCCGGCACGCAGACGTCGCGCATGGTCAGTTTCTTGATCAGACGGACGTCCTTCAGGAGGGGTTCATCATCCGAACCCAACTCCTCCAGTTCCCGTCCCTGAACCAGGAAGACTTTCTGGTCCTGCCGGGAGAAGAACGAGTTCATCGTGCCGTTGATCGACTCTTCCGAGACCGTGGGGTCGATCTCCCACATACCATCGTCGAAATTGTAGTTGGCATGGTAGGCCGAAACTCCGGCTTCGAGTTCGCCCGTGATGCCGTTACGAGACTGCTCGCCCTCTCGCCAGCGGCCGAATCGAATGTAGAACTCCCCGTCGAGATATTTGAGGTTCGCCCGAACCTTGTTCACCACTGCCATGCAGGCATGGATGGCGGACGGCATCGGAATATAGAACTGCGCGTATTTGGATTCGCGCTCGTGGACGTTTCCGTCGAGGTCGATCTCCAGGGATGCCCGATCTGGAGAAAACTTTCCGTGAATGTTCGCGATGTGGGGGACATCGTAGAAACGGACGCGGCGTGTTCGCTTGTCGTAGTAGTAGTTGTCGGCTTCCTGCCATGACCGCCAGCCGAACTTAGCCCAGTAGGCAATCCATTCTGGGTGCTGGTTGATCTGCCGCTCGGCGGAGAGGAGTTCTTGGCGAGAAGGTGGCCAGGACGTGAACGAAGGTGACCATTGGGCATCTCCGGTTCCGCGATAGTGCGGCTGCATTTCGAGCCAGAAGGAACGCTTATCGTCTTCGGCGTCTTCAAACAGGATGTTGGCTGCAAGATCGATGTGGGCGCGCATGGCATATTTATCCCTTGACGGCTATTGCATTTGCTTTACAAGTATTGAGAAATTCAGGAGACTGCGATGAAAGACGAACGCCCCCAACCCCTCGGTGCCAACTGGCGAGATGTCCTCACTGCTCACATCGAGACCTCCATCGCAGGCATGACGCCCGCCGTGGTTCCTGGTCGTCCTCTGTCCGTCGTCGAGTTCATCATGCTGCCCTGCTCGGCGACTATCCACTAAAGGCTTGACAGCCACGCGATTTCCTTTACAAGAAAGACATTGCTGCGGTGGACGTGGCGGGAAGAACGAGGGACTGGCAAAGCCCTGGTTTGGAACGCCGTAAGCGTCTCGGTGATCGCCTCTGCCAGGAGGCCGTTCACAACAGGGAGGGCCTTGCCCTTGAAAACTCCAGACCCGGTCGCAGCGACATTTTCCTCGGAGCCCCCATGCCAGCCGGACCCTATACCGACGAGATCGACCAACTGGCCGAACACGAGGTCTGGGTTCCTGCGCGCTATTGGGCGGTCAACTGGGAAAAGAAACTGGTCCCCCGGCAGGAACTGAGAATATGGTTGAGCGAGAATATCTCGGGCACGTGGGAGCTTAACTTCCGGTCCCGCATCGGTTTCATGGTGTTCGGCACTGCCGCCGACCGGATGCTGTTCCGGCTGTCGTGGGGAGAACGCTTCGCCATCCACCGCGAAGATCAAGCGGCTTACCTCTAGACCATTTCGTCTATGGTTGAGGTCTCGCCCCAGCCGGGTGCGATGATTTCCTGGTAGGTGACCGGTCGGAGAACCCGGACATTGGTCAACAGGGGCTCGCTGTCCTGTCCGTAAGCGGGGGCTTCATAATCGGGGTCGATGACGTGATCGCCAGTCACGACGAAGGCGGGTCGCTCACGGGAGACGAGTTCGCCCAGCGTCGCGTAGTTGTTGCAGTCCAGAATCCATTTCTGAAGCTCTCGGTCGAAGCGAGCCGGGTAGACGGACACCCCTAGTTCTTCGTCACCGCGTCTCCGGGCATGCGTGAACTGGTTCGTCGAGGCACCGATGCCAGATCGGCCGCTAGCCGGGATATCCCCGAAACGAATGTAGGTCTGAGGGCCAGCCCGCTCCATGATCTCTGCAAGCCTCATGACAGGGCACCCTCGAACTCGAAGGTCTGGGCGGTCTTGAATCGACCCAGGTCACCGTATCGTTTCGCGATGGCCTCCTTGGGCACACCCTCGTCCCATGTGATCTCCACGCCGCCGTAAACGATATCGACGTTGAGCCTCTTGAGATAATCGTATTCGAGACCAATCGCCGGGGCGACGTGGGAGTGAACGCCAAGGCTGGCGTCCCAGAAATACAGGTTGGTTCCGTCGTAGAGGCCGCGCAAATCCTGATGGGTGGCATTCTTCACCATGGCCATCAGACGTTTCGCGCTCGGGTTCGTCACTGCGTCTTCGGGGTCGAATGGCAGACGTCCGCGAAAGCTCTCATTTTGAGTGAAGGCCAAGGCCCCAGCGTAGGCCTGCCAGGATTCGCGATCTACGAGGTGGGCCGCGAGGACTTCGAGATGCTTCAGGCATTTCAGCCAGTCATGGTTCCCGAGCGCGACCGCCGCATCCCGACAATGCATCTGGGCATCGTTGAAGGGCTGGAGGGCAGCGTGTGCGGCGCCATAGAGCTTGGAGGCGTCGCGCCACTCGGTCTCGAACTCCTCGAAGGAGCCGGTCGTGCGACCGACCTCAACTCCGTAATGATAATTGTTTCGAACATTTTCCACTACCGTCCTCGCGAACGTGCGGCCGAAGGAGCCTGAGCGGAGCTTGTCGAGAGCCTTCCCGACTTTCTCGTTCATGGTCTCGAACCCGCAGGTGGAGTTGACGGCGTTGTCGGCGATGCGGTGGGAGAGATCACCGACGTGCTCACACATCCAGGTGAAATAGCCGGTGCCGTGAAAGAGGCCTGGGTTGGCCCGCTGTGACGTGCCGAAGAGTTCGGGCTTGCCGTTTCGTTGGCTCTTCGCATAGGCGGCGAATTTCTGATTAGCTGCTTCTTGAGACGGGCCCGAGAGTTCAAAGAGGTTCAGGGCCATGCCCTCGTGCAGGGCCCGCTCTTCGTCGGTGAAGCCATCGTCGTCGGGGTCTTCGGCACCATGGTCGATACTGTCGTCGCCGTATTCATCACCCATGAAATGAGCAACGAAATCCTCGTTCTCGCCTTTGGGGTCATGCCATTGTCCGACGATGGCTTCGTCATAGTAAGAGACTTCGACGTCTTCGCAGCGGGCAAAGTAGGGATGGGCCATGATGGCTCCACGCGTCTCGGCATTATGGTGCCAGACCGTGGACCTACTCGCGTCGGTGACCACAACCGAGGCCTCGTCGTCCACGTCGCCGTAGATGATGATCGGGAGAGCGTCAGCAGGAAGCTTGAGTTCGTCGTGCACCGTGCGGTGCAGGGACTGATAGGTGTTCCACATAAAGATGTCGTCGCCAACCAGATAGGCGCGAACCTCATCCATATCGGCCTTCAGCTTGCGGACCTCAGACCGGTCGGGGTTCTTGAACACCTCGCAGGGCTTACCGCGATTGTAGGTCGGGACGAAGCCGTGGTGGAATTTCTCAGAGAGATCGATGAACCGACGCATCTCATATTTAGGCCCAGACAAGCTAAGGGCCCGTGGCTAATCATGTCCACGGGCCCTTAATATGTGGGCGACGCGTTCGCGTCACATAAGGCCTAAGCAAGAGGCCTAGAAGGTGATTTCCGTCGTGAGACGGTAGGGGCTTCTGGCCCTAGCTAGCCGGGGTTCAAACCGGTATATCGGCCCTAGCTGAGCCTGCCCACTTTACGATGTGAGCCCTCGGATTAGACCGTATCCTACGTGACTTGAGACCAGGGTCTTGCGAACGGTTTCGAGGGCCGTTCTCGTCACTTCGGTATTCCAGTCCTTGAGGCCATCGGGTGTTATCCGCTGTCCTTTAGTTCCTTCGGGTTGGGGCGAACCCCTTCCTTCTTCGTGTTGGCCCTTTCGGGTTTCTCCGTGGCGGCGGGGGCCGAAGCCGTCCGCTGCCGGAACAATCTCTTTCTACCCATCTCCTCCGAGGGCCGCAACAAGAAAATGCAGCGATTTCGATTTTTGTTTGGGTTGACGATTTGGGGTATAAATGTCAGCCCAGCCTAGAGATGAAAACGATGACGCCTGAACTCCGCCACGCCCCCAGTTGCCGCGTCGAGGCGTTGCGAGTCCCTGTCGATGACCGACCCCTGTGGGCGGTTGCCATGGATTACGCCCTAGATCGGAAAGTCGAGCCGACACGAATCGTTTACCACGTTGGTGGGCGAACATATCCAAACGTATTTCTACGAGGCGTGGCGTTCCCCGCTGACCAGTCAAAGTTTGATATCACGATATCGATCTACGACCTCGTCGGCGTGATGCAGGTAGACATCCCGGACGCCGATGGTTGGACGGAATGCTGTTTGGAATATTTTACTATGAGGCTTTGAGGTCCGGGCGCGACGCCAGGAAGGCTGCTTTCTCGGCTTCAGTGAAGACCCGCACGCCTTTCCGGTCGAGCCGCGAGCGATTCTGCTCGGCTTCCTCCATGGCGTCCTGACGGGCCTGCGCCATGGCCTTGAACATCGCGAGTTTCTGTGCGGCTTCTTCGCTGAGCGGTGTGCCGTCTAGGGTCTTGGTGATCATGCCGCCGTTATACCAGACAGCAAAACCAGACCCCAAATAAATCTAAGGGCCGGAAGATGGTTCAGGTCTTCCGGCCCTTAACTGGGCATGCCTTGCTGGGCGATGTCAGCGGCCCTAGAAAGAGGCCGGAGTCTGTTCACCTTCGCGAGGTTATCGCATCAGGTCAGGGTGTTCTCAACCCCAGAAGCTGGTCTCAAACCAGTCGAGCCCTGTCTTGGCCCACTCACCACTTACGGCGCGAGTATACCGGAACCCAGAACGGAGCGACCGTTCTGAATACGACCAGTAATGCCGAAGCACAGTAGGTCGCGCTCCGTGCTGGCCTCACCGTGATCTGATGGCGGCCGAAGCCGGTCAGTAGCGAGGTTCGCGTGCAACGAGGAAGCCTTTCGATGACCTCGTTGGGGAGGGGGCCGAAGCCGTCCGCCGCCGGAACAATCTCTTTCTACGCATCGGCCCCAACGAACGCAATACGAAAAATGCGTCATTTCGATTTTTCTTTTGGTTGACGAGATTGTCGTCGTCGTTTCGTTGGCGAAAAGATAAATAAATCAAAACCTAAAGGATCACTGTTATGAGAAATTTGATCGACATCATCGAGGCCAAAACGCCTCTCGTGGAGTCAAAATCCAAGTCGAAGTCGAAAGACCTCCTCGCAGAGGCGATGGACAAAATTCTCGCAGAAAGCGGCGGGAAAAACAAACTCGCCAAGCTGTTCCTCTATGCCGCCGCCGCTCTGGGTCTTTACAACGTCGCCGTTGCGGCTCTGGAAAACGCCGGTATCTCGAACCCCGGCCTGGGTGCAGTCGGCTCCGCCTATAGCGACGATGGGCATTCCGGTTATTCTGGAACCGACCGTATGGGCATCCCGATCACTCATCGCGAAGACGGTCAGGACAACGCAGGCGATTCCTATGGCAATCACCTGTGGAACGGCATCGACCCCTACGACAACTAATTAGCCGAACGTGGCGAAAAACTCGAAGGCGAGTTCGTAGGTCGGAAGAGCAAAAACCGTCAGTTGACCCGCCCGCCCACGAGTCAAGCAAAGTTCATACGAGCGAGGTGGCGTTTCAACGCCCCTCGCTTTCATCCATTCTACGACCTCGTTTAGGACATGCACGTCTTTGAGATCGGGGATGTTGACCAGGAAGCAGTCAACCCCTTCCATGATGCCGATGTCGTTGTGTGAGTGGTCGGCAGTCGCCCACCCAGCCCGCCAATCCGAGCCAGTAGTCTGGATGGAGTAAGGCTTCGCCCGCATGCGATCATCATAGCCCGACCACCAGTACCGACTGCGGCCTTCACAGATACGAGGGTCATTTGCTGCTGCGGTCATTTGGGGTCTGGTTTGATGCGTCCAACGAAGACGAGCTTGTTGCCCACGAGTCATTTAGGGTCTGGCTTGACCCGGCCGACGAAGGCGAGTTTGTCGCCCACGACCCGGAGAACGCCATCGGGGGCGAAATCGGGATTGATGCGTCCATAGCCGGGGCCGCCATCAAGCATGGCACCACTGGCGTGCATCTGAAAGTCATGATTCCGAAGGGTGGTCATCAGCGTGTTGTCGATGATGATGGCCGGGTATGTTTCATCCTGGACACGACGCGCTTGAGTGATCATCAAGCTCGAACCCTGCATGAGAATGCCGAAATAGTTCGAGTGACCGAGTTCGGTCTTGGGGTTGGGCTGATAGAAGACGTCCATGTCGCGCCCGTTCACCTCCATATAGGCGATGTGGGTCGCGCCGTATTGCTCTTCGATGCGGAGAACGTATTCTGATTTGGCCATTAGATACATCTACCACAGCAGTTCATCGAGATCAATTTCCTTGACAAAAACAGTGCTGGCAAATAGACACACGGGATGAGCACGCCGAAGACCCTGACCCTGCGCCCGGATTGGTTCTCGACCCCGGCCATCCAATCGATCATCGCGATCATGGATGTGCATGCGCCTGCGGATTCCTACCGCTTCGTCGGCGGGTGCGTGCGTGACTCCATCATGGGCCGCCAGTGCGGCGACATCGACATCGCCACCACTCTGGAACCCACGCTGATCTCGGACATCTTCCGCTTGGAAGGTTTCGATGTCATCCCCACGGGCATCGAGCACGGCACGGTCTCGGTCATCATCAACAAGACCGCCTACGAGTTCACGACGCTGCGCCGCGACGTCGAGACCGATGGCCGCCGCGCCGTGATCGCCTTTACGAAGGACTGGGCCGAAGACGCGCAACGTCGCGACTTCCGCTTCAACGCCCTGTATCTGGGCCCGGACGGAACCGTCTATGACCCGACGCGCGGCGGCATTGAAGACGCCAAGGCCCGTCGTATCCAGTTCGTCGGCGACGCCGAGCAGCGTCTGCGCGAAGATCACCTGCGCAGCCTGCGCCTGTTCCGCTTCATGGCGGTTCTGGGTGCGGACATCTCCGCCGAAGCCCTGGCCGCCTGCAAGGCGCAACGGGACGGAATCGCGAGCCTGTCCGGCGAACGCATCGAGAAGGAAATCTCCAAGCTGCTGGGCGCGGGCAACCCCGTCCCCGCTCTGGAGGCCATGCAGCGCACCGAGGTCTACTCGACCATCTTCCCGGTCGCGTTTGACGCCCGTGTGTTCACCCGCGTCTGTCAAGCCACGACCGACTGGGCCCCCCGCTTCGCCTCCCTGTTCAACTGGGATATGCAGGCCTGCGGGGACGTCATGGCTCGCCTGCGGTTCTCGAACGCCTCGCGTCAGCGGGTCACCAACGCGATCAAGCAGGGACCGTTCACCGAGATGGGCGGAGACGCGTGGTTCGACAGCATCGAGCAGCACATCTACCGCGATGGCGTCGTGGCCGTTCGTGACCGCATGGCCCTGACCTGGGCCTGTGGCCTGCCGTTCGATTTCGATACGCTGGCCGATCAGATCAACAAGGTGGGCCGTCTGGCTCCCCGCGTGTTCCCGATCTCGGGGGCGATGCTGATCGACCGTGGCATGAAGCCCGGCAAGGCCATGGGCGACATCCTGCGCGCGACCGAAGAAGAATGGGTCAAGGTCTGGTTCGACATGAACCGCACCAACGACTTCCTGAACGGCCTGCTGGCCAAACAGGGCCTGTGACCGAACACCCACTCACGCCGGAGAACCTCGAAATCCTGCGTGAGTGGGTGAAGATCACGCGGCCTAGCCGTGCCATCCATCGCTATATCATTGATGGACGAGCGGTAATGGACGAGATCGGAGTTTGGGTTCACCACGGCACCACGTCCGACGCCGTATTCGGTCCCGGCTGGTCAGTCATGCGAGGAATAGGGCGACCCTGGCACTTCACCCAAGCAAGCGATCTCGTCCGTGCACAGGCGTGTTTTTTCGAATGGAAGCTTCGTCTGGCATAAATAAGCCATGCCCAGCTTCCTCGAACACTACAAGCGCATCGACCCCACGCTCAAACTCCCCGTCCAGCAGATTGACGAAGACGTCTCTGCGGATATGAAGCTCGTGAATATCGAAGAAGAGCGCGTTGGAGACAACATCGCCTACACGGTCTTCTACAACCGGCGCCCGGCCGGAACCGCCATCATGAAGCGCGTTGGCGACGACTGGTTGACCCTCCAGGGCGACATCAAGGAAGAGTTCAAGTCGCTTGGCCTCGATCTCCTGTTGCTCCGCAAGGCCGAGGCCATCGCCATGGCTGAGAACCGCGCGATCAGGAAGACTGTGGGCTAACATGCGCGAGTGGATGAATCTGACGGAATCACAGCGTCCGGCGCATCTCTATCACGGGACGTCCATGACGGGGTTCTGCTTCATTGCACATCACAACATGATTGGCGCCTACGGCGGCGAAGACCAAGCTAGCTTCACCCTCGACCCCGAGGTCGCGAAGCGTTTCTGCGGGAGCGCAATTGATCTCGCTCGGCGGGGCCAGCTATCCCAGTATAGCGATTTCGATTACACCAAGTTCGAGGAAGATCACGAACTCGTATCCCACAAAGCAGAAATGATTGCTGGTGGCCAAGGCGTAGTCATGGAGTTCAACCGACAAGCCCTACACCGAGACTACGAGTTCTTTTCCGTATGCTTCCACAGCGATGGTCTCGAAATGGTGGATTTTGGCGACGGGGATGACGAACTCGAAGAATGCGTCTTCGGCGACGTGAACAACCTGGACCGCTACATCACGGGCCTGATGATCGACCGAGCAGGTTTCGCCCGCTACTGCGAATGCGTTCGTGAAGCCCTTCCAAACGACGCCGAAACGATGGCGGTGATCGCGGCTGGTGAACGCTGGGTGCAGCGGTTCCCCTAACTGAGCGGCGGGTGCAATTCTTCGAACACCTCTGAAGGAGTTGCCGGACGCATCTGGGGCACCCCAGCCACGTCGGCCAGAGAATCCAGACTGGCCGCGCCGGTCGTGATCGACAGCGTGAAGACTTTCCCCGGCACTGTTTCGAGCCCCATTCTGGCCAGCATGAGGAGAGCCAGGACGTTGTCGGAGTTCATCACTGAGCGCGAGAACCCGACATGCTTCACATCGCGATAGGCGCGCTCCAACGTGTCGGCATCGAACACGACGGTGCGGACGCGGGGTTCATCGGGAACCGGTGCAGTGATCTCGGTGACCTTTTTCTTTTTCCAGAACATCTTACCACCACCAGTGAATGAGGCATTTCTCGACGCCCTTGCTCATCAGGTACTCGTCGATCATCGGGAAGACGAGGTGAAGTTTTGAGTCTTCGCCGATCACGCCCCCGATAGGGTTCGCCGTCCTCCCGCCGTCGCGGAGTTCGTCTTCGCCAATGTAGGCGTCGGCGTCGCGGTCCCACGAGAAATAATAGAAATCGTTGCCGAGTTCTTGCCATCGCCAGAGCTTCTTGACTTCTGTTTCGACTTCCACCGGGCAATCGCTCCACTGAACTTCGAACAGATAGATTTGGCGAATTGCCGGTGCGACGCCGCTGACGTCCTTTTCGGCCCAGTCATCGAACTTGTGCACAGAGGCGGTGGTTCGTCCCGAATATTGCGTCATACGTCACCCGTGATGGTCATTGCCCGCCATGCCTTGACGGTGTGCCAGTTGCCATTGAGATAGCCCGCGCCCCGGTGGCCGGGACCGTCGATGTCTACGTCCCAGTCCAGGAGTTCGAAGACCCAGTGATCGCCGTTCTCGTCGGAGATGATCTTCGCGACCACTTTGCGGATGTCGGGATAGGACTCGTCGTCGCAGGTATCCTCCTCGACGAGTATCCAGATCATTTGCCCGATCTCCGGCTCATGCTCGGAGAAGAGATACCACGGCATTTCCGAGTTGGTTCTGAAATCTCGGATTTGATCGCTCATCGGACACCCAGGTAGGCGGTCAGATATTCGCGGATGTTCTTGGCGCCCACGGGGTTCGCGCTGTGGACGGCGAACGTGAAATTCTCTGGGAGGAAGCCGGGCTTATCGAGGTCCATCTCGACGAGCCATTTCGCCACGTCATAGCCGGTCTCGGCCTTAGGGTCTCCGAGGTCATGGTCGAACGAGATGTGGTCCGGGCATCCGTGTTCGAGGATGTAGTCCTTCGTCATCTGAGCATCGCGGAGGACCACCCACCAGCCCGATGGCGGAGATGATCGCGGCACGCGGATGTCGTCGAGAAATATGGGGCGCATTGGCCCGCATATGCAGCAATGGCGGGCTTTGGTCAACCAAAATATCCCACAGGTAATTGGTCATAAATACCCCGACCCCTGTATAGTGGAACCAATGCGACTAGATGAACTTGCCTCCTCGAAACTAGCAAAAGCACGACCCCTTTATGTAAAGAGGAAAGTGTTGAACATTGCCGATATTGAAGAGTGGGCAGAAGAGCAGGGTATGAGGACTGTCATGTCCAACCTCCACGTCACTGTTTGCCATTCGGCGGACCCAGTAGTCTGGTCTGAATGCGGCAAGGGCAAAGAAGAAGTTAGCGTCAAGAACGCAGACAAGCGCGAGATCGTTGAGTTCGATGGCGGCGCGATTGTGCTCACCATCCAGAACGATCACCTCAACTCCCGTTGGCAGGATTTTCTCGATCACGGCGCCGCGTGGAAGTTTGATGACTACAACTCGCACGTCACGATCACCTACAACGGCTCCAAGCTCGACATCGAAAGCATCGAACCCTACCGGGGCAAAATCCTGCTCGGGCCAGAGATTTTCGCCGAACCCTCCACGGGCAAGCACAAGACCAAAGAGAAAAAGCTGCGCACGAACGCCATCCTCGAAGGTGCGTCGTCGGGCCCGAACGCCATCGGGGTCAAGGAAGCCCATCGGGTGTTCGGTGACTGGACGGCTGCCAAGTTCGAGAGCCGAGCCCGCAACTGGACTTTCTACGGCGACAAGACCGGATACCTCGCGACCCGCATGCAGGGCAGCGGGATGTTCAAGGTTATGGCCGCCGTTGGTAAGCCCGAGATGGTCCTCCGTGGGTTCGAGACCGCCAGTCAGCAACTCCCCCTCTGGGGCTACGTCACCCCGGAGACGGCCGATCTCGCCCGATGCTCCGGTATGGTGGTTCCCGAACTCCTGGGTCCGACCCTCCTCGACGAGACCCTCTCAATGCTCCCCGAGGCCATCTACGGCGGCGAAGGCACCTTCATCGCCAACCCGGCCTTCTATACCGCTCTAGCCCGCCAGGAAGGCGCGAGCGAGCAAATCTGCATGCTGGGAGGCAAGCGTCCTGGCTACCTCTCAGAAGGCCGCATCGAATGGGCCGAAGGCGTCAAGGTGACCGTGAACCCCCGCAAGGCGGAAGTGCTGGCCATGATGGACCGAGGCGACGATCTCCGAGGCGTATCGGATGGCGAGAACACCTATGTGTGGCAAGCGTCTGCGGACATCCACCTCAACGTCATGAAGGCACTGGGGATTTCGTATGATCACTACCCGACCCGCTTCCACATCTTCCTCCCCGTCTCACACGAGCCCCACATTGCAGGGACCGACTGGCGCGGCGGCTCGCTGATCAACTTCGAAGGATACGCCCTCACGGCCTCGGGCCAGGGCCTTGAGAGAATGATGAAGACCACCTCTTTCCTGCGCATGATTCGCGGACGAGAAGAGGTCGAAGAAAGTCAGAAGACTTTGGTCGAAAATACCGACCCGACCAAGTTCTGGCTCGTCACTCGCCTGCCGACCAGCGACCGCGAACACGAGCAAAGCATGCGGGCTCTTCAAGACATCGCCAACATGGAACTCCACGGCGTCAAGGGCATCTCGGACAGCCGTCAGATCATGCTCAACTTCTTCCATACGTCGGGCAACTGCTGCCTCGTCATGGACCCCAAGGCTGTGTTCGCTGCTAACAAGATCGAGAAGGTCGCCTACGATGACCCCAACTATCTCTGCGCCGACAACCTCCGCGCCATCTATCGCATCTGGGCGAAGGACCCCGAGACCAAGCTTGGTCGCACGGGCATGATCAACAACATCGTCGGTTACATGACGCCGACCATGAAATCGATCAACCCCAACGTCGCCCACGCCATCGAATACAACAATCTGGGCTGGAAGGCCGGAGACGAGTTCGACCGTTTGGGCTTCCGCCCGAACAGCCCGCAGGAGTTCTCCCAGGCCCTCTACCAGAGCCTCCTGGCGGCGGCAAAAGAGTGGAACAACTGGTCCACGCAGGACTTCGAGACCGAACTGCGCGTCGAAGACATTCAGGTCGCTCTGGTGGACGCGCTCGCGAGACTCTCGAAAGTTTTCAACGATGAATCCGAATGGCTGGTCAACTCCCCGTCCCTGAAAATTCCGCGTGGCTCCAGTCTCTTGCTCCTTCGGGACAAAGACGTTGAAGCCCACTACGGGGCGTGGAAAGACGGAACCTTGAATTCCATGCTGGTGAGCCGCTACCGGTATAGCTTCGAGGCCATGGCGATTGTGGACCGCCTCATTGAGGAAAACGATCTGCATTCCAAATACCGCATCAAGTTCGTGGACGGAATGACGTTCGCCAAGTCCTCCGCTCGTGCGAAATCGAAGAAGCGCGAAAAAGAGCAATCATTTACTTGACAAGAAACTGACGTGGTGTATCTTCGGCTCTAGGAACTGAGGAGAAACACCATGTTTGAAGCCGATCAAATCGATCTCGACCTTTTCATCGCTCACCTGGAAACCATGCGTGACGCCTCCAAGCAGGCCATCAAGCTGGGCGCGATGGAACTCGTCGAATCCCCGATGCGCACGCTGGAATGGAGCGGCAAGCTCTTCGAAGCTGCCGCTAAGCTCGACATCGTCAACGATTTCCTGAAGTCGGCCATCATGACCCGCGACAATATCGCTGCGGTCGCCGCTGGCGGGACGGTCGAGTCCGGCATCGCCGACTCGACGGCCTATTTCGAATACGTCCGCAAGAACATGCAGGACCGCATCGTCCAGATGGCCAAGTCGCCGAAGCGTTCGACGTCGGTCACCTCGAACCTGCTCGAACAGGAACGCCTCGCCGCCTACGCCGAACTGGCCGACCAGATGCGGGGCTGCTACCTCTACGGTCTGGCGAAGACCAACAAGGTTTCGTAAACCCAAAAAATCATCGACAACACCACTGACCGTGGTATAGGGATGTGATGTCGGATTTGTTCAGCAAAGTAAACGAACTGCTCGCCAGCGGCCTTCAAGCCGCTGGCGTTGACGTCCCCGCGAATGTCCAGTGGAGCGAGCGGGCCGAGATCGCCGACCTGACTTCGGTCGCGGCTCTTCGGGCCGCCAAACAGATGAAGATGAAACCGCTGGAACTGGCGGAGAAAATCATCGCCGGGATTCCACCGTCCGACTACGTCTTCTCGGCCGTGGCGCCGGGCTACATCAACATCATGGTTCCAGTCGAGGACGTCATTCGTGCGATGGCCAATCCGAGCCTGACCACGTTCGGAAAGACCTACATTCTCGACTACGGCGGCCCCAACATCGCCAAGCCGATGCACGTCGGTCACCTCCGCTCCCTGCTGATCGGTGAGAGCCTCAAGCGCATCCTTCGGGCCCGGAACAACTACGTCATCTCCGACATCCACTGGGGTGACTGGGGTCTCCAGATGGGCCTGCTGATCACCGCCATCGAGATCGACGGCATCGACCTCGACGCTCTGACGTTCGCCGATCTCGAAACCCTTTATCCGGCGTGCAGCGCACGGGCGAAGGCCGACGAGACTTTCCGCAAGGCGGCGCAGAAAGCCGTCATGTGCCTTCAGACCAAACAACCCGCCGCGACCGCGATCTGGGAACGGCTGGTCGAACTCACCAAGTCCGCCATCCTGCCGGAGATCAATCGGCTGGATGTGTCGTTCGACGCCCTGCACGGCGAGAGCAGCGTCGGTGGCATGGTGGAGCCCATGATCGACGAACTCCTCGACCAGGGCATCGCCGTCGAGTCCGATGGTGCGATCATCGTCAAGGTCACGGGCGACACGCCCCTCATCCTTCGCAACTCCGAAGGCGCCGCCCTCTATGCTGCGACCGACCTCGCCACCATCAAGGACCGGAAGGTTCGGGACCCCGATGAGATCGTCTACGTGGTCGATCAACGGCAGGCCCTGCACTTCAAGCAACTCTTCGAGGTCGCGCAGGTGGCCCAGACCGTGCCCGACAAGGTCAAACTCACCCACGTCGGCTTCGGCACCGTGAACGGCCCGGACGGCAAACCTCTCAAGACCCGTGACGGCGGAACGCCTAAGTTGGGCGATCTCCTCAACGCCGCCTATGAGAAAGCCCTGGAGCGCAACCCCGACCCGATCACGGCAGAACTGATCGCGATGGCGGCCATCAAGTTCGCCGATCTCTCGACGCATCGTTCGACCAACTATGTCTTCGACCTCGACCGCTTCCTGTCGTTCGAGGGAAAGACCGGTCCCTATCTCTGCTATCAAAGCGTTCGGATGGCCGCCATCCTGCGCAAGGCCGACCCTATGCCCGATGGGTTCCGGTTCTTCGACGTGAAGCTCACGACGGTGGAGGAAAAGGCCATCGCCCTGGTCCTGTATCGGTTCCGCGAGATCATCGCGGCGGCCGGTGACAAGATGGCTCCGAACATGATCGCCGATCATGCCTACAACCTCGCGCAGATGTTCTCGTCCTATTACGCGCACACCACCGTGCTGGGTGACCCGTCGCGGGTCTATCTCACCATGGTGGTTAAGCACCAACTCGACTACGCGCTGCGGCTCCTGACCATCCAGGTCCCGGAGGCGATGTGACTTACGCGGTCGAGTGCCCCGAGTCCCAGCGCGTGTATGCATGGCAGGAAGCGGTCTTGTTCAGACGCTTCCCGTCGCCGCTCCACATCGGCGCGGCGCGCGTGGTCATTCGCGAACTGTGCGACCGCCTCGGCTATGAGCAGCCGAAGGTTCGCTGCCTGCGGACCTCCCCGGAGGCGGCCAACGTCCTCGGGCTGGTCACCCACGACACGCTGCGGATTTACATCCGCGAGTGGTCGAACAAGGCCGTGGTCCTGCACGAACTCGCCCACTACCTATCTGGCCGTGATGGACACAGTCTCGACCATGGGCCGGTGTTCATGGACTGGTTCCTCCGTCTGCTCGAACTGTCTGGCCACCCCATCGTGGCCGACGACCTCTACGAGGCCGCGTGATGCGAGCCGACCTCCGCAGCCTTATGTTGGCCGTCATCCTTAATGGGAGGCGCCGCCTCGACACCTTTCATCTACGGATATCCGGCGTCGTGGTTCGCCTGCAAATCCTCGTGGCTCCTTCGGGCCGAAAGGGCGAAACCACGATGGTGCTCTCTGGTGAAAAAGATCGCCTAACGATCTGGTCGGTCAGCGTCGCCTACGAGGTCCCCGCACATTGCCGCGTAGATCGCGATCAAATCCTGGTTCGTTTCGACGGTGTAAGGGTCGCGCCCCGCATTCCCTCGCGCATCATGCAATACAGCGAACTTCCACAGTTTCGCGAGGCCGCGAAGGATTTCGCCGAATATCGAAAGCAGAAAATCACCGATTATGATGACCGCTACCTCGGGCACTGGCTGCTCCTCTATGGTGTCGCCGGGCCGCCTGTCCGGTGGGGCGAGGACGAACTGATCAGGACGCTCGTGATGGCCAAACTCCTCTTCGGAGACAAATGATGAGCCCCGCAGACCCCCAGGATGTGCGCGATCTCCGCTGGCTGATCGTTGCTTTGCTCCGTCATGGCAAACGCCGCTTTGGTCACCACAAGCTCGAAATCGGCGGCAAGATAGTCAGGTGCACACCCGACACCCTGGACCCCGACACCACCATGTTCGTCCGGTTCTATGTCGGTTGCGCCGAGGCGGGTTTCGAGGCGTGGCTAAACGCTCGTGCGCCCGAAGGGGCGGTGCCGAAACCATTCACGCAGTTGACTCGTTTTGATGGCGGCGTGGACGTGGTCGAGCATGCTGCATTCGGTCCCACAACACTGCCGCTCTATTTCGAAGCCATGGCCGAACTGGAGAAACACTCCGGTATCCGACTGACCCAACATGACCCCCGAATCCTCCATTATTGGATGGCCCTCTACGGAATCGAGACGGGAACTGTCGAAAAAGAATATATCAATGATTTCCACAGCCCCGTCCTCGAAAACCCGGCTGCGTTCCGCTCCATTTTCACTGCCGCCCGCCTGACCCTCAAGGACGACTAATGCCCTTCACCGTCATCAAACCACCCCACGCCCTCGTCCTTCCCGAGGGACAGGCGAGCGTGTTCCTCGCGGGCAGCATCGACAACGGGCGGGCCGTGGACTGGCAAGCCGACATCACGGGCCGGTTCGCCGGGCACGACATCACGGTCCTGAATCCGCGCCGCGACAACTGGAACGCGGACCTCGACAACGACATCTCGGACTCGGTGTTCCGGGCTCAGGTCGAGTGGGAACTCGACGCCTTGGATGCGGCGACCTACATCGTCTTCTATTTCGCTCCCGGCAGTCAGGCCCCGGTCACCATGGCTGAACTGGGTTTGACCGCCCGTTCGGGCAAGGTCGTGGTCTGTTGCCCGAGGGGCTTCTATCGTCGGGGGAACGTGCAGATCATTTGCCGCCGTTTCGACATCCCGCTGGTGTCCAGCATCGAAGCCCTGGCCGAGACCATCATCACCACGGTGGCTAAATAATTCCATGAAAGAAATCATCCGCGAAGTTCAGGTCATCCAACTCCCCGACGCCAAGCTGTGGGTCAACCCCTCGCATTGGGAACTCACCGAGTTGGTCAAGAAGCACGACCTTCGCGGCTGGGCTGGACCGTCGAAGCTCATCGTCTGGTCCGGCAATGCGAGCCAGCAGCATGATTTCGTCCTCGACGACTTGATTGAGATGGGTGAGGTTGGTCCGGCGTTCGCCGAGACTGCCGCGAAATGCCTGATTGCCGACACCGGCTCTGATTTCTCTTCGTTCGACTACTGGGAGAAAAGCGACGAGACGGTCCTGCACGGGCAGGGGATGGACGTCCTGTTCAATACCGATACGGGCGTCAAAATGGACATGATCACCCGCTACAAGCCCGTCTGCCGGGCTCTGAAACTTCAAAACCAACAGAGCTACCATTCCCACGAAGACCTCATGCGCCAGCGACAGCAGGATGCAGAGAAGAGCCTCGCCGGAATGCTAGCCAACCAAGGACCAAATGGCTGATACCGCCGACCAAATCATCGCCGATCTCAAAGCTCAACTCATTCAGGCACAGGGCTATCGGGCCCGCGCCGAAGCCCTAGATGGGCTGGCTGACATCGGCCGCGCCGCAATTATTGCTCTGCGGGCGAAAGGCCTTCAACTGCCGAGCGATGGAGGTCCGGGTGCCGTGGCTCTGGTGGGCAAATACATCAAGATGGGGAAAGATTTCGACACCCTCATGGATGCGATCAAACGCGACCACGCCTTGCAGTCCGACTGGGAACGGTTCTGCATGATGCTCAAGCTCTCTGAGGGCAACGACGAAGCGTAGCATTTATTTGGATTCGTGCTGCGGTCTAAGATAGTATGATGGAGTGAGCAACATTCCTTCAATCATCTTTCAGACCTGGAAGACCAAAACCGAGCTACCCGCAAGCCTCGCTTATTGGTCCCAGACCGTGCAGGCCCTGCACCCCAAATACACCTACCGTCTATGGGCGCCACACAACAATCGCGCGTTCGTCGCGGCGGAATTTCCATGGTTCGTCGAGACCTTCGACGGTCTCGAAACCGATGACGAACGCCTCCTCGCAACCCGCTATCTCTTCCTCTATCTGTATGGTGGCTGCTCGCTCGACATGGACGTGCAGGCCCTAAGTCCTCTCGACGTCCTGTTGCCGCAAGGAGGCATCCAGATCGGCCAGACCGCGCAAGGGGTCTCCTCGGCCGTAATCCTTTCGGCACCCCGCCAGGAGTTCTGGCTGTTCGTCATTGGCCTGATGATGCGCCAGACCGCAGCCGGAGCCCTCACGCTGGCGATCAAGCAATACCGAGAAGAATATCGGGACGACAACGTCCAGATGGTGATCGGCAAGGTGCGGTCGCTGCTCGACGACGCCCATATGGCCAGCAGGGACAAGACCGAAATAGACGTCAAGCCCCATCGGCTTTTCCTTCCGCTCGACGACAGCGACCGCATCCACCGTCACTTCATCCTCGACCGCGTTCACGAAGATGGCCCATTGAACGAGCTTCAGTGCCAGACGTGGTTCAATGATTCTGTGACTGTCAAATACTATTGGTGGGAAGAACCCGAAGACTGATTTTGACTATTCGTAGTGGGTGATCTATTTTACATCATACCCTTTTAGCTACGGATATTATGACTGAACTCAATACTCTCACGCCTGCACTGAACGAACTCTCTTCCATCATTCACAACCGCAACGTCGAAGCCGGATGGTGGACTGATATCAAGACCGGCCAGACCCTGCTCGGCAATGACGAACATGGCCGCCCGCGCCGCAACGTCCCAGAACTCCTCATGCTCGTCGTGAGTGAGGTCTCCGAGGCCATGGAAGGCGTCCGCAAAAACCTCCCGGATGACAAGCTCCCGCACCGGAGCATGTTTGAGGTCGAACTCGCCGACGTCTTCATCCGCATCTTCGACATCGCTGGGGCCCACAAGCTGGACCTTTCCGGCGCCGTCCTGGAGAAGCTGGAGTTCAACAAGGTTCGCCCCGACCACAAGGTCGAGAACCGGCTGGGCGAAAACGGCAAGGCCTTCTAAGCAGTGGAAGACCTGAGGTGGATGAGAATTCATCGTCAATCAAGTGGTCGCCACTTCAAAGCGGCCATGACGTCTCCTCTACGGGAAGATTGCGTTCTCGTAGAGGAGAACCTCGAACACGGAGAAGCTTTCACTGCCTGCGAAATCTACAACGGTCAACGTGGATATGTGGAGTGGTGTATTGAGTTCTACTCCGACCGTCTGGAAAATCCTCGCGAAAATGAGGAAGTATTCATTCCATACTTCGAGCGACAACTAGCTAGGTGCCATTGGGCGTTGGGCTCCTGTACTTGATTGCTTGCCAGATCGCCACCTGTCCAGTATAGACGTGTGATGGATTGTGTGGTCAAAAACTCAGACGAGACCCGGTTCGGTGGGTATCCCCTTCCGTCCCGTTGTGAAATCGCCAAGCGGCCCCCGCACACCAATCTCTACGAAATCTACACCCGGTTTCATGAATGCCGAGCCCCGCTCCAACGGGACGTATGGATGGACTTCCGGGTACGGGCACCGGATGGCGGGCTGAACCGCACTCCCTATTTGGACCACTCCGGTCTCGTGGGGGCGACCTTCTATCGTCAGGTCAACCATCCCGAACTCTATGCCGAGTACGGATTCAATCCACCACCGTCCGCGAGACCGCAGATCACTGGGTCCTGGCGACTGACTTTCGCAGACCGGAACGCCGCGCTGGCCTACTATATTGGCTTCAGCTATCTCTTTTACCACACAGAGGGATGGGAATGATCGACTACTGCGATGCGAGCGTGACTCGGTCCCAACTCGGCCGCCTCACCAAGGGACGAGCCCAGCAGGCCCGTCACCTGAGCGCGGTCGTGGTCTGGTTCAACCCTCGATACACCGGCATCCCGGAATGGGACGGAATGGCGGGAAGGGTCTACCGTCAGATCAAGGACAACCGCTTCGACCGTTACAGTCGCAACCCGGACGGAAGAACGATCATGAACCCCGCATACGACGAAAGCCTTCACTGGCCGAGCGTCGTCGCCGCCTGTCTGACGTTCGAGAACCACCACGACGCCCTGGCTTTCTATATGACGAACTCGACCAACTTTCTGGCCGTCGATTTACTCGACGAGCGCGGCGGGCTGGCCAAGGCGACTTGATCTAGAGAGACTTGAGCAGACGGTCCACGTAGGCGGACTCCTGGATGCCGCGAGAGTACATGGTGACGAGACCGTCCGGGGTCAGACAGCACCCACCCGCGTATCGAATCCAGTTCTCCTCGGTGTCGAGACGCTGTTCAAGCTCCGACAGGTGCTTGATGGTCTTCTCGTATTTGCGCTCACCGATGGCGATGGCGGCCTCGCGGGCATGGTACTGCGCGATGTTCCAGACCGTGAGGGCCCTGTGGGCGCGCGCGAAATTATCCCCAGCCTCTTCCCATTCTTTGACCCACTGCTCGAAGGGCATGGGGGACTTGTAGTATCGGTGATTGTTGCGGAGGTTCTCCATGACCTCTTTCTCGTAGCCGTAGCGGGAGCGCAGAGACCGGAGTTGAACCACCACCTTCTGGTCCACCCACTCATAGCCGAAGGCCCACCGTTCACAGTTGCGCTGGGCCATACGGTGGGTGAGATCGCCGATATGCTCAGTAGCGTGATGCCAAAGGCCGGAGGCATGCGTCTTGGCGGGGTTGATCGAAGACGGCCCACCTCCGCCCATGTTTTCGGGAACGCCGCGCTGGGCATCGGCCAGCTTGGCGAACTGGTCGAGTGCTACCTTCTGGGTCTGGGGGTCGAGTTCGAGAACGTGTGCGTATTCCATCACGTATTTACTTGTCCAGACGCCACGGTCCATAGAAATGGGAGCCCGGCTCCGCGAAGAAATCCCGTTCGAGAGCGGCGATGTCGAGACGGCCGAGTTCCTCCCCAGTATCGGGGTCGTAGATCATTTCGCCTTTCGCCGCTTCGGCGATCAAGTTCTTGTTCTTGTTTTTCTTCTTCTTCTTTTCATCAGCGTTGATGATGTCCTGTTGCTGGCGAATCATGTGCTCATGCGCCCGCTTGACCTTTTCGATTTTTTCTTCAATGGCGCGCTTATAGAAACGCTTCTCATCCTCGAACTCGTCTCGGGCCTCGCTGTGGGTGATGTAGCTCACAAATAGGGAGATGAACGACATGATGGATGCGACAGCCAACGCCGGGGCCACATCGAACCCTTTGTCATGCGCGATCAGGGATGCTGCGCCAAACATCGGCGCAGACAGCCACCACAGACCACCGATCATCTGCCAATAGGCGATGAGTTTAATCATCGGCGGAAGTCACGGAGTTGCTGGTCCTTGCGGAGGGCGAAGTAGGCGTCCTGCCAACCCGAGCAATCACCCGGCACATAGCCGGGCTTGGCCGTGCGGCAGTCTTCGAAGCCCTTGACGAGAACCTGGAGGTCAACCTCCCGCTCCATCATGCGACCCTCCCAGAGGCCGCGTTCGCGCACGCTTGTAGCGGCGAGGCAGAGCAGCAGCAGTGCGCCTAGCGCAAACCATACTTCCTTCGGCATCGCGGTCCCTTTCAAACGTGTGGTTGCAGAATAGACTACGGTCGAGTTTTTCGCAACACCAAAATGGAGATTTAGGCCGACCTAGCCACAAGGCAAATCCCGCTAAATACCCCACACTACTTGATTGGGTTGGGGAAAAATGGCGATTGATACAGGCGTGGGCGCCACTTACAATGAGAACTTCCCTGTAAGAGGCGTAGATCAGCCATCGCAAGGTTTCCGTGATAACTTCACGGTGATCAAACGCGCCATCGAAAATCTTCAGACAGCCACCAACACGACTTCGAGCGTTCTTGCGGTCAACCATAGCTTGAGCGCAGAAGGCCAAGTCTTCACCACTCTGTCTTTCCTCAACAACGCCTTCATCGTTCCGAGTGGCAGCCCATCAGTAACTCCTTCGGCGGGCATGCTCCGCTACGCGGGTGTTCCGCAGTTCCACGATGGAACTGGGTGGCGAACGGTCGTCACCACTGATTCCGAGGGCGGGGTAGAAATTCCGTCCACGGCTTACTTGAAGCTCCCAACCGGCGCGTCCGAGACCCGGCCCTTGTCCGGCGAAGAAGGCATGCTGCGTTTCAACACCACGCTGGGTGGGGTCGAAGTTTACACCGTTGGTGGTTGGAAGCTCGTCAACTCGGCCGGTCAAACCGGAGATGGCACATTCGCTACCCTGCGGGTGACGGGGACGCTGACGGTCGATCAGGCACCGACTGACGATACGGACGCGGTCAACCTTTTTGGTCTTCGCACCTATGCGACGGCCCTTCTGGGTGGCCCGCACGCTAACGGTATTTCGGTCATCTATGGTCCCGGAGACATCCACGCGGCGTTCGTACCCCGCACCTTTAATGTCAACCTTCATGGTGCAGTCACTGGCTCTATGATGGTCAGCAACCTCCAGGACATTGAGATCGAAACTGTCCTCAACCCCGATCTCGGCGTCAGTATCCAGGACGTCCGCGACGAGATCGGCGCCGTGGTCCAGGGCAGCATTCGCGACCCTGATACGCTCGAAGAATCCGAGACCGGTATTCAGGTCTACTACGACCAGAACAACGCCACTCTTTCGCTTGTCCCGCGCGACTTCACCATCACGCTGGCTGGGGACGTCACCGGCTCTGGTCTGGTCCACTACTTGGGCAACACGACCATCACGACGACCGCAAACTTCCTCAAGGGTTTGTCTATACGCGACGAAGGCACGCCGGTTGGCACGCCAAATACCGCGAAAGTCTTGGACTTCCGTGGCAACGGGGTAACGGCAACACAGACCGGAGACACCGCGACCGTGACGGTTACCGGGCTGAGCTTGGGCGATGTTCGCGACGAAGTCGGCTCCTTCATTCGAGGAACCGTCCGCGACCCCAACACCGAACAAGAAACCGAATCTGGCATCTCGGTCTACTATGATGCGGTCAACAATACCCTGTCACTGTCGCCGCGCACCTTCTCAATCACTCTCAGCGGAGCCGTAACCGGCACGGCCACGATCACGCGCCTCAACAGCGTCACGATGGTGACCTCGGCTGATTTCCTCAAAGGCCTGACTGCTTTCGATGAAGGAAATCCCCTCGTCGGAACACCGCAGACCGTTCAAGAGATCAACTTCATCGGTAACGGCGTCTCGACCACGCAAGTTGGTTCTCGCCTCAACGTCACTATTCCGCAAGCTTTGACACTGGGCGATGTTCGCGACGAGGTCGGTGGTTTCATCCGGGGCAGCATCCGCGACCCCCAAACTCTCATCGATACCGAAACCGGCATCCTCACCTACTATGATGCGTCAAACAACACGCTGTCCATTGCTCCACGTGATTTCAAAATCACGTTGGCCGGTGCCGTTCGAGGCAATGCGGTCGTCCATTATCTGGGCAACACAACTATCACGACCGAGGCCGACTATCTCCTGGGTCTCAACGTCCAGAACGAGGGTACTCCAACTGGTGCGGCGAACCAGATCAGCACGCTCAACTTCATCGGAACCGGCGTAACCGCCGTTCAGGTCGGCAATACCGCCAGCATCTCGATCAACTCTCTGAGCACGCTGGATATCCAGAACCAAGTCGGCAACCTGATCAGGGGCACCATCCGTGACCCCCAGACACTGGCCGAAACCGAATCCGGCATCGCTGTCTTCTACGATGCGGCAAACAACACGATTTCTGTTGCGCCCCGGACGTTCTCAATCACACTCACGGGTGCTGTCACCGGCACCGGAACTGTTTCGCGCCTCAACAACGTCTCCATAGCTACGTCATCTAACTACATCACTGGTCTGACCGGCTACAACGAAGACCTTCTGACGGGTGGAACTCAGACCATTCAAGCGATCAACTTCGTGGGGGGCGGCGTGGATGCTATCCAGTCCGGCTCCACCCTACGAGTCAATATCCCAACTCCTCTAGCGGCTTCTGACATTCGAGATGAAGTTGGCACGTTCGTTCGCGGCAGCATCCGTGACCCGCAGACCCTTCAGGAAAGCGAAACCGGCATCCTGGTCTTCTACGACCAATCCAACAACACCCTGTCGCTGGCGCCGCGCGATTTCACCATCACCCTGACTGGAGACGTTACCGGAACCGCGACGGTCCACTATCTGGGCAACACGACGATCAACACTTCGACGAACTTCATCGAAGGTTTGACGACTCGCTCGTCGGGAACCGCAACGGGTGCGGCCGAATCCGTTCGCAACATCAATTTCACCGGGCCGAACGTCACTACGACCCAGGTCGGAAATACCACCACGGTGTCGGTCTCCGCACTAAGCCAACAGGACGTTCAAGACCAAGTCGGCAGCCTGATCAGAGGAACCATCCGTGACCCGCAGACCCTTCAGGAAAGCGAGACCGGTATCTTCGTCTACTACGACCAATCCAACAACACGATCTCGCTCGCTCCGCGCGCGTTCAAGGTCACCCTTGCTGGGGCGGTAACCGGCAACGCGACTGTCACCAGCCTCAACGACATCACGATTACTACTTCGTCCAACTATATCACAGGCCTGACCGCGTTTGATGGTTCGAACCAACTCGGTCTCGCGCATTCGGTTAAGCAGGTAGTGTTCACGGGTGGCGCGATCACTGCCACGCAGTCTGGTGATATCCTGACCGTTGACGCGCCCATCTTGCTCACCAACACCGACGTTCGTGATGAGGTTGGTGGTTTCATCCGTGGCACGTCTCGTGACCCAAATACCAATTTGCCTACCGAGACGGGCATCACGGTCAACTACGACGACGAGAACAACGTACTGGAACTCGGTGCGCGAGAGTTCGACATCACCTTGACGGGCGCAGTCACCGGCACGGCGCGCGTGGTTCGCCTGAACAGTGTCCAGATAGCTACCTCATCGAACTTCATCGAAGGCATGACGGTTAAGCAAGGCGGCGTCTTGCAAGGCACGAAGGTCAAAGAACTCAACGTCGTCGGCGGCACGGCTACCGTGGCGAACGGCGTGGCGACCATCAGTGTGGCGAGCGGCTCATCCCCTGCCCAGGTCAAGACCCTGGTTCGCGATCTCATGATCGGAGACCGTGGTGGTATTCAGGTCACCTACGATTCGTCCAACGAGTTCATCAAGATGGCGATCAAGCCTCTCCAGATCACTCTGGCGGGCGCGGTTACCGGCAACGGCACCATGCTGTTCGATGGCAGCGCGGACACCGGCAAGGTCACCATCGTCACTGAATCATTCGCTGACCGAGGAGTTGAGGTTCGCGACGAAGGCACCACAGCAGGCACGGCGGTTACCTCGATTAACTTCGTCGGCGGCGGCGTTACGTCAGCGGTATCCGTGGATGGAGAAATCGCAACCGTCTACATCCCCAACTCGCCCGCGAACGAGAAATTCCTCCTCATTGACAACGGCTCTGCGAACGTTCCCAACGCCCGCAAGCTCACGGCTGGCGTCGGCATCACGATCAACGACGGCGGCCCTGGCGGCAACGTCACGATCTCTGCGCAGAGCGACGAAATCCTTGGCAACACCCAGTTCCTCCTCAACGGAGTCCTGATTGGTGAGCGACCCTCCATCGACGTCCAGGCCACTGACGAAATCTTCCCCGAATTCGTGGATGACGCGGCGAACGGAAAAGTTGTCCTGAAATTCTACAGCCTCAACGATGGTTGGCATCGTCAAGACAAAATCGACTTCGGTTCTATCACGGATAAATACGGAGCAAGTCTCGACATGGGCACCATGGAGGGCGGGATTATCGAGGCTGATATCAACCTCGGCTCCATTATTTAAGGATACTTTTGTAAATGGCTAAAGAGCTAAAACTTCGTAAAGGCACAGCGTCACAACACTCGACCTTCGTCGGTGCGCAGGCTGAAATTACTGTCAATACGACCAACAAGTCTCTTCATATCCACGACGGTATCACTGCGAACGGATTCGAGGCAGCCCGTGTTGACCTAGGCAACATCACCAACGAAACCTTCGCTGCAAAAGCAACGTCGGCAGGCATCAGCGGCGGAGGCGGCGGCACTGTTTCTGGTGCGGACCCCAACGCCACCTACTTGGTCGTCTCGGCAGAAGCCGCCCTCCCGAACGAACGTCGTCTACAGGCCGCCGCAGGCGTCGTCCTCAGCGATGGTGGAGCGGGTGGCGCGCTAACGGTGGGCGTCGTATACGGCGGCTCCGCTCCTGCAAATCTCGGCGCAGCCGCAATCGGTGTTTCTAACTCGGTTTCGCGCGCTGATCACGTCCACGCTCTTCCGACCACAACTGCAATCGGAGCCGTGCCGACCTCGCGTACCGTAATTGCTGGTGCTGGTCTCAGCGGCGGTGGTGCACTGTCTAGCAACGTCACCCTTACGCTGAGCGCGGGCCTAGCAGACCTGACAGACGTCACCACCAGCACACTTCTGAATGGCGACGTTCTCATCTACAACTCGGCCACGTCGCAGTTCGAAAACTTCCCGTCGAGCGCGTTCGGTCGCATGACAGTCAAGGACGAAGGCATCACGGTCGGCCTCGCCAACTCAATTACGCAGATCAACTTCGTTGGTTCTGGTGTTCTTGTCGAAACCGATGGCTCTACCTCAAATCTGAAGGTCACCGTCGAGAAAGCCTACACGGCTGAAGAAATCCAGGACATCGTCGGCGGAATGGTCACCGGCAACACCGAGACTGGTATTTCTGTCGTCTATAACGACGCCACCGAGGGCACCGGTAAGCTCAACTTCACTACCAACGATTTCTCCGTCACTTTGGCGGGCGCGGTCCAGGGCACGGCTAGCGTAGTCGGCCTAAGCAACGTCACGATCAACACGACCGTGACTCCCAACGCAATCGTGCTCGGCACAGATACATCGGGTGCATACGTGCGCACGGTCGCGGGAAGCTCGAACGGCATCACGGTGTCGGGTGGCACCTCGGAGAGCGCGGACATCACGGTCGGCCTCAACACCACTGACACCTCGTTCGTCGAAGCCATTCAGGACATCGTCGGCGGAATGGTCACCGGCAACACCGAGACCGGCATCACGGTTTCTTATTTCGATGATGTCGCGGGTGGGCTGGGTAAGCTAAACTTCGCAGTGCCGACCACGAACCTCGTATTGAACGGAGCCGTCTCCGGTAATGGCGTGCTGACGCTGGGCTCGACTCTGACTATCACCACGACCTCGAATATCGACTTCGGCAACTCAACCGTCACCGGCAACTACGTCCGCACGGTCGCCACAGACTCGACCGCCAACGGTATCGTGGTCACCGGAGGCACCGCGACTGGAGCCGACGCCATCGTCAGCCTCAACTTGGGTGCAGCAACCTTCGTCGAAGGTATTCAGGATATCGCCGCGACGTTGTTCACGACGACCCACTCCGGCCTCACGGCGGTCTACGACGACACGCTCGGAAAGATGACGCTCGACGTCAATGATTTCTCGATGACCCTGACCGGTCCCATCACCGGTACTGCCACAGTAACCAATCTTGGAAACACTTCCATTGCGACCACGCTGGCCGCCAACGCGGTTACTCTCGGCACACACACGGCGGGTAACTACGTCGCCACTATCGCTGGGTCGGGAGCTATCTCGGTCACTGGCTCGGGCTCCGAGAGTGCGGCCATCACCGTCTCCCTCGACGACACCAACACGGCGTTTAGGGAAGCCATCCAGGATATCGTCGGCACGATGGTGACCGGTAACACGCAGAACGGCATCACGGTTTCTTATTTCGATGATGTCGGTTTGGGTGGCGGTAAGCTCAACTTCCAGACTCCGAACACCACCGTCACTCTCGTTGGTGCGGTATCGGGCTCGGCCACTATCGCAAACGGTGCGTCGATTTCGATCACCACCGTGGCGAACTCAATCACGCTCGGCGCGAACACCATCGGCAACTACGTCGCATCCGTCACGGCGGCGACCGTTGCGAACGGTATTGTCGTCGTCGGGTCGGCCGCCGAAGGTTCGACACCGACCGTCGCCCTCGACCTCGCCGCAGCTACTTTTGTCGAAGGCGTCGAAGACATCGTCGCCGGTCTGTTCTCGCGCGCTACCCACTCCGGCATCACCGCCGTCTATGATGACACTCTGGCCAAGATCACGCTGGACGCTAACGAGTTCGAAATCACTCTTATTGGAGCCGTTACCGGAACTGCGTGGGTTAATAATCTCACGAGCGCGGTGATAGCCACGAACCTAGCAGCTAACGGCGTCACTCTGGGCACGCACACCACGGGCAACTATCTGATGAACCTTACGGGTTCGAACGGTCTCGTTGTAACCGGAGCGGGCGTAGAATCCGCAGACGCGTCGATTACCATCGACAGCACCAACACGGCGTTCCGCGAGATCATTCAAGACATCGTCGGAACCATGGTCACCGGCAACACTGCCAATGGCGTCACGGTCACGTATTTTGATGACGCCACGGTCGGCGTCGGCAAGCTCAACTTCCAAACGCCCGACACAGCCGTCACTCTCGCTGGCGCGGTCACCGGTACTGCCACCATCGTCAACGGTGGGGCGATCACGATCACGACGGTTCCTGCCGCAAACGCCCTCACGCTCGGCACCCATACCGCAGGTGACTACGTGGCAACCATCGTTGCGGGCGCAACCCCCAACGGCATCGTGGTTACCGGTGCCGGTGAAAGTGCTGCGGCAACTGTTCGTCTCGACATGACGGCTTCGACTTTCGTTGAAGGCGTGGAAGACCTCGTGGCTGGTTTGTTCTCGCGAGCGACCCATTCTGGCATCACCGCCGTCTATGACGACGCTCTGGCCAAGATCACGCTGGACGTCAATGATTTCTCGGTCACCCTCACGGGTGCCGTCACCGGCACGACCACGATCACCAATCTGGCTAACGGCTCCATCGCGACCACACTGGCCGCAGACGCGGTCACGCTCGGCACCCACACCACGGGCAACTACCTCGCCACGGCAACCGGCACCAACGGCGTCACGGTCTCGGGTTCCGGCACGGAATCCGCAGCCATCACCATCGGTCTAGACTCGACCAACACAGGCCTCCAGGAAATCATCCAGGACATCGTCGGCACCATGGTGACCAACGGAACCAAGACGAAGATGACCGCCACCTACACGGATGGTGGCGTCGGCGCGGGCGTCCTCAACTTCGGAGTTTCCGATGGCGCCGGGTCTGGTCTGGACGCTGACCTTCTCGACGGTTTCAATTCCACCTACTACACCGACATCACCAGCCGTCTCGGATATACTCCCGTCAGTAACAACAATGGCCTATTCAGTTCTGGTTCGTTCCAGATGCAGAAGCCCTCATCGGGAACTTCGCTGACGCACAACATCCAGTTCGCCACAAGTCAGAACTCGCTCATCATCTACCACAATGATGGCACCAACAATAAGGGAATCCAACTTGATCTTCTGGCCTGTGCCAACGGTTCAACCTCGATTCTGTGGCACAGTGGCAACGATGGCTCGGGTTCTGGTCTTGATGCTGACGTTCTCCGTGGTGCCGCGCCTTCGACTGCGGCGACGGCCTCGACGATTGCTCAGCGGGATTCCTCTGGCAACCTCACCGCTGGTGTTTTCACCGGTACGGCCACCTCGGCACGATACGCCGACGTCGCGGAACGCTACGAGGCCGACGCCATCTATGAGCCCGGCACCGTCATGGTCTTCGGCGGCAACAAAGAAATCACGCAGTGCCTTCGTCTCGACGATACCCGCTCGGCTGGCGTCATCTCAACGGCTCCGGCCTACATGATGAACTCGGACGCGGGCAGTGATGAAACTCACCCCTACGTGGCTCTCGTCGGCCGAGTTCCCTGCAAGGTCAAGGGACCCGTCCGCAAGGGCGACCTCCTCACCACCTCGGACCTCGCGGGTCACGCCGAAACGTCCCTGCACCCCATGCTGGGCACGATCATCGGCAAGGCTCTGGAGAACTTCGACGGCGAAACCGGCGTGATCGAAATCTCGGTCCAGAGGAGCTAAGATGCGATTCAGAGACCTCAAGGAAGCTCCGATAGCCGATATGGGCTATCGGGGCGATCTCGAAACGGCGGGTAGCTTCCGTGACGAAGACCTGAAGAAGATGCGTCACCCTGTCTGGAATGAACGGGTGAAGAAAATTTTCTCCAAAACCGAACACGAAATTGGTCTCTACTTTGTCAACGGCCCGGCCGAACGCCGCGTAGATTTCAACCTGCCGGGCGGGCACAAGAGCGAGATCAAGCTCGACCGCGCTCGCGATTACGTGGGCTTGCATGCGCCGGGTTGGGCGGACAAGGTTCTCGGAGGTCTACCAGAGGGCTACCAGGGCCGCTTGAACGTCATCCTGATGCAGAATGAAGGAACCGACCGCGTCGGCCTGACGCCCTGGATTGTTGCTCACCGCATCGGTCACTGCTTTCTGGAAACCAACGAGCGAACGGAGAACCGTATCCTGATCGGCCAGGGCAACGCCGCCTCCCAGATCATGCAGAGCTTGATCAACACGATGGAGCGCGTCTTCGAACAGGCCGGTCTCATCAAGCGCGAACCCCGCTCGTTCCCGTCTGCAACCGAACGCCTAAATGCCGTAGCCAAATTGATTTCCCCGTTCCGCACTGCCCGCACGGGGAATATTCGCGACACGGGCGAGTATTGCGTCGAACTCTTTGCCCAGTATCTGGTCGCCGGGCGGGTGTGGTTCAACCGCTTCGAGATCGACGGCACCGTCACGAGACGAAAGCTTGAAGGCGACGAACTTGCCCTCTTCAAGGCTATGCGGAGACCCATTCAGGGCTATCACCACCCCATACCGGACAACTGGCTCAAAGACGAGGCCCTGAACATGGTCCGCGCTGCACGCGGTCTTCCGGGGGCTCCGAAGACCTCAGAGAAGGCGATGAAGATGTATAAGGCGTGGAATGCAGAGCTTCAATATTCCGGCCCTGAGAACCAGACCCACAAGATGGAAATCGAACTTGAACGCGCCGAGGAAAACATCAACTCGATCTTCAAGTATATGGTCGATCATACTATTGGACAGTTCGTCGTCCTCTAGCTATATAGGGGTACGGGTTCGCCCGCCGAAGCTCTCACCGGCTTCCCCCGAGCACGATTAGGTGCACCCTTTGATCGGCTCGGGGACAATCCTTTCGGATGAAATTCCTGGGTGCGTCTGGGCGTTAAACCAGAATCCTCCTGCCCTCCTCGCCTATCGTCGCCAGCTTGGCCTTCGCTGGTTATTGTCGGGTCGCTAGCCGCCGATTTTCACGGCTCCCACACTAGACGTCGGGGACAGGTGCTCTACGAGTTGAGCTACACTCCCATCGACCTAGATAACGGGTCCGTGGAGTTTGTCAAGCAAATAGTTTTATTTTCGCATTTCAGTGGCGGTCGGTCTATCATCAGTCATGCTTACGACTGAAGACTTCAAGAACATCCACGTTTGTATTGCCACCCCTTGTTACGGTGGTCAGGTGTTCCAGAACTATCTCTTGAGCGTGATCACCCTGCTGGGAGACGCGAACAAGCGCGGGCTCAACATTTCGTTCATCGTGAGGGGTGGGGACAGCCTTATCCCCAGGACCCGAAACTCCATTGTGGCCGAGTTTCTAGCCAGCAAAGAATTCACGCACTTGCTGTGGATTGACGCGGATATCGGTTTCTCCCCGATGTCCATCTATCGTCTGCTCATGATCGATATCGACGTCGTCGCGGGCGTCTACCCGCTCAAGAAAATCGTCTGGCCCGAGGAAGGTCTACCGCAGGGAATGACCGAAGATGAGTTCCGTGCCCACCAGACCCGCTACCCTTTCAACCCCGTTGCGGGTGGCGACAGCACAATCACCGAGTATGGCTTCATGGAAGTTCACGATGCCCCCACGGGCCTGATGTGCATCAAGCGAGAAGCCTTGGAGCGGATGGCGCGCAACTACCCCGGCCTCCGATACGTCCCGGATGCCATGCTGGGCGTGGCCGAGAAAGACCGCGAAACGGCCGACTACCATTATCGATTCTTTGACGTCATGACCGAGGAGAGTGGCCGCTATCTCAGCGAGGACTATGCTTTCTGCCGTCGCTGGCAGAACATAGGTGGCAAGGTGTTCGTCGATGTCGAATCCAAGCTGTCCCATCATGGGTCTCATATATTTGAAGGCGACCTCAAGAGTAGCCTCTTGGCGATGTCCGATAAGCTCCGAGCGGTAGACAGCAGCACCCCTTCTGCGCAATAAGATGCGGATGAGCCACCCGAACCCCACGCACGTGATCTGGCGCAACCACGCAGGTTGGCGCCCGGTCGAGATCATGCCGGGCGAGCACTACATCGAAACCGTCCTGCGGGAGTTGTATTCCTCGCACTCCTTCCTGTCCAACTATGCCAACCATGTCTGGCAGTTCAGTGAAGGACGCGTCACTGTTTTCGACAACGCCAACGATATCGACAAACACCGCTCATGGTTCACCTGTAGTTTCCACCTTCGCGACCAAGCCCGCTGTGCACCAACCGGCTATCGCATCAATCGGATTAAACGGTTCGTTAGCAAGAACAAGAAAAAGAAAACTCACGCTCCCGACCTCGATACTCTGAGCCTGTGCCGTGTTCCCTGGTATGCTCACGAGGATGAGTTCACATGGGGGACCTGTCTGCCAGAAATCTACGAAGATGTGGGCGATGCCATCGAGGCCATGAAGGGCCTTTCCAAGAAACTCAATCTCAGGTATTTTCTTCCACATGGTCACCCAGAAAAACTCGTTCCAGTGGAAGACGGCACCGCCGACTGACCTCGAAGCCACTATCGCGGAGTTCAAGTCCAAACTTCCGGGTTGGTGGTATTCAGTTTGCGAATGTCAGGTGTCATGCGACGCCTCGTGCGCACCCACTGTCGAGAGCCCACACATTCACTACATCGAGAATCCGCGAGACCCATTCGACAGTGGTTTCCACGCAGACCTCCCGCAACCTTCCAGTCTGGCTGCCGCCCTTCGCGATGTCATGGAGCAGGCCCTGGCCGCAATCGCAGAGTACGAACATGGCTCCTGATATTCAGAGCATTGGTGTCGTCGCACAAGTCTTGGGTGGGCGGCGGAAAGCGGACTCGTTGACGGTCGAGGAAGCCGGAGTCTTGGTCGATGACTGGTTCGACGGGAAGAACCTCATCACTGACCTCAACGCCGCCATGACGATGATCGGCACCCGCCATCCCGACTGGGGTTTCAGCACCTCGCATACCCCCGGCGAAGGGTCATGTTCGGCAGCGATCATGCTCCCCTCGGAACCGCCCAAGAATGCGATCACGGACCCGGCGTCGTGGGCCAGCAAGACCACCGGGTCGGCACCGAAGGACCAACCAGCCCGAGCCCTGATCGCCGCCTATCTGGACGCTCTCATCTACCTGCATTGTCTCACGGAGCCGGTCTCGACCGAAGAGTGGGCGTGGGTAGATTCGGAGTTGAAACAGCACCGGGCCTCCTATGAACAGATGTCGCAGATGTTCGACCACGTCATGCGGCACGAGGAAGAGGCACCCGACGAACCCATCCTGAAGCAGATCATGCGCGAACTCGTCGAGCGGCGCCGGATGGCTATATGAACCGGCTATCCACAAAACGCTCTGTAAGCCACCTGTAGTCGTTTATTCGCATCAGGGCATCCTGGTCCCCCATATTGGCTAGACCGTAGTCACGGCCCTCCTGTGCGCCTCGCAGGCAGTGTTCAGCAAAGACCCCCTTGGCGGTGGTGCACCAGACCTCCATGCGGACCTGAGCGTCGGACTCTTGGCTCTGGCTGAGCTTGACGCATTCCCTGAAGGCCGACCGCCACGTCGCTTCGGGAGTGGCGTTGAAGTGCGTGATGGACGCGGTGTGGTCCATGAGCTTGAGGGGGAAGGAAGTTGTCATGTCCAGCCGGTCGGTCATGTCGTCGAATACGGCCTTGGGGAAAAGCTTGATGCCACCCCACCCATAGACGAGTCCGTTGACGGGGTTGCGGGCGTTCCAGAGATGAACGTAGTCGCGGTCCCAGACCGGGAGCTTGATGCGGAACACTGAGGGGTCAGTGACCTCGTTGTCGGAATCGACGACGAAGAAATGGCTCGTGCGCGAAATGTCAGCGCAATGTCGGTGAGCAGCATGGATGCCACAGATGCCCGAGACGTGCCGGGCCAGTAGGTGCTTGCCCTTCAGGTTGTTCCAGTGCGCGGTCGCATAGGATTCATCGTAGGAGAGGAAGAAGACATCATACACCCGGAAAGGATATCTGGACCCAGAGGCAGTGTCGATAAATACCGGATGACCGATTACATCTCTTTCCTGCTCGCTGAATCTGAACTCGACTTCTCGGCAGAGGATGCCAGCGCGGAGGCTGAGATGAAGATCATCTCCATGCTGAAGGGAGTTTGCGCCAAGATGCAGATCGACCTCATCGAAACAGCCCACCCGGTCCATTACGACCACGGCAGCCGCGAAGCCGAGATCACCTTCTATGAGGCGGTATCCCTCCAGCAAATACAGGCGTTCGCCGATATTGCGGACAACATCCGCGTTCGCGCATCGGCATCGTACAGAGATGCAGCGGTGATCGAGATGGAGATTAAGCCCGGCCTGGAAACCGCGACGATCAGTTAGTCGTCGAAGTTTCGCATCCCGTTGCCGACGTCTTCGCCGTTTTTGCGGCGATCTTTAAGGACCGCGCTTTCTTCCGCCGCTTCCTCGCTGTCATATCCCATACCGACCGTGCGCCCAGAAGACCGGTCACGGATGTCGAACTTCGTCCCCTTGGGAACGACTTCATGGTGTTCGCTTTCTGCGACTTCCAGGTTTCTCAAATTCGCGCCGACGTCTTCACCATCCGAACGCGAGTCCTTGAGCTTCGCGCTACCAATGGCCTCCGCAGTGGAGCCATAACCAGTGCCGACAACCTTGCCCGTGTTACGGACGATGACGTCGAACTTACCGCTGTTGGGAACGACGTCGTGATATTTGCCCTTGAAGACTGGAGTCTCGGCGGGCTTGTTCAGGCGTTCCAGCATGAGGAGGCGGGCGAACGCTCCTGCGCGGCCTTCGGCCATCGGGGCGGCAGACGTGGCGGCCGGTTCGAGGGGCTCGATCTCAGCCAGGGTCGTGCGCGCGACATAGGGGGTCTCGGGAGTTTTGGGGTCCTGATCATCGTCCCACGCGACGAAGCAATCGGGCGAATACTCTTCACCGTGGTGGCTCGGCTCACAGCCTTGCATGACACCTTCTCGACCGGTGTTGCGATCACGAACCCGAGTTCCCTCTTCGGGGGCGTCGTATTCAGTGTGATAGACTTCACCGTCCGGGTAGCGGTGGGTAGTCGCGAAGCCGGGCTTCGGGGCCTGTGCTTCCATGATGATCTTGAGAAAGTCGCGCATGTTGAACTCCTAGTGTGGAGTATTTATGCGACGGGCACAGAAAAACCCCGGCCTTTCGACCGGGGTTCTTCCTTTACGCGTAGACGAGTTCTTTTTCGTCTTCTTCTTCGGGTTGGGGTTGGGGCAGGACGTTGTTCTTGACCGCCCACTGGAGGTATTCGAGGATGTCCGGGTAGCCATCCGAGAAACGGCCGGACAGTTCGTCGGAAATCCAGTAGTCGTCCCGCTCGGCCATGATCTCGTAATCGCCAGCCGAGTGCTTGACGATCTTGAAACCATGCTGGGTGCAGAGGGCGCGAACCTCGCGGTAGATGCGTCCCTGTTCAGCCAGCTTGGCTTTGGCCGCCTTGGCGGCTTCGGCCTGTTGAGCGACGATGACCGGCGCCATGGGCTTGGCGGCCGGAGCCACCTTGGTGACAATCCAAGCACGGGCCATCCGCATGCGGCGACCCGGCATCTTGGAGATGAAGACCGGGGTCTTCGTCTTGTTGTCGATGCCCTTGTTGCCCTTCACCACGACGTAGTGATGACCGGCGTTAACCAGTATGGTCGAAGAACGTTGCTCGTCCGTTCTTTCGCGTAGGAAGCGAGCAAGAGTCGCCCCGCGCGCGAACCCGATCTCCTGGGTGCGGTATCCGGCTCTGGTCAGGGCCCGCATCATCTCGGGATTGTGGACCCCCATGATCGCCGCCGTGCGGCCAACCCGGTTGGGGCCCCGGATGTTCTGGAACACGCCTAGGGCCGCCATGTAGTTGAGGCCCGTGATCGCTGCCAGTGCGGACGGACCACACCAGTGTTTACGGTTCGACGGCGAGCCCACGATATCGTGCAGCATTGTAGTCTCCTATAGACGGTTTCAAAGACCAGCGCGGGTTCCCCCGAGCCATATACAATAATACCACACTTGCGGAAAGTGTCCAGGAGAGTGTTATTGTATAGCGGAACTTTGATTCTGTATTCGCGCGCACGAATATTGCACAGTATGAGTTCTTCTACTGTATCCATCAGTTTTTTTGCTAAATAGATGATGGAAACTAGAACGTGTAGAAACTGTAGTGAAGTAATCGGACCCCATCGCGGACGACAAGCCCGCTATTGCGAAGACATCTGCGGCAACCGCTATAGAAACAAGACCTTCGCTTCAAAGCACCCAGACAAAATTATCTCGGCTCGGGCGGCGGCGAACAGCAATGCTCCTAGCAGAATATGCTACCGCCTCAAATATCGCGCCAAAAAACTAGGACTAGATTACGACCTAACTCCTGAAGACATCGTCATTCCAGATCGGTGCCCCGTTTTGGGTATCAAGCTAGTAAGCTACCAAGGAAAACGAACTTCCAAAGGATACTGCCCTGATAGTGTATCAATAGATCGGATTGACCACAGAAAAGGATATGTAAAAGAAAATATACGAGTGATATCCGCTCGTGCTAATCTACTCAAGAATAATGCAGAGGTATGGGAACTGGAAGCTGTTCTCGAAGACCTCAGAAAGCTTGTATGACTATTCTAGTGGCTGATGTGGAGTGCGACGGCTTCTCCCCAACCGAAATCTTTGTTCTGGGTGTGCTCGACTGGGAAACTGACGAATATGTCAACTACACTGGCGAGAACGTTGCCGAAGGCTTGATGCTCCTCATGGAGGCTGACCTTGTGGTCGGACACGCCTTCAAGACGTTCGATGCCCCGCAGATCAAGCGTCTCACTGACGGGCTCGTCGATATCCCACTGGACAAAATCTATGACACCTGCGAGATGTCACGGAAGCTCGTCAAGGAGATGCAGAAGCACGGCTTGCGGGAGTGGGGCGAAATCTTCGACTTCCCCAAGGGCGACCACAGCGATTTCTCGAAGCTGACCCCGGCCATGCTCGTATACTGCGAGCGCGACGTGCGGCTCACGAGGAAGATATTCGACTTCCTGCTCGAAATGGAGCAGAACCAGCCCACTTGATTTATTGACCGGCCCGACCTCGACCGAGTATATTGGCACTCTCATTGCAGAGTGCCAAGGCACTCCAAACCAAGGAAATTCATGGCTGCGAAGCAAGTTCTATTCAATATCGACGCGCGCGAAAAAATGCTGCGCGGCGTCAACGTCCTGGCCAATGCTGTCAAGGTGACTCTGGGCCCCAAGGGCCGCAATGTCGTCATCCAGTCCCCGTATGGGGCACCCCACTCGACCAAGGACGGTGTATCGGTCGCGAAGGCGATTGAACTCCCGGACGCCATCGAGAACATGGGCGCCCAGATGATTCGCGAAGTCGCGTCCAAGACCAACGACAAGGCCGGTGACGGAACCACCACGGCCACCGTCCTGGCCCAGTCCATCGTGCAGGAAGGCCTCAAGGCCGTCGCTGCCGGGATGAACCCGATGGACCTCAAGCGGGGCATCGACAAAGCCGTTCTGGCCGCGACCGCCGCGATCAAGACGCTCTCGAAGGATGTCTCGGACAACCGCGAGATCGCCCAAGTGGGCACCATCTCCGCGAATGGTGACAGCGAAGTCGGCGACATGATCGCCGAAGCGATGGCCAAGGTCGGAAACGACGGCGTCATCACTGTCGAGGAAGCCCGCACCGCCACGACCGAACTCGTCGTCGTGGAAGGCATGCAGTTCGACCGTGGTTACCTGTCGCCCTACTTCGTCACGAACCCGGACAAGATGACCGTCGAACTCGAAGACGCCCTCATCCTCCTCTACGAGAAAAAGATCACGTCGCTGCAATCCATCCTCCCCATTCTGGAGGCCGTGATGCAGTCGGGTCGCGCTCTGGTGATCGTCGCCGAAGACATCGAAGGAGAGGCCCTCGCAACCCTCGTGGTGAACAAAATCCGCAACGGTCTCAAGGTCTGCGCCGTCAAGGCTCCGGGCTTCGGCGACCGCCGCAAGCATATGCTCGGCGACATCGCTGCGCTGACCGGCGCCCAGGTCATCTCGGAAGACCTCGGTATCAAGCTCGACAACACCACCGTGGACATGCTCGGACAGGCCAAGCGCATCAGCGTCACGGCCGCCACCTGCACGGTCGTCGATGGTGCCGGGGAGAAGGAAGAGATCGAGAAGCGGGTCGTCAACCTCCGCAACGAGATCGCGAACTCCGATTCGGAATACGACAAGGAGAAACTCCAGGAGCGTCTGGCCAAGCTCTCGGGCGGCGTCGCGGTTATCCGCATCGGTGGCTCGACCGAGGTCGAAGTCCGCGAGAAGAAAGACCGCGTCGATGACGCCCTGAACGCCACGCGGGCAGCCGTCCAAGAGGGCATCGTCCCCGGTGGTGGTTCGACCCTGCTCAAGGCCTCGCTGGGGCTGGACGCCGTTGTGTGTCTGAACGCCGACGAGAAAGCGGGCGTGGCTATTATCCGTCGCGCCCTTCAGGCCCCGATTCGTCAGATTGCGGAAAACGCAGGTGTCGAGGGCAGCATCGTTGTCGGGCGCGTTCTGGAAAACACCGAATCTTCGTTCGGCTTCAACGCCCAGACGGAAGAGTATGGTGACATGGTCGCCATGGGGGTCATCGACCCCGCCAAGGTCGTCCGCACTGCTCTCCAGGACGCAGCCTCCGTGGCCGGTATCCTGATCACCACCGAGGCCGTGGTGTGCGATCTACCGGAACCCAAAGCGGAAGCGTAAGCATCCTCTGCTCAGAACGAAGAAGGCGGGGAGCAATCCCCGCCTTTTTTATTGTGGACGTCTCAGATCGAAGAATTCGCCGTGCAGTTTGGCCTCGACGATGTCTTTGATGAACTGTTTCTTGTTCCCGTAGACATTCCAGTCGTCGATTTCGACCCAGTATGAGAAACCGGGAACGTTGCTGATATGGCGGTAGTGAACATCCACGACCCACCCCAGGTCAGTTCCAAACGTATTTCGCTTGTGCTTGATGCACGACCATCTGAGATCGGGGTTCTTCCGCCAGTCGAGCACCACCCCTTCCGTTACCGAAAATGGATTGATGCTGTCTTTGCGACGGGCGACGATGAAGGCGACGTCTTCGTCTCCGATCATCGTCAGATTTTCGCGAGATCGAAGGCGTGCGCCAGCGCGTAGGTGTCTGTAAAGGGCCCGTTGAGGCGGGTGTTGCGTGCCGCATTGAGGAAGTCCTTGCAGGACTTCAGGAGGTCAGGCAGCGGAACGGTCTTGTCTCCCTGCTGATAGGCACCCACCGCCGCCGCGAGTTTGTAAGAATCCGCGTACAGACCGTAGAGGCGCGTGCGAGGAACCGCGTTCAAGGCATCATACGCCGCCTTCAGGAGGAAATCGGGATTGGCATGGGGACCGGGTCCCGGAGCGGACTCATCCTCTTCCAGCGCGCTCGTGGGCGGGGGCGGGATGGGATGCGTGCGTTTGAGGTCTTGGGCCGTAATGGCGTCGGGCTCGTAGAGATCGTAATCCTCAGCGAAGGCTCGGGCGCAGTCCTGAACGCTTTCGCCGCGTTCGAGATGGTCCTGATACCAGCGATGAAGGTCGTCCTCGTCGGCACCAGCGTCGGGATAGTCGATGCCGTAGCCTTGCAGCAGGGCGGCATTGGCGGCCACGCTCCACAGTTCGAAAGTCGGGTAGAGTCCTGGTTTCACAGCCGTGGCCGCGTCGATGATGCCGCGCATTCCGCTCATAGTCCTGATGTTCCTTTGGTCAAGATAGACTGGTAGGCGACTTCCAGATCGGGGATACCATCGTCGCCATCTTCGTCAAGTTTTTCTTCGGTAGGCTGGTCTTCATCTTGGGTCATCAGTAGCGGGGGGACACCCTTCTCACTGACGTCGTTTCCGAACTTTGCAGCCTGTGTTGCGATCTCGCCGGGGCCAACGTCAACCGAGGTATTCACTCCCGGTACGACCTGTCCCCACTCTTCAAGGCGAGTGGCCTCCATGATGTGGAGGAACGTTCTCATAGGATGGTTCATAACCACCTATTTATCTCGCGTCGGCCTACGGTTTGGCGATAAGACCGGCCTTATCCACGATGTTGAAAAACAGAAGGCCCACGTAGCCCTTGGCGGCGGCCGGAGTCGAGAAATCTCTCCCGTACCCGCCCCCGCGTTTCTTTGGGTCAAACACCGAGTAGGCGTTGATGGAAAATCGGTAAGGTTTTCCCCGCACTGCCGGGGTCCACCTGACGCCGATGTGGCCGATTTCAAGATCGTTCACCCATGCTGTGGCGGAGGCGTGAAACGCCGACGTCTCAGGAACGTTGGCCGCCAACCAACCGGGGTCCAGTTGGGAATCGTCGCCCTGCCAGACAACATCATGCGGGCCAGCCGGTCGTCCGTGGGTGAAGTCCTCAAGGCGCAGGATGGGCTTCCAGACGATGATGGGGGGCATGCAGTTCTCCTTAGATTTCCCAGTAGGCCCGGACAAGCTCTTCGGTGATAGGGCCCTTGAAGAGCACGAATACACCCGGAGGGAACATATAGCTGAGATTTTCGTGGTAGTCTTGCCGCACGATGGCAACCCGATCTCCCTTCCGTAGCTCGACAGAGAGATAGCGGTGCTCGTCGTGACCGAAGATGCGACTCAGCCAGCCGACCACATAAAGGGGCTCGACCTTGATATCGAAAACGTTTCCGCTTCCGGTCGTCACTCTGGCGACGATCTTGCTCATTCTTCGTCCGGGAACCGGGGCCAGGGCTTCTTGAGCCGTTTGTAGGCGTCATGGTTGACGGCGTCGTCGATGGTTGTGGCGAGATTATCCCAATCCTGGTCCGAGACGCCCCGAACGTAGGGCATGACGGCGACGTAGATGTCTGTGAGGAGATCACGCAGACGACGTTCCTTGTAGCCGATGGACTGGGTGACGTCGCGAGCAGGAGACTCAACATCGTAGATCGCCGCCCCGCTCACGACGGTCTTGGTTTCGAGCACGAGAACCTTGGGAAGCTCGAAGACGAGGCCGCAGGAACACCGAATGGCCGAGATTGCCATCCCGGCCACCCGATGCTCTTGTCCGCACGTACACGTCACGTCGAGAGCGATGTCTGAGGCCCGCCAGTCTATGCGGGCTTCCATCGACTTCATACGGGCTTCAAGTCCCTGTAGGTCAGGCTGACACGCGGGCCGCAGGGCCTGTCGTGCTTGGGAATGCCGTGCCTGTGCGTGGACTGCATTCCCGGCTGGAACAGGGCCAGGGACCCGTGACCGAGGATGATGGTCTCGATCAGTTCGGGGTCAGGGTCGGCGATGGGACGGAAGGAAATCCTCCTCTCGGCGCCGAGGCTGATGACCGCGATGGGTTCGGCCTGATTGATCGTCGGCGAATCGTCCGAGTGGAAGCCCAAAGCATTCCTCTCGTTGGCGTAGCCGTTGACGAAGCACGCCGAGTAGCGACCCTGAACGGCCTCTACGCGGCCCTGCAAGGCCTTCAGCGACGGATACCAGGGTTGGGCCGGATAGGTCTGCTCGCCTCTGCCTTCGCTGTAGGTGTATTCGGCGTCGAAGTCGTTCATCCACGACTCACGTCTGGCCTGACGAATGTCCATCCACGGCAGGTTGGCCCACAGATCGGCCAGCATCTCGTCGGCTTCCGGGCGTTCCAGGAAGTTCGGGATGTAGACGACCGGAGCGGTCAGCTTCTCGATGGGGGTCAGCTTGTTGTTCGACATAATAGAACTCAGATTAGGGCATGGTTCTATCTTGTCAAGCAAAAAGGCCCCCTCGGTTTCCCGAGAGGGCCTCTCCGATAAGTGCCGCTCAGATATTAGCGGCGGCGGTTGAACCAGATGATGCCGCCGCCGAGCAGGCCGAGCAGGGCCAGGGAGCCGAGAATCCAGCCCCACGAGTTCGAGGGTTTCGGCGCGGGGGTGGGGGCGGCAGCGGAGACGGCGCCAACTTGGCGGGCGGCGTCGCGACGGGCGTCGGCGCAGATGCGGGTATCGCTGGCGTTGGCCGGATATTCGCAGTTGATGCGACGTTCGCCGTTATCGGACAGGGCGTCGGCGACGACCATCCAGAGCAGCACGTCGCCCATACCGGGGCCGCTGCCGTAGACGGGGTAGTAATCCGAGCCGCCGCTGCGGTAGGGACGCGAACCGTAATAGGTGTTGCCGTAGCGGGAATGTCGCGGCGGGGGCGAGAAGGACCGGCTCTGGCCGTTCGAGCCCACGTATGCGGGCGGGCGGCTGGCGCGGACGATGGCGGGCCGGGCCGTGGTGGTCGGGCGCGGGTTGATGGCCTTCGGAGCCACGGAGGCCTGCGAGCGCAGGGCTACATCGGGGCTGGCCTTGGACGGCGGCGCGACGGCCCGAATGGGGCGCGGAGCGGCGGCGGAGGCGTCACGGGTCACGGGCCGGGCGGTCGGCGGCGCGACGGCCCGAATGGGGCGCGGCTCGGCGGCGCGAGCAGGCGGCGGCGCCGAATAGCTGCGGCTCGGCGACGGCGTGGAACGATAGGACGACGACGAAGATCGCGACGAGGACGAATATGAAGATGATCGCGAGCCGCTGCTTCGCGACTGGGCTTCGGCGTATTCGACGGCGGTGGTGGCGGATGCGAACAGGGCGAGGCCTGCGAGCACCGCGAGACGAGACAGTCTCATGGATTCCCTCCTGGTTGACGCGACCAGATGTCGCGTTGAAATGTCTATGAACCAAATTTCACATTCTGTCTATTATTTTTTCGTATCCCGAAATCCACCTTGCTATGATGGCCCCATACTAGCGAGGTCTTATTTTGGATTGCCGTATACGCGTCATCACCTGGGAAGCCTTTCAAGACGGTATTGCGCCGCTCTGGAAAGCTGAAGCGGACCCCCGCTCTATTCCCATCGTCAACAACCCCTATCAGATCATCGAATATCCGTTTGGGGAATGGCGCGACCGTATCTGCTTCTTCCCCTGCGAAGCCGTCAACGCGGCGGGGGACGTGATCGGCTACACGTCGATCTACAACATCAGCGACCGCCTGACCCGCATTCGCGGCATCTACGTTCTGCCAGAGCACCAGGGTCGAGGCTATGGCCACGAGATGTGGCAGCAGGCTACCAAGCTGTTCCCGAGGTCGTTCCATCGAACGGTCGGGTTCTGGCGAGAATCCTCCTACGAGCGGTTCATCCAGCACAGCGGCATGACGATTATCCCGGAGAGGAACTGGCTATGGTCGGCCTTCTCCGGCGTGCGGATGAAGATGCTCTACCGCGATCATCGCTGCGCGCCGAACGCCGCTGAAGTGATGATGAACCAGGATTTCCTGGCTCGGAACGTCGAGGAGTTTGGCTTCGGAGGGACGAACAACCTCAATCGAAGCTGGACCGATGACGATTGGGAGGATTTCGCCGGGCCCGAAGAGACCGCTTACGAGCCGCTGGGTGTGGACCTCAACTTCCCATGATGGCCGATACCCCCGAAGAAATCGAACGCGCTATCCTGCACGAAACCAGCTTGCCATTCATCGCCGTGTCCCGTGCGATCTACGTGGACGATCACGAAGCGATGATGAACTGGATGTTGGAGAACGTCACCGGAGAGATCGTGCAACACTATCGAAGTGGCGTAATCTGGTGCCGTGGCCTCGAAGCTATCGTGCACGGCGGTCGTATGCTTCGAGTGACCTATCAATTTTTCACAAAAGGAAAGTCCAGGTTCGCCTACTCTTTCGAGGACGACCTGGACTGCCTTAAGTTCAAACTCGCGTGGGGTTAGGCGAAAGCCAGACGCTCCAGTTGAGCTTCGATTTCTTCCTGCGAGGGAATGCCGGTGGCGAGGAAGTTCTCCTCAGCTTTCTCGGCGTCGAGCCAAGCGGCATGGGCGGCGAGTTCTTGTTCGGGCCAATCGGGCATCTCGATCTCCTTACGAGGCTTTGTTGTAGAGGGCCGACAGGCGGGCCATCTCGGGCTCAAGGCGGGCGCGGTCGCTGGCGTCCGGCGACAGGCCGTCCAGCATGCTTTCGAGGCGGGCGTGCTCTTTCAGAACCAGACGGGCGATGATTTCGAGTTCGGCGGCGTCAAAGTCAGGCATGTCGTTCCTCGCGGTTGATGACCCCAACTTAAGGCATGCCGATAACTTGTCAAGTAAATAGTTTAGCGGGCCCGACCGATGGTAATCAAAATGGTGCCGTGAAGACGAGGAACGTTGAGATAGGAATAGATTCTTCGGTCAGCGAATCGCCCGAACCTTCCCAAACGGGAGCCGAGTTGGTTTTCGGGCCAGCGCGAATCTTCGACCGCCGTGCTGATCGACTTGTCCCCGGAGTAGAGTTCACCGCGATGCCCCTGTAGTCGGACGTTTCCGAGCGCACGAGCGCGGCTTCCCAGAATCTCACAAATCTCTTTGAAGGTTAGTTGGCGCCCCAATGGAACGAAGGTCGCTGTTTCGATGGTGTCATCGACCTTGACGATCAGATATCCGTCATGGGGTAGCTCCCGATTCGGTGCATCTTCCCACGGATAGAACTCATTCATGCGGCCATAGAGGGCGCGTTTGCGATGTTGTTCATCGTCGATCTCGACACTGCTCGTGACGTTCACGACCAAATAGGCCTTCATCGCCGTCGCGGCATCCTGGAAGACAGCGAACGCACCACCACCTCGCGTTCCTCGCGGCGCCGGGACGAGCGCATATGAGGGCACAAACCATTTTCCGGGAATGATCTCGTCGAGTGCACGACGCAGGACCCGTTTGTTCATGTGGATGCGGGAGAAAATCATCCCAGCATGGTAGCCCGGACTTAAATGTTGTCCAGTTATTCTTGCTTGATGACGTCGATCTTGGCCTTACGGAGGAACTCGGGGCCGGTCATGCTCCGATAATCCTTAGCATAGTAGACAGCCCTGACGCCCGCCAGGAACATCGCCTTCGAGCATTCGATGCAGGGCGCGTGGGTGATGAACATCGTGCTCCCCTTCGGCGATAGGCCACTGTTCTGGAACTTCGCCAGCGCGTTCATCTCGGCGTGGATGACCTCAGGCTTGGTCAGGCCGTCTGCGTCCTCGCAGTCGTTGTCCCATCCGGCAGGCGTACCGTTGTACCCCACAGCGTTAACGTGATCGACCGAGACGATGACGGCACCGACCTGGAGCCGCTCTGCGACTGATCTCTGCGCCGCCCGGTGAGCAACGTCGAGGTAGAAGGTCCGGTCCTTATCGGAGATCACGATGGGTCCCACACGCTAGACAGAGACGGTTCCAACTCAATCACTTTTTTCCATCGGCTGACAATTTCTTCCGAGTGAACAGCACCCTTACTGGCGTCAAAACCAAGTTGACCAGCGAGCAATATTTTACCCAAGTCGTTGGTATACTGTTCACTGTATTCCCGATGTCCGAATATTTCCATGGTGGCCTTAACGGCTCGGCCGTGAACGAAACCTTTCTCCATGGTGCCCGGCTGCAACTTAACTATCTTGGCCGACGATCTGAGTCCTTCGAAAGCATCTACCCATTCAACCCCATGCAGCTTTGCGTGCATGGCGAAATCGTCGAGCGCATCAACAAAATTGCTCATTTTTCACCAATGACCATGTAGCGGTCGAACGACCAATCCGCATATTCGAAATGCTTCGCACCCCTCATGTCGTAAACGGACAGAGGATAGGCGGCCACGAACTCTTCAAGAGAGGTGGTGTCCGAGGTATGATCGCCGTGATTCATGTTGTTGGACTGCAAAGCCACCAACGTCCCGTCAGGTATATTGTCGAACCACGCCCGATCTTCCATGTGCTCACAAGAAGTGTTGATCACAATATCGGGCGAGCCGCCATGGCTGGGATAGCGGAGCGTGTTGACGTCCTTCGTGATGGCGTTGAAGCCCCCGAGGAAGATCGACGTCTCGTTGAGGATTTTCGCTCCCTGCGTTGCCTCTGGGTCGAGGTCGAACGACAGCACGTTCTTGATCGGCAGCTTACCGCGCGACCGCAAGAGGAAGTTGGTCGTCGCGTACCAGCCGCCCAAAATCCATATAGTAAACGGAACGTCAGGTGCCGCGACTTCCTCTAGCTCCTCGCAGAGCCATACCTTGGAGAGCATCTGGCCCGACATGAAAGCCGTTGGGTCGAAAGCATGTCGTTCATAGATGGGCATCAGGGTCTCCGGTAATCAAGCACCGTAAAGGTGAAGCCGTTGTCCTCGACGAGTTCGAGGCCGTTGTAGATTTCGGCGACCCAGTTGTCCCCGATCTCCGGGAAGTATTTGTCGCCCGCGTGGGTGCCATGGACGCGCGTCAGGACCATTCGGTCAGCACGGTCTATGAGTTGTTCATAGATGTTCGCGCCACCGATTACGAAATATTCCTCGTGTCCCTGATCGGCCGCATACGCCTTCGCCACCGTGAGGGCGAGTTCCATGCAGGACAGGACCAGGACGTTGCAGCGATCTTCTTCCCGGACCTCAATGGCTTCGGGATGGCGGGTGACCACAATCGAGATGCGCTTCGGTAGAGCCCGGCCTCCGAAGCTCCTCCAGGTGTTGGCACCCATGACCATGACGCCGCCCGTGGTGGTCGCCTTGAAGTGCTTGAGGTCGGCGGGGATGCGCCACGGGAGATCGTTGTTGGTGCCGATGAGACGATTGTCGTCCATGGCGGCAATGATGGTCATTCTCATACTGCGACGGGTGCCTTGATCGTGGGGTGGGGTTCGTAGTCGGAGAGAACGAAGTCATCGACGTGGTAGGAGAAGATGTCGTCAGCTTTCCGAATGGTCATCTGGGGTTTCTTCGAGACGATCTCGCGGGCGAGTTGCTCACGAGCTTGATCGAAGTGATTGTGATAGAGGTGGACGTCCCCGAAGGTGTGGACGAACTCTCCGAGGAGGAAGTTGCACTGCTGAGCGAGCATCTGGGTCAGAAGCGCGTAGGAGGCGATGTTGAAGGGAACGCCGAGGAAGATGTCCGCGCTCCTCTGATAGAGTTGGCAGGACAGGCGACCAGTCGGAACGGGACCGGCTGTTCCGGCGATCATGGCGGCTTCGTTGGCGCACATCCACGCGCCCTTCTCGGCCTCGGTCAGGGGCACGACGTAGAACTGGAACAGGCAATGACATGGCGGCAGGGCCATCTGATCGATCTCGCCGGGGTTCCAGGCAACGACCATGTGACGGCGCGAGTTCGGGTCTGCCTTCAGGCGAGTGACGAGATCGGTGATCTGGTCAACCTCTTTGAAAGTATCCAACACCGAATAGGATTCGCCGGTTTCTTCTCGTGGCTGACCCGCTACCGGCTCAGGGAAGCCAGACCATTTCTTGTCTCGAAATATGGGGGACTGCCAACTCCTCCACTGCTTGCCGTAAACGGGGCCCAGGTCTCGGGTCTCGGGGTCTCCCCACGACTTCCAGATGTTGACGTTCAGGTCTTCGAGTTCCTTGGCGTTCGTTGACCCTCGAAGGAACCACAGCAGTTCTTCGATGATGCCGCGCAGGAAGACCTTCTTGGTGGTCAGGAGAGGGAATCCCTCGTTGAGATCGAAGCGAATTTGGCGGCCGAACAGACCACGGGTGCCCGTGCCGGTGCGGTCGTCGCGGTCAACGCCATCATGGATGACGTCTTCCATCAGGCTCAGGTAAGCTTCTTCGCCCTTCAGGACGTGTTGACGCATTCTCACTTCAGTTTTCCAATCGCGGTCTGGGGGTCGTAGATTTTCTTTGGGGCACCGAAAGTCCAAAACGGTTTTGCGGCGCCATGAGTGACCCCTATTGCTCCGTCGTCGGTGACGAGTTTCACGGCCGAGATGAACTTCAACCAAGCATCCTTTACGTTCTCGTCTTGCTCGACGGCATGCTGGATGAGCATGTAGTTTTCGTGTGCTTCGGAATACTGAAGAATCAAACTAGCCCGTTCGGTTTCGGTTTCTCGATACTTGACGAGCAAGATTTCCTGGCTGTCGATCAAACGCTGCATGTCTCGGACGACGCGCTGAAGGTCTTCAACCTCGCTGGTCTCCGGGCGTTCTCGTCTTTCGCTATATTTGTATGGAGGCGAGCCACTTAGAAAGCTCATGACGCCTCCTGCTGGCATTGCTTCTCGGGGTCATCCATGAAGAGTTTGATGCAGGCGACGAAGCGTTCCCATTCCGAGCGGACGTTGTCGTCTTGATGCACGAGGTTTTGAATCTGTTGGTAGTATCGCGCTGCATCGGCCGTATTGGCGATGCGGACGTGTAGTTCCGCGATCTCCTCTCGATATGCACGACGCATGTCTGCATTCTCTTTGTGCATGCGATTGATGATCTCGGCTTGCGTCTGAATCATCAGCTTGTCGGGGTTGGCGCGATCTATGATCAATGAACTCATCAGGGTACTTTCATAGTTGGGGAGCCCTCGGTGACCTGGGCTCCGCATCCGGTCAGCGATCCCACGTGGGCGATGGACTGGCCATCGACCTTGTGGATGCTGGCCGGACTCACGATGGTGGTCATACCGTGTTGGGGGCAGTTGACTTGGTCGCCCACGCGAGCGACCGCTTTGCCGTCTACCATCATCGTCGGAGAACCCTGGATGATGACGGCGTTATGGGTGCATCTATCGCCCACACGGGCGACAGGATTGCCGGAGCCGCCGCCTCCCCCGCCACCATCGTCGCCTTCGACTACGGGGGCGGTGGCGTTCACCGACGTGACTGTTCCGCCGATGGTGCCGTTTCGACGTGAGATCACGGACCCGAAATCGTCGCCCTGGTCCTCGTCTTCTACTTCGCGTTCAACATTGGAGTTGACCGGCGCGGCGGTGCCCGTAGGCCAGCGGATAGCCAGAAGACGAGACTTGGGATACGAGGTCACACATACCTGATCTCGCTGGTTACCACCGAGGACGTGATAGTGCGTGGCGGTTTCGGAAACGTAGAAGGCGACGTGGCCACCACCCGTTCGGGTGAATACCATGATGGCACCGACAGTCGGGCGGTCGAGGGCTCGGCCGAAGTTGGCCCAGCTTCTTGCACTCAGCAGTGTGGAGTGGACATCAAATCCACTGCTCTTCATGCAATAGCCGACGAAGAGACCGCACCATGGGATGCTGTCTTTCCTGTAATATCCCGACACCCCGACGTGCCTAGCCCATCCCAAAATCTGCGAGTTGCTTGCTTCGCCCGGTGTTTCTTTTACGCCCAACTTTCCTCGGGCAAAATTATACCAGACGGGTTCGGTCATACCTGGAGGGAAGACCCGCTGGCGATTTCAAGACCGGTAGTGGCCTTCAGATATGCGGCAGCAATATCCGAACGGGCCGGGACCGGCTCCGAGATGACGTGGTTGCGGTTGTAGGTGAACTGCCCGGCGTCATCGGCCGCGAGGCTGTAGGGAGCGAAACCGATACCGGCCTGACCGCCCTGAAGACCATGGAGTTCGACCACGACCGGCTTAGCGATGACGATCTCGTCGGCGGTCAGCGAGACCATCTTGCCGACGACTTCCTGGTTGGTGGAGAGCTTGAAGGCCACGACGTCGTTCGCGGCGGGTTTCTTCGCAATAAGCATTCAATGAGGATTCCAAAAATGAAGCCTCATTTTAGCTCAACGGGGTAGTGGGAGCCTAATTTCTCGTTGACCGAAAACGATCTTTTCCCTATACGGAAGTGGCGACCCGGTGGAGAAAGCTGGCGATGTGGCCGCCCGGTCGAGGGGATACTCGGACGTCGGCCCAGCAAGTCAGTAGGCGGCTCAACCAACCGTGATGCTCGTGATGGGGATGCGTATCCCGAAAGTTTCGCCTTCGGCACAGAGCGTGCGGGGCAGAGATGGACGGCGCCCCACCGGGTCGCAATCAGCGTTTGAGGTTGTCGTTCTCGTCGTAGAAGAACTCGTACCCGCGACCGCCACCATGCGAATCGTAAATGTCGAACGGGGCGTCCGGGCCCTCAGTATAGTCGGTGCCCATTACGGAGATGGACCCGCCGTATAGGCGGAGCAGCGTCGGATGCGTGACGATCATGGCATGCTGGGTCCGCATCCTATCCGCCATCGGTCCCTCGGTGTCCCAGTTGCCCTCGAAAGCGTCCACGTCCCAGTCAATCCGCTTACCCCTGAGGTGCAAGTCGGCGTGTTCGGCAACGCCGAGAACCTGGGCGGCATCGTGGTGGGTCATCCAGTATCCGTTCCAGACGAACAGGTCAGTCGCAGTCAAAATCGCACGAAGGCCGTCCTTGCTGTTTGGTGCCATGGTTTTGCCCCGCAGGCTTTTGATCTCGGCCACGGTCGGGTTTTGCAGAATGACGAAGTTGTGGTCCTGGTAGGCAATACCTTCGAGGAGACTTGCAGCGAGATCGATATTGCGGCGCATCCCATATTTACCCTATAGGATTCGGATGGCGACGACGTTCACGAACAACGAGTTCACTCATGCCGAACAAGCCTTGCTGGTCATGTGGGCACTTGAATTCGAATATCCCGGAAATGGTTACCGAGATCATCGCTGCGACGCCCACCAAGTTCGTCTTCTTCACGACATGGGCGTGATTGGACGCCTGTGGTGGCTATCTAGTAAGCGGGGATGGCATTTGAAGTTGGACGTATCGGCAGATGACGTCACCATCAGGCTCGAACACGGGGAAGCGGACTGGGTACGGAGAGACCTCGCGGAGTTCAAGCTAAGATCGGAATGACCTACTCGTCGTCGGTGCGCAGGACGTCATCGTCATCGAAGAAGAAATCTACTCCGAAGCCGCCCTCCTCTTCGTCGTAGATGTCGAATAGCCGACCACCGTCATCACCCAGGATGGGGAAGTCGTGACCGTATAGGCGGTTCAGGGTCACGTTCCGATAGATGATGCCGTGTTCTTCCCGAAGGTCAAACCTCGCGTCGGGCGTTCGCCCGTTGTTGAAGCGGTCAACGTCCCATTCGATGCCATTGCGGAGAAGCCGCAGAGCACAAACGTAATCTGGTGAGAGGCCGAGCACCCGGCAGGCCTCACGGGTGCTCATCCAGTGACCGTTCCAGACATACATGTCGGTCGGCGTCAGGATGGCGCGGACGCCTTCCCGGCTCATCACACTTAGAGTGCGGAGGTTGTTGATGTCCGCGATAGACGGATTGTGGATGATGACGTCATCGTCGAGCGGAGACTCGTCGAGATGGTTCTCCAAGATGAGATCGATATACCGCATACCCTATTTACCATAGGGAACCCCGTTATCGTATCGTGACGACTATTCCGCGCGCGGGTCGATCAGGCGGTGAGCGTGCAGGATGAAGAACCGCATGTGGGCGTTGTCCACCGTGGCCTGCGCGCGGGCCTTCCACGCCTTCTTGGCTTCCTCGTAGTTGGGGAAGGCCCCGACGAACTCGATCTTGGACAGGTCGCGGAAGACCGGCGCCGTCAGAGTTTCGAGTTCGCCGCCGATGACGACATGGAGAAGTTGTTCCGGTTTCGGCTCAGCCATTTTGGTTCCTTGTTTCAGTCAAAAAACGGGTGGATGGATTCGATGTCGTCGGTGACGGGCAGCCCCGCTTTCCTGGCCGCTGTCCGGGCCGGGTGCAGGATGTCGTTGTAGGCGAAGACGAGTTCTTTCGCGACGTCGGTCCCGGCATCGATTTGAAGCTGGAGGATGCGTTCCCGTGCCGCCATGAGGCGCACAGGGTCGGGGTCGAGAAGAAGCCGCTGGATGGCCTTGATGTCGTCGGCGAAGGCCCTGCCGTAATGCTGGGCGACCGTGCGAGACAGCATGGCGTAGTCGGCCGGAAGCTGGCGGCGAACGTCTCCATTCTTCATCATGGCGGCCATGCGGGGACGAACTTCGTCCAGTGGTGCCTTGGCCTCGATCATCGCGTAGACGGTGTCGATGGGCTCGCGTGCGGCGGCTTGCGCTTCCAACTGGTCGCGGACGTTTTCCATGGCAAGCTGCGCCCGCTCGCGCATCTTGTTGGCGGTGTGGTCGAGATCGTCAGCGCGGCGCAACAGGTCCGTTGCAACCTCTACCGGCGTGGTGGTGTTCTCGTCAAACCTCGGGTCCAAAATCGAGAATAGCCGACCCTTGTTGCGGTCGCACAATGCGAACTGGATTACGGGGTCGCCAGCCGAGTCCGAGACGAACTTTTGGGCCACGATACATGAGATGATGTTTCGCAGGGCAGCCAGATCAGCATTGCTGACTTCCGGCCACGCGCCCGAGTTCGGTGACGCTTCGGGGTATACACGAGTGGCCAGGAACTCATCCAGCAGTCCGTTGAGATAATCTCGACTATCCATCACGCCCGTTGCTCTTCGGTGTGGGCGGTGCCCCCGTAGGCGAGGCGGTTGTAGACCTCGCGGAGGACGTCCTCGTCCTCGAACTTGGTCTCATAGACGGAAATGATCTTCGCCATGCGGAACACGCGGCGGTCCACCTCGGCGAGTTCGGACCACAGGCATCCGTTCACCGGGAAGGCGTCGGCGGCGTATTCGGTGATGGCGGTCGCACGCTGCTGCCCGTCGATCAGCCAGGACGAGAAGCGCGAGGCATAGGTCTCAGCGACGTTGACGACCAGCGAGCCAATGGGGAGCCCGGCCCAGATGGATTCGATCAGGGCAACCTTCTGTTCGAGCGACCACGTGGCCGGACGCTGGAAGGGCGGCAGAATGAAGGGCCCACAGTAGCGTTCGCCCTCCTGAAGGGGACGCAGGCGGTTCTCCTCGATCTGATCGATCAGGAAAGTGAGGGGGCGGGCCATCGTGGACCCGGTGAACCACGGCACCGGCATCTTGGCGCCAGAGGCGGCATGCTTTTCAGCATAGCTGCGGTCGCGAGCCGTAAGAGTGTGTGCGGGGCGGGGGTCAATCAGGGCCATGACGTCAATCTAGTCGATCTGCATTACTTGTCAAGAAAATAGTTCAGCAGCACGCGAGCGGGCGGGCCAAGTCGGCGATGGCTCCGGTGACATCCGAATCTACCGGCACGTCGCATTTATCCTTGGCCGAAATCGAATAGGCCGAGCAACCGTTGCGGAAGCGGACGATGTAGACGCGACCGTCGAACTCGACCTCGACGGGGTCCTTGTAGCCATTCTCGATCACCGGATAGGCGACGTCGGCCGCAACCCGGCTGCCATCGTCGTTGATGTAGAAGGCGATCTTGTCCGGCTGGCCCGGCACCGTGCTGGTGGCTCGCGGGTCGGCGGCCTTGGCGATATCCTGCAAGACCATCCGCAGGGCGAGGCCCTCCTGGTCGTTGTGGAAGTCAGCAGAGACCGAACGCAGCATGATCTCAGCCGCTTCGGCGAGCCGGTCAGCGTTCGCGGCGCGGGCCAGGGACAGGCGGTGACGACGGTCGAACTCTTTCACGGCCTCGGGGGTTCCGGCGCCATGGCGGCAGGAAACCTCAGAAAGAATGTCAATGGCGAGCTTGGCCGCCTTGACGGTTTCGAAGGACAGATTCCCCGGAATGGCGTTGACGCCATTTTCGTCCAAGACGTCAAAAGCCGCGTCCCAGAACGAAATGTTGAAACCCCGATAGGTGATCTTGCGAACCATTGTGTCCTCCGTTCAGCGGCACAATAGCCGAGCGCGATGACTTGTCAAGTAATTATGTTTCAGACTCCATGAGGTCTTCCCACGTCGGTAGTTCACCCTCGCGGAATTGTCGCTCAATGGTGTGGAGGATGAGCCCATCATACCGTTTGTGGCGGTGCACGGCATTGATGTTCATATAGGCGGTGCAGATGTCGCCGGGTCTGGAATCCGGGGGAAGGATTCCATGACTGGCGGGCGTATAGATGCGATCTTCCTCAAGATCGCCGTCAATGAGGCCATCTCCGATCATTCGGCAAATGAACGTCAGGGGCTTGACGGTGACGATGTGGAACATCGTCCGGTAAAACATTAGGCAGTGGAACCGTTCACACGCGGCGCACCACTGGTGCTCTACGTCCTTGGGGTGCCAGGACCGACGCCCACACGTCGGGCATTCGATTGACGCCTCGGTCATGCGGTTCCCCTTGTGGCGGCGAGCAAGGTCAGGACGAAGGCCGCGCGATCTTCGTCGTCGGCCCAGCGCATGTTGGCCTCGGGGTCTGCCTCGTCGAAATCGACATCTTTCCAAGCTTGCCCGTCGCGCTCCATGGCATGAACGAGCAAGGCGTGGCCGCCACCGCTATCGCACATAAGGCAGTGGAGTCCGCACGGAAGAACCAGCATGGCGTAATCGCCCGGCATGGCGAACTCGAAGAACTCGCCAAAGTCGGGGATAGGGAGGGGGTGCTGACCCAGATAGGCGGTCAGGTGTTCGGTCAGGAGTTCCATATGCGGTCCTCCAGATACATCGCCAGACCCTGCGGGTTCATGGCGAACTCGGCCGCATCACTGGGGTGCCAGAAGGAGATGCCGATCTTGAACTTGTCCCAGCCCTCAATACGCCACCGGCCCCGAGATTCGTAGTGGAGCCATCCCAGAATGTTGAGCATGACCCAACGAGGAGTCACAGACAAGTCGGGCTCGTCTGGATATTGGGGCGGGACGATTTGGACCTCGATATACTGGGTCTCATCGTAGCCACCACGGAAGTCTACTCCGTTGCGGACGCGACCCATGCAGGGGTTCTGCGTCGGGTGGAGTTCTTCCACAAAACGTTTCTGATTTTCCGTCCGGGGTTCCAGATGGTCTCTCGAAGACACCCCAACGCCCGGTCGATTATTCAACGCCTCCCAGCAGGGAATCATGGCCGGGTCTCCAGATAGGAGAAGGCCTGTTCACCGAGCAACATGAGAGCTACGAAGTCGGTGTGATCGGCCAGACCCACGGTGACCTGGGGCGGATTCTCTCTTCTCGGAAACTCCGTATAATCAATCGGCGCACGAAACGGTGGCGAGATTTCCCATGTCGAACGGCTGTGTTCGGTCAACCACGCCACCAGCGAGAGCAACGGGGAATCCATCAGCCAGCGGGAAGTCAGCGGTTCTTTGAACACCAGCACGACTTTGTGGGCGAGCGGCTTGGCGGGCTTGTAGCTCCCCCATTGCTTCAGCGTGCGGGCGTTTCGAAGCGCACCCTTGATCGTGTAGATGAAGTTGACCTCGTGCGGGTTCTGCCCCGTGAGCGAGTTGCGATTCTCCCAGAGGTGCACGGTCGGAAGGGGCTTGATCGACGCGTGGGGCGTGAACTGCCGCCGTTTCACCGCTGGCTCTCAGCCATCTTCCACTGCGGAATCAGGGTCAGCAGAAGGTCGTCGATGGTTTGGATATTCTGGGTGATCGACGCCCGCGTGTTCTCCATCATCTGGAGGAGTTGGGCGACCGACGTCTGGCCATTCACGAGCGTGCGCTGACGGGTCTGCACGACCTGGATGTCGTGCGGGTCCGACAGGGTCTCGTAGAGGACCGAGAAGGTCAGGACATCCAAGCGCAGGGTGTCGAAGCGGGGGCGGAGATCGGCGATCTCGGCTTCCAGCGGAACCAGGAGGTCGGCGAGGTCGGCGCGAATGCGGTCCATCTGGCCTTCATAGAAGGAGACGGGCTTGCGGTTGAAGCGGTCCATGAAGGACGGCGGCTTGTTCGCGGCGTTCTGGGTCTCCTGAATCCACTGCGCGGCGTTCAGGGTCGTGTATTTGTTGACGAACTCGGCGTTCTTGACCGTCACGGTGCGGAGGGTTTCAAGACCGCGCTGGCCCCAGTCCATCCACTCGCGGGCGGTCTGGCTGACCGCTTTGTCCAGTCGGGGACGGAAGCGAATGTTCGACGTCGTCTGGGGGTCGATCTCGAAGGCGCGCTCCATCAGGCGGTCGATCTTGTCGTCAATCGTGACGTTGTACGGATTTGGCACGGGCTTGACGGGCTCCACACGAGGAGGGGAAGGACGGGGAGGTGCCAACGCGCGCGGCGGCGCCACCGGCTGGGGCTTCGGAGCGGGCGGCGGGTTGTTGCGCAGCCGGTCCATCAGCGAGCGCGGAGCGGCCGGTTCCGGCAGGGCTGCTGCTGGCGCGATTGGCTTCGGCGGCTTCGGGGTCAAGTGGGTCTCCGGGAGGCGGATGGCGCGGGGCTCGAAACGGGTCGGGTCCAGAGCTTTCGGCTCGGTATTGACGCCGTTCCGAACGAACGGAACAACAACTTGGGAGGCTGGCGCGATAGGCTTGGGTTCACCGGCAACATCCGTCGCCTGTGCTTTCAGCTTCTTCGTTGAACCCTTATCGCGCGCCACTCTTGAACTCCCATTCTCACCTCTGCCACCGTAAGGGGAACTAGGTTAAAAGTCCAGACTTTATTTTACATTTCGGTGGACGAAAAAAGGCGGGCCCGAGGACCCGCCTTTCCGTCGTCTAACAGCCGGGGAGGGCGGGTTAGCCGACCACCTGCGCGTTGGGGGCGTAAACGCCCAGCAGGCCGCGCAGATCGGTGTTGAAGCCCTGGCCGATGGCCTTGAAGGCCCACGAGCCGTCCGACTTCTTGTAGACCGAGCCGAACTGGATGGCGGTCGAGTCGTGGTAGTCCTCGGTCAGGTCGTAGCGGGCGACCTCGACATTCGTCTCGGCGTCCACGATGCGGATGTAGGCGGCGCGGACTTGGCCGAAGTTCTGACCCTTGGAGGCGGCGTCGTAGATGGTCACCATGCAGGCGATTTCCTGGAGATGCGCCGGGACCTTCGACAGGTCCAGAACGATCTGCTCGTCGTCGCCATCGCCGTCGCCGGTCAGGTTGTCGCCCGAGTGGGTGATGCCGCCGCACGGCGAGTTGAGGTTGCGGTAGTAGATGAAGTAGTCGTCACCGATCAGATGGGGGTCGCCGCCAGCGTCCGGCGCACAGCCGAAGGCCGAGGCGTCGAGGTCATAGGTGGCGCCGGTGCCGGGATTGGCGTTCCAGCCGAGGCCGACGATGAACTTGGTGTGGCCGTCGTCCTTGCCGAGAGCGACGCGACCGCCTTTGTCGAGATTGATACCCATGGTCTTATGGTCCTTCGAGAGTTGAACAGAGGATGAGTGAGAGCCCAAGAAAGGGCGGGCTCCCGGAGGTTGTCAGGTGCCCGGTTGATTGATCACGTGGGCTTGTTCGAGTTTCTTGTCCTTGCGATTGGCCAGGATGGAGTGTCCGAGGGCTGCGCCGATCAACGCCGCGCCGATGAGACCCGTAATCCATTCGGGCAGTTCGATGCCGACGCCGCTCAGGAACATGATCGCGGCCAGTGCGATGATCGCGTAGAAGGCCCCGTGTTCGAGGTAACGAAACTCGGCCAGCGTCCCCTTGTCAACCAGATAGATGGTCATCGAGCGGACGAAGAAGGCGCCGACACCCAAGCCGAGGGCGATGATGACCAGCAGGTTCGTCAGGGCGAACGCGCCGATCACGCCGTCGAAGGAGAAGGATGCGTCGAGCAGTTCGATGTAGAGGAAGCCACCGACGCCAGCACGAATGACCTTCTTGCCGGTGCCGTCGTCCTCACCACCGCCGAGCAGGGTCCCCATGGCGTGGGCGGCGATGAAGGCGCCGACGCCGAAGATGGCTGCCAGAAGGGCCGAGATGCGCTCTTCGCCGAGGCCAGCGGACGCGAAGACGGCGACCAGAATGACCAGAATGGCGGACAGGCTTTCGATCTCACCGGCCTTGCCGAGCTTGCTCTCAAGGGCTTCCCACCAGTAGACCTGACGCTCTTCAAAGAAAAAGGCCAGACCGACCATGGCGAGGAAGGCGCCGCCGAAGAAAGCGACCTCGTGATGGACCTCGTGCATCCTGGCCTCATAGGTGGCCGGGTCGAACAGGGCGATGTTGATGACGTCCACGGGGTTCATGTTCGCCGCGATGGCGACGACCGCGATGGGGAAGACAATCCGCATACCGAACACGGCAATCCAGATACCCCAGGTCAGGAAGATGCGGCGCCACTTGTCATCCCAGTTCTCCAGAATGGTGGCGTTGACGACGGCGTTGTCGAACGACAGGCTCGTCTCAAGGACGGCCAGCACGGCGACGACCCACGCCATGGTGAGCGTGGCGGCGATGGTGCCGCCCGTATAGTATCCATAGACGCCGCCCGCGATGATGGCGATGACGGCGAAAATGAACGAGCCACGGAAGTAGCTCATGAAAGATCGTTGCGGCACTTGGGCCCCTTTTCTAGAAATGCACTCTTTGAGCAGAGAAGGAACCGGGGGCGGCTGCCCGCCCCCGGCAGGGTGAATCAGGCGACGGCGGGTTTCGCAGCCGACGTGGCGAACTTCGACACCCACGCGACGAGTTCGTCGGTGATCATGGCGCGATAGAGTTGCTCGTCGGTGTTGCGGAAGCCGTTCATCTTGACGAAGCCGACGTTGGGAAGCTCGTCGGCCAGGGTCGAGAGCAACTCGAACTCTTCTCCCTGGTTGTTGATGCCGATCATCTGGAAGTAGATGTTGTGCTTCTGCGCGTCCTTCAGCACGGCCCGGACAGCCGAGATGGTTTCCTGCGGGGCCCCGTCCGTGATGAACAGGACCATGACGGGCTCGTCGGAGCCGCCGATGTTCGCCGTCTGCTGCACGGTTTTGGCGCCGAAGCCGAGGAAGCCGCCCTTCTTCTGGGTGGTCGTCTGGGTCTGCGCCGCGCCGAACATCCGCGACGTGATATCGCGCAGGCACGGCGAGTAGAGGGTGCCGCCCCGGACGCCCAGACGCTTGGACCGCACGTAGGTGCCGTAGTCGGCTTCCGACGCCTGACCGATGTAATCGGTGCGGTCGTCGAACTGCCACATGTCGAAGGCGCCGTCATCATCGAACGTCTTGGCGACGCCGAGAAGCTGGTCGAGAACTTTCTGGACGCTGCCGTCCTCGAATTCATCCTTCATCGAGTAGGAGATGTCGATGGCGACGGCGACACGCATGGTCGGCGCCGTGGCCAAGCCCTTGTCGAGCAGCACGCGCTGAACGGTTTCGGCTTTCTTGTCGAGTTCGATGGGCATTCTGGGTTTCCCTTAGAAGGTCGCGGTTTGTTCGATCTGCTTGGCGGAGTTGCCGCCCGGCAGAGCGCGGCCATACTCGGCCATGCGGGTGTGAAGATCGGCCGACAGGCGTTCGATCTTCGGTGCCTCCGATTGCAGCCGGGACTTCATTTCGGCGCGGATGCGTTCGACTTCCTTCAAGGAATCGAACACGGCCTGCTGGTTGTGCTCCAGCGTCTTCATGTCGATGTTCGACCTGGAAAGCTGAGTGTGGACCTTGGACGTGTTGGACTTCAACAGGTCGGCGTTCTGGATGATGGCCGCGTTGGTGGTGTTGCGCACCGCCTCCGCCATGTCCGCGCCTTGCTGCTGTTCCTTGTTAATGATGTAGAGGGCGAACGTCCGTTGCAGGGTCGGGATGGTGGTGACCTTGATGTCGTCGAACGTCTGCGACAGCGCGATGGAGTTCATCGCCATCAGCTTGATCTGCGGCCCGGTTTGCTCGGACAGCATCTGCCCGCGCCTCAGGTCGTCGATGCGCTTCTCGGCGAAGGTGATCACCTGCTGCCAGTCGGCGGCCTTCTGCGCCGAGAAGGCGTCGGCCTCGTCCACGACCGGCTGGTTGCTGCGCATCCACTCGACGCGCTCCTGCATGGCCGCGATGGTCTGACCGAGTTCCTCGTGATATTCTTCGTTGGCGTTGAACATCTCTTCCAGATCGGCGACGCGACCACGGAAGAAGCCGACACGCTTATCGACTTCGATGACGAGGCCGCCGACCTGTTGGTCCACGGTCTGATAGTGGTTCAGCAGTTGCTGCTTGGACTTGCGGAACCAGCCCAGAATGCCGCCCTTGCCGAGCTTGCTCGGGTCGTATTCCTTCGCCTTGATGAGGAGTTGGCCGACCAGCTTGCCGAGTTCGTCCATGTCGCCAGCCTTGGCGACGGACGTGATCTTGCCCGAGATGGCCGCCGTCTTGACCAGCGTGGTTCCGCCCATCTGGGAGATTTCCGTGATGGACAGCGGGGCCTGCTGGACCGCGACCGCTGAGCGGGTCGGCGCCACTGACAGGATGGGCGGAGCGGGCGGGGCCGCGACCGGGATTTCAGCCAGGATGGTGGCCTGCTGCACGGAGGGCGTTTCGGCTTTCTTGCGTGACGGCGTCGGAGTGATTTTGACGGGCTTGGGTTCGGACATGTTCAAGGGACCTTTCTTAGATCAGATGGGCTATCTAGCATGGCGGGTATTACTTGCATAGGGTTTTTTTGGTTCGACCACTATGATTTCTGCATCGATCATCATGCGCATTACAATCTGATCTTTGTCATTGGAAAATAACAAAATTTGGACACGGTCCATATCAGCGCACAAGGCCAACCAGGGCGATAGAACCGTTCCAGCACTGATCAGATCAGCGCAAGCACTGGCGATGGCGAAATGATTGTCGATGGTATCCCGATAGATGAGATAGCTGGTGAAACCAGAGAAACCAGGGCCGGAGAAACCACCGATGTGCGGTAGAATCAAATCATAGGGCCAGTCCCACGACGTCACTTCGGCGGGACGGTTGACTTCGTGTCTCGGCACCATGCCGACGCGGGTGCACTCGTAGGGTTCGATGTCACCCTTGAAGAGGTCTTGCAGATTAGCGAACGGCATGGGTGACCTTCTTGGTTGGAGACGGGAGTACCATTCCGCAAACAATAATGGCGTCGATTTCGGACGAGAACATAAGAACGATCAGGTGTTTGTTAGCGTCACCCCGACCATGCTGAGCGATCTGCACTGCCGACCACGGGCGCAAAGTTACGTCCATCTTCGCAAGCTCTGAGCCGACCCGCCGCAAATCCTGCAACACCTCTCTGCCCTCATAGTAGACGTGAATGTGGAGCTTGTGGTCAGGGCGGCCGATTATGGTCGCGTCGCTGACGTCACGAAGCTTGAGGTGAGTGCGCAGGGAACCATAGGGGCCGCAGAAACGGCCCAGGTTGAAGTAGTTGAGGTCGGCGGGGCGCGGCTGGTCCACCATCGTGAACTGGCAAATGCGCTCTTCATCATACCACATCAGTCCTCCCGCAGGATTTGCTGAGCGCGGGCGCGGAGCCGATAGAGTTGATAGATGTATTCGCACTCCGTGAGGGTCGTGCGGGTCTGGTCGTGATTCCCGATGGTGTGGACGAGGCAACTGTCGCCGCTCTCGATCAGGGCGATGACGAAGCCGTCGTTCTGCTCGAAGCAGGCATCATAGGCTGCGGTGATGAGTTCGCGATACTCGCGCGAGGCGCGGGGGTAGGCGGCGCCATCGAACCACAGGGTCTGGCTATCCTGCCAGGAGTTGCCCTCTTGACCGAGCTTCCACGCCCGGTATCCGGCCAGCACGCGAACGTCGGCGGCACGGTCGGCGTCGCGGACCTTCAACGATTGCAGGAAACCTTCAATGCTCCCGAAACGGATGTCTCGGAAGGTGAATGGATGGAAGGTCAAGTTCGACAGCGTCTTGCCGATGCCTTCCTGATTGAAAGAGCATTCCAGCGTCTTCATCAGTATCTCTTGTTCAGCGTCACGGCGGAGCGGGCGCGATCTTCGTGGACGCGCCAGTTCTTCTCCACGTAGTCCTGGCGCGTCTGACCGGGAGCGACCGGCCGAGCGGGCGAACCACCATCATCGAAAATCTCACTCGCCATCAGCCGGGCAATCCGGTTTTGCTCTCGGCGAGAGTTCTTTTTCGGAAAAGATTTCAGGCGAACTTTTTTCATCTCGGCCTCACTCGAATGGCGTCTTCCGTGCAGGCAGAGAGGACTTCCGCCCAGCCATTGTGGGACAGGTTGCTCCTATCCAGAATGGCTTGGGATTCTGCGGGCAGTCCTTTGATTCCGAGGTTGGATATGACCGTGAGGAGGTGACCCTTTATGGCGAAGCCAACTACGTTGGAGGCGGCAGCAAGAAGGAGGGCGTCACTCGTCAGAGCCATAAGCTCGTCCGGGATATCGAGGTCGAGTTCGAGCGTGATCTTTTTCATTCGGGCAAAATCTCAATGGTGATCATCACCTTACGGCCTTCGAGTTCGTCCATGGCCGGGTGGCGGGGGCCCTTGTCGCCCCAGTCGTCCGCGTCATGCCAGCTTTGCAATCGGACAAAGATTTCTGGATGATCGATGCTCACGCAGGACAGGTCTTCCGCGATGCGGGCTTGGCCACCATCGTCGAGATGGGTTTCGATGCGACCAGTGAACGCGAACATCCCTAGGCACCTTCGAGGAATGCGAGATCGTTTGCACTGATGCGGAGATCAGTGAGTTCGTCGTGGTTGGCCAAATTGAGGAGCGTGCGGGCGCGGTCCAACCGGGGACCATGGACCGTCGCCACCGCGTCGTCGATTTCGTGCTTGCGCGCAGTCAGGAGCTTTTCGGTTGACGTGAACCAGCCATGGCGTCGCTCGCCCTCGCGGGCCAGGAGACGTTCACGCGTCTCGTCGGCCTCGGCTTCTGCCCGATGGATGAAGTTCTCGCACATGGACCGCAGGGCATCGCGGGTGATTCTTCCAGACGACTCAAGCATTTCCGATTTCCTTGCTCAGCCCGAGTTCCTTCTCGGCGGCAGCCACGAATGCGCACCACACCGAGGGCGGCATGCCTTCGTGCGGGCTCGGGATATCTGGGCCGTGCGCCTCGCGGGCGATCTCCCACGCGCGCACCTCGGTGGGGTTGCGACCAATGAAGGGGTCGCGAGCCATCGGCACGCCGTTGAAAAGCGAGATGGCGTTCAGGCGGCCGATGGCACAGATGAACGCTCCGATGCGCGGGCCCTCTTCGGAACCGAAGACGGTCTCATAGATGACCCGGAACCATGCACGGAGGTCGTCCGCATAGCCCCGCGTCTTGCCTACCTCGTAGACGACCGTCTGGTATTCCTCAGCCGTGAGGCCATCGGCCATCTGTTCGAGTTCATAGGCGAATTCGTAGAGGGCAACCTTCTCCATCTTGGTCGCCACGCGGGGCTTCATGTGCGGATAGACCTCACCAGCACAGTAGTTGACCACCGTCTGCGCCAGGGCATGGACGCGGGCGATCTCTTCCTCGGCGATGGGACGATTCTGGCTCAGATACTGGAGGAGGATGCCGGGGTCCGGGGCGCGCGAAACCGACGCCATGTTGACCAACATCGCGTAGGAGGTTTCGGTGGTGAGCGGCGCGGGCGGGGCGGCTCGGTGGATATGCCACGACGGCGAATCCGGCGTGACTGCTTCCAGGTCTTCGAGATAGTCGTCCTCGGCGCGTGGGATGACGCCAACGTGGAGCTTCTTCGCCGCCGTGGGGTTGCCGAACATGAAGTAGGACAGACCCTCGCGCGAGCCATAGCGGAGCCATTGCTCAACCGAGAGGCCGTTGCCCCGCGACTTGCTGATCTTCTCGCCATTCTCGTCGAGGAACATCTCGTAGGTCATCTGCACGGGCGGTTGGCTGCCCAGAACGCGCACGATCTGGTTGCCGATCTTGACCGACTCGATCAAGTCCTTTCCCGACATTTCGTAGTCGGTGCCGAGCGCAGCCCAACGCATGGCCCAATCGACCTTCCATTGAAGCTTGGCGTTGCCATCCGTGACCACGTTGCCGGTCTGGCAGCCGAACCGGTCATCGTAGAGGAGCAAGCCGCGATGGTTTTGCGATAGACGGGTTCCGGTCTGGAGCAGACGCCCCTCCTGCGAGAGGGGCATGAAGGCGCAGTAAGTCGCGCGCCGCTCTTCGCCAAGCGTCGGGAGAATGATGTCCAGGATGGCGTCGTGATGATCGAAGACGTTGAGGAGTTCGTCGTTGAAAACGCCGGAGTCATACGCCCGCGTCGCCGAGACGAAGAAATGTTCGATGCCGAGGTTGGCCAGGAACGCACGGAGCTTGGCGTTGTTCGCGGCGCCGAAGCTCTCATAGATGTCATCGGGGTCCCGAACGCTCGTCAGGGGCTTTCCGAAATCCTCTTCCATCCACGCCGGGAGACCATCGGGAACCTTGCGGAAACCATCGAAGTCATCGCTGACGACGTAGAGGGCAGTCTTGATGCGGTCTCCAGTCAGGTGCCGGAAAGCGTGCTGGACCCACGAGGTCCGCACGACTTCAGCGAAGGTGCCGATGTGCGGGGCACCCGAAGGGCCGTAGCCGGTCTGGAAGGTGACCTGACGCCCGGACAGTGCCGGGAACGCAGTGATGAGTTCCTCGACCCGACCCTGCGACAGCAGGGCCATAGCGTCCTTCAGAGCAGCACTCGGCAGGCGCGTCTTTACGACGTGACGCAGAACGTCGATGGCTTGGCGATGCGGCCAGGAGCGAAGAGCGGCAGAGGGCAGGAAATCCATCCTGACAAACTACCGTCTTTCATTTTTTCGTCAACTAAATTGAAGGAGGAACTTCAAAGGTCGCGAGAAGGCGGGCGCGCGCGGCGTGAAGGGAAGCCAAATGCATGTCCCCCATGGCGAGCGTGCTGAAATCGACCTCCGAAATTGCACGGTCGATGGCGTTGAGCATTTCCTCGTCGGTGATGGGGTATTCGAGAATGTTTCTCATGGCATTGCTTGCAGAGGGGCGGGAACGAGACCGATGAACTGGTCAGGGCAGTAGGCCCCGAGTTCGTGATTGCCTTCATGGTCCATGGACCACACGACCAAATCACCGAAGATGATCTCTCCGGTGTTGGTGAACCCGGTGATATCTCGCGTGATTTCCACGATAGAATAAAAGGGTTTGACGTCGATATGGATATACCAGAAGCCCGGCGAGAGCTTGTCGTGCGGGACGCTATTCCTCACGGTCTTGAATCGCCTGTGTGAGACGGTTGATCGCCATGACGGTCAAAACACCAGCCACCACTGACGCCAAGGCATCGCCAGAGAAACCAGTGGAATTACGAGAAATCTGATATGCGCGCTTGACGTCCTCGGTCAGCGTTTCGTCTTCACTCATTTGAAACCTTCCGGGGTGAGGAGTTCGGCACCACCGAGACGATCTTGCAGGACGCCAGGGATGCGGACGTTGCCGTCCGGCTCCTGATAGTTTTCCAGAATGGCCACGAGGGCGCGGCCAACAGCGACGCCAGACCCGTTGAGGGTATGGACGAAGTCAGTTCCCTTGCGGTGCGGGTCCGACCGGCTCCCGCGACGGCAGCGAGCATCCATGCGGCGAGCTTGGAAGTCACCGCAGTTCGAAATCGACGAAATCTCCCGATAGGTGTCCTGGCTCGGGACCCAAACTTCGAGATCGAACGTCTTGCGAGCCGAGAAGCCCATGTCACCGCTGCACAGGAGAATGCGGCGGAACGGCAGGCCGAGCAGACGCAGGATGCCTTCGGCGGCTTCCAGCATGTGGATATGTTCGGCTTCCGAATGCTCGGCGGCGACGACCGAAACCAACTCGACCTTGTTGAACTGGTGGAGGCGAATCATCCCCTTGGTGTCACGACCCGACGAACCAGCTTCGCGGCGGTAGCAGGGCGTCAGGGCAACCATGCGGTGCTGGGGTTCCGCGTCCATCAGGGTTTCGCGGACCAGATTGGTCAGGGAGACCTCGGCGGTCGGGATAAGGAAACGGGTGTCCTCGGTCCAGAGATCAGTCTCTCCGGTATGGAACATGTCGTGGCCAAACTTGGGAAGCTGACCCGTGCCCAACATGGCGTCGGGCTTGACGATGTGGGGTGGCGTGACCTCTTCCCAACCGTTGGCGACGTGGGTGTCTAGCATGAACTGCCCGAGCACGCGTTCCAGTCGGGCCAGAGAGCCCCGCAGGGTGACATAGCGCGAGCCCGACATCTTGACCGTCTGTTCGAAATCCATCCCGAGACGCTCGCCGATGGCGACGTGATCGAGCGGGTTGGCGATCACGGGTAGATCGCCCCAGATTGCGGTCTGGACGTTGTCTTCCTCACCAACGCCGAATGGGACGTCTGGCGCGGGCAGGTTGGGGAGTGCCAGAGCAGCGGCCTGTGCCGCTTCTTCGAGCTTTTCGTGATGGGCGGCCGAGCGCACCTCGGCGTCCTTGAACCCGGCGACCTGGGACTTGAGTTCCGCGATCTGCTCTGCGTTGGCGACGGGGTCTCGCATCAGAGGGCCAATCTGACGGCTCAGATGCTTTATGTTTGCTGCGGCCTCTTCGACGATGCGAAGATGAGTCTTGGCGCCACTATGAAGTTCGGCAATCTGCTTGACCCTTTGGGCATCCACTCGACCCAACGACCGGGTGATGAATGCTTCGGGGTCAGACGTGATTGCTTTCAGATCGTGCACAAAGGTCTCCAGAGCGCATTCGTCGCGTCCCAAGCAAGGGCCGCGAAGGGAATTGTAAGCTCTGTTTTACCCACAACCACTACGATAAGTCTAGTGTTTTTTGGGCCATGGGTGATCTTGTGGATGACGCCTATGACGCCGTCCACGAGGATGCGGTGGAAGGGCGCGGGACGATGCAGACAATCGATCATTTTCAAACCAATCTCGGGCTACCAAAAAATGGTAACTGCGCGCGGGTCGCTCGTCAACCGGCTTGAGATTATTTAGGGCTACATCGTTGACTTAATGTCCGGCTCATATTTGTCGAGCCGCTTCTTGAGTTGGTCCCGCTCTGCCCTGAGGAGCATGTTCTCCTGCCGGAGTTTGTGCTCGGTGTGCTCGGCCTCGCGGGCGAACTCCTTCATGGTACGGTTCATGAGAATGATGCGGACGCGGGAGATCGACAGAAGGATTTTGACCATCTCGGTCATGGCTGTCGTGATTCCCGACATGTCCACGTAAGTGGCCGCATCGGTCTTGAATGTCGTGGTCCCTTGCTGGGCGAGGAGATAGGCGACAGCGGCTTCGTCGAAGATCAAGTCAGCGTCCAGGTCTTTCTCGTAGATCATGTATTCGCCGGGAGCCTTCGACAGAGAATGCGTGGCCCGAACCCAAGACGAGATGAGCCCGACGTTGAACTCCTGGTTTTCGATGTTGATGTCGTCGCCGCAGTTCCCCTTGACCTGTTCCCAATACCGCCAGCACTCTTCGACGATGGCGGCGATCTTGGGATTGACGGCGATCTCATGGTCGGCGGTGGTGTTTTCTTTCTTGAGACGCTGGACTTCGCCCAAGGCGTAGCGGACGACGCCACGGACGTGACCAACGAAGGCCGACTGTGTGTTGGTGCCATGGTGCTCGATAGCCTCCAAGGCTTTCTGGTAGACCGCCATGATGTGGCGGTCACGGTCCTTGATCTCCAAGGCACTGCGGAGCACCCGCGAGACTTCGCCTCTGTGTTTGGGGTCAAGGAGGAGTTCGGCGTCAGACATCCTTCCGCCCTTTGATGTCATCAATGGCGTTCTGGATGCGGCGCCCCACCTCGGCCGTATAGGCGAGCGTGCCGCCGCCTTCGGCGATGCGATTCTGGGCTTCGACAACGTCTTCCTCTGAGCACATGTCAGAGGCGTAGGTGCACACCCAGGTCCCGATAGCCTCTGCCGCCGCATTGAGAGCGTCGGTCACGGATTCAGACTGCTCGCGCACAAGGCGGGCGTGAAGAAGATCGCGGATGAACAGGCCGAACCCGCACGCGTAGGCGGTGACCTCGAAAATCTTGAACTCCCTCGGGGTCATATCGGTGACGGCGCACGGGAGCTTGGGTGTGCGGTCGATGTGCTGAGAAGCCCAATGATAAAGCTCACCGAGTTCACCCCGAAATCGTTGACTTCCCTTGGGGGCCTCGGGGGTATCAATGACGTCGATGATGGATTTTTGGTTCACGACCTTCTCGACCGGGTCATCGCCGTCGAACACCGCCGTCGAGAACACCCCACAGGTGCCACAATACATGCCATAGCTGGCCATGGCTGGTGTCCAGGTATGACTGCACTGGTTCGCTATGTGGGCGAACAGAGCACGCAGAATAGCGCGCGCCATGCTGTGATGGGTCAACCCTTGGGCCGAGGTCCCATCCTCTCCTGAAAGACGGATGAGGCATCGCCATTCGGGGCTGCGGTCTGGGTCCGAATCGATCAGGACACGAACGCGGGTCCCGGCCAGGAGGGAAACAAGAACCAGAGCATTTTCCGAGGAACCCGCATAGTCGAGAGACCGATATCCGGGCACGTCCCGGCAAGCCGAATCGATCTCTTGGTTGACGACGGAGTCCGGTGCCGTGCGATCAGACACCGCGTCGGCTACGTTATGGAGGTCTCTGATTTTCGAATACATGATGGCCCTATCGGTAGGCGGGGTCGGTTGCGTCGAGGACGTCCTTCGGCCACTGCTCGAACATGGCCGCATAGGTGCGGAAGCATGCCGTCCCGATGATCATCTGCACGGGGGCCACCTCAAGTTGGCGGGCCACCCGCATCGTCCAAGGGGAACCGGATTCAACGACGAAACGAAAAATGTCGTTCAGAAACGCCTGATGGTGCTTGAGGGAGAAATCGATCATGACCACAACGGCGAGACCGAGATCATCCTCAACCAGATTGGCGAAGCGACCCGTGTATGAGAGATCGCCGCTCGCATCGACTTCGTTGGCCCGCAGAGCAATCAGGGGAATGGCCAGACCGTGTTGGTCGTCGATGGTGAACCACCGCCATTCGCCGTCTTGCCTGCGGTCCCGGATATGACCTTCTCCGACCGCACAATAGAATGAGGCCGGATACTCGATCATTTCGTGTCGTCGCCCTTGCGGCGGTTGACCCGCTCCATGAAGATGCCGAAGGCCGCCATCGCGGTGCCGCGCAGAAGGCGGGTGTCCGGGACCAGCGTCTTGGCCTTGGCGTAAAGGTCGGTGACGGTGCGCTCGACGTTCTCACGCGAGACCGCGTCCGTGGCCGCCGACTTCAGGGCCGAGGCGACCTCGTCGAGCGTTCGGATGTTGGCGTAGGGGGCCGTGTCGCGCCGAAGGCCGCCGTCCTTGCCCTTCCATTCCAGGTGGACGATCATGTTGGTGTCCGCGCCACGCGAAACCAGCACCGCCTTGGCGAGGAAATCCCCCTTGGCTTTGTCGGCGACGTAGACGACCTTGCCCTTGATCTTTTTCTCGATGGTTTCGATGGTTGGGTCGGCGTCGATGCGTTCGTCGCGGCTCTGAACAGGCATGGTAAGTCCTCAAGGGGAAAGCGAGATTACCTCTATCCCATATACTAGCCAGACGTGCAACGGTTTTTTCGCACCACGAAATCTTCTGGTTATTTCCACAATCCCAGGCTATTGACGCGGAACGGACCAATGAGATTTCCGTTGGCTCGTCAGGAGGACAGTATGCGGAAAGTCATGTTTGTGATCGGTCTCGTGGGCTCTGCCGTGCTGGCTGGCCTTTGGCTCGCCAAGGACATCAGGCCTCCCGAGCCTGATCGTCGGATGCCGACCGTCGTTGACCCGGAGGTCAGGATTGTGGTCGTGGCCCCGCCCGCGCAAGCAGTCATGAGCGTTCCCCCACAAGGAACCTACGCGGAGCCACCAGCCGCCTATGTGCGGACAACGCCGTCCTCGCCTCGCGAAGAACCGGCTCACCCGCATCGGGGAGAGCCGCTCTTCTACTAGCCCTTCTGGACCATGACGACCTTGTCGGCAGTCGGGCTGGGCTTGACCGGGTAGCTGAGAGCGAAGAACTCGGCCCAAGCCCGATAGTTGAGTTCGCCGTCCTCGGGACCGTGACGATAGACGAGATCGCGGTTGCCGTTCACGGCGTCGCAGTAAGCCTGAACGTCGGTTTCCCGCAGGGTGTCAGCGCGGTCCTTGGCGGCGGCCAGGGCGTCATGGGACGTCTCGCGGCGCACGAAGATGTAGTCGGCGCCGAACGAAACTTCACGGCCCTCGTAGGTGTGGCGGTTGTAGGTCTTCAAGTCCTGCATGCCGTCGAACGAGGCAGCTTCGAACTTGCTCGTGATGGCTTCGACGAGCTTGGCGGCAGGGCCGTCCCGGTAGCCGATGTTGATCGAGGCACCGCCCGCGTAGGTCTGGCTCCTAACCGAGAACTTGACGCCGGGGAAGCTCTCCTTGAGGGCGGCCCGAATGATCTTCGCGGTTTCGGAGCACGAGAGGTATTTGCGGTCGGTCATCGGTGTTCTCCAGCGGTGTGAGAACATGTATAGGACGAGTCAAAAACCTAGTCAAGCATTTATTTGACAAACTCAGAGCACGAGACGCCAATATCCGGGAGCATAGTCACCGTCAATGGCCACGACCCAGTTCTCTCCCGTCCATTTCAACTGCTTGCTTCTGTTCAGGTTTACCATATAGTGCCGCTCAGTAATGGCCACGCTGGCGTCGAACACGACCGACCATTGACCATTGTTGTATTGGATGATGTCATTTTCAGACGCGACGAGGTTGCCCCAAGCTTGAGTGGAAGCACCGACCGCAGAGACCACCAGATAGCGTTGACCGGAGGCACTAACCGGCAGGCCGTTATCGGGCCAGTTCCGCAGTGGGTCGATGATCGCCAGAACCGGCGAGAGGGTGTTGGACGGTAGGGTGTCGGGGTCGATCTGCCAGAAGAGTTTGTTCGGGTGCGCGTTGTCGTACTGAAGCGTTCCCACGATCTCGTCTTCGTCTTCGAGAACGAGGTTCTTGCTCAGACGAAGTTGGCTCAGGGTCGGGCGAAGGTCTTTCGAATAGTCGTTGATCAAATCAGCCCACGAGTGGAATTCGTTCGCGTCATTCTTCAGTGCTCCCTTGGAGCCCAGCAGAGTAATGGTGTCGCCCGAGACACTGATGCGGTGGTTGCCCGGCGTCACGACGTGTGGTGAGCCGGTGTCACCCTCAATGGTGTCGTCGTGAATGTTCGTGATGATTTTCTCGATGCGACGCTGTTGGGTGATCTTGGCCGGAGGAGAGAGCCAGATCGGAACCCGCAGGGTGATGGTCGCGATTTCGAGATCGTTCTCTCCGCCAGTTCCGATGGGGATTTGACGAGAGGACCAGTTGATGTCCTCGACCTCGACGTGCGTCTTGGCTGTCCAATCCAGCGGATTGTCGGAGTTCTGAATTTCGAACGTGGGGACAATCACGGTCAGGATTTGTTCCAGGAGTTGATGCTTCTGGTCCAGGTTTGAGGTCCAGATATCGACGCTGACCAGCATGTTGAATGGCCGGGGCATCAGGCGTTCCACGGTGTAGCGGTTCCCCGATCTGCCCGTGTACTCGCCGTTCTCATCAACCTCGCGCTCGTGAATTTGGAGCGTGTCGATGTGGGTCAGGTTCTGAACGTCCTCACGGCGCATCGTCAGGCCGGTGTGGGACACCGTGATCATCGGCGCCGCCAGGAGGGTGTTCTCCGAGTTGTTGCGCATGATGTGACCGACGAGGCGATCACGAGAATCGACCCGGCATGGGACCATCTTCAACTGGGGCTCGTCGCCATTGCGCCAGCCGGTCATGTATTGATAGCCCGAGAAGGCGCGGACGATTTGTTCGAGGAAACGCTTCGTCTGCGCGCCATACCAGTAGTCGAGTTCTCTGATCATCAGCTATTTAGACCTGAGAAAGAATGAAGTGTTCGGGACCAAGGGCGCGAGTCAAAGCAACCTTGCCCGGATACGGTCCCGAGATTTCTTCCTCGACTGTCTCAGAGCAACCGTCTTCGGGGTCCACTATCAAGTAATCGATGGGGACGTTGATGACCTGAATGACCGTCGTGCAGCCCTGCTCTTCGGCAAACCAAAGAGCGTCTTCCTCGTCGGTACTCATGTAGAGATAATCAGACTGGCCGCCGTGTGAGGCCCCGTAGGGAGCCCCGGAATGCGGCTGCCAACCATCCTTACAGATCATCTTCGCGTTGTGCGCGCAGGTGCCGTGGTAGAGGGTCAGGAGCCGCAGGCCTTCGGCCAGCTTGATCAGATCGCGCATTAGGCTTCGTTGGTGCTCAGACGGGAATCAGCCAGGGTCGAATGTGCGAGCGGACGCGGGGTCGGGAGACCGGCCGGGTAGCGCATCGCAGAGCAGCGCGACTTCGCGATACGCTGGACGTTGACGGCGTCAGATTGGTTGCCACCGAGAACGTGCAGGGCGTCGGCGTCATGGCCGACAACGAAGCCGACGTGACCACCACCCTCGCGGGTGAAGACCGCGATAGCTCCGAGAACGGGTTCCCGAACGGCGACGCCGAACTTGGCCCACTCGGACGCGCGAACCGCGACCTTGACCGGCACCAGACCTACTTCGTTGATGCAGAATGCAGTGAAGAGGCCACACCACGGCACGCTGTCCTGTTTGTAGGAAATACCGAGGAAGCGGGCGGTCTTGCTGGCCCACTGGAGGATGACGGGGTTGTTTCCGGCGCCGGGATATTCTTTCGTGCCGATGTAACGTTCGGCTACTTCGAGCCATGCGGGTTTCTTAGACATTGGTTTCTCCAAAACGGTGTGTTTTGGGTATTTATCCTCCACCTTATCTGGATTTTCTTTGTCTAAATAGCAGCATGAAAGCTGCTTTTGCTATCCTCGCCACGCTGTTTGTCTTGGGCTGTACTGAACAACCCAAATACGATCACTGCACTCCAGAGCCCGGCCTGCCCTGTGCTGAGCACATGGAAACGCAGGGCAGGGTCACAACTCCCCCAGCGGCGACAGAGTTCTGCGAGCGCAACCCGGAGTTCGAACAATGCTGAAATACACCGTTGATGGAAATAATCGTCTCGTCCTGACCACCAAGGCATGGGCTGAACTCCGACGCGTCAATCGTCTGGGCAATGAGGTCGTGTGGACCTCGGACGAGGAGACCTGGGGCGTCATCGAACGCTGGGATTTCCCGCGCGATGTTGCTAGCGACAAGATCGAGGATTGTGACGGCATCACCCTCTACAAACTCGACATGCTCCTCAAGGCGGGGTTCCCCGCATCCGCGCTTCTCTTTACTGTCTGCAAGACTGAAGAAAATGAGGGTCACGCCGTCCTGTGCGTGACCACCGACCGGGGAGATTTCATCTGCGATAACCGGCACGAAGACGTGCAGGCTTTCGATAAACTCCGCGACGACGGCTACCAGTTCCTCTACCGCACGGTCATCGGTGGCAAACTCGATGGCCTATGGGACCGCATCGGAGAAAACCGTTGAGATACGCCAACCTCCTCGAAGCCATGGCTCGCCACCGAGACGCCACGCCTCCTAAGACGGCCCTCCAGGTCAAGGCCGAACTCGAAGACTATTTCGGAGATGAGTCCAACTATCCAAACAGCATCGAGTTCGATGATCACGACGAGTCCACCCCCGAGATCAATGATCTTTCCGATGAAGAATACGACGCCATGGGCGGCGGGCAACACGTCATGGGAGACCATGGCCCCGCCGTGTTCTGTGATAGTTGGGCCCGCTTCGTTGTCGCCGCCCTACCGGAGCGAGCCAAGAAAATGGGGTTCTGGATGCATGGCGCAGGCGGAATCAACTATGAGGACAACGACGAATCCGCGCTGGCCGACTATTGCGACGGTCACGCCTTCGCCGTGGTAGATGATCGCTTCATCGTGGATGGATGGTTGAAGAACGTCGAGGGACTGTCCCGTCAAGCAGTGTTTGACATGCAGGACCCCGCTGATGCACAACAGATTCGCCATTTCTACGGCAATCCCCAGACGTGGCATGAAGACGAGTAATGCGTCAGTTCATATCTCTCGCTGAGTCCGACCTCACGGAGCGCGCCGAACAGTTTGATGTTCGTGGCCGCGACGTTGTCGTGCACAGCAATCCAACCGCGAACACGCTGGAAGCCCTGCTGGCCAATGCGCAGTTCGGCATGGTGCGTGGCTTTGCGGTCAACAACGACATTTTCTTCTGGGATGCCAGCAAGGCTATCCACGCCGACATCTGGCGTCAGGTTACAGACCAGTTCCACGAGGTCCGCCTGTTCATGATGGGCTTTGATCTCCAAACGGTGGTCGATGATGCGCGTCGGGAATACGAGAAGGCCAACTTCTTCACCTTCATCGAAGACCCCGAGGTCGGTTTCTTCTATGTCGCCGCTGGTGCCGAGGGCGACCTGATGGGCAACCCGGCGTTCCAGCGAATGTTCAATCCGCGCATCATCGACGTCTCTGAGGAGATGAAACGCTCCCTGATCGAGAACACCGGCAACGCTGCTGCGCTCATCAAGGCGATGGCGGAAAAATATCACCGCAGCAACCTGAAGCTCATTGCGCTCAACCACGACACCGTAGAAATTCGATGGCTCCATGTTCCGGCTGGCGAACGCCATGATGGGAAGGGTCGCCAGATCATGACCGACCTTATGCGGACGGCTGATCAACTCAGCGTGGACCTGGAGTTGTTCCCTAGATCGGATGTCGAGTTCGGAAACGCCGAGGACGACAACACGAATGCGCTCGGCCAGATCGATCTTGAAAGCTGGTATGAACGTCTCGGATTTGAGTTCGACGCCGACAGCGATTTGATGTTGCGAAAATCGGCTCGCCCCCTGACGGAACGGATGGAGAAGTTCGATGTCCGGGACCGCGAAGTCATCGTTCATATCGACCCCACACCGAACACGACCAGGAGCCTCATCGCTAACGCCAAATACGGCCTCGTCCGTGGCGTCACGTTCGGGGCGTCGGTCTATATCTGGGACGCCAACTCAGCCATCCACCAACAGATTTACCGTCAGATGACCGACGACATCACCACCGTTGCTCCCTTCATGGCCGCCACGGACTTCGACAAACTCCTCGGCGATGCGGCGGGCGAAATCGGCGGAACTTCCAAGATGGCCTTCTTCACGACCGGCGACGTGTTCGTCTACGTGCCGAAGCACTCGGCCGCTCAGATGCTCGCCAACCCGGCCTTCAAGAAACTCTTCTCGGGACTGCGTCCCTACGAGTTCCGATGAGACATTTGATCACGCTCGCGGAAAGCGTCGGCGCCACGGACAAGGCTGCCATCTGCGCCAAGATGACGGACAGCCTCGTTCAGGGTCTCTTCTGGGATGATCAAGCGCATGCGGCCTATCCGGGCAAGTTCCAGGGTTCCGACAATGGCGCACGCATGATTGAATACTGGCGAGAGGGTGATTTCAACTATCCGTTCCCCGATCAATTCGCGGACATGGAAGATATCGACGTCCAGGATACGCCGGAGTTCCGTGCGTTTGCGATGTGGTGGTGCGACAATCGCTACGACGAGGTCATCGCACGCCTGACCGCTATTGAGAAACATTCCGGCCTGTATTCCATCCACCGCATCATGAAGGTCCCGACCAACTGGGCGGCTACCGTCCAGCGCATCGGCCAGACCAGCTTGGGCATCTACTGGACCTACGACCCCCATGCTTGGGATTTCGAACCCGTCTGGAGCGATCTCAAGTCCGAAGGCGTCAACGTGGTCATCCACGCCGTCGTAGACCCATCCCACATTGACTGGCACCACACCATCATGGCCGGGATGGATTGGGAAACCGGCGAGAACGAATACGAACTTCGCGTCCTCAAGGGTTCTCCCCTGTTTGTTCAGAGCGTGATCGAGAGATACGATCTCCTCAATGAGAAACCTATTAACTTGACAAATATTACCTACACTGCTTAAAGGCGGTATGCGCGAAATCATAGACATCGTCGAACAGAGCATGACCCCGAACGACAAGATCGTGAAGGGGACCTGGACCGAGTGGCAGGACCGCAACGGCATCTACGTCGTTGGTGCCGGGACCAACTCCGTCTATGCTGGCTTCTGCTCGCAGGAGGAAGCTCAGGCGATGGTCGAGAAACTCGGTAGTGGAATGTGGCGGGTTCTTCGCTGGGGCATCTACAAAGACCTCAACGACGAGCAGGCGATGGCCGACGAGCAAATTCGCCGGGAGCGCATTCGCTACGGCTTCTATGTGCCGCCTCGCGACTAGGTATTCACCATCCCATTGATGTTCCACGCCTTGCCGACCACGACAAGCTTGGGGTGCGCGAGGAGAAGTTCGTTGGGCTTCTGACCGTCGAGAAAATCCTCGTTGGCTTCCAGAAGGGTTTCGTGTGCTTCGCCGCTGATCTCGATGCGGACCAGGAAGTCATCAAGGCTCTCGATGCTCCCGAGAAGGAACTCCTCGGCCTCGCGGCGATTCTTGTCGTAGTCGATGGGGACGAACCGATGACGGGTTGCCAGCTTCTTCCGATCTAGGACGAAGACGGCACCCCAGCCGGATGTCCACTGCCGGGCGAACCTCAGGCTCCTGGTCAGCGACACTCCCCAAACTCGGCCGTTCTGCTCGACCTCCTTGGCCCGGAATGGCAGGGGGTGGGCCCGGTTCAAACCCTTGATGGGCATCAGGGTGGTGGAATGGTGATCGGTCTCTCCGCGCAGGACGTTGGCGTGCAGGATGCTCTCGGCGTTGTCGCAGTCGGTGCCGTGATAGAGGTAGTCGTCGCCGACCGCTTCATGGAGGAGGATGTCGTCGAACTTCATTTCTTCACCACGTTGGCAGCCAGCCATTCCGGCGTGATGGCGATGTAGGGATTGTCGAGACCACGGTCTTCGGCGAGACCCCAGAGTTCGACCGTGCCGTAGATGCGCTGGAGATGCTCGTTGGCCTGAAGGGTCGAGACGACGCGGGTCAGCAGGGGTTTATAGCCACCGCCGTTGGCGTCATCGAAGTCGTCATCCCACATGAAGTTCTCGAACTCGTTGATGATGATCGAACATTCGTTGCCGGGCGGATACAGGACAAGATGGGCGGGGACCCAGGCGTGACCTTCAATCGACATTGCGGCCTCGCTGTGGAGGGCTTGGTCCATATGCCAGAAAAGAAGGTTGCCCTGCGTGGACACGAGTGCGCGGGCGGCGGTGCCCCATTCCTTCATGAGTTTCATGAACTCAGCCCGCGACGGGTCCATGTAGAGGTCGATGTGATCGTTGGACCATTTGGTCTTGACGGCCCCAACCCACTTCTCGCTCAGTTCGGCATATCGCATGCCATATTTAGCGGGCTCGGAACTTCTCTTTCAGATGCAGGCAGGCGTCCAAGACGGCGCCCTCTCCGCCAGCGTAGGCGGTCACGTAGTCGGCTTCATCGCGGACTTCGATGCGGGACTGTTTGGGGACGATGGCGTAGGTGGCCTCCCTGAGGGCCGGGATGTCCGTCATCGAGTCACCCATGAAGATCGCACCACCGAACTTGACGTAGTGGGCAACGTGCGCGGCACGGTCTGCGTTGGGGACCAGATGGATGGGGAATCCCATATCCTTGGCCCGCACCTGAGAGATTTCGAAGCCGTTCTTGTCGGCGGTGATGAGATGGATGTTGAACTCGCCCATGAGGTCTCTGAGACCATCGCTATCCTGGCAGCAGAACGCCTTCATGACTTTGCCGTCAGCGGTGTAGTAGAACTTCCCGTCAGTGAATACGCCATCGACGTCGAAGATGAGATGCTGGGGCTTACGCGAGATCATAACCGGAGAGGACCACTTGAGCTAGACTGTAGAAATACAAGTCTAGCGGATTGTTGTGGAGTCCCGCCATATTCAAGTAGATGAGGCCGGTGATTTTTTTCACGACAGCGAAATCCAGATCATACCGCGCCGCCGCTGCCTGTAGAATCGACGCGTAGGCGAGCGTGTTACCAATCGACGGCAAGCATGACAGGGTTGTCGTTCGACCACCGTCCACGGTTGGCTGAATGGTTTTCACGGCTCTGAAATCCACCCATATGCCAGCCAGGAGTTTTGCGAAATCGTAGTAGAGATCGCCGTACTCGACCCGGCCTGCGAAATCCTGCCGCCAGTCAATCAGGGTGAACTTTGTTCCGTCGTCGATGATGTTGTCGAACTGCAAATCACCGTGGATGAAAGACTTCACGCCCTCGTGCGCGGGAATGGTCAGAAGGAGTTCCGCGATGGGTCTGACTTCGAAACCGTTAACGCACTCGGCCTCTTCGAAATCGGGGTTCCGTTCCATGAAGGCCGCGAGACGAGCTTCAGTCTTGCGGACATAGAAATCATGAACGAGCGTTGGGTGCACGGGGTCGCCGTTGGGGTCCCAGACCCGGTCGTGAAGAAAGAGGGTGAGTTCAATGAAACGCCCCGGCGTCAGACCTTCGTATAGGGTCCGGCCGGGGACGAACTCGTATGCATAGAAGGACCCACTGGAGCCGACGATCTTGGGGAAGACGTCCTCCCGCATGGTCGCCTTGCAGACGCGATCATAGGCAATCTTGGGATTCTCAAAATATTTTACGATTCTATCTCCGACCCGATAGAGGAACTCACCCTCTTTCTCGAAGGCGAATGTCCCCTCTGCCCCTGCGACTGCTCGGTATTTCGCATAGGTGCCCGTGTCCGACCACTCATGGCAACGTCCTTTGAGGGTGCCCATATCGGTCAGGTGGCGGATACCCCGCGAGAGGGAGTTCTCCTGGTTGGTCCGCACGTTCAACCATCTGACCACGCTAGGCGGAAGGCCGGTGTTTGACGCGTAGTCGAGCTTGTCGAGGAAGCTGTGATCTTCGATGTGGGCAAGACCAGTCCAGGCCATGCTTCCTGGTTTCTCGACCTTGTCCGCCACCTCTATGACCATGTCGCCGTCGAGGACGACATTGCAGTATTCGGTCTGATCATCGACGTGCTGAATGCCAACCCAGTTGCCCGTCAGGTCGGCGGGAAGTTCGAACAGGGTGTCTCCGGTCACGAGAAAGAACGGGCCTTCACCGAGGTCGGGGCGACAGGCCAAGAGGGTGGTGCCGGGACCGGCCGCGTTTGGTCCGAAAGTGGAGTCGGGCGCCGCAGTGATATCGACGTCCACGAAGGTGACGTTGAGCCGAGGGTGCGCCATCGCGATATAGGATTTGATCTGCGTCCCGAGATGACCGACCGCGATCACGAAATGGGTCTGGGGGTCGAAGCGGTCGATGATGTGACTCACCACAGCTTTCTGGCCGACCGGCAAGAGGGTCTTGGCGATTTTGTCCGCGTAGGGTCCCATGCGGCTCCCGTATCCCGCAGCGAGGATGACTACAGTCTCGGTCATCGTCCCACCCAGCCCTTGAAGCGGTCCCTGATCTCCTCGTAATCCACGAGGCCGTCGAGATGCTCGAACTCCTTGCGGACGATGGTGTTGTGCACCATCGCGGGAGAATAGCTTGGATGGATGCGATACTTGGTCATGTGGTTCCAGAGAAGAACTCCGGGGCCGTAGTCCTCGTGCTCGATGATGTCGGCATCCCGCATGCAGTCGGCGAGGATGTCCATCTCCATGGTTCCAGAGTGGAACCACATGTCGGAGAAATTGGCCCCATAGTATTCGTGGGGCATTCTCTCCATATGATTTACAGAATAGGCGGTCATGGACTCTACTGCGCCGGGCTTGAACGTCAAGCGAGGATCAAATACGCAATCCAACCGGCCTTTTACTACAACATCATACAGGAAAGAGTTCGCGATTTCATGACTTTTCTTATCATGCACACTAGAAGTGAACGAATCGAATAGACCGTTCCATCCGAATTTCTTAGGCAGGGGTTCAATCCGTAGAGCAACAGGGTTGAAAGCCTCAGATAGTCCTTCAGTGTCGGCATCTTCGAGGTACGCCTGACCGTCGTTCCACCATGTGTTCCGCGTCCAGGTCGAGATGAAATAATCCACGTCTCCGGCCGGGTCGAAGAAAGCTCGAATGTTGGCCGCACAGGTCTTCCACGTGCGGGGCTGGCCCGATAGGCAGACGGCAATTCTAGATCGTTTCATGGGCTCCCAGTCCGCGCCCAAGCTCGCACTGGGCGGCGGCGTATTGAGATGATCGAACGAGGCGGGTGGCGACGTCGATAGATTGAATTTTGAGTCCCAGCATTCGAAGGTAGAAATGCAGAACGGTCTCGGGCGTGATGTCCTTGTCGGGTTCAAAGAAAACGCCGGAGCGAATCATGGGGAGGGCAGCGAAGACGTTGCCGATCTTGTCCGCCGTCACCGAATCGGAGATGAAGAAACGGTCGGAGAAATGGGTGTGCCGCCACGCAAGACGACGGAACAGTTCACCCATGACGGTGTCGCGTCCTGGAGCCGCAAGGGGCTGGGGCTTGGTTATGCGAATGTCTGTGCGGGCGCGTATGACGATGTCGTAGAGGAACCCCTCGGCGATCTCGTGCTCTCGTTTGAGATGGAAGGCTCGCCGCATCGAATCGAACTGGCTGGCGTGCTGGGTCGATGGTCGTCCGGGTGTGACGAGGTGGCAGGTGTTGGGAATCCTGGCTGCTCGTTCGTCCAGCCACGCATAATCGGCCGCAGGGCTAACCTGCATGGCGACTGGGTCAAAGCAATCCCGAAAGGCGGCGAGTTCGATATCGGAGACCGGGGCCGAGACCGTGCTGCCCGGCTCCGTGCGGTAATCCCAGGTGTGGACGAAGACGTCATACGTGGGGGCGAGATGGGAGAACAGAGGTTCCCACCATGCTCCGCATTGGTCCCAGTTTCGCAACTGCCCAGATATACATACCGCTATGCGCACGGCTTATTTAGACGGACAGAACCCCGGTGGCTTGCACCACCGGGGCCATCGTTGGGTCAGGCCGTTTGGGCGACCGTTTGGGCAACCGTTCCCGTATTTCCCCGCGCGAGAATGGTCGCGTGGTAGGCCGACCGAATGAGTGCGATCTTCTCCGGCGCCGCAATCGCGTTGATATCCTGCGGCGGCGTGATGCGCTCCCGAAGACCGAGACGATCAGACAGTTTGGTCAGCCAGCCCTCGGGGGACTTGTTCACCACCGACATGATCGTCCACGCCTCCATCCACGAGATCGGACCATCGCGGAGGACTTCGACGGGGAACTCAGGGCGGCGGTTGTAGAGACGGCCCAGAACCATGTTCTCGGTGATGTCGTCGCCGGATTGCTCGCGGATGAACTTCATCAGGGTGCTGGCTCGTTCGCCCTGAAGAAAGCGGTCGATCACGGCGTGCTCGATCTCGGGATGATCAGCCCAGACGAACCGTTTCCCCGAAGACTTCACATTGAATGGTCCGGGGATGCTTCCCGCCAGGATGGTCTCGTCGATATCGGGAAAGACCGTGACGGGCTCTCCTTTGTCGCCAGTCTTCGCGGCCCAGATCGCATTCCCGACGTTGCCAATCGACATGTCGAGTTGAACGGCGATCTCCTTGGGACCCATCCCGAGGTAGCGAAGACGGATGGCTTCCTTGCGACGCAGGCCGCGATCTTCCTTGCTCAGTGTGTGCTTGGCCGGAGGGGCTTTGGCCGCAGGGGCTTTGGCCGGGAGGCGACCGACGTCCACGCCTTGCTTGGACGCTTTGTCCAGAACGGTGCGAACGAAACGGAAGGAGACGTTCTCCGACTTCTCGATGCTGCGAATGGTCTCGCCCCGAAGCTTACGCTCCAGAATCCGTCCTTCCACAGTCTCGGAGACGAACGGTCGGTCGGGGACCGGTGCAGGGGGCGCGGGAACGGGTGCTGGAGCGGCGTTCGCGGTCATGGCGGCCATGGACGACATCGTCATCAGGTGAGCCACCAGCGAGGCTCTGAAGGGCCCCTGGTCCATGGAGGAGAAAGCCTGCATGATATCGGTGGCGTCGGGGGAGGTGATGAACTCCGAGAGGTGCTTGGGGTCGATCACGATGTCGCCTCCAAGGCTTTCGGTTTACCGGACTTGGCCGTCTTTCCCTTGAGGGCTTTCTTGGCCGTCTTGCCCTTCTGGCCCCGAGGCGGCAGACCGCCTTTGAGCTTGAACTTCGACACCATGTTGTCCACGGCGGCGGTGGCGACGGCGATGGAGACGGTCGGGGCCATGTTGGCTTCCATCCACTTCCGATTATAGCCCAGAGCCTGCATGACGGCGGTGAGGGTGTAGTTCTGGGGACGCTTGGTTTTGCCGTACATCCAGCCCACCATGGCGGCGGCGGAGACCTTGTTGCCTTGCCGTTCAGTCATTTCGCTGATGGCTTCGACCGTGAGGCCCGAGTTGGCAATCGCGGCGACGACGACTTCCATGTCGGGGTCTTTGTCGATGAAGCGATAGCCCTGAGCGGACGGTTGCGCCGCGAGGTTGAGGTTGTTTTTCCTGGGTGGCTTGGTGACCATGTGGGGTGACTCCTTGAGGCAGGGAGTCGCAAACTACAACCTATATTGGCAGGTTTGCAAGAGGCTTCGTTTACCCAAAATTACGCGGCGACTTGAGCGAGAAGCTCAGCCACTGCCCGATCTCGGGTTTCGAAATAGACGCGGCACCGCACGCTGTCCTCTTCGTAGAACTTCCAGCGCGGGGACTGCCAGCGGCGGTCCACATAGTTTTTGCCCGGACGGCTCTTTTCGAAGGTGACCATTTCATTGGCGACATGGCCGACAAAGACGCCGTCGCTATAGACGGCGTAGCGGATGAGATTCACGTCGCGGGCCCTGCCAGCACGATAGCCGACGCGAGCGACCGTGGTCGATACGGGTTCGAAATGAAGCGACATCTTATTTTCCTTCCAGGCCGCGAATGATCGCAGTGAGGCGATTCAGGGAAATCTGCAATGCGACGACGAACACACACAGGAAAGCGACGACGAGATGGGTGGGGTCATGGGGAACGTCGAAAATGAAGTCCCGGACGTTCCAGAAAAATAGCCCGACAATCCACGCCATAACGGTCCAGCCACTGCTGTCGTTGGGTAGAGATGAACCCGGAGCCTCAGAAAACTTCACGCCGCTCTCCAACCAAAAAGGGTTCCGATTGCTCGGAACCCCCTTGTAGACCAGTTGCAAAACTTGTCAAGTATTAAGCGAGAGCCGACCAGTGAATGCCGTTCTGGTTATCGACGCCGATGCGGACGTTGACTTCGCCTTGGTAGAATTCCTTGGTGAGGCGGCGCAGGCGGGCAGCGAGTTCACCGGACTGCTCGGAGTTGAGGCGGACCTGGACGAGCGGTGAGCCGAAATCGACGACGATGATGGCGGCGTCCGACGACGGGCCATTGACGTGCACGGTCGGCTTGACGTGCAGACCGAAGGATTCGACGAGGTCCCGCAGGGGCTTGACGAAATCGTGGATGGCGTCCGGGTCCGACAGGCGGCGCACCGCTTTCGGTGAACGAACAGCCGTCTCCGAACGGGGCTTGCGGGGACCCGTGCTCGGGCGATTGTTGTTATTGTTCAAAGTGTTGGCGGACAAAATAATGAAGCCTTGCTGTAATATGAGAACCCGTGGTATGATTTGCAGAACGCCGGGCTCGGAACGTTTCCGTCTGGTTTGGTTATACGAGTTTATTCCCCACGCGATCAAATTGTTTCGGAGCAGAAAATGTACGGCCTGACAGCAGACCAACTCGCCAACATTTCCATGCCCGCATTCGGTCTCGGCTACGTGATCGGCGCCCTCGTCGGCACCCTGTGGGGCATCTCCGCATGGCAGAAACACCGCCAGTGAACTGGCTGCGACAATGCGCGCCACGCTGATTTTGACATTTGGGCAACCAAAATGCCTAAATAACCCTTCAACAGCAAAAGGACCGCTATTTTGAAGATATCCAAAGCCGCTCTCGCGGCTGCGGCAGTAGTCATTTCACTCTTTACGTCTACTACCGCGTTCGCGAACGCATGGAAGATGGGACCCCTGAGTAGTCAGGTGCCCGTGTTCCAACAAGCCCAGGAACTGCAAGATAACGAGCGTCGTGAGTTTCTTTGTCTCGCTCTGACTATCTATCATGAAGCCCGAGGTGTCCGTGACATCGACGGCCGACGTGCCGTAGCGCACGTAGTTCTCAACCGTTCCGAATCCCCTCGTTTTCCGCAAACAGTATGCGGCGTCGTATGGGATGACGGACAGTTCACGTGGACGACCCGCCCGGTTGGCGGAATCATTCCCCGCGAACGCTCTGCTTGGCTGGCTTCCCAGCAACTCGCCTACGATACCCTCTATGGGACCGATCTCGCCACGTCAGGCGACCCGACCGGAGGGGCTACCCACTTCCATAACGTCAGCGTCAGACCATCTTGGGCCCGAAACCCGCTCCACTCCTGGAGGAATGGTCAGCACGTTTTTGTAAGATTGAGAGGATTTTGAGAGGGGCCCGGACGCAAGTCCGGGCCTTTCTTCTATCCGCTACTTCATCTCTTTGTTGGGCACGATAGGGTCAACGATCACGATGGTATTTCCCCGCATCATGATGTTGTCGTTGCGGATGTCCTGACGGAAATCCGGCACATGACCGGCCAGGGATTGGCCGCCCTGCGTGAGGAGATTGTCGATGATGAGATCGCATGCTTCTTGGAGTTTCGGGTATTCCTCCATGAACTCGAACGCGTCTTCGAGTTCCATCGCGAACATACCCTGCGGGTCATGCTTGCCTCGCTCATCCCGCCAGCGAATGTAGCGGTAGATCAGAGTGCTGTCGTAGCGATACCGCTCCAGCTTTTCGAGCCGAACAGCGAACCATTTGTTTTTGATATTTACGAGCTTCCCGATGATCTTCGGGAAATGCGGGTTGTCCTGATGGGAGCGGGCCAGGGTCAGGAATGCCCGATAGGCTTCGTCGCGAGGCTCGAAAACCTTTAGGACGTAGGCGGCGCCGGGCTTGTGGTAGACATCGGCGAAGTCGCCGGAACCCAACGGACTGTAGCCTGCGACCATGAGTTCCAGCGAGAGTTCTTCGCGGTCGTGCGGGATAGAGAGTTCGGTCAGACGCATTCCATATTTAGTGAAACTTCCACTCGTGTTCGCGACCCAACACGGCTGCGTAGATTCGGTCGAACACGAAGCGGAACGGCGATGTGACGACAAACAGCGTGACGATGAACATCCCGGAGAACTCTTCGAAGCCGCACCGGTCGAGCAAGGCGGCGCCGAGCGTTATTATCGCGGCAAAAAGCAGGAAGCATGGAGCCACCACCCAACACAAAATCGCGTATGGGACGACGAGAACCAGCAAGGCGAGTTGGAGGGCACGATCACTCGCGGTTAGCATCAGAAATCCTCCGTGATGGTCTTCCACACGACGTCCTTTGGAGTGCCGTGCGGGCAAGTCTCCAGCCAGCCACCGTAGTAGCCGTTGCTGGCATTCCGCATCTCGATGGTGACATTTCCGAGCGCAGTAATGAGCTTGTAGAAATACACCTGAACGAGTTCGTCCCGGTTGTCTTTCTCGTCTACGGTCTGGGTGACTTCTTCGACCTCAACGATTCCAGAATGCAAAGCGGCGACGCCGTCGATGTGCTCAATCCAACTATGCGAGCAGCAGTCACCGAAGGCTCCGAATGCATACTCGACGCCGAAGGCAGTCAGACGCAGATAGGCACCCGAGTTGCCGATTTCGATTTTGGTGATCGGGTGCCCGATCAGGTAGGTGAAGCCGTGGCTCTCAAATGACATGTTCATACGGGAGCGATAGGACAACCGGGCCCGGCCAGTCAATAAATAGGTGGATGAAAACCTACTTCGAAATCGTCGCCGAGTCCGTGATGGAGAAGTATTCTCCCGACAACACGAATTTCCTCCAGTACATGAAGGGTGGAGATTTCGACCCCTACCAGCACTGGAGTCATATCGCGTCATGGCTCGTGGACAACTATCCCGACGAGACCAATGAGGCGGCGGGCGAAGAGGTCACCTGGAACGATCTCGCCAACTCCATCACGTATGATGCCGATTTTTTCTACAAGCTCCCCGAGCACATCCAGAAAGAATGCGCCCAGGATATCATCGGTACGATCTTGCACCACGACCCGGCCGATGCCCCGACCACCGCCCACATGACACTCGGGAAAGATCGCCTGATTCCTCGCACGACGTGGCTCATCCATTTTTCGGACAACGCCCGCGAAATCTCCCTCTATGGTTTCAAGTACGGAATGGACGAGATGGACAAGCTCGGGCTGACTACGTGGTTCTCAGACGAGGCAAAAAAGCACGGCGGCTACAATTTCGCCTACGACGCCAACTACCGCAATGCCGACAGCGGCAGCAAGTATGGGCGAGAGGCCGTCATGTTCATGAACTCAGGCGTCAAGTGTGACCACCACGGCGATCAGGAAGAACAGATCGTGTTCTGGGGAGCAGACGTTGACCCCCGCGATATCGTCTTCATCGCCAACGATGGCGGGACCTGGAAGGTGATAAACAAAAACCAGAACAGGGGATTGCGGCCTCTGTTCGTGAACGACGACATGAGCGTAGTAATCCAATGGGTGCAAGCAAACTTCGCACAGTATAGACGCGCCATGGGGTGCCGCTAATACAACCTCTGATTCTATTTGACGACTCCGAGGATTCGATTCTATAGTTACCCCTACATAGCGCGTCCAGGGCTACTAGAGGTGATGCCCGCCTCAACACTGAAAGTCGGGAAGAATGACCGGCTACAGGGTAGGACGACCAGTGAGGTGATTTGCTTCCCAGCGGTCAGCCCCTCGGCGGAGTTCGTATTCGCGAAAAGGCACTTAAACAAAGAGGATAGCTACGTCTAACGCTTGACGTCTATCCGTGCACGTGGGGTCCGCCCATCGCCCTCCGTGTAAGCTTGGAAGCAATTCCATAACCGTTCGGCACAAAAATAGCACGCTGAGACATAGGCTCCTGGGGATTAAATCGACCTGATCGATATCCAGAGGAACAAGCTGAGGTCTCGTTCACCATAGTAAGCTCGCCGGGATTGGGCCGCTCATGCTGGTAGCGGGGAACCGCCAGCCGTCCGTAAAACGACATCGCGGCTGATGTGGCTGGTCATGAGCCGACTCAGGGTGTCTGATTACTTTTCCTTCTATGATTCTGCCCCTATGGGGACCTCCAGAATCATAGGGGGATAAAAGTGATGCTTCGCGATCTAGGGATGATGACTTGTTTGTTTAAGTGTCTGAATTGCTGATGTTCAAGCGAACGAGCTTGCGAGTGAGACGAACAGAAGCAGATGGACGACGACAGTCGGACATCTCGTAGTCCGAAAAAAACCTTTCCAAATTTGGGAAACCGGATATTCTGTGACCATCCTGTGAAATTCCTGAGGAGGAACCCATGTCCGCAATTCCCGCATCTGTCGCCCCGACAACCGATCTCTCGGTGATCGACCAGATCAATTCGATCTCGCAGTCCCTGCCTGCTCTCCTGGAACAGGAACTGACGAGCAACCTGCTGGTCGTCAACGATTCGATCACGCGCCTGACTGCGCTGTCGAAGACGCGGGCTGGACTGGAGACCATCCAGATCAACAAAATCGGCGAGGCCCTCGCCGCGCTGCAAACCGCCAAGCAGGCCCTTCAGGTCGCGGGAGAACCGTTCGGCATTCAACGCGGCAAAACAACGCCGACGCTGCGCGCCGTCTGATCGATTTAATTCGGCTCTGCCGAACCCTATCGGTTACCATAAGGCCGGGGTTAATCCCCGGTCTTTTGTCGTATTGAGGGACAGCAACAGACCTATAACCACGTCCCACTAGGTCATATTTTGTCCAATCGTCATCCCCATCCCGAGAAACTTGCTCATCAATACGAGATCGGCGTCCTGTCAGAAGAGTGCGGCGAAGTCGTGCAGATCATCGGCAAGACCCTCCGCCACGGCTACGACTCCTACAATCCCGACGACAAATCGAAGAGGACCAACCTGGACCTCATCCACGACGAGATCGGTGATGTTCTCGGCGCCACGTCGTTTGCGGTCGAGCGCGGTCTCCTCGACGTCACCAAACTGGAAAACAGCCGAATCGATAAACTGAACAAGCTTCGTCTGATCGCGCCGTTGATCAGCGACGGCTACAGCCCTCTAGGTGATCGACTGGGTCTTTCCGGCTCTCGCCAAATCCTCAATGAGGCTGTGTCACCGGCTGCCGCCCTCGTCACCAATGCCCCGAAGCCCAAGCCCGTCGTCAAGAAACCCGGCGAGCACAGCGTGGTTGAGATCGTCAGCAGCATACTCCTTCTGACGTTCGTCTGCGCCGTCATGTTCGGCCTCGGTCATCACTTCGGACAAGGCAAGGGATATGACAACGGCAAGCGCGATGCGGGTGTCGCTGTGGCCGAAGCTGCGAACAAATGCTTCGCTGACCGCACCGAAGCAATGGGTCTGGTCGAGGTCAACGTAGGCGACTGCGAAATTCTTGCCAGACTTGCGGGAATTGATGCTCCTTCTTCTTGACAATCCTGAGTAAGGAGCCATCATGAAGTCATGGACCCTCTCAAGAAACAAGAAATCGCCCTCCGATACTGGCTTCTGGGTCGAGGCTACAACCTCGCCCTAGAGGCCATGGAGTTCGCAGCTTTCCATCACAATGGCTTCCGCAAGGACGGCGTCACGCCGGAGTTCAGTCATCAGATCGCGATCTGCCACTACGTCCGCACCCTGCCCGCGCTGCGCGACATGGAGAAGACCCTGACGGTCTGTCTCCTCCACGACGTCTCCGAAGACTATGGGATTGCGCGCGACGAACAGGCCCGCCGCTTCGGCGAGGATGTCGCGACCTCTGTCTGGGCGATGACCAAGGAGTTCAAGGGCGTCAAACGCAACCCTACCGAGGTTTTCGCCAGCATCGCTCAAGACCCCTATGCGAGCATCGGCAAGGGCGCCGACCGGGGCCACAACTTCAACTCCATGGTGGGCGTTTTCAATGCCAAGAAACAACTCGCCTACGTGGCTGAGGGCGAGGAGTTCTTCCTGCCGATGATCAAGAAGGCTCGTCGCCTCTTCCCCGACCAGGAGGCCGCCTACGAGAACATCAAGCATCTGCTCACCACGCAGATGGCCCTCGTGAAAGCCATCCATGGGGAGAAGGGCGCGTGAGCGTCTACAAGTACGACCCCGAGGACGAACATTTTCTTGGAGAGGATGACGATTTCACGGCCCTCAACCAAGACTTCGAGGTCACCGTCAACTCGGTCTTCCTGGCCCTCAACGACTGCGAAGATATCGGTCGGTTCGTGTGGAACATCCACTTCAACGTCGCGAAGAAAACCGTAAGGTTCACCGTCTCGGAGGACCGCCATGGTCAGGTGGCCATGATGATGTCGCGCCTCCACTGTCCAGACGGGCTCACGATTTCGGTCAAGGGTGACCCGGACGAATTCACAGAGGGGCACACCAAGGTGTTCAGCGATCTCGTGCTGAAACGGCACGACCGCATCACGCCGATGAGGCGCGACTATGAATCCGAGCGGGTCATGATCTCGCATCGTCTGACGTTCACCTACGGGCTGTTCGAGGTCCGTTTGCCGAAGACGAAACCGATCAAGCTCCGCAAGGGCGGCCGATGACCAGAACCGCGTCCAACAGGTTCGTGGTGGATGTGACTGGAATGATGCTCATGCTGGCCGATGAGCCGAGCATCTGGGCCAACCATGTCCACGAAATCGGATTTGATCTCACCGCTCATCGGGTTTGGCTAGCTGCCGCCGATGATCTCGACGGACGCATCGTCAGGATGATCGGCCGCATGGCGTCGTCCCGAGGTTCCAATGACGAGGCCAGCAAAGTCGCGGTTCGAATGACGCCCCACAATATCAATCGGCAGGGCAAGAGAGAGAAGGGGGCGACGAGAAACTTTCTCGGCTGCCGTCTCTACACGCACGCGGTCACCGACATGAATATGAACACCATGGACGGCAACCCCCAGGTTCACCGTCTCGTTTTTATTTTCGACTCGTTCGAGGTCAGCGACCCGGTCTAAATAGTGGATGCGTTTCCACGAAATCCTCCTCGAACAGCGACGGAATCCCGACCAGAACTTCAAGCGTTCGATTGAAGATCAGCTTCGTCCCTACGAGGGCCGAAAGGACGTGTTCGTCTCCTACACGGAAGACGTCGGCAACCTGACCCATATGGGCAAGGCTGGCAGTTACGGCGGCAAGATCGAAGGCAAGAACTTCCGCGACGGCGGCGTCTCGGGCGCATCCGGTAAGACCCACAATACCCGTGGAGCCAAACTGGGCATCAACCCCCAGTCCAGCTATCGGACACCGCTGGGCATCTACGCCTACCCTATCGACTACGTGCTCCATAAGGGCAAAGGCGGCGTCGAGTTCGCTTCCACGGCTCCATACATCCAGGTATTCGAGATCAGCCCGTCGCTGAATGTTCTCGACCTCGCCAAGGTGAGCGTATCGGATGTCCGCTACGCATCTTCGGAGTTCAACGAAGTCCCGGATGACGATCTCCCCGTAGATACCGAGGGCGGCGCCCTGTGGAATGTTCTCTACAAGGCCGCACTCGAAAAAACGAAGATGCGTCTCGTGGACCCCGACCTGACCCGCCCGGAATGGCCCGACGAGCCAGAATACGAGGACTTCGACAGCGAAGACGAATGGGAAGAGGCACTGGAGACCCACGCGGGGGCGGTAGAGCAATATCATCGCGACCTCGACGAATACGAGACCCAGAATTCTTGGGCCGACGACGAAGAAAGCCTCAACCCGTCTCTGGACTGGAACAAGATTCTTCGCAAGATGGGCTACGACGGCGTCCTGGACTACGACTGGTCCAAGCACGAGGGCCAGGGCATCATCCACGAGAACGAGCCCTCGCAGGCTGTCTTCATGTCCATGAAGGGCATCAAGCTCCTCCAGACGGTCAATAACCGCTACGAAGGCAACGAGCCGAAGTCCAACCGTGCAATCTGGTCGGCCAAGCCGCAGATTTTCATCAACCAGATGCGGCAAGGCAAACTGTCCGACGATGAGATCATCTCATTCCTCTACACGTCGTCTATCGTGCTGTCCGGTCTGGGCAACAATGGTATACAGTGGAGCGATCTTCCGAAGTCCGTGCAGGACCGCATCATGGCTGACCCGTTGTGCGCCATGGGGGAGACTGACAATCTCATCATGAGCATCGCTCCGTTTGGAGACAAGCAGGTGATCGAGATCATCTCAGAGACGCCTCGCCGCGCAGTCGGCCGCAAGCTGTCCGCTGGAGTTCAGCAGTTCATTCTCCAGAACCACGAGAAGTTCAGAAAATATTACCAGGGCCTGCGGATGAGCCAAGCCAACATGGAAACCCTGATTGCCCGCGACCCCCACGTTCTTGAATCCTGGACTGGTGGTCCCGGCGACGTCCCGCCGTTTATCCTGCAAGCGACACTCGATCACGACGTCGAAATGTTCGCGAGAAAGTATTATGCCTCCTATGAGGCCAACCGCATCCCGATGCCGATCTTCCTAAATTTCCTGGACAAGCTTGAGCCCTACAACCGGATGCAGATGGTCGGCTACATGCCGCAGAAGGAATTCACGCCAGCGCAGATGAAGATGGCCGTCCAGAAGCTGGACCGAACGAGTGCTATCGGCGCGTGCGCCTACGACCGCCACGGCGGCGTTCTGAAGAAGATCGTGGACTCCGTCTACCCGCCGAAACCTTCACCGAAGACCAAGTAGAGGGCGGTGGCGAGCGTGAAGGTCTCAACGCGAACCATCCAGATTTCTTCCCCGGCTTCGTTGCGGAAGTTGTGCGACGGCGTGAGGTAGCTGCCCTTGGGGGCGTTGTTGCGCAGCCATTTCATGATCAGCTTGCGGTCGCCCCAGTGACGCCCTGCATGTCGGCGTACCGGGAAGCAGACCACGAACTGACAGGCCTCCGCATTGGTCTCGTGGACCCCATACTCGTAGGTGGTTTTCTTCACCGGGGCTGGAACCAGTCGGGCGTGCCGAGGGCGAAGGTGGCTTTGAGATCGATGGCGGCAGCAGTTCCTTCACCGAAGAGTTCGTCGATCTCGACCGCCTTGCTCTTGAGCATCGCCTCATTGAGACGACCACCGCGAACCAGCGTGCGGTAATACTGGACCGGCCGCTTGTTGCCGACGACCTGGAGGGACGACGAGCCATAGCCCGAGCCCTGCATGCGATTCAGATAGATGGTGTGGCCGGGAACCCAGACCAGCAGATAATCGGCGGAGCGGACCAGGATGCGCGACCGAACGCCGAAGATGATGCCGTTCATCGACGCGGGCGCCATCTCTTGCGGGCGCACATACGGGGCGTTGGCGAGCGGCTTGTCCATCACCAAATCCAAAGTCGTGGTTTTCATCATATCCTCCTCACGCCAGTGTAGGGGATAATGGATACTTGTCAAGTATTCATTCGGCGTCAGGGATTTTTCCCAAAACCGGGTCTCCAATGAAGAGGAGCTTGGTCAAATCTTTTTTGTCGGTAAAGAACATCATGACGGTCCCCCGTATGGTCACAGAGGACCAGGGTTGCATGACGAGACCGTACTCTATCAGGAGAACGGCCAATTCCTCCATCATGATGTCCATGGTTCTCTGATCTCCAGAGATGCTATAGCATTCCTTCATGAAACCCACGGCAGCGGTGTCGAATGACCACTCTCGCCGCTCCCCGTCAGTGCTGACCAGGGTCTCGAAACCTTTATCGCGAAGGTCGATGTAATCGACGTAGCCATACGGCTTGAAGGTGACGGGATTGAACCAGTTGTTCGGCTGCTTTTCGTCGCCGGGGCATTTGTAGGTCATCTGAAACGATAACCATAGTCCTCAGTGACTTGCAATATAAGCATCTTGAGTTTGGCGAGTTCGGACAACTTGGTGAGCATGATATAGCCGTCGCCGTCGTGGAGCGTGGGCCGTGCGGCGTTTTTGTGGGCGATACTCTTGTCGTACACGCCCCCAACGTAGCGGGCATTGATCGACGTAAACCGCATCGAAAGACTCTGGTCGATGATGACCGAACCGACCGCGTTCCCGAACGCGATCTGGTCTCGACCACGCGGAATCTTCATGAAATGTACGAAGCCGCTGGGCGTCAGGTCGATGATGTTCTCACCGTCTTCCTGGCTCATGACGGGCCCGCATTCCGCCAGCGGTTGGTAGCCCAGATGGGTGAAATGCTCGGGGATGAACCAGTCGCAGAACAGGGGCTCGGCTGGGGCGCCGCGAAGGAAGTGGTCATCCTCGACCGGGGTGAGGAATTCAATCATCGGGAATCTGAAATTGATACTCGGCCAGAAGGGGGTCCACCATGAGGCGGAACTTGGTCACTTCGAGCGCGGTCGTGAACCCCATGATGATCTCGCTCCCCACCCGGAGCGACGTCCAGCGTTCGAGGAGACCCGGCTGGGCGAAGATCATGTTCGCCACGGCGAGGGTGAATGCGCTCGTGCGGTCGGTGTCTTCGATTCGGAAGATGTAGGGGAAGCCGACGCGGGACAGATCGACCCGCCTATCCTCATCAACGAGTTCGGCCTGCGTGAAGAGGCCGATATCCACATACCCCAACGAGCGGAATTCATCCTCGTTGAAGTAGTTGTGGATATCGAGATAGCGAGGGGGCCAACTCATTTCGACTTGGCGGGCCTCAGGGTCTTCAGGTCGGCCAGCGCACCCCGGTCCTCGTCGGCGATGGGGCCGATGCCCAAACAGGTGATCGTGGGCTCCTTGAAAACGGTGAACCCGGCGTCTCGAACCAGGGATACCCCGCAAATCGGCTGGAAGGCCTCGTAGAGGGCCTCAAGCTCCGCATCGGTGTCCACGACCAGAGTGATCTTGAAAGCGTGCTGGCTGTCCTTGTACGCCTTAGCAAACAGGGGGAAGCGAGTGAAGGAATCCCACCAAGCATGAAGGGCGGCGTGTCCGCCCTGTGCGAACATCTTGCCGACCTCGTCGCCCATCTTGGCCATGGCCTCACGGGAGACCACTGTGTAGATTTTGTAGCGGCGGGCCATCAGGGCGGCGATGCGCACATCTCTCGCCAGTAAGGCTTTGCCTTCGGCAATGATGCTCATGGTTTGAAAGACCATGATGGCGCCAAAGATCGGCCCGATGACCCACGGAAAAGTCTCGACCGCCGTCTTGAGATACGATTCCGGTAGGAAACCGTTCACGGCGGCGATGATCACAACAAGGAAGGCGATGGCGCAAGCGCAGAACAGATACAGAAAAGCGATCTGCCATTTGTTGAGGCTGCGACGATACTCGCGGCTTATTTCGGCCGCCGTCTTGATTGGAGCGTCAGTCATGGAGTTTCTCCGTGCGACCGGCCAGCCAGTCTTTGTCGATGGGCGGAACGGGGATGAGACGCGAGGTCACACGTCGCTTGCCGGTGGTTCGATGAATCTGATATTCGTGGGCCTGCGTGGTGACGACGCGGACGACGTCCCAGTTGACCATGTCGGCCATGTGCTTCCGCACCCGCCATGCGCACCAGACCAGGAGGGGCATGACGACCAGCATGGTGGAGCCAACGGCTGCGATCACGCTCATGGCCAACGAGACGAAAACTTCGTTGGCCATCAGGGCTGCATATTTTTCGGTGAACCATTCCATACGATACCCAATACTCGCCCCGATGGTAATGTCAAGTCAGTCTTCGCGGTCGTGGACCAGACGCCCGGTCGCGGGCTCGATCTTCATGTAGGTCTCGACGTTGCGTTTCTTCTCGAACTTGTGGTCGAGCGCATCCTTGAGACTGCCCTTCTGTTGGGCAACCCAGCTATCGAGGAGGTTCGACCAAGCGAAGACGGAGCCCGGATGGTCGCCGATCTGTTTCTTGAGTTCGCCGAGACGCATTACAGTTCTCCTTTGATCTTGGCCGCCAGGGCTTGGAGTTCGTCGTCCGCATCGCGGCACTCCTCGCACCATTCAGTCGGGTTGCGGGCCATCTGCGCCGCTTGGGCGCGGTTGTTGTGGGACAGCGTCAGGCCGTGGCAGGTGCACAGCAGGGTGTATTTCCCCGCGTCGGTGTCCAGACCCTGCGCGGCACCGTCGTAGAGGCAGACGAACTTTCCGGTCAGGCCATTGCTGTAGACGGCCAGAATACCGGCGTCGGTGTCGTGGTCGGTTTTCCGAACAAGTCTTCCCGTCTGGGCCATCTTACCACCCCATCGCTTTGGCGATTTCTTCGTAGCGTTTCTTGTCGGCCAACTTGTCGTAGTTGGCCATCAGGATTTCGTAGACCTTGCGGCCCAGGTCGGTGACGCCGTAGCCCTCGCTGGAGACGCCGCGCTCGTATTCGCGGGTGACTTCCGCAATGCCGAAGCGAAGCATCACATACAGGGCACTGCTGTCGAGAATAGGGGCATACTTGCCCGTGCCCTTGAACTTGTCCTCGACCCCCACGCAGTAGAGGTGACCCGACGAGTAGACCTCATCTTCGATGATACACCGCAGCGTGGCCAGCATGGAGGCGTCGGCGTAGCCGACATTGTGACGCCGCTTCGAACCCCGGAAACGCGCATAGTAGGCGTTTCTCTCGGTCGTCGGCCCCCACATCCTGAGGTCTTCGTTGAAGGCGTTGCGGAGACGCGGGACCGGCGTATTGACCGGCATCATGAGGCAACCGTTCGATTCGCTGTCGAAGACGCCGTTTTCGCCTTGGACGCTGCCTTCCGGTGCCGGGACGTAGATGGTGTTCGTGCCCTCATCCCAGTCGCCGATGGCCCACAGGCCCGGATGTTCCGGCAGGGGATGGACAGCGAACGTCTCGTCGAACGCCTTATTGGCCGGGCTGTCGTAGTCATCGACGCGCAGCCACGTGTTGCCGACGTTGGCGCCTTGCTTGGGGTTCACCTGACGGTCCACGAGACCGAGGTCGATCAGTTCCTGCACGCCCTCAAAATCGAGGTCGATCTCATCCTTGGCGCCGACCACCCACGCGCGGTCTTCGCGAGTCCAGACCTGGAAACTGACGAGGCAGAAGAGGGCGAGGTGAAGGTGCGGGGCGACGATCATCGGGACAATCCTGTGAAGCGATGCCGCACAGTAGCATGCCGCGATGACTTGTCAAGTAAATGTTAGAGGACCCGGAAACCCTTCGAGACGAAGATGGCCTCGATTCTCTTCATTTCCGCCTCATCGTAGGGCTGCTGAGACCGTTTGTTCCGTCCCATGTAGATGGGCTCGCCGACTTCGTGCCCCTGCTCGCACGTGTTCCAGTGTATGCCCAGTCCAGGACAGATCGCCTCTAAGGCTTTGTCGGGGATGTTGAGGTCTTCACAGCCGCCACCGCGACCACGACGCGGCTCCACGTACCCGGCCCAAAAGATTTGGTTGTCGGGCTCTCGGTAGAAGAAGAGTTCGGTCAGGGTCACGACCTCGCCGTTGATGCTGATCGAAGCTGACCCGTTTTTCTGGAAATCATCCCAGACTTTTTCTTCGCTGTCCTCGTCGTCGATGTCGATCATAGGCGGGCCATCGTTTCCTTATAGAGTTCAACCGAGATCGCCGCACGGCACCTCCCAGCGGCCGGGTCGGGCACAGCGGCATTACCGGCACGGATGACCTCGGCGAAAGTCATGTCACGGCCCATGTGCTCGCGGATGATCTCCGGCAGGCGAGCCGACACCACCTTTGCGGCAGCGTCGGTCGCGGCGTCGATGGCTTCTAGATCACGTTTCATCTGGGATAGCCTTTGTCGAGAGCGCGACCGCTGTTCCCGCTTTGCCCATCGCCGCCCATCGCCGCCGAGCTTTTCCAATACCGACCACGAACGTATTCGGGTTGGTGGCAACTTTGCCGTAGGATTCGAAGTAGGCGACCAGCATCGAGTTTGTAGGCTCACGCGGGGCGATGACGTAGCCTGCGGAGATCAACTCCCGAAGAGCCGCCTTGGCCTCCGGGATGCTGATGTTCAGCGCAGCCGCGAGGACACCCACCGCAGGCGGCGGCTTGTCATACACCGTCTGTTGTTCGATGCCCCTCACGCTACCCCTGCACCACCGTGATGACGCCGTTCTTGACGTCTGCGGTCTTGCCGTCGATGAGGTGCGGCCCATCCTTGAGACGAACCTTCAGGCCGAGTTCCCGAACCTGTTTCTCGGTCGGCGGCGCGGGCGCGTTCATCATCAAATCCTGGCCCTGCTGGTTGAGCGGGAAGGCGATGACGTCGCGGATGCTCTCCTCACCAGCCAGGAGCATGACGATGCGGTCGATACCGGGCGCCATGCCGCCATGCGGGGGAGCCCCGTAGCGGAAAGCATTGAGCATACCGCCGAACTGCTGCTCGACAATCTCGGGCCCATACCCGGCGATCTCGAAAGCCTTGAGCATGATCTCCGGCTTGTGGTTCCGAATGCCGCCCGAGCAGAGTTCGATGCCGTTGCAGACGATGTCGTATTGATAGGCGAGAATGTCGAGCGGGTTCTGGTTCTCCAGAGCGTCCATCTCGCCCTGTGGCATCGAGAAGGGGTTGTGGGAGAAATCCACCCGGCCTTCGTCGTTGAGTTCGAACATGGGAAAGTCAACCACCCAACAGAACCTGAAGGCATTCTTCTCGATCAGGTCGAGTTCTTCTCCCAGCTTGGTGCGCACCAGTCCGGCGAACTTATACATCTCATCCGGCCGCCCCGCGACGAAGAAGATGGCACACTCGTTGGCGTCGAGGATGTTGAAGTCCTGGCCGATCTTGCCAGCCGCGTCTTCGCCGATCTTGTTCGCCACCGGCCCATGCGGGCGATGGGCATAGGGGGTCACGCCATCGACATAGGGGTCGTCGGCGTAGCGGATATAAGCCAGACCCCGTCCCTCGTCTTTGGCCCACTGGTCCATTTTCTTGCAGAAACCCGACGTGACCAGTGGATAGCCTTCGGGGAGCAGAGGGTCGTGCAGGCCTTGCAGATACTGCTTGTCGTAAGCCACGATGCCCCAGACGCGGGCCTCGGGGTCCTTGGCGATCATGTCGGCGAAGAACGGGAAGTCACCGTCCCGGAAAGTTTCGGTGACGTCACGGAACTCCAGAGGGTTTCGGAGATCGGGCTTGTCGGAGCCGAAACGCTGAATGGATTCCCGGTAGGGAATACGGACGTAGGGCGCCTGATCGACGGTCATGCCTTTGGGGGCGAACTTTTCGAAGGTGCTCGACAGAATCTTTTCGGCGACAGCGAAGACTTCGTCCTGCTCGACGAACGACATCTCGATGTCGAGTTGGTAGAACTCACCAGGGCTGCGGTCGGCACGCGCGGACTCGTCGCGGAAACAGGGAGCGATCTGGAAATAGCGGTCGAAGCCCGCGACCATGAGGAGTTGCTTGAACTGCTGCGGGGCCTGCGGGAGGGCGTAATACTGGCCCGGATGGACCCTGGAGGGCACCAGGAAGTCCCGCGCCCCCTCGGGCGAAGAGGCGGTCAGGATGGGGGTCTGAAACTCCCGGAATCCCTGATAGATCATGCCCTCGCGAATATGAGCGATGACGTCGCTGCGGAGGAGAATGTTGCGGTGCAGGGCGTCACGGCGGAGGTCGAGATAGCGGTGCTTGAGGCGAAGCTCTTCCGGGTAGAGGACTTCCTCACCTTCCTTGTTGCGCGGCGGCACGACCGGCACCGGAAGGGGTTCGGCTTCGCTGAGAACTTCGCAGGCCATGACCTGAACCTCGACCTCGCCGGAAGCCAGATTGGCGTTGACGTGTTCCTTGGCCCGCATAATCACCGGTCCCTCGACGCAGATCACGCTTTCGAGGCGGACATCGTTGAGGATAGCGAAAGCGGGGCTCTCGGGGTGGGCGACGAGTTGGACGATGCCGTAGTTGTCCCGGAGATCGATGAAGCACAGGCCACCGTGATCGCGACGCGAATGGACCCAGCCGGAGAGCTTGACCCGGACGCCAGCGGTCCATTTGTCTACTTTGCCACAGGTGTGGGTGCGATACTTGCTCATCTTGGGGCCTACTTGACTATAAAGGGTTTGTTCAGGCTGGCAATCGCGGCGTCCAGCATCATGATGTATTTGGTCAGGTCGGCGTCGCTCTGAAAACCAACGATGAAGCCTTCCGGGAGTTTGTTCCTGGCTCTGACCACCATCGACGTCCAAGGTTTCTCGAACGAAACGCTGAACTCCAAAAACGTGCGGTAGACGGCGTCCGAGATTTCAGCCAAGGTTATGGTCCGGCGACCCGCCCGACCTTCGAACTCAACTCGAAGTTCATGGTAGGCGCCGTAGTTGATGGATTTCAGGTAGTAGCCTTCCGATGCACGGATGTCGCGAACCTGGGAGCCGAACGACCTACCGTCGCGCCGAGCCTGCGTGGCGACTTCCTTGATGGGGATATGACCGAAGGCACCGATGCTTTCTCCGCCCCACCAGTCGCGAATTTCGAGAAGGTAGCCGTCGTCGCCGTATTCGTGTTCGTCTACGACATTCACGACTGGCTCCAGAAAGGGTGGAGCGAGGGGAAGGATTCGCACCTTCGTAGGAGTTATTGGCTCCACCGGATTTGCAGTCCGGCCCATTTGAATGCTCTGGCACCCTCGCGTAGAAATCTTTCCTTACAGGCCCGTTGCCATCCTGGCAAGCTTATTCTGCGGGAATTGTCAGGCTGGCGAGGACAAAATCACGTTCATCCTCAAAGTAGAGCGAGATCATCTGCCGCTCGTCATCTAGCTCGATGCTGTCACGGCTCCAATGCCCCCACATTTCCTGCAACTGGTCATCCCGTAGAGGGTGCGTTGCCCGCGCCCGAGAACCCAGCGGACGAACGAAATCGAAACGGAATTCGAGTCCGGTCGAGTCCGGCGTGTAGAGGCGCCGGAAACATTTTTTCTTTCGCGCCTTAGGGATGACAGCCCCCTATTTTCTTCAGACGAGGCACCAACCAGTCGGGCGTCGGCTCTTTGGCGAAGACCGCGTTGACGTCTCTGTAGAGTTGCCAGAACGATTTGGTGAAATATCCGAAGTCATCGGTGTTGGCTACGAAATTCATATCCTGAAGAGAAGGGTCCATATAGACCTTCCAGTCACGGGTCATGATTTCGTGAGGACTCGATAGTCTGAAGTTCATCGTGTAGCCGAACTCTTTGACCTCGAAAAACCAGTCGATGTCGCCGAAATCTGCGTCGGGATACGACCGGCTTTTCTTATTCAGTACAGCCGCATGGGCGTGAATGATCAAGGCCATGATCTTCTGGCGTGGTGACAGAGGATAGAGGACCGTGGTCATCACACCCAGACGCGCTCGCCCGCTTTGATGTCGGGGAACTGACGAGCCAGAGCCGAACGGAGATCGGACACGGCCTGCTTGTGGGTCTTGAAGTAGACCGCGCAGCCGCCCGCCTTTTCCCAGCGGCGAATGTTGGCGATGAAATCATCGACCAGGATGTCGCCGGGCTCCTGCATGTGGAGCATCTTGTGCTTCGACCAGCACGTGACGACTTCGATGCCGGGGAACTTGCCGTTCAGTTTCTGGACCTTTTCGGCCGAGGCGCGAGCGAAACGATTCTCATCGCGCGGGCAGCCGGTCAGGAACCGGACGCCGTAGGGGCGGCAGATGTCCATGATTTCGTCGGCACCGTAGAAGAACGGCATGTCGAGCCAGAACTCCGGGTGCTGATCGACATAGGCCCACAGGGCTTCGTCGCCAGTCAGGATGCTGCCATCGGGGTTTTCGAACGAGAGTTCGCGCGAGCCGCCACCGTAGTTGGTGCGGCACCAGCCATCGAAATCACACATGACGCCATCGACGTCCAGGTTGACGCGGATGCGGGGCGAGCCATCTGCTCGGACCAAAGAGACATTACTATTTTGCATAAAATAGGGATACCATCGCAATGCAGCAAAGGCAAGATTTATTGTAAAGGAAATGGCGCGTCGGACGGGACTCGAACCCGTGACCCTCGGTGTTAGAAGCCGATGCTCTACCATCTGAGCTAACGACGCGCTGGTTGGGGACGGCAGGCCAGCGGCGCCGCCAAATCCATACCGCCCCCACACCGCCACCTCCGAAGACAATGGCGGCTCAACAGTCGCTTGGGTCCCAGGTTCCCAAGCCACCGAAGCCTGTGAAAGAAAGGCGGAGACCCGCTGGTCCCCGCCTTTCCTCAAAATGGTGCGCCCGGAGGTAATCGAAACCTCACCCTTGGGGGTTAGAAGCCCAGGATAGGCCTTTCGGGCGCGTAATAGATGCTCAGGGGGATTTTCACCTCCATACCTCCCCGGCTACATGACGACCCCGCTAAGAGCCGCCAATTCCGAGGGCACACTATCCCCGAGAGGATTTCCTTGTGCTTCAGAGCTTCTACCTCGACCCGTCGCCGGGTCTAGAGAGTGCGGCAGGATGTGCGCCCACTTCTTGCCTCCGCTTGGAGGACTACTTGGCTAGCGTTCGGGCATCTGGAGCGTCCCTTGCGGGAAGTCGCTTAGTTCCAGAATGCGGTCTCGGCCTCCAAGACACTCTCAGTCCTTTACTCCTATGCTGCCTCCGCCATTTCGTCAACGAAAAAATCGACGGCCTCCGTGATGCGAGCAGTGCCGGACTGATCGATCACGATGTTGCATTTCTTGAAGCGGAGCACGCCCTTGGTCGAACCCGAGGAACGCTCGTGGGTATTCCACGGAGCCTCGGACTCGATGTTGTGGACGTAGAAGGTCTGGCCCTTCACCTTCAGAGCCCACATGGGCAGGAAGGGGAATTCGATGTGACCCTTGTTGAAGTGGAAATCGACGTTCTTGCAGGTGCCGAGGTCGAGCGGGAACGAGTCGAACTGTTCCTTCAGGGCTTTGTGCATGCCCAGGATTCGGTCACGACGCTGCGTGGCCTCCTCACGGAGCATCATCATCTTGGCCGCCATGTGGCGGTGCTGACGAAGCTGGGCCTGAAGGGTTCCGGCGTTGCTCTCTTCGGCCCGCTGGGCGTCCTTGAGCTTGTATTTCCGCGTGCGGATGTCCTGGGACATTTCGCGGTAGGCGGCCCGCCACGAGGCAATCCAGGCCTTGTAGGATTCGCGGTCGGTGAAAGTGGGCTTGAGGTTCAGAGCAGACATGGTGTTTTCCTTTGATGAGATGAGTTTCACTGCCATTGCAGCTTGTAGAGGAGGGTGTCGTAGTCGTTCTCGAAAGCGAGACCGACCGTGTAGGCACAGCCTGAAGACCAACCGATGCGGGCCCAACGCCCCCTCGTATTGTCTTCGAGCCACTTCTCGATTTCAGCGAGCTTGGGAGCCGAGTAGTTGATGATCTTCATCAAGTACCAGCCCGGATACTGCTGTCGGATAGTGGCTATGGCGGGCCTGTCTTCCCACTCGTAGTCATCATCATCATCGAACAGGAGAGCGTGTATCTCCAGGTCCGATTCGTTGTAGGTGCGATCTAGATTGTCGTCATAGAAGTCATCCTTCATTTCCATTGGAGCGAACTCCGGGCACAAAAAAAGACCGGCTCCGTACCGTGCGGGAGGCACGGGGAGTCGATCTGGTGGTCGGTCAGAATGTCGTTAGTAGCAATCTACATGGTCACGACGGTAGTCTCCGAAAGGTGGCCGGGGCGAACCCGAGCCGGGGTTGAGATTTGAATGTAGGCGATACCACTCAGGGTGTCAACATAAAAAGAAAGGAGGGGCCGAAACCCCTCCCCCTTATTTATTACGCCCGCCAGTCTTTCGGCGGCGTGCAGCCCATGCCAGGGAATGCCTGAGGCTCCACAGCATACTTGAGCCGCGACGGACGACCGACCTGGATGCCCCGAGCCTTCAGGCCTTGAGCGTTGTCGTAGTAGACGACGATCTGGGCAGCCAGATCACCGCGTTCGAACGACACCACCGTGGTGGCGAACTCCTCAGCGCGACCGAAGCCAGTGCCGAGTTGGTTCAAGGTCACGGTTTCCGGCCGAGTGTTCTGAAGGGTTGTGGCGATACCCTTGCGACGAGCCCCGCTCGGGGGAGCAGCCGCCCGCGACCGCTCAAGAGGAGCAGAACAGGCCATTGCGGAGGTGAACGACGCCACTCCGAAGCCATCCAGGGTATCCGCGTCGAGACCAGAACCACCGTTCATGCCGATCAGCGTGGTGTTGACGTCTCCTGCCGACCCGCCCCAAACGCCACCGCGCAGGTACTGGTGATAGACGCCCGGAGGAGCCACATGCACGGGCAGAACGTAACGCTCCCTGAAGACCATGGCGCCGATGACGCCGTTGTTGGCCGACGACCCGGTCGTCTGGGTGGAGTAGGATTTGTTCTTGCCGGAGAAGAAGAACTTCGCCACGGCTTCGTTGTTGAGCTTCCAGCCCGGAATGGTGATGCGACCGTTTGGCTCGACGAGATAGCCGGTGGACTCGATGCCAGCGGTCTTGCCGTCCGTGACCGAAAGGCCATCGACGGAGATGAGGGCTTCGACTCGCTCAGCGCGGTGATTGATGAACTCGATCTCGAACTCACTACCTTCGCGACCTTCAATGAAGGTGCGTCCGTTGTGGGGGTATTCGACGACCGGGCGGCCCTTGATCAGGAGCCGGATTTCAAATTCGTTGGTTTTCATTTCGTTATCCTTAGAAGAACGCTGCTGCGGTAGCAGGTTGAGTGCGGTAGACCGTGGTGGCGGCAGAGAGATCACGCATGGTCTCTTTCATCTGTGCTTGCTTGAAGCATTTGATGTTGCCTTCTTTGAAGCCGAGGCCGGAGGCGATCTTCATCGCTCCTTCCTGTGCGCCCAGATAGACGCACGTCCAGCCCAGACGCTGGTGGGACCACAGGACCGATTTGATGGCCTTGTGTGAATAGTCCCGGCTCTGGTTGTCGGCACCGTCAGTCATGACGACGATCAGGACGTTTGGCGTCACAGACCAATCCCGAGTGCGCTCTTGAACGGAAGCTATCCGCTCGCCGATGGCATCGTAGAGGTTGGTCATGCCACCAGGATTGAACATCCGGTCAGTCATGAGGGGCACGAGCCCGATGTCGAGGTCTTGATACGGCGTGACGAGCTTGCCGCCCTCGAACTTGGTCAGTGTGATCTGGCACAGGCCCGGCACACTTCGCTGTTCTTCTATGTAGTCGTTGAACCCGGCCACGACAGCATCTTTGCAGACACCCATGGAGCCGGTCTCGTCGAGGATAAACTCGATGATGGTGGGGGTTTCGATTGTGGGGGATTTTATGGCATGCGCATTTACGCGCCGCCCTTGTGGGGTAGCAGTCATATTTCTCCTTGTGGGTCTTAGCTGCCTCTCCGTCTTGAGAGGTCTTCCTGCCCACCACGGGTGAATTCCCGTGTGAACCTATTTAGCCATAGTTAACCCCTTGAGGTCAAAATACTTTTTCAGAAAAGTGAAATATTTACTTGACAGGAAATGGGGCAGCATCCAGAGTGGTTGGGCAAAAAAGAAAGACCGGTGACAACGCGTGGCGAGACGCTCGGAAACACCCGAGAGGAACCGCTCAGTATCTCGTGAAGCATCGCTAAATCTGGTCGGAGGGGTCCTCGCAAGCGTGGGGGCCCTTTTTTGTCAAATAAACATTGACACCTTGCCGAACCATGCTAGGTGATGGTCGTGAAGGAGAAACTGATGGCTCGCGAATCCCACGACTGGAAAGTGTTCGGCCCGGACGGCGTCTATGTCGCCTCCTGCCGTGACCCCAAGACCGCCGCCATCGTCGTGGACGAATACGGGCGCGGCTCCGTGGTGAAGTTCGGCCACACCAAGATCGTCTGGCGCGAAGGCTTCGAGCAAATCTCGGCGGGCGACTCGCTCGATATGTGCGCCACCGTCTTGAAGAACCGGAAGGCCGAGATCATCAAGGCCTCCTACATCAGGGCCTACGGCCAGGAACACTACGACAACGTTATGGCAGGGAGGGCGTGATGGATTTCGCCAAAGGGATGCGGGTACTCGTCGCCAGCGGCGCCCCGACCGAACACATGATCAAGCAGACCGAGGGTCACATCGCCAACTTGCAGGCCCTGCACGTGCTGACGCCCGACCGCGACGCGGCCATCAAGGACTTCAAGAAGCTCCTGGCCGAACTCCGCGTCACCGAGCGGGATGAACTCGTGGCCGATCTGCGCAAGCACCTGCCCGCCGACCCGTCCGCCGATCTCGACTATGAGCGCGCCATTCGCCGCGCCGCCGACATGCTGGAGGCCTACACATGAACATGATCTTCAACATCAGGTTCTCGGACAACTATGGCCGCTGGAGCCGTTTCGAGGCCGGTGCCCTTCCGGGCAAGCCGGTCAAGAACTTCCACCGCATGAACCAGCCGCCGAAGGGTCCGCGCAAGGGTCACTGATATTTACTTGACAAGATTTTCGCGGCATGCGAAAACGAGTCAAGTTTGAGGAGATCGCCATGACGAACCCGACGTTTGACCCCGCCACCCTGACCTCGACGACCGACATCTATGGCAAGACCCTGACGGTCGGCCAGCGGGTCCGGTCCTTCGACTTCCCGCTCATCACTCCCGGCAACGTCGTGCTCGGGATGGAAACCGACAGCGAGCGCGCCGCCTATGTGGAAGGCGTGCTGGAGGCCATCGGGAATGACCGTCTCGAAGGATGCCAACGCTACCGCATCCTGGTGGACCGCGTCGTCATCGGCGGCGAAGACCAGCCCGACCGCGTCCTCCCCGGCCAGTTCCGCAAAATCTTCCCGCCCCTGAACGGCACCCCGGCCATGTTCGGTGAAGTCACCTGCGGCGTGGTGGCAATCTGATGTCCGATCAAACCGTCGCCCACACCATCCTGAACCAGCTTGGCGGAAGCCGCTTCGCTGCCATGACCGGCGCGAAGAACCTTCAGTCCACGCCGACCAGCCTTCAGTTCCAGATCGGCCGCGCCCTCAAGCGCATCAACCGCGTGACCATCGAACTCACCGGGGCCGATCTCTACAACATCACGTTCTCGCGCTACTCGCCGACCAACCTCGAAGTCACCGAGGTCGAGAAGGTCGATGGTCTCTTCAACGACCAACTCCGCCCCGTCTTCGAGCGCGTGACCGGCCTGAGGACGAGCCTGTGAGCCGCCCTAACACCGCGTTCCTGAACGTCCGTCTGCACTCGTCGGTGTGGCCGACCGTGATCGCATGGCTGGACGACAACTGCCCGACGTGGAAGTTCGCCCACAATCATTCGACGGTCCTCTACGTGTTCCGCTCGAACTCCCATACCCTCGCCGACGTCTACGAGCGGCCCATCTGGCTGTCCGAGATCGACGCGGCCAAGTTCAAACTCGCGCACGACACGTCCTGCATCGTCCGCGAACGCGTGTTCCCGCTCGCCACTCCGGCAGAGCGTCTGGTCGGCGCCCTGATGGCCGAATACAACGGCCCCGCCGACGAGTTCTCCGTCGAACTCATGGACGTCACGACCATGAACATTATCCGCAAGAAGGTACGTGACCGCCAGCGGTCCCTGGCTCGCCAGAAAGCAGCCCGCAAGGAAACCCGCGCATGAGACTGTTCGCCATCGACGTGTCGGGTGGAATCACGGCGGAGACGCTGGAAGCGGTGGTCTCCGATATCGAGAAGCGCGGCCATCCCCTCGATTTCGTCTGCACATTCACAACGGAGGTTATGTCCGAGACCTGCGTGGGCTCGCTTCGGAGCCAGCGTCTGCGTTCTGGTGGGGGAACCCTGTTCCAGCCGGTCGTCGATTGGGCGGACAAGCACGACTGCGGCCAGGGCGAACTCGTAATCTACTCGGACGGGTTCATGTGTGATTCGCACGTCATCGACTGCAAGAACCTGACGATCAAAGTCATCCTGATCGGCGAACTCCCCGCCACTCCGGCCGCCGTGAAGCGCGGTTGTCCTCAGGCCGAGATCATCGCCACCCTATAGCCTGTTTCGCCAGCTTCTTGCCGAGCGTCACCGCCGAACGGAATTCCTGCGGAACACCTTCCTTGGCGGTCAGGGTCTGGCTGGTGGACTCGCTGTGGATGACCACCGTGCCGTCTGCGTACTGGATGACGTCGTAGGTCTTCGCATCGTCGTCTCCGTCCTCGAAACCGGGCGGATAGCAGTGGGTGATGTTCTTGATGGTCATGGTGCCACGATAGATGGCATTTCCGACTCCTTCAAGTCCCGGTTTGGAGTTCGAGGTAACCGGTTTCACCGTCCAGCGAATGATCGATCACGGGGGCGTACATGGGGACGTGCTTCCAGGACGCGCCTGTGCGGGCCTTCCATACCGAAACGTGCGAACATCCGTAGCGTTCGCCAAGGGTTTTGCACGAAATTCTCGGGTCAGCCTGACGAATCGCAATCACGATGCTGTCGGTGAGCCGCGCACTCTTACTCGCTGTTCCAAAACGATATTTTTTTGTTGGGGGTACGAAATCTACTATCATTTCCGAACCTATACGGTGAAGCCGATTGAGCCGCAATACCCTACCCAAAAAATGTTAGCTGGTAGGACACGACCGATGACCGGACCCCGCAGGACCCGGTCACACCGTATTCATTTGGCCGCGAGAACGCCGATGATGACAGACAGGAACAGCGCGGTTCCGACGACGAACACCACCATCAGATTTTCTTCCGCAGTTCGTCGAGTTCCCCCGCGTAGACGGACTTGAGGAGGTCCGGCGATGACAGAATGGCCTGATAGTCGGAGATGGCCCCGTCGATGTCGATGATCTTGGCATCCACGTCGGCCTCGAACGCCTTCGTCCACCGGTAGGTCGGGAGGTTGACGACACGGTCCAACTGCTTGGCGTCCAGGTTGAGCTTAACCTTCTTCGAGACCTTTTCGACGTCGGCTTCAACGGCTGACCTGTCGGCGAACGTGCCGAGTCGTTTGGTGAAGCCGTCATCGAACAGGGCCTTGAGGACTCGCCAGTAGTTGACCTCATAGACGGCGTCGGCGAGCATCTTGTCGAACCGCTTTGAATACCAACCCAGACGCCACTGGACGAAAGCCTTGACGACCTCTTCGGCATTCTCATAGGTGCGGATGGACTGCCCGCCGAAATCGACGACGGTGATGCGCTCGGTGACTTTCTCCTTCAGCTTGAGGAAGTCGATGGCCGACTCCTCGTCCCATGCTTTCAGGGTGCCGCGCTTGAAACGGACGACGATGTCGATGGCCTCGGATGAGTTGTCGGTGAAGCCGGTGATCTGATCGCGGTCTTCCATCTCGTCGAGACGCTTGAGGAAGTTCTCGACGTGCAGGCCCGGAGGAAGCTCGGTGACGCGAATCGTCGAGGTGTCTTCGATCTTGACCTTGCCACGGATTTCCCACTGGTTGACGGCCAGAGGCGCGACGCTGACGTCATACCGGCCGTAGTGGGGCACCAGGGTCTTGATCTTCTTGCCTTCAAGGGCGGCGATGCTGGCGTCTACGATGGCCTTCAGAGACCTGGGCAGGATGGAGGTGGACCAACCGACCGCGATGCCCTCAATGCCGTTGAGGAGCACCAGAGGGATGATGGGCAGCATGTGGATGGGCTGCATGGTCGAAGCGTCGTAGTTCTCCGTCTGGGGAACGAGATCGAGGTCCCGGTAGAGAACCTTCTCTGAGATGGCGGCACGGGCGACCTCGACATAACGAGGGGCCCCGATGCCATCGGGAACCACGCGGCTGCCGAACATACCGACGCCTTCGATGAGGCAGTTGTTGTTCTTGAACGGCGCCGCCAGGAGGGAGATGGCGTTGTTGGCCGACATCTCACCGTGATTGTAGATTTTCTCGGCCGCCAGCATGCCCGAGAGAGCCGAGACCTTGATCTTCCCGGCCTTGTTCCGCAGCAGCCACAACGGCATCCGCTGAGAGGGTTTGAGCCCGTCTTCGATATTGGGGATGGCCCGCTGCGAGCAGACGTAGAGGGAATATTCGCGGTTGGTCTTGAGAATATATTCTGAAGTTTTCATGTCTTAGATGCCAATCCACTCTTTGCGGGCGTCGGCTTTTTTGGGGTCAAAGATCAGTGACAAGGCGGCATTGAGGTCGCCGTCATCGGTGAGCGGGATGGACTTCGGATTATTGAGCGCGAACTGCCAGTCCGGTTTCTTCAACTGGGCCAGACCCTTGGCACGGGTGATCTCCCAGCCCTTGAAATCTTCCTGCTTGAACGTGTGCTCATTGTCGGCGTACCAATACTTCCGCTCTTTGCCTTTCGCCGCAATGATGAGCGGGGTGTCGAAGACGTGGATGAACGGGCGGTCGGCCTCGAAAAGCTCCGGCCAGTTCAGGTAGAAGAAGTTGGTCAGCAGGCCGGTGATCGACTTACCGTCCTCGTCGGCGTCGCAGGTGATGTAGACGCGGCCATAGCGGAGCAGATGGCGGTTCACGCGCTGGCCGGGCACGAGCCCGATGGCGTTCATCATCCTGGCCAGTTCTTCGTTCTCGTAAATCTGCTTGGGCGACATGCCGTGCACATTCATCACCTTCCCCTTCAGGGGCATGGCGGCATGGATGCGGGCGTCGCGGGCATCGACGAGACCACCAACGGCCGAATCGCCCTCGGTGATGTAGAGGCTGCACTGCTGGCGGTCGGAGTGGGTGGCGTCCTTGAGTTTGGCCACGCGGACCTTGCCGCCCTTCTTGGCCAGCTTGGAGATTTCCGACGATTCTTTCTTCAGGGTCCGCTCGGCGCACCGCTTGTAGACGTCCTCAATCCATTCACCATTTTTGCGGATGACGTTCTTGAAGAAATCCGGGTTGTCGAGCGCGGCGGTGACGATCTTGTTCACCCCTTCGTTGATGACTCGGGTCTTCGACTGGCTGTCGAAATGCGGGGCATCCATCTCGGTGATGTTGTAGATCAGCATTCCGTCCGCGAGGTCGGAGCGGTTCGGCGTCAGCTTGCGCTTTTTCGATTCCTTGGCCAGCGCGTTGATGAGCCCGGAGAAGAACATCCGCTTGAAGGTGTCGATGTGCACGCCGCCATTGAACATCGGGATGGCGTTGACGAGACTGTGGGAGGTCTCGGTTCCATCGGCAAAGAACTGCGGGACCAACCAGAAGCGTGAGCGGAAACCGGGCTCGTCGATCTCGACCGTGATGGGCTTCCTTTTCGGGAACAGGTCTTTCTCGACGCCGCGCGTTTTCACCTGCTTGCCGTTGTAGAAAATCTTGAGATTCGGGTAGCAGAGGGCGGCCTCGAACATTCGCGAACGAATGAACGATTCGGGCAGGCGCATGTCCTTGAAGACTTTCTTCGAGAGCTTGAACTCGATGCGGGTCCCGTTGACGTCGGATTTCTTGGCCGGAAGGATGACGGGGTCTTCGGCGACGTGCTCCAAACCTTCGACGAACCTCTGGGTGAAGGACTGACCGCCACGAATGATGTGTGCGAGGAAATATTCCGAGGTGAAATTGACCACGGCGCCGCCGACGCCATTCAGACCGCGAGTCGCACCACGGTCATCCTCGAAGTTCCGTCCCGCGTTCTGCTCAGATAGGAGGACGGTGGCGGCATATTTCTGTTCGGTCTCGTCCCATTCGATGGGGACACCGCGTCCGTTGTCTCGGATGCTGAACACCTTGCTGGTCTCATCATAGCTGACGTCGATGCGGTCACCGTTGCCGTGCGAGACGACTTCGTCGAGAGCGTTGTCGAAGAGTTCGCGGAACGCGGTGAACAGGGCCGGGACCCAGGTCGTCGAAACCGAGACCGGTCCATCCTCGGTATATTCGAGAATGGATTGCGTATGGGGGTCGCGTGAGCCTAGCCACATCTCTGTCCGTTGGCGGGCTTGTTGATATGGGCTGAGCTTTTTCCACTCTTTGGTCGTTGTCATTAGGTCTCGTTTACACAGGGTGTCTGCAAACCATTTATCAAAGCAGAGTCCCGACAGTCAAAATACAATCGTGGACAGTGCATTACGATAAATAACTGACTGGATTCTGGAGATACCCCATGGCGAGCAAAACCTATGAAGTTGAAATCACAACGCTGGTCGGGGCAACCGATGGCGACGGTTTCATCGACAATAAAAAAATCGAACAATACATGGCCGAAGACGATTTCGCTGCCGATGTTGCCGCATCTCTCGCCAAGGAACGCGGCAACTCCCGCTACGAAATGATGATCGGGATGCTGGGCATGATGGGCAACCTCTACGTCACCTCGGTGACGTCGGACGCTGACGCCAACACGGACGCCACCACGTTCGCGTTCACTCTGGTGAGCGAACACGGCGAGGATTGCTTGGCTGCCGAAGGTCTGGTCGGCGCCGCTGCGCTCAAGCGCGTGATCGCCCGCTCTCTGCTGACGAACCGTATCGAGTCTGGAGACTATTTCGACCCCACCGCAACCGCCTCCGAGAATGACGCTGGCCTCACGACCAACGTTGCCCGCTTTGGCACTCGCATCGAGAAGATCGACGTGGGTTCTCTGGCGGCAAACCTTGCCGCAGCCGAAGCGGCCATCACAGTCACCGCGATTTAATTCGCACCTATACTACAACCTAGATAGTATTTCCGGTTCCACTACTTTTAGAGAGGTCGTTCACGAATAATGACACCCGATAACCGCCACCAACACCTCATTGTCCGCGCCGAGGTCATGAATCCTCCGCTGGAGAAGGACATTGCCGCTGTTTGTGCTTGGATGTCCAAGCTGATCAAGGATATCGGGATGAAAGAACTCGCCGCGCCGCGTGCACGTTATTGTCCAGTAGAAGGTAATCGTGGACTGACCGCCGACGCCATCATTGAGACTAGCCACATCGGCATGCACTCATGGGACGAATGCGTTCCGGCTGTTCTTCAATTTGATCTTTACACCTGCTCTGAGCTAGACACAGATATGGTGATCGAAGCTCTAGGCGTGTTTGAGACAGTCAAGGTTGAATACAAGTTCCTTGATCGTGAGCATGGCCTGACTTTGGTGAAAGAAGGCTAAACCTTTGCAAAAACTTCTCGTCGGGTCCTTGACCCTGTTTTGTGCCGTGGCGATCTCCGCTGTTGCGGCTTATTTCAGCGTGGTCGGACTGGCTGCTTTGTTCTCGGCTGCATTCTTGCCGGTCGCCATCATGGGCGTCGTCCTCGAAGTCAGCAAGCTCGTCGCTGCGGGTTGGGTCCATTCCAACTGGAAGAACCCCCTCGTCAGCAAGTTCCACCGCTTCTACCTCTGCGCAGCGGTCATCGCCCTGATGCTGATCACGAGCTTGGGCATCTACGGCTATCTGATGAAGGCCCATCTCGACCAGAAGGCGCCTGCGGCCGAGATCACGATGCAGGTTGAAAGTCATCAGGCTCAACTTGACCAGTTGCTCGCCCAACGGACGGAACTGGAACGCCAGCAAGCCAACATCAACAAGACCGTGGACACCTATCTTGCGGGCGGCTCGGCCAGGGGCGCAACGACGTTCATGAGCCAACAACGCCGGGACCGTGATCGCATCTCCAGAGAGATCGCCGCCCTGAACGCGCAGATCACCGCCAAGAACGTCGAGATGGCACCTTTGCGGAGTCAGGCCAACGCCGCCACCGCCAAGCTGGGCCCCCTGACCACCATGGGCTTCAAAGACCCCACGGCAGCCGTTCAAGCCGTCATCGGAACACTGATGTTCGCCTTCGACCCTCTGGCTATCGTCCTGATGATCTCAGGCACGATCACGCTTGGAGAATGGTCACGTTCTCGCCAACCGAAGCCGGTGGTCGTGGAAGCCGTTCAGGAACCAGTCGAGGAAGACCTCAGCGAGACCGATGTCATCGAAGAAGATTCCCCAGAGGACGACTTCATCCCGGAAGATGAACGACCGGTTTCCTACGAGGATGTCATCCCACTCGTCCCGGCACCGAACGAACGCCTATCGGCATTCCTCCAGGAACCATCGATTTTTGAAATCGCTGCCAAAGAAGCTCTGGCGAGTCAAGACGATACGGTAGCGGACACACCCGAAGCTGAGCCGGAAATTCAGTCCACAGTTGCCGAAGAAAGTTCAGTATCGGCCAAGGAACAGGTGCTTACCATCCTGGAAAACAATCCTCACCTCCTGGAAGAAATTGTCGCCGCCGTTCACGAAAGCGACAAATCTGAGCAAGAAATGGTCGATACTGGGTGGCTTACGGCTGAAAACTTTCAACCACGGGATAATGACCCGTCCTAGGTCGTAATTATTGAAGCCGCCTCGGCTTTCCTAAATACTACTACAGTATTCCCAGTAAGGATTTGAAATGTCTGATTCCCTGCACTGCTCCTTCTGCTCGAAGAGCGCAACGGAAGTGAAAAAGTTGATCGCCGGACCCAGTGTCTATATCTGTGATGAGTGCGTAAACCTTTGCCTCTCCGTCATGAACGAGACGGTCAAATCCAACGAAGAGGTGGAAAAGAAATCCCTCCCCACCCCTCAGACAATCAAAGACCATCTCGACCAATACGTCATCGGCCAGGATTCGGCCAAAGAGACCCTCGCCGTAGCGGTCTACAACCACTACAAGCGTCTTGAATATCCGATCATCGACGACGTCGAAATCGAAAAATCCAACATCCTCTTGCTGGGCCCGACTGGCTCGGGCAAGACTCTGATCGCCCAGTCCATCGCCCGTTACCTGGACGTCCCGTTCGCCATCGCCGATGCGACCTCGCTGACCGAAGCCGGATACGTGGGTGACGACGTCGAGTCGATCATCACTCGTCTCCTTCAGTCGTGCAACCACGACGTCGAGAAAGCCGAGCGGGGCATCATCTACATCGACGAGATCGACAAGAAAAAAGCCAAGGAAGCTGGCGGCTCAGGAACGCGCGACGTGTCGGGCGAGGGCGTGCAGCAGGCCCTGCTGAAGATCATCGAAGGCTCGGAAGTTTACGTTCCTCCTTCGGGTGGCAAGAAGAATGCCAACCACACGATGATCAAGATCAACACCAAGAACATCCTGTTCATCGTTGGCGGCGCCTTCGTCGGTCTCGACAAGGTCGTTCAGAAGGACATGGAGAAATCCGGCGCGACCATCGGGTTCTCGGCTTCAAACGTCGGCGCCAAGGGCAATCGCCCGCTGTCGGAAGTCATGGTCCACATCCAGCCCAGCCATCTCGTCAAGTTCGGCCTCATCCCTGAAATGGTTGGCCGCCTACCGGTCATCGCCGTGCTCGATGAACTCTCTGAGGAGCAACTGGTCCACATCCTCACCAAGCCGAAGAACGCGGTCATCCGTCAGTTCGCCAAGCTGTTCAAGATCGACGAAGTCGATCTCGTCTTCGAAGACAACGCCCTCCTGGCTATCGCCAAGCGGGCCATCGACCAAAAGACCGGCGCACGCGGCCTCCGCAGCGTCATCGAAACTATCCTGATGAAGACCCAGTTCCGCCTTCCCGATCTCCGCAACGACGGCGTCGGAACGGTTCGGGTCCACGAGGGCGTCGTGACCAATCACGAGCAACCGCACCTCGAACACTCCCCGACTGGGCCGACTAAGCCGGTGGAGCCAACCCCAACCCCAGTCGTAGTAGAAAGCTAAACTCTCGCGTGAGCGTATTCGTGAATGATAAAATCCGGGCCCTGAAGGTCCGGTTGGTAGATGACAGCGGCAAGCAGATGGGTGTGTATCTGTTGAAGGAAGCCCTCAACAGTGCCCGCCACCAAGGCCTTGACGTTGTTCAAATCGGGAGCGGGGATATCCCGGTCTGCCGCATCATGGACGCCGGGAAGTTTGTCTTCGAGAAAAAGAAACAGGAGCGAGAGCTTGCCCGCCGCCAGCGGGAGCTAACGATTGAGGTCAAGGAAGTTCAGCTACGGCCGGGCACCGACGACAACGATCTTCTCGTCAAGGCGAAGCGGGCCGCAGGGTTCCTCGCTGAAGGCAACAAGGTCAAGATCGTGGTCCGCTTCCGTGGCCGCGAACGGGCCCACAAGGATATCGGTCGAGCGACAGTCGATTCCTTCCTTGGGATGGTCGGAGAGCACAAGCTCGACAAACCCCTCGCCGATGGTGGTCGCGACATGCAAGCCGTCCTGGCTCCGGTCAAGTCGAAGGCTGACATCTACAAAGAACGCCATCAATAATATTTGACAACCAATACAGTAAAGACCTATAATTTCATAGTATTGCCGCAGGGGTAATACTTGGAGTTATTTTCGTGGCTGTAAAGTCTTTTGAAAAGCGGGGCCTTCTGGTCGAAGTCCGCAACAACAACATTGAGAAGGCCATCCGTTTGCTGAACCGCAAGGTCAAGCAAGAGGGCATTCTCAAGGAAATTCGTGCTCGCCAATTCTTCGAGAAACCGTCCACGGTTCGTCGTCGCAAGGCAGCCGAAGGCACGCGCCGGGTCGCCAAAGCCAAGCGTCTCGCTGCCGAGAACGCATAAGGAGGCGGCCTCTCGGGGCCGTCTTTTTTAGTTGACCAAATCGCGTTTTGGGGTCATGCTCTGATTTCAAGTTTTTCAGAGGTGTCCCTTGTCCGACGATACGATGACCGAATCCCGTACCAAGCAACGGCTCTCGATGCCGAAGCTGTGGCGCGTCATCGTTCACAATGAGGATGGAACCCCGGCGCCGCCGCAGTTCCTGATCGCCCTGCTGGCGGCCATCTTCTACAAGGAAGCCTCCGAGGCCAAGTCCCTGGCGGCGACCATTCAGGACAAGAAGCGCGCCACCGTGGGGACCTACCCCCGTGAAGTCGCAAACCAGCGCGTTGATCGCGCTACCGCTTTCTGCGCCCAACACGGCCAGCATAGCGTGAAGATCACCACCGAGCCGACCGCTTAAGTCGTCGGCCGAAAGGACGAATGACCCAAACCAACGACGACATGAACGACGCCCTCAACTCGCAGGGCGGCTCTGATGATCTCCGCGCCGCCCTCATCCAGATGGCCTCGCAGACTCCCGACACTTTCGCCATCGAGCAGGCCGCCGAGCAACGGTGGATGTCGGAGATCACGAGACTGAAGTCCCAGCACGCCGAACACGTGGCTCTTCTGCGTAGCAATAACGAGCGGGTCAGCAATTTCTTCAATATGCTCTCCATGGGCGGGCTAGAGCGGCGAATCCCTCTGCGTTGGCAGTTTACCCGGTCAGAGGAACTCGACAGCGAGCTTGCCTCGACGGAGAACAACCAGTCCGACATCGACATGGTGACCAACATCCTGAACGCGGCCGAGAAGGGTTGCGACTTCCAGATCATGCTCGACGCCATCCTGGCTAACGACGACTACCGGGGCCAATGGGAGCGACTCGTCATGCTCATGGGGCTGACCGAGAACACCGAAGACTGATGGCCTACCGGTATCGGTTCTTTTTGCGACCGTTGAAGGACATGTTTCTCACCGGGGATGTCGATGTCCTCGTCACCACTGGTCTCACCAAGGGAACCATTGTAGAGGAAGACAGCACGATTTATTTCGTCGTGAACAAAGAGTTCGAGAGCGAGGCTGCCGCCGTCGAGTTCTTCCTCCGTCACGCCGCCGAATGTCGAATCAGCCACATCAAGATGGTCGGCCAGTGAAGTTCGAGACCGGAGAACCGTTTGCCTACCGGTTCTATATGACCGGCAGCGTGAAAGATTTCTGCGAAGTACGCTCTAGGTATCGCGGGCAGACCTTGTGGTATCAGTTCAAGGACATTGACGTCATCTCCGTGGCCGATGACGCTTTCCTGATTTTCACCGTCAACTTCGAGACCCACACGGACTGCATCTCGTTTTATCTCAGCCACCAGACCCTCCTGAAAATTGATCGGGTCGAATCGGCATCTGTCCCGATAGAGAAGACCGATCACCTCGCCTCGCTGCTCCTTAGATAAATAGGAGTATAATACAGTGAGGTTTTCCAGTGTCCCGTCCCAAGCCGAGTATCCTTCTAGACTACACCGACCCCAAGACGTACAAGTCTGAGCAGGTTCTAAAGGCTGATGCGATCTATGCGGTTTTCTACGAAGGAAAGCCGGTAAACCTCCGCTCCCTCAACTCACTGATCAACTACCCGAGTGCGAAATACAAGAAGAGTTCGTTCTCGAACAAGGGTCACGCCTTCAATCTGGCTGAGAAGCTCAACAAGCTCTTCAAGACAGACAAGTTCGCGGTGTTCGCCCTCACGGTCGGTGAGAGGATAGAAGAGAACTGATTCGATGAACGAGGTTCATCAATATCTCGTGAACCACATTCGTAAAATGGTTAACGATACTGATTCCATGCCGTCGAAGGTAGCTCGATTTCTATGTGGGATGACCGACGAGGAACTCACCCGCCTCATGTTCACCAACTTTCGAGGCCGGGGTAAAACCGCCAAAGGCCTGCGCCTGTCTGGCCAGGGGCTTGGAATCATGCAAACATTTTTCAAATCGATCACGGTCGAGGCCCCGGAAGAGGGCCGAAAAATGACAGCCGACGCTCTTCTTTATCTGGACAAAAAAGCGACTCTCCCCTACCATGTGGACATGTGCGGAGAGATCGTTTGTTTCGACTCCAAGCTGGGATTGAAGTTGAAGCTGGTCGATGGAGACATCTCCGCCCTTATTGAGGCGGAGGGTCGATAGTTCGCCACACCCCCGAACCAGATTTTTCGCGAAGGCGGAGAAAATAGTTCGATTTAGGTGAACGAAAAGCCTTGACGAAATCCTCCAACAGGTGCAGTCTTAATCCTGCATTTTGCCCCTCTAGAGGATAACCGAGTAATGGCGAAGAAAGACAACCCCACCGTGATGGTCCTGAAGCCGTCAGAGCTTGTTCTGGCTCTGGCTGCGATGTCCAACACGCAACTCTCCACCTTCATCTGGGGTCCCCCCGGTATCGCGAAGTCCCAGATTTCGCAGCAAGTCGCCACCTCAATGGGCCGCGCCTTCATCGACGTCCGCCTGTCCCAGATGGACCCGACCGATCTGCGCGGCATCCCGTATCCGGTCGTCGAAGGCTCAGTCAACGGCGTCCGCTGGTCAGCCCCGCTGGTCCTGCCGCGCAACCTCGACGAAGACAACGTCATCGAAATCGACGCCTGTGAGCGCAACGTCCGGTTCTACAACCCGACCGGCATCAACGGCATCGCCTACTGCACCGACCCGAAGATCACGGTCGATGCGATCAACCCCGAACACACCGCCGAGATCGTCACCGTCGTTCGCGGCGAGGCCTCGGATTCGTCGGTCGCCGTCGCTCAGGACCGCTTCACGGTCATCCTGAAGGACGCCAGCGGCGCCCCGGTCGCCGGTCAGGTCCGCTACCGCGTCACCGGTCTGACCAAGGCCGTTCTGGGCTTCGAGGAGTTCAACTCCGCTCCGCCGTCCGTGCAGGCCGCCGCCTACCAGCTTATCCTCGACCGCCGTCAGGGCGAATACGAGGTGCCGAAGGACGTCCTGATGCTCGCCATGGGCAACCGGGACACCGACAAGGGCGTCACCTTCAAGATGCCGACCCCCATCGCCAACCGCTTCGTTCACGTCGAACTCCAGTCCGACGCCGACGAGTGGATTACCTGGGCTCTGGGCGCCATGGTGCACCCGGAAGTCGTCGGCTACATCTCGGCCTTCAAGGACCAACTCCACAAGTTCGACCCCGGTTCGGCGGCCCGTGGCTTCCAGACCCCGCGCTCGTGGACCTTCGTGTCCGAAATCCTGGAGAACAACCCCACGGCGGGCGAGTTCATCCTGACCGCTCTGGTCATCGGCTGCGTCGGCGACGGCTCGGGCGTCCAGTTCAACGAGTTCCGCAAGATCGCGTCCAAGCTGCCGGACGCCGATCAAATCCTCTCCGGCAAGCTGAAGAAGATGGAAAAGGTCGAGGTCCAACTGGCCTACGCCCTGACCACCACGCTCTGCTACCGCCTGAAGGACCAGATCGAGGACATCAAGCGTCACCACGGCGAGAACTTCAAGAAGGCGGAGTCGGCCAAGGAGGAGTACACGAAGTGGCTGGCCTCGGCCGACAACTTCCTGGCCTTCATCATGGACAACTTCCAGGCCGAGATCGCCATCATGGGCGCCAAGGCCGCGCTGTCGGTCCACCGCCTGCCCTTCGACACGAGCCGGATGAAGACGTTCGACGCCTTCGCCGACAAGTTCAAGGGACTGATCGTCTCGTAATCCGCAGGGGGCGGGCCTAAGAATCCGCCCCCACTATTTTCTCCCTTTCCCGAGGTCCAATGTCATACGATCTTTCAGACCCGGTAGTTCAAGCGATCACCGCTGCTCGCGTGAAGCTCCTGTTCTCGAAGCCGTTCTTCGGGAATCTGGCTACGCGCCTGACGCTGGTTGACGCCACCGACTGGTGCCGCTCGATCACTACCGATGGTCGCCGTCTCTACTACAACCGCGATTTCATCAAGAGCCTGAGCCTGCCCGAACTCCTGTTCGTTCTGGGTCACGAAGTCCTGCACTGCGTCCTCGACCACCTGGGACGTCGCGGTCACCGCGACAAGCAACTGTGGGGCATGGCCATCGACTACAGCGTCAACTACATCCTCATCCAGGAGAAGGTTGGCGTTCCGCCGTCCGAGAACATTCTGCACGAGCAAACGTATACGGACGAACTGTCCGCCTACGAAATCTACGACATGCTCCAGCAGAACAACACGCCGATGAAGATGTCGATGGACGAGCACCTCGACTTCGACGGCGAGGCCGACGAGGACGGCGACGGCGAAGGTGGCGGCCAAGGCGGCACCGACGTCAACGTGATCGGCAAGAACGGCCCGCCGTCTCTGACCGAGCGCGACCTCCAGAACATCCGCAACGAAGTCCGTGCGGCGACCATTCAGGCCGCGCAGGGTGCCGGTGCGGGCAACGTTCCGGCCGCCGTTCGTCAGATGATCGACGAACTGGTCGAGCCCAAGCTGGACTGGCGCACCCTTCTGGACGCGCACTTCCGCTCGACCATGAAGGACGACTACACCTTCGAACGTCCGTCGCGTCGGACGTGGGCCACCGGCATTCTCGACGAGAAGACCGGCAAGGTTGGCCGCCCGCAGTTCATGCTGCCCGGCCAGAACTACATGGACACCATCGACATCGCCTGCGTGATCGACACCTCGGGGTCGATGAGCGAGGAAATGCTCCGTGACATCCTGTCGGAGATCAAGGGCATCATGGAGACCTTCCGGGACTTCAAGCTGCTCGTCTGGACCTTCGACACCCAGACCTACGGTCTGAAGGAGTTCACGGGCGCCAACCTGGACGAGATCGACGAGTACCCCATGCAGGGTCGCGGCGGCACCATGTTCGAGTGCAACTGGGAGTTCATGAAGAAGGAGGGCATCGAGCCCGAACGGATGGTCTTCTTCACGGACGGCTATCCCTGCGGTCACTGGTGCCCGCCCGGCGACGAGAACTACGTCGATACCCTGTTCGTCATCCACGGACACGCGGCAACGCAAGGCATCGAGGCTCCGTTCGGCCTCACCTGCTATTACGAAGAGAAAACCAAGTAAGAGGGGCGATCTCTTCGTAAAGAAAGGGTCGGATTGGGAAACCAGTCCGGCCCTTTTGCTTTGCAAAAAATAGTTCCCATGATAGTGGGAAGGTACGGGGACGTGAAAATGAGCCCCGTCGCCGGGTCTTCGGCTCAATGCTGGGTCGGGATGCTGCGCGGCAACGCGGCAACGGGTGTATTAAAGTATGCGGCGGGTGGTCGAGTTGTCCGGGGCCACCCGTATTTTGGAGATCAGATGATCAAGCTGCACGACACGATGACGGGAGAGAAACGCGAGTTCACTCCCCTGCACCCCAACCGGGTGACCGTGTACCAGTGCGGCCCCACGGTTTATGACCACCCCCACCTGGGAAATGGTCGCCCCGCCGCCGCGTTCGATATCCTGTTCCGTCTCCTTCGCCACACCTATGGGGAGGACAGCGTCTTCTTCGCGCGCAACTACACGGACATCGACGACAAGATCATCGAGCGCGCAAAAGAGCGCAACATCAGCATCAGTGAACTCACCAATGAGACCATCCAGGTCTACCATTCGGTGATGCGGATGCTGGGGAACCTCGACCCAACTTTGAACCCCCGAGCGACCACGCATATCGGCGTCATGATCGAGATGATCACCACGCTGATCGACAAGGGTCACGCCTACGTGGCGGATGGGCACGTTCTCTTCTCGGTGAAGAGCCACGCCCAACACGGCAAGCTCTCCAAACAAAACCTTCTCGGCCTCCAAGCCGGGGCCCGCGTCGAGCCCGGCTCATACAAGCGCGACCCCGCCGACTTCGTCTTGTGGAAACCCGGCAAGGAACCGGGTGAGCCTGTCTGGACCTCGCCGTGGGGAATGGGACGTCCGGGCTGGCATATCGAATGCTCGGCCATGATCGCCCGCATATTCGGCCCGACCATCGACATTCACGGCGGCGGCTCCGATCTCATATTCCCCCACCACGAGAACGAGATCGCGCAGTCGGAATGCGCGCACGGTGAGCCGCTGGCCAACTACTGGCTCCACAACGGCATGCTGACCGTAGACGGCAAGAAGATGTCGAAGAGCCAGGGCAACTTCGTCACCTTGGCTGAACTCATGAAAAGCGATCTCGACGGCGAGGTCGTGCGCTACTTCCTGCTCTCCACCCACTATAGAGCGGCCATCGACTATACCGAAGCCCGCATGGAAGAGGCGGAGAAGGCTCTGAACGGCCTCTACACGGCTGTTCTGAACGGAAAGGTCGCCGGACCCCCGGACGTCGATGAATCCGTTCTGGGGGCCCTTCAGGACGATCTCAACACCCCCGGTGCACTGGCGGCCCTGCACGATCTGGCCAGTCGGGTTTCGCGCGGCGAAGAGAGCGTCGATAAGCTTCTCCGGTCGGCCAACATGATGGGCTTGTTGGAGTCCGACCCGACCCGCTGGCGTCAACGCAAGACCGACACCCGGCCGATGTTCGACATTTGGGAACTCATTCAAGAACGCAACTCGGCGCGGGCCAATAAGGACTGGGCCGAGGCTGACCGCTTGAGGGCCAAGATCGAAAGCATGGGTGTCGTACTAGAAGACAAGCCCGAGGGAACGGTCTGGAGGAGCGCATGATACGCCCGTCCACACCCGAGGAGGTGGCCGCTGTAGAGGCCATCTGTTCCCACTACGCCCCCCGCTTTGAGGGCGCACACGACATATGGTCCGGCTACGGCCCGCCCGCTCGTCTCACAAACCTGTTCGCACCGCGCCTCACCGTGGAACCGAAAAATGTTTCAGGAAACGGATGGCGGATTCGCCTATCTGAATACGTTTCCTATCCGACGACCTGGGCCGAAAACGATGCCGCCGAGGCCCGCATCCTCCCTGAACTCGCGACCGTGATGGAGCATCTCCGATGAAACATAAGGTGTTTTTCGCCAAACTCGTTGACGGCAGCACTGTCCGGGCCCGATCTGCCATCGGCCGAGAGCCCACCGGGCCGTGGAAGTCTGCCAAGATCGATGTCAGCGGCGGGCAGTATCCGTGTTTCTCGATCTACGATGTATCGGGCGCCGACTACACCATCGGTGATTTCTGCGGCTCCAAGGTGATCGGCAATGTAGAAATCGGGACCTATCAGGCCGAAGATCACTTCATCGAAGTCGAGATTCCTGCATGACAGACAGATACGACGGCAACGGCAACCCGATCTGGCACGACCATTTCGGCCCCGCCAGGATTAGTGGCGAGGTCGAAACGGATGCCGACATCATGCGTCGAACCTCAGACGATTTCCGCTTCGACGTGCTCGAATTCGCCAACGGCAAGATCGCGGTGTGGAGCCCCCGCACCGGAACCATAATCAGCTACGCGAAAAATCGCATGAACGGCATCCGCGACGCCATGCGGGCCGCGAACGCCGCCTATCGGAAAACGCCCTACACCCAGTCGGTCGTGATCAAGGGGTCTGGCGAGTAGGCTGCCCGAATCCTCTCCGTGACGTAAGGCATGAACGGGTGGAGGAGACGTAGGGTCTGATGGAGGGTTTCCATGAGGGTCGCGTTGGCCGCCATGTCATTCTCATCGTAGAGCCGAGACTTGGTCTGCTCGATGTAGGTCCCGCACAGGTCATTGAAGATGAACTGCCGAATGGTGAAGGCGGCCTCGTGGTAGCGAAGCCCCTCTAGCATGGCAGTCATTTCCTGGATGGTTTCGTCTAGCCGGGCCCGGATGGCGATGTCATCGGGATGCTGGGACGGGAATGCGAGACGACCGTGGCCGATGCGGTCCCAGTGCGAGATCGCATACCGGGATGCGTTCCAGATTTTGGTCCGCAGTCCCTTCGCGGCTTGGAACTTTTCATCCCACATCCGCATGTCCTGGCCCGGCGTGGCATCTTCGGCCAGAGCGAACCGCATGGCGTCGCAGCCGAACTTCTCGATGATATCTAGGGGGTCGATGCCGTTGCCGATGGACTTGGCCATCTTGCGCCCGTCCTTGTCCCGGATGAGACCGTGCAGGAAGATTGTCTTGAAGGCCATCTGGTCAGTCAGGAGGAGCCCCATCATGAGCATGCGGGCGCACCAGAAGAACAGGATGTCGTCGGCGGTCTCGATCATGGCGGCCGGGTAGAAGGTCCGCATGTCGGGAGTGTCTTTGGGCCAACCCAGCGTGGCGAACGGCCAGAGGGCCGAAGAGAACCACGTATCCAGACATCCTTCTTCCTGCGTCCAATCCTGGGGGTCTCCCGGACAGGTCGCGCTGATCGTGAACTCGTTGATGCGCTGGATGCCGGAGCGAATGCCGTTCCGTTTCCAGATCGGCAAACGATGACCCCAGCGGATTTGACGGCTGATGCACCACGGCTCGATCTTGGTCAGGAAGTTGCGCAGCGTGCCTTCACCGCCCGAGGGAATGATCTCCAGGCTCCCCGCGTCCATCTCGGACAGGAGTTCAGCCGCCAATGGTTCCATGTCGAGCCACCACTGGCCGTCCCGCTGGTAGAGCATCCCGGCCTCATGGCATTTCTCCATGGCGGCGATGACGGCTGCGCTGTAATCGTCGTCGAGCGTGAAGGTCTCTCTGGACCAGTCAGCAGACGCGCCACAACGGCGAAGCTGACCCGTGATGGTGCTCTTCAGGTTGGCCTTGTAGTCGGCAGCGAACGCGTCGAACTCCGGTCCCTGCGGGTCGAGCCCCTGAGCGATCATGAGTTCGTCCAGCTTGGCTTGCGTGGCCAACCCGGCGTGATCGGTCCCCGGCAGCCAGAGGGTATTGCGCCCCCGCATCCGGTTGAATCGCGTGCTGATGTCCTGAAGGGTTGCAAACAGGGCGTGGCCCATATGCAGAATGCCGGTGATGTTCGGCGGGGGCATGGGGAGGAAATAGGGTTCCCCTTTGCCTGATGGCTTGAAGGCGCCACTGGTTTCCCAGGCCTGATAGATGGAAGTCTCTTCGGTTTGGTGGTCGAAGGTCTTCGTTAGCGGATTACGTCCCACATGTGCTTTACACCCGTGTATTCAAATAGGGCTGTGAATTCAGACCTATGCACCATATATAGCTTCACGGCAGATCGGGGTCAATATGATTTTTTTCACCCAATCTGGGTTAACGAAATTGCATTCCGAAATGGGTTGGGGCATGTTGAATGGACGGAGCACGAATGACCCCTGAACCGGTCTACTTTACTGAACTCGATGTCTACCCCCGCGAAATGTTGGCGGAACGGTGGGTGTCCGGGCCTTTCCCGCCTTCATGGGAGCGACTCGAAATCGATTACTCGAATCATAATGTCCGGCCGCTAGTTGCATGGGTGGCAAAAAATATTCCAGGACGGTTCGGAATCATTCAACTCTCCAGAAAAGCCGTAGTCTACTTCGAAGACGTCGCCGATCTCATGCTGTTTCGCATGCTCGACGGGGAAATCCAGTGGAAAGATAACCTTAGTTTTTGAGTTCGGAACCCTCCCACATGACATCCAACACCCTCGTCCCCATGGTCGTCGAGCAATCGAGCCGTGGCGAACGGTCCTTCGATATCTTCTCTCGCCTCCTGCGCGAGCGCATCATCTTCCTGAATGGCCCAGTCGAAGACCACATGGCCAACCTGATCGTCGCCCAACTCCTCTTCCTGGAAAGCGAAGATTCCAAGAAGGATATCGCCCTCTACATCAACTCGCCGGGTGGTGTCGTCACTGCGGGCCTCGCTATCCGCGATACCCTCCGCTTCATCTCCAACGACGTGCAGACGATCTGCACCGGGCAGGCGTGCAGCATGGGTGCCATGCTTCTCATGTCGGGAACCAAGGGCAAGCGTTACTGCCTGCCGAACGCTCGCGTCATGATTCACCAGCCCAGCGGCGGCGCGCGCGGCATGGCTTCGGATATCGAAATCCAGTTCAAGGAAATCCAGAAGCTGAAGGCGATGCTCAACCAGATGGTCGTCGAAGACACCGGCCAACCCTTGGAAGTCGTCGAGCCCGCCATGGACCGCGACAACTTCATGTCCGCCACCGAGGCGCAGGCCTGGGGCATCGTCGATCACGTCATCACCGACCGGGCTGCCCTCAAGAGCCTGTAAATCGATTACTTGACAAATCTCTTCCTTGGGGCGATAAGCCGTTATTGCTTCAAGGGAGAGCCGTCATGACTGGTAGACTTTACGTCGCCGAGGATTCGTACCAATCGATTCTGAAGGAACGTCGCCCGCGCCCGGCTCGCGCCACCGCTATGCTGATCGCCAACGCCGTCTCGGTCCTCAACGACGCCGAACGTCGTCTCGAAAAAGCCAAGGACAGCATTCCCAGCTACACCGGCCAGTGGGAAGACATCGACTACTACGCCGGGGCTCAGGAGGACTACAATCGTGCCGCCGAGGCCTATGAGGATGCCGTCCGCGCCGCCTGCGGTCTGCCTCCCCTGCCGGTTGATGACAGCCCGAGCGAGTTCCAGGTTTCGATGTCGCGCAAGATCGAGGATGCCTTCCCGATCATCACTCCGGCCGAGCGCAGGTATCTCGACTCCAAGGAAGTCGTCTATCTGGGCGACCTGATCGCCGCCCTCGACGCCTCGCCCTCGTTCAACAACAAGATCACCCTGCCGAACTGCCGGGTCATCAACGAAATCCCGCACCGTCTCGGAACCGAGGTCTGGGTCCGCCCGGCTTAATCCAACCAACGCGGGCGTTTTCTGTCTTTCCGACGACCATGGCGAGATAAAGCACAGGTTGGCTCCCACATCGGGAACCAACCTGTTGTTTTGCGCCTAAATACCGCATGGACATGGCGTGCTTCCCGTCTACGGCGGGCATCCCTGCAAGAGAGTCGGGCCCCGGCTACGAGTTCGGGCTGGATATCCGTCGCTCCAAAATCGACATCGTAACCGCCCTCCTCTTCCAAGCCTTGCTCCAGAACTGGTGCGGCCGAAACTGCCGCCACGGGTGGGAGGTGGAGAACCTCGAAGATCGCGTCATCTCAATGCGGTTCGATGACCCAGGTGACGCCCTGATATTCCAACTCACCGAGGAATACGATTTCTTCAACCGTCACGCAGACACCCTTCTGCCCAACTAGGGTTATCTGAGGACTAAATACGTCTCAATCATCTGAGACGTATAATGTTTTACGAATTTCCCCATGACATGTCCCTGGCTGAGGTCAGCGGAGTAGTTGCGCGCCACAACGCCCGGCTGGGCACCCAGGTCTTCATTGAAGCCGACCGTGGCGACTTTGTCCTCTTCAACTACCTGATCAGTTTCTCTGGAACTTTCCCGGCGTTCTCTGGCGACCGCGAGGAAGATCGCGAGTATGCGATTCTGCGCGAGTGCCGTGGCCTGACTTTCTCAAAGGCGACTGGCAAAGTAGTGAACCGGAAGTTCCACAAGTTCTTCAACCTCAACGAACGCCCGGAAGTCCTTACACAAAATGTTGACTGGAGCGAAAACTGTGACATCCTAGAAAAGATGGACGGTAGCATGATCACTCCATTGCCGACGTCTGGTGGAATGCGGTGGGCGACCAAAATGGGTCTCACCGATATTGCCCTCCAGGTTGATCGGTTCGTTGAACGCAATCTCCGCTACGAGGGGCTTGCGCGAGAATGCGTGAGCGAAAACAAAACCCCGATCTTCGAATGGTGTTCGCGCCAACAGCGCATCGTCATCGACCACCCGGTAGACCGTCTGGTCTTGCTGGCCATCCGCGACAACGATACGGGGGTCTACAGCGACTTCGGGTATCTTGGCGACCTGTGCGACTTCCACCGCGTTGAGCTTGTCCAGCGACGTCCTGGGAGCCTGCACGACGTAAACGATTTCGTCACCGAAACCCGCGACCTCGTCGAGACCGAGGGCTGGGTGATCGCGTTCCAGAACGGCCACAAGCTGAAGGTCAAGGCCGACGAATATTGCATCATGCATGCCGCCAAGGACAACCTCTCAAGCGAGAAGAACGTCTTGGCCCTCATCCTTGAGGACAAGATCGACGACACCCTGCCCCTGCTGGCGGCAGACGACCGTCAGCGCGTGGTCGATTACGCGGACGCGGTCCAGAAAGGCATCTCGACCTACATGGAGGCTCTGGCCAAACGCGTCGCCGAGCAGTATGCCGGATATTCCAAGCGGGACCTCGCGCTGGCGATCAAGGACGTGGACGGACTCGACAGGACGATGATGTTCTCGATCTTCGACGGGCAAGACCCGGTCGAGGTTGGACACCGGGTCGTGGCCAAGCATCTGGGTTCGGCTACTCGCGTTGATCTCGTGCGCCACCTTTGGGGCGGCGTCCGCTGGGGTTGGAACGAGGTCACGGAATGAAATCGACGTGGAGCAGCAAGCAGGCCAGCTTTGACCGGCGCATGCACGAGCGCGTGATCGCTCGGTCGAACGCGCCTGTTCGTCGTCGCACACGGAGTTCCTTCCAGGTTCTGACGGGGTGGAATGAGTTCTCCCCTCGCGTTCGTCCTGGCATCACCATCGTTGAGTTCCCCGGCGTTTTCAACGCTTCTGAGTTCAAAGAGGTCAAAGCCCGCTTGCGGGCTATTCAGTGCTTCCCGATCAACTTCGGCTACAACGCTGACGGCTCGGTGGCAACGTTCTCAGACAAACAAGCTGCGAAAATCAGACTGGCTTTCGACGAAGACGAGATCAACTTTCCGAAAGAAGTAGAAATCAAAATTTCTAGCTGACGATAAATACTCCCAGTATCTTATGGGGGACCATATGTCATCTTTCACCGAAGACTTGATCGTGCGTGTAACCAACGATATGGTGCATAACCGCACCGTATTCGTCCTCTGGGCTGGCTTTGAATACCGCGTTGGTGATTTTGAAAACCCAACCGAGATCATCTCAATTCCGGTAGGCTTCCGAACGGATTTCATGTCCATCCCGGCGCCGCTGCGGGCCTTCATCGATACTGGTCGCGGAGCCAAGGCTGCCATCGTGCACGACTTCATGCTCTCGCATGGCATGCCGCCCAAGAAAGCAGATCGAATCTTCCGTGAAGCTCTCGGCGTGCTGGGCTTCAGCCTCATAGAACGCAACGCCTTCTATCGAGCCGTCCGTCTCTACAGCCAGATCAAGCAACTGCTCGGCCATCCGGTCTATTAACTCTAGACTAAATAGGAGATGGAAGAAAAGACCGTCTACCTATATGTGATCTCTGAGACCGACCAGGGTCCGTGTAAGCTCGGTTTTTCCGCCACCCCGGAGAAACGCGTTCGTCAACTCCAGACTGGCGCGGCCACCAAGTTGCGCCTGTTCCACAAGGAGCCTGTTCCGGCCGAGAAGGTTAAGGCTTTGGAGAAAGCCCTGCACGGATTGGTTCGTCATCTCAAGGTTTCCGGCGAGTGGTTCAATCTCTCCACCGCCGACGCCATCCTGGAGGTCAAGCACGCCGTCATTCGGTACTCAGACGACATGACGGTGTGCAGATAGATTTTGTTTCTCACCGACCCGATCTGGTAATCTCCACCCATGATCAGTCCAAAGAATTTCTCCTACACGATATCCTACAAGCGTCTCACCTTCACGGATGTGGACGGTCACCAGCATGTTATTCTGCCGACCCATCGCCACCACGACGCCATCTACGACGGGCTGAGAGAACTCCTCAACACGCCGCACGATGACAGATTGGCGATGAGCCTGTGGAATTCCATTACCGAACTGGCCAGAAGCAACTCAATCGACGTCCTGTATGACGAGGTCAACAGCACCGTGATGGTCAATGGCGCCCCGTATGCGACGCCCCTGCGAAGCACAATCTCAATCTCGAATTTGGTCAAGCTGCCGTTCGAGCCCAGTCTGAACTTCATCAAACGTTCGTTCTTCGCCGCCGATCAAGATGTCATCGCGTCCATCTCGCATGCTATCGCCACCGGACTGTTCACGATCACTCCTGATGGCGCCCTCACCGCCTACTCTCACTCGACACCGGGCGAAGGTCGGGTTTTCTTCGGCACCTATGATCACTGCTCGTCCGATGATCGCCCGTATGTCATGGTCGAGATCGACCCCATGGACATCGTCGCCTATGAGCCCGAGGCCCCCAAGGGCGTCTGCTCGGAATACAAGGTCATTGCCGAGTTCAACACGACGCCAGATTTCTCCAGCCTGTCCTGGGATGATGACTCCGGCATGACCGACGCCATCGCTCAGGCGGTGCACCTCTACTCACCCGTCCAACCCGGCCCCCTCTACGACCTTTCGAAAGTCGAGCCGCTCGTCCGTACCGAGCAACCAGTTGTGGATTCATCGGAAGACGAGTTCGAGGACAGCAGTTCGGAATATTTGGACGACGAATAGTTTGACAAAAATGATGGGCGGTGTAGAAATGCCGTATGGACGTTTCTCTGCCCTTCATCCGCTTCACCCATCAGGTGTCTAACCGGGTTCAGGTTCTGAACGCCCCGGCGAAGAAGATTCGTCAGTTGTTCAACTACTCGGTAGGCGTCGCCACCGATGCCGTCCTGATCGAACTGGTCCGGGGCGGGGTCGCTGTCGATTCCTACTTGGTGCCGCAGGAAGCATAAATGGCCAAGAAGCCCAAGATCGTCGCCGCCCCGAAGGACTGGATTCTGTACGTCCTGGTCCGCACCGACATGGCGAGCATGAAGTATGGCAAGGGCGGTGCCCAAATCGGCCATGCCTGCAACGCCCTGACCGACGACATGATCATCGCGCCGCTGCTGCGCGGCGACAAGCCCAACAAGGCCGTCATGGAATGGCGCGCGCAGGCGGGACGCTTCGGCACCACCTTGACGCTGGCCGTTCCCGGTCTCGACACCATGAAGGCGGTCGTCGAAGCCGCTCAGGGTCTGGGCTACATCGCCGACCCGGTCGTGGACCCCACCTATCCCTATCTGGTTCCCAATGAACTGGTCCCCCGTCTGGATGCCAGCCTGCACACCATGCCACCGCGTCCGGCCGGTCGTGAGCAGCACGTATGTTTCACCGAGGAGACCACGACCGCCTACGTGTTCGGCCTCAAGCCCGAACTCGACGTCCTGATCGGCCGCTTTCCGCTGGTGAGCAACGACTGATGGCCAGCAGACCAGTCCCCATCGCCGCAGCCTATGCCATGGGCGTCCTCACAGTCGCCGTGTTCGTTGCCGTCTGCGTCATCTGCTATCTTCAGCTTACCGCCCGAATATCCGATGATCAGGCCAAGACCGAACTCGCCAATCGCGGCTACACGGAAGTCGTCCTCATGGAGGACGTCGGCGCGCAACTGTTCCGCACAGGCGACAACGCGCGGTGCAGCAAGGGCAAGGACGTTTTCCGGGGCTACACGGCGAAGAACATCGACGGGCGTTCGGTTCGCGGCGTTGTCTGCGCAACATGGCTGCACGGCGGCTACGAGGTCAACGACTACCGGGTGACACGATGAGCGACGAGTTCGTCCCCCAGAAGCGGCCCCCGCGCAAGCTTCTCCGCAACGTCAAGATCGAGCTTTCGCCCGAGGACTACGAGCGGTATCAGACCATGGCGGCCGAGCACGGCGTGAGCCTGAAGTCGTTCGTGAAACAGGCGGTCGAGTACGCCGTCGCACGCCAGGGCGGCCCTGCCGGTCGCCTTCGCATCGGAGGACCCAGTGAGCACTGAAACCATCGGAGGCGGCCTGAACGCCGTCGAACTCGAACAAGCTCTCTCTCGGGGAACCTGGACCCGCTACGTGCCTTCGGAAGAAGACATTGCGGCCTTTCGGGCGGAACGGGCAGCCGAGCGGATTGCTGATCGCGAGCGCATCATGTCTTCGCGCGGGCTCCGTTTCCTCCACTGGCTCCTCCAGACGGACCTGTGGAAAGAACACCGGGCCGCCCGATGAGAGCCCTCCTGGTTGTCCTCGCCATCATCGGCGCGTGCGTGTTCGGTATCGGCTGGCTCGTCACCGAACTGTTCGAGATCGCCCCCGGCATCATGCGCGTCATCCTGCTCATCGGCGGCATCATCGCCCTCTTCTATGTGGTGGTGATCGCGGCCTTTGGCTGGATGTTTTTCTCCGGCTTCATGTTCAACACCAGCTTCGGCAAACGTCGGAAGTGAAGACCTATCGGTGCACGCTTACCAACCCGCAGGGATGGCGCCTGACTGTGCACGTCGGCAACGACACGAACGAGCAGCCCTATGATCGGGCTGAGCGCGAGGTCAACGCTTCACCGGAACATTCCCGCTATGGGCCGTGGGAGGTCCAGCAAACCGAGAGGGCGACGTGAGCGAATACTCGACCCTCTTCCATTCTGTTCGAGGCGTTTCGCTTCAGTGTTTCGTGGACCTCTTGGTTTGGGCGAGCCGCAATATACCGCCGCTTAGTTCCACGACTTGGTTAGTCGTCTACCGGGCATCGTTTGTTTCGGTCCCATCCATGGAGATGACAGACGAAAGGTTCCTCATAGACGGGAATCTCGACGGTCGTCGCCTTTCTCTTGAAGCCCAGGAGTGGAAGGTGGAAATGGAAATCAACACCAGTTTCACCGAAGTGTTTATGACCGAACTGAAATTCAGTGGCGACGCGATTGCGATGCGCCGGGACATCACCGCCCTCAAGCTCGAAGGGATATTGGAATGAAGCGCAAACGTCTCAGCCGGGTGCGAGCCAAGCCGAACAGTATTCGGATGAAATACGGTCTCGACTATGACGGCGAACGCGGCCACGTGATCGCTCATGGCGACGGCTGTAATCGCGGCGACGCGTGGGTGATGGTGGAGGTCTTGGACGTCCTGGGCCGCAAGCGAGAGCCCTTCATCCTCAGTGACGACAAGAGCCCGCGCGAGAGCCTCTTGGAGGAACTGGAGCGGCACGGGTTCGACGTCAAGACGCTGGAGATCACCATCCAGAAGAAACAGTCGTGAAACCCTGCTACTGGGTGCCGATTTCGAGCTACCGGGTCTCGGGCACAGACCCGATGAGGGTGGTGCAATCGGCGCGCGGGGCAACAGTCAGAAGTGCTTTCCACGTTCTCGAATATAGCTTCAACCGCACCGTTGAACACTACATTGGTGACCAGGAGGCGATCTCTTTCTTGTTCGAACGCCATTTCGATCACAAGGTTTGGGCGTTTCCGAGCGGGGACGTCGTCATGGAAATCCTCCTAGAAGAGGCAGACCTGATCGAATACAAGCTCTGTTTCGCCGAGCCAGAATATGCTCGCCTTAGGGTCCTCGGAGACGACGGGCCACGAATCAATCGTCTCTGATCGCGCTCGAAAGGGCATCGCTGATCGTTCGTCCAATTCGTTGATATTCGATTGGACTACCGCATTGGTCAAACACGGCATTATCAATCCAGTCCTGGAAGTATACCGTCCCATCATCCCGGACATGGCGGGTATGAGATCGCACTGACGAGTTCTCGGATGAGAGTTTTTTCGTGTTGGCTTCAAAGACCTCCATTTGGTCCGGCGCCAGGATGACGCGAATATCGCAGCCTATTGCCACGGGCCCGTGGACATCCATGAACATCTTGTTTGCAAAGGTGACGATATAATCGGTTCCGAAACAAACGATCATTTCGCCGTTGGAACTCTTCACGCCCAACACTGTTTCCAGACGCTGGAGTTCCGTCACGTCCTTGATTGTGATGAGGAGTGCCGTCGCGTTGTCCCATTCAATGGGGGTGGTGGCGAACATCAGACTCAAGGTCCGGGTGCTGCTGTGCACCCCTTCGATGATGAAGTTCTGCGAAGGTGATTTCATACCGTCTGGGAGGAGCCTGGAGGTGAGAAGCCGGTTAGCGTGTCTGGCGTGGACGAGCATGAACAGTGGCTCGTTCAAAAGCTGCTCCGTGGGATATCCGAACAGGCGCGTCGTTGCCGGGTTGGCGGCCACGATACGACCCTTGTAGACGACCAGGACGCCGTCGAAGCTGGAAGCGAACAGGGAATCGTATTTGCGCTCGCTGCGACTGGCCATGACGGCAGTGCTCTGGTCCTGAACGAGCAGGAGGATGACCGAGGAGCCATCGTGGCGGTCCAGCATGGATAGGCTTGTCTGAACCGGGAAACGCTTGTCACCGTTGGCGCCAATGACGTCGGTCTGGTCTTCGTTTTTGAGCAGAATCCACAGGCTGGCAAGATCGGCGATCTCCTCGTTGCCCTGCGCTTTGCGGAAGAGGTCCATGACCGGCAATCCAATTGCGTCATCATGTGGAATACCGAACAGGAGTTCTGCGGCAGGGTTGAAAGCCGTGATCTCTCCGAGGATGTTGCAGATGACGAGGGCGTCCTTGAGAAGGCGAGAGGTGGCATCGAACTGGTTGACGATATCGTCGAGGCGACTACGAAGTTTGGCGGTGACTTCCTGGGCGGTATCGGCGGTCGTGAGGGCAGCGTTTAGGAGAGCCCGTTGGCTTTCGGCAAGCTTGCGGTCACGGTCCAGGTCGCGGACCATGCTATCGTGAGCAGCCTTCGCGGCTGCCGCTCGCTTCTTTTTTCCAAAAAACATCGAAGACCCAAGATATCCAGCATGGATATAGACAGGCGTATTTATCCCCACGCGCGAAAGTAGTGCGAGGAGTTAACAGGTTAGAGACGAGATTTGATATCGAAGAGGACGACCTTCAGACCGTTGAGAGCATCGGCTAGGGTCATGTTCCCCTTGTAGTAGTCTTCGATGATCTTGTCGATTTTATCGTCTTTCTTGAGAAGGTCTTCATCTTTCTTTGTGATAGTCGCCATCAATCGCTTCCGCTCGAAGAGGAGCAGAACGATGAACAGGACCAAGCCAGCAATGATGGATTGCGGACCACCTGATACCAGGTTTGTCACAAGGCTGACGAACAATTCTTCCACGGGGTCTCACTAAACAAAGGAACACCCTTATTTAGGCTCATACCCCAAAGTTTTAGAACCCACCTTAGCCCAGGATAACGGTAGCCTCTTTCAGGAAATCGTCTTCACTCTTGGTGTGCTCGGTGCTGACGGCCAGCCTGAAGTGCACCACGTCGGCCAGAGATTTGAGGTAGACGGTCACGCCGAGGAACTCCCGGTCGCATCGGAAATCATGAAGCTCGTATGACCAGCACCCGAAGATCGCGGGAGATTTGATGAGCGATTCGTTCGCCCACACTTTCAGGTGGCAGGCCGTCTCGATGCAGCACGGCACAATCGTGACCAGACCACCCCGTGAGCCGATCTTACGGCCCCTCTGTTCGAGCACGTCGATAGAGGGCGGCACAATGATTTTTTTACGGCTCACCCGCAAACCCACCTCAACCGATAGACGCACGACTAAGCGACTCCTCCCATCACCCCAGACGTCGAGCTTGCAACAAGCTTCGCGGTTTGGAAAGCAGAAAAAGAAATAATATCAGGGGTTTTTAGCGTTTTTTTAGCACGATAGCTTGATCGCTATCATGACGCTGAACGACGGTGACGCCACCCATACGGGTCGCGGTCCAGCCCTCTCCGAGCATCCTGTCCATGCGAAGTTCCTGAAGGACGTCGGCTATCTCTAGATCGAGCGGGCCGACTCCCCAGGACTGATTGGAGACTACCTCAGAGCGGGGCCCGAAGGCAACCACATCATAGACACCATTTTGACCCATGCCCTCAATCATGAGTTGATTTCCACGAATTTCGGCATTGGACAGCGTCGATGGTTGAAGGAAGTTCAGGAGGCTTTCATTCGTTTCCTTCCTCTTAACTTCATCCCGGATAGTCTTGAAATGCTTAGAGATTTTGTCTTTGTCAAACGGCTCTAGGTCTTTTACCAGACGGATTTTCATGTCCCATTTCTCGATCTTGCACAGGGGCGAAACCTCATCGAGAATGCTGCCCAGCGTTTCGGCGATCTTGTCGTCGTTCATAACCTCAAAGAAAACAATGAAGTAGCCACGCTGGTCCGGGGCCGGAGACACCTCGGTATCGAGGAGCGGCGCAGGCGATTTCTGGATAAAACGATTCAGATCGGACGCGGCCTGCTGGTCGTTCACATAGAGGCCGAACACGATTGCGTTATCGTCCAGCTTGCTGACGAATTCATCGGCAGAAACCATCGGGAGGACGAGGTCTTCCAGGTCTCCGGTGCGCATTCCTTCATTGATTTGGCGGGTCATCGTGCGGGCTCCTCTGCGGGTTCGCCATCCGGTCCAGGAGGCGGCGGCGCCCCGCCTTCTTCGGTTTGCTCCTCGCCATCGAAGCCGGACTCGTCGTCCATGCCGTCGTCCTTGGCGTCTTCGACCTGATCGATGTCGATCTCGTCGTCGTAGAAATCGTGCTCGGCCGCATCCATCTGGACCACCAGACGACGCGGGATGCTGATTTTTACCAGCCACATCAGGTCTTCTTCGCGGGGCTCGTCGCCCTCGAACTCTTCGTCACTCTCGGTGTTTTCCTGGCGTCCCTTTTGGTAATCGACCCGGATACCGTGCTTGAGCAACCGCAAGGCACCACGGGGGTCAGGCATATCCTTGTGGGCATATCGAAGGGTAAAATCGAGCCAGTAGCGACGGACATTCGGTCCTTCGGCAACTTCGCCCTTCAGCCAGTTGCGGAAAACATAAAGGTCCATGCTGTCGAGGACGTCTTCCATCTGGAGAAGGATGTCCAAGAGGTGCGGAGAGTCGTGAATCTGTTCGAGATCGAGATCGGCCATGACCTATTTATGACCGCGACTAACCTACCTTGATGACCTCTTCGAGGTTGAACTCAAGCTGGTCGTCTGCGAGGCTGCGCAGGATTTGCATATCGTGCTGGGACAGATCGGGCTCCGAGAAAAGAACCTGGGTGGCTTTCTCGGTCTCCAAACCGAGCATTTTGGCCTCGGCATCGGTGAGACGAGCCATTGCTGATCTCTTCTTCAGAGCCTGTGCGTCCTCGCTGCCCTCCAGAAGCTCGTCAGTCGAGTCCTGACAGCCAATGCTGTAGCTGATGATGCGGAGGGTCGTGGAGACCACTGTCTCGTCCCACGGCACCGCATTGTCGATTACGACCCTCTTCCAGATTTCGATCATCTCAGGAAGGGATGATTTCGGGAAAAGGTAGGGGCAGTTGTAGCAGTCCATGCTGCCGTTGTTGACCCGAGCAAATCGCCAGGACCCGTAGGCGTTCTGGACGATGAAGGCATAATATTCCTGATTGGCCTTGGCCGAATCCTTGATCGAGATCGCTTTGTTCGCGGCCGGTTTGCTGATCTGCCCGACCGCTCTTATTGGCCGGAGCGTAGGATTGTCGGCGGCGTCGCTGTTGATCGGAGCGCGCTTGCGAACGTGCGGGCGTTTCTTGAAGGCTTGTCTGAGTTTTTGGATGCCCTTAGACGGCGGCATCATCGGAGACACGCCGACGATGTTCGACGCAATCTTGGTCGGCATGACGCGTTTGTTGACCACCTTCAACGGAGCCGAGGGAGTGGTCGTGCCGAGAGAGGACCCGGTCCCGAGTTTCGTTACGTGAGAACCGCGTCCGCGAGGAGGTATTGCCATGACTTACTATCGGTCATGGTGCCCTTCTGGGTCAATATTTTCGTAGTCCGAGTTTAATCTACACGAGGTCTCGCGAACCACAGACAAACGGTCGTATAGGTGTGTTCCCTGAAGACATCGATGCTGCTCAGGTATGGGACGTCTCCGTTCGGAGCCTTCCAGGTTTTTTGTTCGAGGTCGATGTAGTTGAACTCTTCTCCGCGCCAGACGACCTTGAGGTCGAGGAGCTTGCGGAGGAACGTGGCCGAGTGGCTGGTAGGAGCGACATCGCAATCGAAAATGACGCATATCTCGCCGTCATCGAACGAGGTCGGGTAGATGATGCCGTTGCGAAAGCTCTGCGCTCCGTAGAAGACGCGCTCGTCATTGGACGCTTCTTCGCAATCAGTCGGCGACGCCAGAGTGCCGTCTTCGTTCAACTGAATGCGCATCGGGTCCCCCAAACAAATATTCGTGCCGAGAGCTTTACTCCCGACACGAATACTCGTCAAGGTTTGATTCGCCTACGCCGTTGCGTGCGCTTCCGTCGTGGTACGCCGCGCGCTCGGCTTCCTGATCGGAGCCTTGTGTCGGCGACCCACGTGGGCCTTCGGAGTCACGGTCCCCGCAACTATCGAGCCGAGAAGCTCGTGAGCCTGCCGGAGCAAACCTTCGTCGTTCGAGACGGTGGGGATGATCTCCTGCGAGAGTTCGCTGAACTGGGCCAGGAGACGACGGGCCTCGCTGACTTCCCGAGAGGGGCGACCGGCGCGCTTGACCGTGGAGTGTTCATCGACCAACCGCTTGGCGGCCCGCACACCTTCGAGGAATCGGGGGAACTCGTCGATGTTTGGCATCACAGCCGGGGCACCTTCGGTGTCCATCGTTTTCGGAAGCCAAGCCCGCATATGCGGGGTGAACTTCGACGGGGCGTCAGCGGAGGCGTAAGGAACTGCCTGAACGGCGCCGCCCTTCATGCGTTTGAGGGTGAAGAATGACCCGTGAGGGTTCTCCAGAGCCATGGCGAGTTGAGCGGCCATCCTGCCCTCGACAACGGCTTCGACGCCGCCTCGCGTTCGCTCAAGTAGAGGAATGACGTCCGAGTCCTTGGACCCGTTTACCGGAGTGAAGACCACGGCGTTCTGCTCGATTCCAACCTTCAGGCCATCTGCGTCTTCGCCTTCGAAGAAGGATTGAACGGCGGGCTTGTTGAAGGTTAGCTTGAATGGGCTCATCTGGCTCATTGGTATTCTAGACCTGACTTCTCGATGTGTGGGGCGGCCACCACCAAGACCACCACGTCATCGTCTAACAGCCACCATGGCCGAAAGTTCCCCCAGCGTTGTCGATTTGGTTCACCTCGGAGGTTTTAATCCCCGAAACAAGCCGTGATCGACGCTGCTGATTGAGACGAACTTACTGGGATTTCAGTGGCCTGACAACCAGCCTCGGCATTTTTTTGTTCTACCATTTCGGGTTAGCTACAACCACAGCTTGGTAAACCAAAACCTAACTCTTTGATTCGGCATAAATATTCTGAGACCGGAGAGCGTTAACTTTCTTTCAATAATCGTTAGCCAGTGAGCGTATAGGACGCCGGAAACGCGAGTTCTGATCGAAAATTACCCAGTTCGGGGGAGAATGTTTCCCCTAAGTCACGCGCCTAAAGGCAGAAAGACCCGATGAAACTTGAACCCCGATGGATAGCTTCCTCTGACGTCCCCGTTGGACCCACCATCTCGGAGGGTGAAAACGTGAATCGTTTGGTCGAAACCATCTCGGTCGGCCACACCGTTCTCAATTATGCCGATACCATCGACATCATTTTGAACGTGCAGGCTACGGAGGTTCAATCCGTCACCGTCAATTCGGTCGCCCTAGATGGGGGGAGAATCACTCGGAACGGCAAAAAGCTCTCGTTGAATCTAGCCGGTCTTGGATTGCCCGACCGCATCACAATTGAGGCGAGCGGCAACCGCCCAGATGTCGTGCTTCTGCGGGGTACACTACCACCGGGATTGACGATCTCGTCTGGGGGTCGTCTCCAGGGCATGACTGGAAACATGTCGGGCACCGAACAGATCACGTTCCGCTTCACCCTAAGGGCCAAGGTTGCCGCCGAAATCCGCGACCGAGCATTCTTCATCAACGCTACGCCGCTGGACAGCCCGTCCACCTGGGTTCCCGGCACCTTCCCCGACTCGGTCTTCGACCCTCTTTTGGGCGTCTCCTACAGGCCTCTAGGGACCCTCGACCGCGCCGTAGGTTTCTCATCCTCCTTCAGCGGCACCGACCCTGACGGGGAACCCCTGGCCATTGAAGTGCTCTCCAATGGTCTTGGCACGTCCATTGTCAATGATGGCCTCCCGAGGGGCATCGTACTGAAGGGCACCACCCTGCAAGGCGTAATCCATCCCGACAACGCGCCCGGCAGATACGTCTTCCGCCTCGGGTTCGTTGGCCAAACGGCCGACCGCGAGTATTGCGAAATCAGAGTCTCCCCCGTGCTCTCAAGCCTAGTTACGCAACCGTCCTCGATTGATTGGGTGACCCCGGAGGGATTTCTTGGTGAGCTTCGCGAAGGCATGGCGTCCGATCTTCGGGTCGAAGCCACCAATACGTTGCCCGTCCAATACAGCCTGTCGCCATCCAGTCTCCCGCTTCCAGCGGGCCTGTCTCTGTCGGCCAATGGTCAGATCAGGGGCACGACCAAGCATGTTCCACGAGACACCGCCTATCCGTTCCGCGTTAGGGCGTTCTCTGGCGACGTCTATCAGGAACGAGAATTCGAAATCCGGGTGAAGAACATCTATTCTGGTGATGACGTCATGGATATCCGTTTCCGGGCGTCCAATGCGCAAGCAACCGCCTGGACGAGCCAATACAATGGCCTTATTCCCGAGAACGACGTCTATCGTATTGGAGACATCAACTTCGGCATCCAGAGAACGCCAACCATATACCTGATCAAAGGGCTAAGCGTATCGAGCCTTGATGTCGCCACGTCAGGCAACGGCGTCAATGGCGTCGTGGACAACGACTACCATGGCGAGGTTAAGCTCACGCTGGGTCGTCACGTGGTAGCGGTATGTCGCGATGCCAACCAACGGGTCAAATATGAGGTCGTATATCGGGAAATCCTGGACCCCTTGAAGAACGCTGGCGGCTTCCGTCCAGGAGATACCGTCGTGGAGGACCGCGTGGCTTGGCCTCAGAGTAAGCCAGGACAGACCAAGTTCATCTTCCCCCGCAGCCTGAGGAATATCCGTTATGACATGGTCAAGGACATCGGGTTCTCGACCGCGTCGTCGTCTCTCCGATACGTGACCGGCCCGAACGGCGTAGAGGGCCTACCGGAATGGATGCGCTCGCGTCAGATAGCCAACGACCCAAACAGCGTCATGGGATACACGCCAGCCATGGTGGTCTGTTTCGTTGCGCCGGGTAAGGGAGCCGCGCTGGCTGAGAGTCTCAATGCAGCGCAGGGTCTTTACCCTGTCGGCTATGTTCTTAAGTTCGTTCGCTACGTCATTTTCGAGCAGGAGATAATCAACGAGACCATGTTCGATGGCGGAGAAACAACGTTCGATGCCGGAGGCTTCGGAATAATCTCCTTCGATGCTGATCAGTAGGGATAAAACTGTTCATGACCTCCATCTAAATACTTTCACACACGGAGTGAGAGTAGTGTTTTGAGATGGATATCATCCCTTTTCCGATAACAGGGTCTGTTAAGGCATCCGCTCCCGAGCATCTACGGAAGATGCATCTTGGACCCGTCCGGTTCACGTGTCCTTGCTGCTCCACCTCTTCGGAACTCACTTTCTCAAAAATGATCTTCAGAGTGATCGAGTTTTATTGCGAGGAATGTGGCAACCCATACAAGATCGTCAATCCCGCATTCGCTCCTCCGGCCCAACCTTCGAAACCTAAGAAGAAATAGGCGGACTAAATATTGCAGACCATCGAGTAAACTCGTATTTTGGTCTCTGGAGTATTTGATGTTTGACCTATTTGGGTTCACGCCAACCGATTTTTCGGACGATGAACTACTTGAAAAATGGAACCAAGTCACAGGCAAGATGGTGTGGGCCGCCCGATTTGGGAGTGCAGACATGCTGACCGGCCTGCAACGCATGAAGGTCGCCATTGAGTTCGAACAGCGAGACCGCATGATTGGCAGTCGTCAGCGCGCCATGGCGACGCGAAATGTCGTCATCGAGACCGACCCCGATCTCGCCCTCATCGAAAAACAGAAAGTCGAGGCAGCCCAGGTCGCCGCGCAACCCAAGACCACATCTCGGCGAGTCCCTATTGTGCCGACCGCCAAAGAACGGCTGCGGCCATCCGCCAAACCCCAAAACGATTGACTGGAACATTATGATTGACGATGACGAAGACGAACTCGAAATTTACGTCACCTACTCCTTCGATGTAAGCATCGTCAGGCTGATTGGAAACGTATTCCTCCCCACGACTTTCTCCATCGCGACCGCTATTGAGCGGGGCGCAGAAGACATCGACGAAGGCCTGATCGAGGCCGCCCTGAATCGATGCAAATACTGGTTCGACAACGTGGTTTCGAAATGCATCGCGTTCGACCGCGACAACGAAAACGCGTTCACGATGCTCATTGATCAAAATGGCGTCAACCGGACCAACAACCTCTTCCTGCTGACGCCCGGCGACCCCAGCGACGAACTCATGGGGACCCTGTTCCAGGCCAAGATGAACTCGCTCGGCCAGGGCGCGATCAATGTCGGCTCTATTGAGGTCAAGTCCGACAACCTGATCGGCCTGTCATTCACCCTCGCTGGTGACCACTCGTCAACGCTTCCGAAAGAGATGGAGAACTGGGTCAATGGCCCGACGCACTTCAACTCGCCGTGGTGGACCCGCTCCGACGCCTCGACCCTTGACGTCACCGCGCCAGAAGGAGCCGACCTAAGCGAGAAGCCCGGCTGGGCATATTCGCTGGACTTCATCGACCGTCCCTCACGCACCAAGGTAACCGGGGCCCGCGATTCAACCGTCCGCGAGTTCAAGCCCACGGTCATTGAAGGCGGGAAGAAGCCGCCGAAACCGGATGAATGAAACAATAATTTCGGAAAGAGACACCCGTCGCCTGTATAGTGTCCTCGCGGCTCTCATGAGCCGGGACCCAGATGTTCGGGCCGCCTTTGAAAATCTCGAAGACGTGCTCGAAAGGTCCAAGCAACGAGGGAAGACATGACGGCGAAGATCAAGCGCACCGACGATTGGGGGCGCGTCATTCTGAACCCGGAGGCGGCTTTCGAGATCGCCTACTCGGGCTATGATGTGTTCAGTCTGCCGATGGACGACAGCCCGCTGATCGAACAGTTCAACGCCGTGTGCGCTGAGTTCGACAAGCGAGAGGTCGTCATCGCGCTGCCGGATACGCCAGATCATTCTCCAGAAGAAGAGCACAGTCGCCGTTCACACACGTGGATGATCAGCGATGATATTCGCAACATTGAAGTTCGCCCCTTTCTCATCAGCCTGTGCAAAACGGACGATGAACGAGACCGCGTCAATGAAGAGATGGACCTGTTCGAGGCCAGAGACCTCACGTCTCTCCTTCAACTGATGATGTATCTGGTAGATCATTTTCGTCAGAACAAAATCGTGTGGGGTGTGGGGCGCGGCTCGTCTGTGGCGTCCTATTGCCTCTACTTGATCGGTGTCCACCGCATCAATTCTCTCGCGTATGGTCTGTCGGTTCACGACTTCCTAAAAGATTGACCATTTTCGGTTTACCGAATATTAGAGACCGATGACCCTCTTGCGCAGCCCCGCGAACCATTACGTGTTCGACACGCTCCCCGGCTATCGTGACCACCTCAAGGAGGTGGCGGTTCGGAATTGGGAACTTCGCCGCGAGGGTGGTCTTCTGACCGCTGCCGAGGGAAGACGGCGCCGTAAGGCCTACGTGGAGGCCCGCGAGCGAGTACAACGGGGCCACGACTTCGTCGAAATTTTCGAGGCTGCCTCCGCCGCCCTGACTGCCGCCGTTGATGCCCCATATCTGGAGCGGTACACCAAGGTTGGTCACCCGCCCGCTGAGCTATCCATAGACGGGACCAAAAAACCCCAGTGGTGCAAGGCTTTGAATTGCGCACCCCTGGTTCTTAACGGTCTCCCCTACATGGAAGGCAACGGCTGGAAGGTGCGGGCCAACATCGTCATCCACACTCCGCGCATCGTCGCCTACGTGGAAGCCCTGACTCTGCTCGGCCTGCACGTCATTGAGTTCACCTTCCTCAGACAGGAGGGGCGTGACTATTTCTTCACCACCACGGTCGCCCTGCGGCCGATTGATTTCCCGCAGCTTCACATGCGGATGGCCCTCGAAGGTAAGATTGAAGTCTGATGTTCGAGAACGAACGTAAGCCAGCGTTGACCAAAGATGAGCTTGCCGAGCGGGTGAAGCTTTTCGTTCCCGGTCGATACATCATGGTCCGGCAGAAAAAGTTTGGCGGCAAGCAACCCACCGTCTGGACCTTCTATGAGATCGGCGAGCGGGTCGAGCACGACGCCAACCTGACGGTGATCTTCGACGCGAACCGCGTGCGCGGCATGGTGGACCAAAGCTGGACAAAAACCGTCGAGAGAACTTCGATCAGGGTCCATGCCGAATATCACGTCGAAATCTACAGCACGTTCGCTGAGGCCGACCATGCGGCCAACTACTACAATCTCATGTATCGCACCGAGATGATGCATCGCGCGGTCATGACCAACATGACGGCGGCGAAGCCCGTTGAGTTGGCACCCACCATCGTCGGGACCGATAGCGCGGGCGACTACATGGAGTTCTTCACCGTCCTGTCTGTGTTCGCCAGTCTGGCGATTGAGGATGAAGAGGAGAAAAACCTCCTCGGCTCTTTCTATGCAGAGATTGAGCCCGTCATCGAGAAATACATCGCCAAGCGGATGTTGCTCGGGAAGGCATTCGCCTAGTCCTCTTCTCTCCACATTTCCCTGATGTCGTTGACTTGCTCAATGAAATCGGGATGGATTTTAGTCGCGACGTTGTGCTCTGTACCGTAGTTGCGAACGAGGTCGAGAAGGTCGGAAGCCTGCTGGCCGGACATGTGATAGAAGTTGGGCTTCAGAATCTCGATCTCGACAATCATCCGGGCCAGAGGCGCGATGTCGCCGACGACGAACTCCTCCTGAAGGGCCCGATCTTCTCCAGGTTTTCGGGAGTTGATGACGCGGTCTTTGAAACCGTGCAGTTTCTTGGGCGGCCAAGGGTCGGCAGAGACATAGCCGACCTCGTCGTTCTTGGGATGCCGGAAGGTGATCTCACCGTCGAGAGGGATGATCTTGTGCCGCGCCGCCAGGGCGTGCTGGTTCATGATCAATCGGACAGGGCGACCGCCGATCTCAAACCTGGGATTTCGTGTGAAACTGTTCCCCTTGACCGGCTGATCATTGATGTAGTGGGTCCAGTTCGCGGGCATGGCGTCGTGCAACAAGACGTCGATGGCCTTCTTGACGTCCATGAAATGGTAGAGGGGTGCCTCTCGGGCCTCGTTGATCTCTATCCAGCGCATGGCGTATTTATCGCTGGATACGGACGCCGAACTGTCCAAGGACTCCACCGAGAGCAGAGGGACGACCGTCGCTGATCTCCATCACCTGTGCGTTTGCGGGGCAGTTCTTGTTCCTGGCCGCCCGCAGGGTTTCTTGATAGCGGCTGCGGGTCATGACCGCGATTCGACCGGGCTGGCTGGCGCGCAAGATCGGGTCGGGCACCCGACAGTAGATGGTGTCGAGCCAGACGCCGCCCTCGGGGTCGAACCAGAAATACTCCCCATATTTGAGGAGCAGTTGCGTGTTGCCGACCTTGACGTAGGTGTCCATCCCCATCCATTGATAGGTGACGCCTTCGGGGTCGGGGTTGGTCGAGATCGTGACGTAGTCATTCAGGACCGCCCCGGTGATCTTCATGATCGTCTGGCCCTTCAGTTCGTCGCGGAGTTCCCGCAGGGCATCACGAAACCACGGTAGCGGAACCTGGACGGTCTGGAGTTCATGATCGGTGAGGTATTCAGCCCGTGCCATCAGGTCGGCGATCTCAGGTTTGCATGTGGCCTCGTATTCAAGGCAGGTTCGGAGAGTTCTCATCGTACTTATTTAGTTGACAAGAATAGATCAACGGGATAGGGGTTCTGATCACATAGAGGGCAGGCCGTGAAACTGATCGTCACCGGAGATTTTACCAGAGGGCCCATCATGAAGGGGCTTCGCGACGACGTGGAGACATCTCGTCGCCAAATCGAAAGGACGAACTGGCCGGTCGATATTCTGGGGCGCGGCGGGATGCCGACTCGGAAAGAAGCGGAAGCAATCCTCAAGGAGAAACATGATCTTCTCTGCAACCTGTCGATGCTCTCGCAGGGCTGGGGCGTTCAGGCCGTCGAACTCAACGAGCGAGAAACCGCCCTTCTGCTCGCCTATTCGGCACCGATCTAGCCATGGACCCTCGCTGCCAATGGTGTGGAGTTTTCAAGAAGAACCGCCACGGGCAATGCCGCTCTTGCGGTCGCTTCCCTGTTGAGCGGCAGCACGGCCTCAACCTCACCTATAGTCGCGTACCCGGCAACGAGCATCTGTCCTCGAAACTCCAGCGGTATGTGATAAAACTGGATGGAACCCAAATCGGGACCATCGAATACGACTATAAGTCAAAGCGGACAACGCTGGGTCCCGCGTGGTGCGCGATCTACAGCCTACCCGATCAAACGGGCGGCACGGTCATCCACGAAAAAACTTTTGCCAAACTCCTGCGCGATATTCGCAAGACCATTGAAGAGGCCGGAAATGCAACCTGAATGGAAACCCCTCTGGGAAGCCCAGACCGAAACGGATTTCTTGCGCCGCGTCATCATCGCGGGCTATTACCGCGAGAACGGTCTTCAACCGAAGGTCGGCGAAGCTATGTGGGGAAATCCCGATGGCCGTCACTCCCGTTGGGTGTGGGCGGACGGCGGCGACGTCATCAACCCGCTGGGGTTCCAGGACTTCCCCGACTTCCCCATCGCGGCCGAGAACTCCGTCTATGTCACCGGAAAGCCCTATGCCTGAGCAACTCACCCTCGCAGAAATTTTCTCGGTGGACCCCAAGGGGCTAGACCTCGAAGGGTTGAACCGGGCAGGCTTCCTCGTCGCCAATCAGAGCAGAACGTGGACGCGTGAGCAATGGGAGAACCCCGTCGATCAGAAATCCGGGCGACACAATACCCACGTCGCCAAGGCGGGCGCACTGAAGACGGCGCGGGACATCATCCTGGTCTATTCGGAGAACGGTGATGCTTCGTAAGTTCCTCGTCAACTTCAAGCCCAAGACCCAGAACCCCCGCTACGATGCCCGCTTCGACGGGGGCGTAACGGTGTCCGTCATGGCCCTGTCGGAGAAAGCCGCAATCAAGGCAGCGAAAGCCGAAGGCGTCCACAAGCATGGCGATTATCCGGGCAGCCGGGCGTTCGACTGGTGGGCAGCGGCAATCTGATGCCTCACTCCCCTCATTTCGACGTCCATCCTGGCGATCTGGTCGTCAATGGTTTCGGCGGCATCGGCGTAGCCCGAGTGGACCAGAACCAACCCGGCTACATCCGCTATCGCAGGCTCGAACAAGCCTGCCTCCCGCCCAACAGCAGCGACGATCTTGGCGTCGATCACACGATGAAGCGAGCGTGGCCGTGGAGCATGTTCGTCGAAGACTAATTACTTGACAAGCATCCACCATGGTGTAAGTTGCCCTCATGACCTTTTCCCCCAAGCCGCCCCGCACCATCGCTGACTGCGAAGCCAGCATCATCTCCGACATGCGGGCGGGTGAAGACCTCATCAATCGCCTCAAGCGCAATGGCGAGTGGGAAACCGGCTATGCGAGCCAGAAACTCGTCAATCCCACTGGCGGCCCGGAGACCCACGTCGGCATCATCACCACGCCGCGCGAATGGTCCGCTGTCAAACGCCTGATCGCCAAACAGATCGTCGTGATCGGCCGTGGCTCCGTGGAAGACAAGTCCGTCTACCTGATCGCCGGGCCGAAGTTCCCGAAGAACTAGACATCTGGTAGACCATTCCTGTAAGGTAAATACCTTGGGGCGATTGGCGCCCCAGAGGAGTGTCTCATGATTATCGAGATTCGCCCCGGCGAGGGCGGTTCTGACGCCAAGCTGTTTATGGCAGACTTGGGCGAAACCTACGCAAAATACCTGACCCAAAAGGGTTGACTGACCAGCATCGACGTCACCGACTCGATGGTGACCATTGTCGCGAGTGATGCCGCGAAAGGCCTGAAGCACGAAGCCGGTGGCCACCGAATCCAGAGAGTACCACCAACCGAACGCAAGGGCCGCGTGCACACCAGCACGGTCACGGTCAGTGTGCTGTCGGACGCAGACGCTGTAGATGCCGCCTACGACCGCAGGGACAATAGTGATTTTTCCTACCGGTGGTTCGGGGCAACCGGCGCGGGCGGCCAGCACGCCAACAAGCACCACAACTCCCTAGACCTCACCCATGTCCCCACCGGGCTGTCGGTGAAGTCTCAAGGACGGAGCCGTGCCTCCAACGAGCGCGAGGCCATGGAAGGCCTTGTGGCGAAACTGGACGCCGGTCGGAGCACGGCGGGGCGAGAGGCCACCAATGTGATTCGTGCGGCCCAGGTCGGCAGCGGGATGCGGGGTGACAAAATCCGCACCTACCGTTTCCGCGACAACTCGATTGAAGACCACGTCACGGGCAAATCCTGCACCTGCAAGGAGTTCATGCGCGGGGCAATCGACAAACTCTGGCCAGCGAAAATCTAATCGACAGGGGCCCGCGTTCGATGCTACGAATGCGGGCATCCCTTACCTTCGGAGCCACTGTGGCTGTCAGGTTCTCAAACGGCAACATATACGACGGCACCACTGACACCTTCTATGGTGCGGATGACCCGCGTGCCCCCTATGTCGAGCCCGACAAACCGAGCAAGAAAAAGATCAAGAAGTCGGAAAAACGGAACCGTAAGATGACGTTCTCAAACGGTGCCGAGTACGATTTCCACACAGGAGAGGCGAAACCGCCTCCTCCCAAGAACCCCTATACCTACAACGTCTCGAACTATTACCTGAACACGTATTCCAATGCGACCACGATCAAGAACAACTACTTCAAGCAGCGTATCCTGAAGCAGGACGCGCTGCCTGAAGCAGACCGCCCAGACGGGGTGTTCGTGCTTCGCAAGGGCGTGCCGGAGATCACCCTGCGGCGTCTCTATGGGGCTCTGGCCGCATGAGTGTCTCAACGGTAGGTCACCAAATCACCAACATGGGCATTGGACAACGGGGCGGCCAGGGACCCATCGGAGAACTGCGCTTCAACCCCCGGAGCCAGACCATTCAGATCATGGGGAGAAACCCACACAACGGTCTCATTCAATGGCTCGACATTCGTGGCGAAAATAACCTCCGCTTCGTGAAAGCGTACCGTCTCAAGGATAAGCTAGGGCACAGCTATATACCGAGCCCTAGCTCGTACCGTCTGTTGGAAATGATTCGGATTGAAGAAGAGGCCCGATCACTCGCCATCGACGAGGTCATCTACGAACTCGACCGCATGGGCCACCCAGAGCGGGACATCCACCCACCCAAGCTCCCTGGCGTCTTCATCCTGGCCAAGGGGGTCTCGGATTTCCAACTCAACCACGCGCTCGCGGCGGTGAAATGATGGCGATGAATCTCAAAATCATCACGATGGACGACGAGGACGACGAAGACCACTGGGAATACGACTTGGTGGAAGACTATCATAAATCGTCGTCGAAGCCAGAACCCAGCACTTACAATTCACTGTTCGAAGATGAGATCAATGACATCATCGACGATAGTGACTACGAAATCTGGTCCGGCGAATACGAAGACATCTATTCCTACACGGTCAAGGCGACCAAGTGTCATTCGGTTGAGCCCGTCTGCGAGATCGTCAGCGTCAAGAAATCAACCCGTCCCAAGATGAAGAAACGGCCGAAGCCCCCGGAGGCTGATCGGCCGCAGGGCGTCTTCGTGCTGAGGAAAAATGTTTCGGAACTTGTTCTGCGCCGCCTGTTCGCGAAAGTGACCCCGATGGTCAAACCCTTGGCCCTGGTGCCGCCGCTAGACGACGGCTGCTACTCGTGCGCGCTCTAGCATGGGCTTGATGGTCTCGTTCACGCATCGAGCCAGTCTCTTGAAGAGAGCCCTGCGATTGTCCGCCGTGAGGTCGCCGAGGAAATCCTGGTTGACGAACCGTGGAACGATGAAGGCGACGAGTTCCTGAACCGTCATGTCGGCAAACTCATCGACGCGCACTGGCGCGTGCGAGGCAACCACGCGGAAGAAATCCACAGCACCGTGAGCGGCCTCCTGATAGTAGGCGTTCGTCTCGTCAGCGTCGTTGTGGTAGTCCGTCCAATCGTTGCCATTCAGCTTGGACGTTGACGGCTTCGTATCCGGTGCCCGTTTGCGCATCAGGTAGTGCATGAACTCGTGGACGAAATATTTCTCCGTCCCGGAGAAACGCGTGTTCAGATACGTGGAATCCCCAGGTCCCTTCAGGCATCCAATGAAGATGAAAGATTTGGACTTGTCCGCAGACTGCCCAAAGCTGGCCGTGACTCTCCCGCCAGTGATATCGAGCCGGTCGATAAAGATGAATGCCAAATCTGGATAGTCGGCATCAAGATCGCACATTTCAGACAAGAGTGCGAACGAGCCCGCGTAGCGGGTTCCCTCGGGGAGTTTCTTCAAACGCCGGAAGCCATCATCCGCGTTGGCGTCGAGCCAATACTTGATCTGCTTGAAAGCCAGTTTGGCCCTCAAGCGATCATCTCTATCGCTTTGCTCGGATTCGCAGAGGGCAAGAAGGCGCATGCTGTATTTAGGCCCAGACCGGGTAGCCGGGGAACGCCTGCATGATCAGCGGATGGGACTGCACGGCCTCGACGAGTTGCTCGTGCGAGATGAGGTCTTCCAGGGTGTTTGGGTCCGTGGGGAAATCGGCGCCGTCATAGCCGTAGCGCATGCAGCGGATTTTGTGGTCCTCGATCAGGAGGCGGATATACTTGAGCTTGCCGAACTCTCCGCAGTCATCGACGTGATCGTGCGTGGCAAACTCGGCATCCCAAACCAATAGTTTATCTCCCAGGTGGGCTCGCAGGCAAGCATACTGTGTCCGCGACAGAGCAGTATCGATTTGAGCAGCAGATGGGTTGATGTAAACGATAACTTCGGGCTGCCGGAAGTGAACTTCCACCTTCCTAACCTGACCTTCGTTGATCTCACTATATCGCATTGGCTATTTATGGGTACTCACTTATGGGTGGATTTTACTTGCATAAATAGGTTCACGGACAACAATTGGAGTCGAAATGAGTATCAAGACCATGAAGGGCCACACCGTGGATATGGCCCGTCTGATCGCTAAGAATGAAAACGTGATCGCTATCGGCGGCGCGTCGATGAATGCGCGCGGCGACGTCATCGGACCTCGTGGTCAGATCGTGAAATCCCGTGAGGAAGTTGCGGCTGAATATCACCGCACGTCGGCTGGCCCGGTCAAACAAGTTCCTCTGCGCGATCTCGCAGAAGACGTTTTCGCCCCTGCCCCCCGCAAGGCAGCCCCGGCATCGGACGAACAGACTTTCCTGAGCCCGGCCGAAGCCGCCGCCGCATCTTTCGCGCCCCCGAAACCTGCTGCCCCGAAGCGCAAAATCACAGATTCTGAGGACTAATCATGACCCTGACCTTCGATCTGGCGAAATTTCAAGAGTTCGCCCTCGCCCGCTTAAAAGAACGTTCGACTTGGCTCGGCTTTATCGCCATTCTTTCAGCAGCCGGTTTGACCATCTCTCCCGACGCTGTTGAGATGATCGCAGCCACCGGGTCCGGCATTGCCGGTCTCGTCCTGGTCTTTACTTCCGACAAGAAAAAAGCTGCTCCGGCTGCAACGGAGATGGGTGCGGGCAAGAACAGCTAATACTGTTCCGCGATATACAGGAAAGAGCCCCTTCATGGGGCTCTTTTTTTGTCAACTTTTATATAGCCAGAGTGCAGGACTGATGCTAGGTTGAATTCGCCCTCTAGTTCCCTGGCTTCCCACATGTTCGCTACCTCGTTCATCGATCTCTTCTTCTGGCTGATCGTCGGGCACGCTGTCGCCGATTTTCCAGCCCAGAGCGCATTCCTGGCCACCCTCAAAAATCACCTGAAGTCCGCGTCTCTTGGGCTGGGTGAAAAGGTTTGGCCGTGGGGCCTCTTCTACCACTCCATGATTCATGGCGGCTTCGTCGCTTATGCGACCGGATACGTCTGGATTGGGATGCTTGAAGCAATCGCTCACGCCGTGATCGATTACAACAAGTCCGCTGGTCGTTTTGGAAAGAACTCGTTCCACATCGATCAATGGTTGCACATCGGCTGCAAAGTCGTATGGGCCGTCCTCGCACTCTCGGTCGGCAAGCTTACCGCCGAGTAACCCCCAAGGCAGGAGGGAACGATGTCTCCGTAGATAAACCCCACTGTCCTTTTTTCGCGCTCGTGCCTCGATACTCGGAGGCATTCCGCTTGGCGCCCGGATTACAAATGTGGAAAATGAGAAGTAAGGGGGTGGGGTTTAGTCCCCGCCCCCGTCTTCACGCCAGCCCTTGAGACGAGTCAGGGCAGCCTCCAGATCAGCCTCGGTGCGGTGCTGGGCGCACAGCGATACCGCCGAGCCGTCGCGACTCCCGCCCCCAGACGTCCGAGTTTGGCAGTTCGCCACGTAGCAGTTCTCAACCAGGATGCTACCCGGCACGTCGTCCCAAAATACAGTCATGATCCATAATACTATTCACGCATGCGTGATGCGATAAAAATGGCTTGACACTTGTCAAATAACGAGTAGGTTGGTCTCAGCTTCTGGGAAGGCCCTGATGCGCAGGACGCCGCGACTTAGGTTGCGGGTTTGGCGACGGCCCTCGGAAGGTTTCGCTGACGGCGAGGAAAGGAGAATATAATGAAGTAGCCATGATCATCACCGCAATGATTCAAGAGAACACTCAAAATTCGGTCTGCGCCGGGTGCGCGACCTAAACGGGCCGGGATAATTTGCTTCCCCGGCCCGTTTGCCGTTTAATGGTCCAGCTTAAGGAGCACCCATGAACATCATCCTCTTCGGACCCCCCGCCGCTGGCAAGGGAACGCAAGCGCGGTTCCTCGTGGACTCCTGTGGCTTCACCCATCTCTCGACTGGCGACATGCTTCGCAGCGAAGTGGCCGCCAAGACTGACCTGGGCCTTCAGATCGCCGACATCATCGCCGAGGGGCATCTGGTCACCGACGACATCGCGGTCTCACTCATCCGGCAGCGCATGGTCGTGCCGGGAGATTACCTCCTCGACGGCTTTCCGCGCACGCTCGAACAAGCGCGCCGCCTCGAAGAACTCACCTCAATCGATCTGGTCCTCAACTTCGTGGCCGTGCCCGAAACTCTGATCGACCGTGTCGCCATCCGTTTCTCCGAGCAGGGCCGAAGCGACGACAACGCCGCTGCGTTCGCAGTGCGGTTGGCCGAGTATTACGCCATGACTGACCCCGTGCTGGAGCATCTCTACAAGACCGCCAGGGTTGTCGATATCGACGCGATGCGGGATGTCCACACCATCTCGGGTGACATCGCGGTGATGGTGGCGGCGTGCAAGTAGTTCTCGAACACGAGGGCAGGAAATGGCTCGAAGCCTGTGCGACCATCGACCCGGAAGGCAGCAACGCCGGAGTGGATAAGCTGTTCCTGATCAACAAATACATCGTCTGTGTGATCTTCGCCGACAAGGAGGAACGCGCGACGTTCATAGAGTGGATTGATGAGAACCTCGTCGCCTACACGGCGTCACCGGTCAACAATCAACTCACGATCATGACGATTCATTTCGATGAAGATCGGGACTTTGTGAAGATGAAGCTCTACCTGTCGCAGTTCGAACCGTTCAGGACGAACGGCCTCAGTCACCGCGATTTCTAGAGAACGCTCGTCGAGCGCATGCCCTTGGCCGAGGACGGGTCAACCTTGGGGTCCTCGTAGGCGTGGTGATCGCCACGGAAGCCGTTGATGACCTTCTCGTCCCAGAACGAATAGGCGTTGTGTAGGACGCCACCACCACCTCGATTGCCGGTTCCTCCCACGCGAACGCCGCCCTGGTAGCGGAAGCCCACGTAGCCCTTGCCCTTCAGATCAGCGATGAGTTTGTCCTGCGCATTTTTCAAGACGTGGTAGCCAGCGTGGGTTCCATTTAGGAGTTCGTCCACTGTGGGGTTCTTCCCCTTGCCGCCAATGTTGTGGTCGGCCCAAGCATACCTGGACCCCATCGTCTTATAGCCCTCGACGTAATCGTCGAACGACAGCGGGAATTTCTCATCACCTTTGGCGTCCCAGACCCGGAGGTCCATCCGGCCAGTCCCGTATGGGATTTTGTCATATGCCGCATAGAAAGCATCCCGAAGAATCGGCAAGACATCGTCTGCCAATGGCGCCTCGGTGTCGAGGGTCATCTCGCAGTAGGCGCGCGGCACCTCAAACGTTGAGATCGTGCCCCCGCGCTCCGATTTGACGAACACCCATGCGCCCGTGCTCTGGCGGATAATCCGCATATCCTTGATGCGCTCCCGATAGACCTTTTTGGCCTTGGCCACGAATTTCTGGGACAGGGCGCGACGTTCGACTTCATACTCGGCCCTGGCCTCTAGCGCGGGCTTGTTTCTGATTTCCCGGTAGACGACGTGGGCTTTGTTCTGTTCCTCAGAGGACATCCCATCCCAGTAGAGACCATCTGGAATCACCGCCTTGTTTTGGCGTTCCAGAGCAATCTGATGCCATTGCTCTTTGAGCCTCTTGGCCTCTTCTTCGTAGCCAAGCTCCATGCAGATTTTTTCCAGATAGGCCTGGATTAGCTGTTCCTTGGATTGGAACGAACTGTTGTACGCGCCCGATTGAAAAACGATGTCCCCGCCGTTCCCCTTCAGGGTGTAGTCGGCGGCAACCTCGGGACTGTCGGTGAGGTAGATGCCTCGCCCGAACAAGGCCTCCGAGTCCGCCTTGTCCATCGTGAGGCGTTCGATCTCTGATGCATCTCCCCGATACAGCGTGACGGTCTGCTGGCTTTCGGTGATGAGATTGATGAGATCGCGCATGGCGTATTTAGGTAAATATCGGATGCGATACATCGACGTCCTCATGGAGACTGCCAAACCGCACTGGCAATCCTGCCAGCATCCTGACCCGCAGGTGAAGCTCCTATGTCGTGCGCTTTCGACCTGGGTCTGCGGTGACATGGACGAGGTCCAGAACGATCTCCTGGCTCTGGAAGCGACTGCCAACCACTTCACCTCTGGTCATGCCGCCCTCTATCGAGGCTACATGCCCGACCGGGCCCAGAAAGAAAGCCTGCGCCAAAATGGTTTCTTCGACATTATCTCGGCGGGGAGACCGCTTGCTAGTTGGTCGAGTGAACAAGACAGCGCAACCGATTTCATGTTCGGCTTCGACTCCGCCTATGTCGTGATCAAGAAGGAAGGTCTGGACGAGTTCTGCGACCTCGTCCGTTTTGACGAAGAGGCCCAACCGTTCACGAAGATGCGAGCCCAAGATGAGGTGATCGTCAAGATGCCACCGGTCTTGCGTGTGAATGCGTCCGACATCGTCTTCCGCTCCGAATAAATACGCCATGCGTGATCTGATCGACCTCGTCGAAGCTGCCAACCCCGTTGAGCGGGTTCTCCAGCATCCAGGATTCCAGCGGTGGTTTCAGGGCAGCAAGGTCGTAGACGGCGATGGCCATCCAGTCGTCTGCTATCACGGCACCTTCGAAGACGTGACGGAGTTCAAGCACGCATCGGAGAACCGAAAGTCCTACGGCTTCAACCGTCTCGGGTTCTGGTTCGACGTGGACCCGAGAACTCCCAGCTATTTCGCGGGCGTCGCCAGTGATCGAACCGATTCTCTGCCCGCTGGTGCGGGTGGCGGAGGAAACGTGATGCCCTGCTTCCTCCGGGTCACCAAGCCCCTCTATATGGATTCCGAGGGACTGTGGGGCGATGACGCCGACAAGATGCGTGAGTATTACGCCCTCCACAAACGATACAACGCCAGCGGTCGGGAAAACGAACGTGGCCTCAAAACTGAAGACGGCGGTTCGACCTTCATGGCCAAATCTGACGGGCAGCCCTTTGACCGGGCCCGCTACGAATTGCTGGGCAGGGAAGTCAGAGCGTTGGAAGCCAGCTATCAGCGCACGGACGGCTGGCATCGCCTGCTGGCCCATCTGCCCCGTGGCGTGAAGTCGAACGACCAGGAAGTAGACGAGTTCAAAGCCGCCATCATGGCCGAGGGTTATGACGGTATCTACATCTCCGACACGCTGGCCGATCATGGCTCTCGGGATTACGAGAGCAGTCACTGGTGGCTCGTGTTCGACCCCAAGAACATCAAGTCCATCTTCGCAAAAGAATTCCGCGCCGACTCTGCCGACCTGAGCGAAGAAGAGATTTGACAGGTCGATTTCGGCTGGTTAAATGCTCCCGAGTTTTTTGGGGACACGAATGATTCGGATTCTTCTTTTCGCTGCAACGGTGGCGACCTTCGTCACGGCCTTGATCACGGGCGACTTCAACCCGTGGGGCATCGCCTGCATCATCTGCGCCATCCTCTTCATCCTGGCCGTCGTGATCAAGGCCGGTTCGGCTGGGCGCGGCCACGGTGCTGGCGGCGACGGCGGATGGGATTTCGGTGACTTCGGTGGTGGAGGCGACGGTGGAGGTGACGGCGGTGGTGGCGGCGGAGACTGAGACCGAGAGTTTTTCGCAAGGCGACGGGACCCACTGGGTCCCTGTGACCTATACTACGGTCATGGGTCTTCGTGCGAAGGGTGAAGACGTCAATAGTCCCAACCTGCCCGCCAACATGTTGGTCTCGGTCGCCGAGACTGAGCACAAAGCCTTCGTGGTCGAACGAGGGTTGAAGTATGTTATCGGCACCGGTCAGATAGAAGTTCTCAATGGCGATGTGACGCTGGACGTCGTCGTCCTGTTTGCCCAGTTGTCAGACAGTGACATGGTCGAACATCGCCTCACGTTCGACACCGGGATTGTAGTCAAGTTCGAGGATAATGCATGAGACCTTACGAAGGCCATGATGCCGATTTCACCGACAATCCTCGCGGCCCCAGCCCGAGGCCCAACGATTTCATGTCTTACTTCGTGACCGAAGAAGACGCGGAGTGGAACTGGATTATCACCGGGGCCAATCACGAGGCGATGATGAAGCTCCGCCCCTATATTGCTCGTCAGATGACAACCACGGGCTTCGACCCCTTCATGATGGTTCGCCTCAAAGTCGGGGTCAATCTGCGCGATATCCGCGACGTCCTCGAACCAATCGGCGGTTCGTTCGGCAAGGACCGCCCAGTCCAAATGTGCTGATTTATTTACTTGACAAGTTTCCCCAATGGTCTAAAACACCCTTATGGAAACGCCGCGCACCACTGTCTCGCCCATCAACACCACTGGCTGGGCCGTGGGCACGCGCCTCTTCTTCGTCCCGATTCGTTTCTGGGAAGTCAAGGAGCCCGAGACCGGCTATGTGGCCGAGCACACCACGTTCGAAGGCGAGATCATCCCGGACGGCAGCGAGAGCATGTGCAACGGCTACGGTGAGGCGAGCGTCTACGTCTTCCACGACGGCTACGGCCACGACGTCTACATGCAGCGCGACCGCGCCTTCGAGACCCGCGAGGAAGCCCTCCTGTACGCCGACATCCTGATCGCTCACCGCGAGATGCAGAACGCTATCGAGATGGTCGGCGTCATGAAGCGCATCTACGCCGAGATGGCCAAGCGTTATCTCGAAAAAGAAATCGTCTCCGCCTGATCTAAATAGGTGCATGCGCGCCTACATCGATCTCATGGAAACGGCCGGACTGGCTAACGTCACCGCCGAGAAAGTGATCGCCTACTCGCGGGACCCCGCGAACGGCGACGTCCATGACTGTTACAAAGAACAGATCGGGTGGACCGAAGGCGGCATCGAGCACATGTTCGGCGGAAATCGAGATGCCCTAGACCAGTGGCTCGTGAGTATGACCGGTGACGCCAAGGCCCACGTGGCTGCATACGCCCGCCAGGAGATTATGTATCGGGGCTTCCGCGAGACTGAAAAACCCCGAGAACCCTTGGGCGTGCACTGGACCGTCAACCCAGACATGGCCGAGCAGTTCGCCAACGGCGGTCCCATCTTGGAAGCTTACATTGACCACTCCACCATCGACTGGCTGGGCAGCGTGGTGCGGGGCATCTTCTGGGACTTCCACCGGGAGGACGAACTCTGCCTCATCGCCGGGTCTGAGATCAGACTGACGAACGGCGGAACCGCAATCGTCTAACCAGTCGAAAAAACTTATTGACAGAAACGCAGCCCTCAGGCTAAATACAAACATCATGACCTCGCTTCGCACCTTCTCGAAACGGAAATCCAGGTAACAGCCAAAAGCTGTGGCCGGGTTTCGTTCGTGTGCTTGAAGCCATGACGCTCCCAACAAATCCTTCCGTGGTAACGGACGCGTAGCTCAGTTGGTAGAGCGACAGACTCTTAATCTGTTGGTCCTCGGTTCGAACCCGAGCGCGTTCACCACCACCCACACCACTTCTCGGATTGGTCACCTCAGCGGCGAGAGGCGCGGGTTCTTACCCCGCTAGCGTAAGCTCATCATGGGTTCGAGTCCCATCCAATCCTCCAAGTTTCTTCTGAACGGACGCGTCACCTCAGTGGCGAGAGGCCGGGCCTTTTAAGCCCGTAACAGGTGCAAGCCTGACCCCGTGGGTTCGAGTCCCACCGCGTTCTCCAGATGGGCCCTTAATTCAATGGCAGAATAGGTGACTTTTAATCACTTCACGAGAGTTCGATTCTCTCAGGGCCCTCCATCTTCCAATCCCGTAGTCCGCCGTGAGCCTCGCGGTGGCAGTTAGCACAAAGGAGAACACACTTATCGATCTCGGCCTTCATGGTCTCGCTGAGGTCTCCGCGCCGCATGTTGGCAGCAATGGAGAAATCCTTCTGCGCCGGGTCCCGGTGATGGAAGTCTAGAGCACCCTGATATTTGTCGTAGCCGCAGCCCTTGCAGCAGCCTCCCGCATATTCCACCGCCAGGGCCTTGAGCTTCCGACAGCGATCTTTCATCCACGACGCCATGCAGGGCTTACAGTAGGTCGTCCTCCGCTTGGTGTCGTATTGGTAGAAGTCGTCTCTGGTCTTGACGGTGTCGCACCGGGCGCAATGGTTATCCGGCTTATCAGGCTTTGAAATGCTGAGGCCGTGCTTCTTTATCCAGTATCGGACGGTCGTCGCCGCCTTATTGGTCTTGGCCGCGATCTGATAGCTGGACAGACCCTGCTCGATATATTCTTGGAGTAGTTCAATATTCATACTCCCTATTTATCGTTGAGCTACGACTGCCGTCCCCGCACCAGTTTCCTAAACTGGCGACACTAAAGAGCGGGCAGGAAGTCCAGAGGTTCGAGCCCTCCGGCAGTCTCCATTTTATTTTGACTATCATGCTCCTCCTGCGATACGAAGGGTTTATGGACAAAATTGATGAATCGATAATCGTTTACTTGCACGGAAAGAACGCGGTCTCGTTAGAGAGCGGGGCGACCGACAACGAGACAAACGATTTCATTCTCGACAAACACAAAAATGCTGGACTGGTGCGCCTGAGAGACGAGGCTCGTCTGTTGAATGACGAGCCTAGGTTTTGGACCCACGGGACATACGGGTCTTGCAACCGATTTTATCTCACTGATCTCGGAATCCAAACCGCTGAGAACATGGCAGCGAACGCACCAGAGGTGGTTGCCGAAAAAGAGCGTGTGGCGCGGGAAGAAAAAAATATCCACCTTGCGGATGAAGCGAACCGCATAGCCGAAGAGGCTAACAGAGAGGCTCGATCAGCAAATCTGGAAGCGAGGCGGGCACACCGAACAGCCAAACGAGCCGTGTATATTTCTGTTTTCGCTGTGGCCATCCCGTCTCTTATCGCATTGTGGCCAATCGTCTGGCCGATACTGTCCTCCCATTGACACTTTCTCCCATACCCTTTACTGGTTAAACCAGAATCGGAGAAATGTCATGAAGACCTATCAAATCCTGGCCGCTGATGGCCGCGAGTGCGGTCGTGTCGATGCCCGCAACGCCATTGAGGCCAAACGCCTCATGGAAGCCGGGATGTGGCTCAACTGTCATGTGAGGCTGGTCAGGTAAGACGCGCGAACGCTTCACGGACGAGTTCCTGGTCTTCCTCGTCTAGGGGCTCATAGCTACCGGTGATTCCCAACACGAGGTTCATCTCTATGATGTCGGCAGTGCGTTCGAGGTTGAAATGCCCGTTCACATTGCCGATGCGCCATTTCTTCAGCATCTTCTCAACGTCCGGCCAAACGGGGTCGAGCGTGTCAACATAGAACCGGGTTTTCTTCGCGACGCTGAAGACGTGGGTGCAGGTGCGGGGGCTGATTTTCATCTCATCATTTTCCATTTATCGCTATCGCAGTCAACCCTTTTTGCTTGACAAGATTTCGCATCGGGCTTAGTTCGATCTCTACACCGGAGGAACTGATGCGCGAACAAGTCAAGATTTACGACGACGAATGCACGGGCGACACGCTCGTCGCGGTTCCGCACCAGATCGCCGCCGCGCTGGAACTCAATGAAGGCGACACCGTGGAATGCCGCCTCGCCGAGGGGCGCATGATCGTCACGAAGATCACCGCCCTGCCCCGCAAGTTCGGCTACATCGAACTCGGCGACGCCGTCGAAGACATCCTGGAACAGCGCGCCGTGAGCCTGAAGGGCATGTCGCTGCCGCTCCAATACTCGCTCATCAGCGTGGTGATCGCGCGCCTGAAGAGGCTGCGCACACCCCTCGGCCAGCACAACGACTACTACAAGATCGCCGATCATTTCGTCGCCGTGCTCGCGAAGGAACTCCACCCCGAGATGGTCTACACGGCCCTCCAGTTGGCGGGTCTGTCCGAACTCGACTTCAATACCAGCAAGATGCCGTCCTACCGGGCCGCCATGCTGCAACTTCGCGGGATGACGGCATGAGACGTTTCTTCGGGGGTGCCGCAGTCCTCGCCATCCTGGCCGTCATGGTCGTGATGGGCAAGCGGAACACGTCGGTCTGCCGCTATCTCGGAAAGCCCCACGCCGATCTCTTCGATCATGACGTCATCGTACCGTCCATCCCGGAGGATGTAGTCGAAGCGGGTGAACCGTTCTCGCTCGAATGCAGCATCGAACTGCGCCCCACTCCCAAGATGGATGCGTGGTTGAGCGAGCACGACACGGACGCCGACTTCGGGTTCGAAGATGGGACCAGCATCGCGATGGTGGAGTTCCCGGATGCTCGGACAGCGCGGCTGTTCGACCGCGAGTTCGGCGTCTTCATGCCCGAGGGCAAAACCAAACACCCGAAAGGCTGACCCGTGGCCACCTCGACTCAATACAACCCCGTCCCGGTCCTCAACATTGCCCTGCAATGCGCTGGCTTGTCCAAGACCGTCTACGCGCTGGTCACGCCGGAGACCGAAGCAGCCAAGCGGGGTGTGTTCGACGCGCCCGACTACTACGACGGGTTTCGCGAGGCGTGGACGGGCAAACAGGACCAGACCCACGTCGAGTTCTTCGACACCTGGGCCGAGTGGTCGAAGCCGGTTGTCGATCTCGACCGCAGCCTGTTCCCCTTCTACTATCCCACGGCGGGCGCGAGCGAACCCCTGCGACAGATCATCTTCGATCTCGCCGCCAAGCGGAAAACCGGAGCCCCCCGCATTCATTTCTTTGAGGGTGAATACGAGGGCTACAAAGCCATGGCCGAGGCTGCTGGCATCGGTTGGGTCGAACATCCGAGAGCGAACTGGGACACGCTGTGTGACTACGATATGCCCGCCAGCGGTTTCCCTAGTGAGTGGCGCGGGGTTCGTGATGGCGGTCTCGACCTGTTCTTCATCTCGGCACCGTCCGCCATCGACGGCATGGTCTGGTCGGACTTCAATGCCTTCCTGGCCGCGATGCCCGAGAACAGCGTGGTGGTCGATGTCACCTATGTGGGCGCCGTGCCGGAGGCGTCGATCAAGGAACGCTTCAACCTCAACGCCCCATCCGTGCGGAACATCGTCTTCAGCCTGTCGAAGCCCTTCGGTCTCTATTATGATCGGGTCGGCGGCGTGTTCTGTCGCGACGAAGACATGGGCCTGTTCGGCAACAAATGGTTCAAGGGCCTGTCCGGTATCGCCATCGGCTCCGCGATGATGAAGGCGCACAAAGTCTTCCACTTCCCGACCGTCTATGCGGAACATCAGGCGAAGATGGCTGAAGACGCCTCTACCGCACTCGGCCTCGACCTGAAGCCCGCCGACGTCTTCATCCTGGCCACCGGGGTCCAGACGGACGCCGAGATCACCGGGGGGCCTTACATGAGCGAGTATCTGACGCGTGCCGGGAAGGTTCGCATTTGCCTGACGCCCGGAATGGCCAAAATGATCGGCATGACAAAATGAAAATCACCCACGAAACGACCATCTATGCACCGGGCGCCACCGGGCGGCTGCGGTATAGAGTGACGTGGTTTGGCCTCGGGCGTGAGGTGCTTCAGATCGAAATTCAGGATGGCGACGATACGACATGGCGTCGGGCTCGTGAGGGGGATTTCTCGCCCGCCGAAGACGACGGTACATTCAGCCGCCCGGTTCGGCGCCGATGATCGTCAAGTACCCGTTGTGGCTCCGGTTCTGCCACACCGCCGCTCTGTGTGTGCTCATCTATGCTTTCGCCGCCGCGTATGCGACGCGTGATCTCATCTACGCCGTTCTCTTCATGACCGCCAACGCCGAGTTCCTGATCTGCAACCTTGCCCGCTTCCGATTCCGCACCGCTGTGCTGAGTTCGATGCGGGAATCCGACGCCGACAAAGTGAGGTTCGTGTGACCGACCGCCAGCCTCTTTCCGAAAAACAAATCCGCATAGACCTCTGCACACTGTTCGGGTTCTATCTCGACAGAGAGGGAGATGCGTTCGCGTCCACCATCGCTGTCGTGTATAGGCGCCTGTTCCCCAAGGGTCCGTTTCCTTTCGGGATGACAGACCGCCTCGCGGCTCTCAAGGCCGCCTCCAAGCCGGTGAAGCCCGATTTCGCCTTCGAGGTAACCTGCTGGGCGTGGGACGACAACGAAGAAGACGGCGGGCACTGGACTCGGCAGCGCGAGGGCATCGTCGTGGCCAAATCGACCGAAGAGGCCGTCGAGAAACTCAAGGCGGCCGGATACCAAACCGTCGAGGACGGCCTGCGGACCTATTACGAACCCGATTCATTCCCAACCCAGATCATCGGAGACCCGTTGTGAGCAGCAGCGACAATATCAAAGACGCCCTGATCGCCGCCTTCCCTGGCACGACTGCTGCGCAGTGGAAGCGTCGCGGCAAGAAACCACTACCGTCAGGGCACATCGAGCGCGAGTTCGAGAACACCAAGACGAAGCAAATCGTCTGCACGCTGGAAGCCAAGGATGGGCAGATCACAATCGGGGGCAAGAACCCCGCCATACGGCTCTATGACCCCGCTCTGGCCGCCGCCGTGACGGCCACCGGGCAGGCCGAACTCTCGAAGCTGGTCGAGGCCGTTGAGGAGGTCGTCGAGATCGGCGACACCGATTCAATCTTGGCCCCTGCGCCGACCGTCAAGGCCGAGCGCAACACGATGGTTCCGGGCTCGCGCTGGGTCTTCCATCGCACCGTGGACATCAAGCTGTGGATGCCGAAAGCCCCCGGAAGCCGGTCGCACCACGCCAAGGATTACCACCAAGTCGTCGTCCAGACCCTTCTGGCCGGGACCAAGTTCACGGTGCTGGACAAGTTCGGGACCAGCTATTCGGTCGCGGACGATCTGTCCGATGGGCTGGTGGCGCGCGTCAAGTTCGACGACGAGAGCACCATCAAATCCACCGTGCCGTTCCAGCGTTACGACCGGTGCGCCGTGGGTCTCACCGAGCACCGGTCGGGTGCCGATTTCTCAGGCTCTCAGTTGGTCTACAAGGTCAACGGTCACGAACTTCCCTTCAAGCAAATCGCCGACGCGATCACTGCCGAGGCCATCCCGGAAACGCTCGTCTACGTTCTCCGCGATACAGCGACCGGCGAGTATTTCGGCGGCTGGAAAATGCTGCCGCATCGTGACCCCCGGTGGGCCAACAACGGCGAACTCTACACGAGTGACGTGCCCAAGATGGTGACGAAGTTCTCGTCGGCGAAAAAATATAAGAATGCCTCCGCCGTGAAGGCGAGCATCCGGGACTTCACCGGCTACAACTCCGGCATCAACGACGAGGGCGAGGAGATCAACTACATCTTCGCAGACGGGAAGAAGAAAATGGACCTTCCGGCGACCTGGGAGATGGTCGTCGTGGACAAGGTCACCGGTATCGAGAAGGAAATCCTCGACGTCCAGAACTGGTATCGAGACCTTCTGCGCCTCCGCACGCTGACGCAGGGTTGCGGCCCGGCAGTGCGCGCCGCCTACAAGAAGGGCGAGGGCAAGGGCCATGGGGCCATCGTTCTCTTCCAGAATCGCGACCGGGGTCTGGATTACCGGGGCAAGCCCTACGAGGAGGCCGAGACTTTCGAAGACAGCCCGGACGGCGGCAAGGCAGCCTTGGCGGCCATCAAGGAAGCCACCGACGCCATGGGGAGCAAGTTCGACCGCGTGAAGCTCCAGTCGAGCGTCGCCGTCGCGTGCTCGATGGCGGACGCCATGGCGGCCAAGATGACCGTCGATTACCACAGCCTCGACATCACCCTCTACGATTTCAACACGCTGGAGAAGATCGTGGAGAGCCAACCAGCATTTGCTTGACCATGGCTTCTCTTCTTAGATTGCAGTATCGCGGCCAATCGCAAGCCGTATACGCTTGGAGCAACGAGTTGTTTTTGAATCCAGTGGCGGTTTCATTGGGCGAAAGTCAACAACTGGTAGATAGAGTTTGGGCTAATTCGCGACCAGGAAACCCCCCTGTAGTTAAAGACGGCCGAGGTAGTTCATCGGCTCGCGCAAGCCGTCGAACTATTCATTTACCCAAAGGCACCCGGCTCAAATATCTACTCCTTCACGAGCTTGCTCATTCTCTTTCGATAGATGATACCGGCTATCATTTCATCGACGAAGGATTTGACGGGCACGGCCCCAATTTCGCGCGGCTGTTGCTTGATCTTTGGGTCAAATATGCGAACCAAAATGAAACCGCCTGTCTGGCTTTAGCCAAAACATATGGGGTTCAAATATCGCCACAAAATCATTTTCTTGACAAAATAGCGAAACCCGGTTAGGAGTTCAGGCATGAAAAATCTCACCATCCTGGTCCTCCCCGTGCACGTCAGGCAGTACGTTGCCTCGCAGTGGAAGACGGACCTCTTCAGGAACTCGCCCTTCGTTGAGGCTCTGGTGGATGAGTTCTCGCAATTCCCCCGCATTTTCGCCGACATGACCAACCACCGCTTGGAGAACGCTCATTTCTCCACGTGGTGGAACGTCGTCATGCGGCGCACCTACGAGAACCCCTACGTGCACGATCTCTATCTCCTGCACGAGATGTATCACGCCACCCGGATGCCCTACGTCCCCGGCATCGGCAAGGCGGCCTTCGACGAGAAGATGCAGCGCAACGAACTCGAAGCCAGCGTCCTGTCGGAGATTCAGGTCTATTTCCAAATGCCCGAACTGCGCGTGCGCTCGTTCCAGCATCCCATCTACGCCGACCGTTTCCTGACCGACCCCAGGATGCAGGCCCTGTGGCGCAAGAACCCCACCGCCGCCATCGAGACCATTCGGACCATCCGGCGCGACGTCATGGTCTCGAAGCCGGTCGAGCAGATGGACCTGACCGAGACGTGGATTCGCCGGTTCGCCGACCAGAACGCCGTCTTCGCGATCACGTGGGCCGACCGCTACTGCGAGATCGAACAGCGGATGTCGGACTTCCGCTTCGCCGCCGCCCGCGACGCCGCCGCCGCTATCCGCGATCACGCCGAGTGGCTTGAGGGTGAAGCCGCCAAGGACACGGTGGACAACATCCCCTTCCGTCAGGAGGCCGAGGTGTTCGCTGGTCACTACTGGGCCAACAAGCAAAAATACGACCTCGCCGTCTCGATGAGGAAAGCCGCCTGATGAGCAGTCCCGTAGACGCGGCAGCAAGTTGGGCCCAAAGCCAACTCGCCGGAGCCGCGCACCTTTCGTCGAAAGGTCTTCGTGGACTTATTGCCACCAAGAGCCGCTATGCCAGCGTCGCCGAAATGAGCGATAAGGATTTCTTGGCCGGGGTCTATCAAGGTCTGTGCAATCACTTCAATGGTGGTTGTGAAATCGAAGACATGGGCGACGAAACACGAGCACTTTTGGGTCTGTGATGTGGAAATCGCCTGTCCCGCACCGTCTCATCCCCACGGTGGTGAGCGAATCATTCCGTGAGATGCCCGACGATGCGACCGGCTTGCCCCTGACTGGTCACCCCGGCTGCTTCGCGCATCGGAGACGCTTCCACACCCACCAGGGCGTGGACCTCTACGTTCCCGAGGGGACAGCGATCACCTGCGTTGAGGATGGGGTGATCGTCGCCATTCACAAGTTCACGGGCGAGCACGCCGAGCCACCGACGCCGTGGTGGGGCAATACGTGGTCGGTCATGGTTGAGGGCCAGAGCGGCGTGGTCTGCTATGGGGAGATCATCCCCGATGGCCTCCAGGTCGGTGCCCCCATCGAACAGGGCGCGGTGGTCGGCCACGTCACCCCCGTCTTGCTCGAAGATCGCGGGCGACCGATGTCCATGCTGCATTTGGAACTCTACCGCCATGGCGTTAGGGAGCCCGCTGACTGGCAATTCGAGCCCGAGACCCCCGAGGGCCTCATGGACCCGACACCCCATCTGTTGGCCATTGCAGAGCCAACGGAGGACTGATATTCCGGGCTACCAAATGGAGCCCAGAATGCCTCGCTACATCTGCCACCACGAAGGCATGTTCTTCGAATGGTCCACCGTCGTGGATGCCCCGGTCACCTACGGGATGAACCGCGAGGCGTTCGAGACCTACTATGCCGAGGAATACGGCCGGTCCAGAATGCACGAGCTTCCAGAGCGGATGGAACGAGCCGAGCGCACGGGCACGAGTTGCATGCTGGGCTACGATAGTCTGGAATCCCTCATGGCTTTCAATCGGGCGGGGCCGAAGGGAGGTTGTGCAAAGTTCAGCACGCTCATCCGAAAGCTCAAGGCCGGTCAAGGCCTTTAGATTTCGCTATTGCTGAACTAGAAGTCCATACTGGTCTTTCATTTTGAAAGGCCAATTATGATTCTCCTTCTCTGCGCTATTCTCTTCACTGTCGGTGCCGGTCTCGTTGCATTTTCGAGCCGCCCAAATTTCTCCCGCACGGGTTTCATTCTCGAATTCGTCGCGGCTCTGATCTACACCCTGACCCTGGTCCTACCCCTGACCGGGAACTAGAGGAAGTCGATCATCGTCCCCTGAAATACCTTCGGTAGTTTCTTGACGATTTCTACGTCTGCTATCAGGGGCTCGCCGTCGCTTCCCTTCTCGGGGAGGCGGCGGCCAGTCAGCAGATAGATATCCCGACCCTCTTTCATCAGGTGGCCGAGGGTGAAGGTGTGATTGAGTTCTTCGTCATCGACGAACCAGCGACCGTTCTCCTCGAAGGCTGAATACGCCGACACACCGACTTCTTGCTTGCCCGTGGATTTTCCCATGCTGTGGATGGTTGAGAAGCCCGACTCAGGGACGTCCCCGAAGCGGATGAAGTATTCCCGCTCGCCTGCGGATTCCATGAGGATGTCGATATATGTGCGCATGCCGTATTTAGACCGAATATTTTGGTAGACGAGATCGTCAAATTAATGTAGATGGCAGGATATGAAAATCGCTCTCATTCTGGCATCCGCCGTTCTCACGCTCTCCACTGCCGCCGCAGCGCAGAGCTATCCCCCGCTCCAGGGTCGTCCTGTGATCGACGCGGCCAACGTTCTGGACGCGGAGGCGGAGGCCCAACTCAACGCCCGCCTGTTCGAATACGAGCGAACCACCGGGCACCAACTCGTCGTCGCCACCGTTCCTTCGCTCGAAGGTCGCGACATCGAAACCTACGCGAACGAATATTTCCGCGAACTCGGCCTCGGGGACAAAGACCTCGACGATGGCGTTCTCCTCCTCCATGCCCCGACCGAGCGCAAGGTCCGCATCGAAGTCGGCTACGGACTGGAAGGCGTGCTGACCGACGCCGACTCCGCCCTGATCATTCAGAACACCATCACCCCGGCCTTCAAGGCTGGGAACTTCGCCGAGGGCATCGACGGCGGCGTCACCGATATCATCGCCGAAACCAGCATGACCATGGAGGAACTGGCCGCCATGGAGGCGAGGAAGAAGGCCGCAGATGAGCAAGCCTTCGCCGCGTTCTGGGACTTCATCGGCACGGTGCTGGTCTGGGTCCTGGCCGCCATCGCGACTTTCTTCTCCGGCAAAGGTCTCCTCTGGGTCGCCAACATCCCGCGCCGACGCGCTGCCCGCAAGGCTGCCATCAAGCGGGGCGTGAACGCCATGGGGGACATCATCCGACTGGTGATCAAGAAAGCCAAGGAAGACGATCTGCGGGCTCAGGAAGAGGTCCGCATCGCCGCCGAACGGGTTCGAACCGCCCGGCTGGCCGAACAACGGCGAAAGGACGAAGAGAAGCGGCAGGCGGAGGAAGCCCGTCAGGCCGCTGCCGCCCATGCCGCCATGCTGGCCGCGATGACGCCCCTGGCCCGTGCCCAGTATGAGGCCAACGAACGCCAGAAGGCCCGCGATCAAGCCCGCCGTGAAGCTGAAGCCCGGCAGGCCGCGCAGGAGCGGGAACGCGAGCGCGCCGCAGCCCAGCGGGTCGCCGATGCCGAAGCCGCCGTGCGTCGTCGTGAGCAGGCCGCGCGAGACGAAGATGAAAGCCGTCGCCGTCGTGCTCGCCAGCAGGAAGATGACGACCGTCGCCGTCGCGACGATGACAACCGTCGCTCCACCTATGACAGCGGTCCCTCCTATTCGCCTTCCCCGCCTTCCTACGACGGTGGTGGTGGCAGCAGTGGTGGCGGCGGCGCCTCGGGGGACTACTGACATGGACAAGAACCTAGTCGATGCCGTCGCATTGGCCCTCGTGAACGAGGACATTCGCCACAACACCCTCGCGGGCCCGCTGACCGACCTCAAGTCCTGCAATGACTCTGATGGGTATCGCCGCAAGGCGCGGGCCGCCATCCGTGGAATGGGCGCATATCTGGCGGGACAAAATGGCTGAGTTCGAACGCTTCGACAGCCGCGTCTCCTTCTCCATCGATCTCGGCCGAGACCGCTGGCTGGTCTGTACGGTCGGCGATGCGGCGGGCGACTTCACCATCCTGGTCCGCTCGGCCACCAACCATGCCCGAGTTGGTTTCTCGATGGTGACCGCCAAACGGCTGATCGCGACCCTGAAATCCAAGGGAGGAAGCCGTTTCCAGGAAGAGCAGACGGCGTTCGCCCGCAAGCTCAACATCCCGGCGCGAGGCTTCCTTATCGTCACCGCTCGTCCCAACGGCAGCTATGATTTCGCCGCCGCCGAGACGGGTGGTCTGGGCATCGCGTTGGACGACAACAACGAAGCCATCGCGGTCGGAGAGCAGGGTTTCTACTACCCGACGAAGATCAATGTCGCCGCCAAGCACATTGCTGATCTCATCACCTCCATGGAGGAACTGATCAAGATCGTCCCTCCCCAGGTCGAAAAATATTTGACTGACGATTTCCTCACCGAACTCCCGGAGGTCGGCGTCCAGTATACCGCTCTGGTCGCGCAGGGTCGCTACGACGACGCCCTCGAACTCTTTCATGACGAGCATCGCCGCCACTCTCAGAAGAAAATGGCCGAATACAAGGCCCGCTACGACGCCTTGTCGCCGGAGGATAAAGCGAGGTCCGACGCCCGCGCCCGAGAGGTCGCCCAAATGATCGCCAACGCGCTACGGGGCATCTGATGCCAGAGGCGATCATACTTGGGGATTCGATGCGGGTCCTGATGGACAAGATCGCCCTGCGTAAAGTCGAGCACGCGCAGATGGCCAAGACGGCGTCGCGCTTCTGGAAAGATCAGCGGGCCCTTCTTGTGCACGACCAGGAGACCGCCAAACTCCAGACCGCTCTTGAGGCATTGCGTGTCGCAGCCACCGTCCGATAGACCATTTGTAGTTCGGGTAGGCCCCCACCCCATGTGGGAATGGCGGGATATTCACGACTGGCTGGACGAGAACTGCCCGGACTGGCAGTATAATGTCTCGGGCGGAGGTCGAATCACGAACCCCGCCTGGGAACACCCGAGCCAAAGGCATGACAACGTGGTCAAACTCCGAAATGCGTTTGCGTATTCCCCCACCGTCCTAAATCAGAAACCGATCTATGGAATGATTCGCGTCGCTACTGACGCCGAGGTCACCAAGGTGTTGTTGCGCTGGAATGCCGATTATATCGGCCGGGCCGACTAGGAAAATCTCATCCTGAAAGCCAACGCGTCTCCTGGACTAGCGAAAAAGAACTCCCAGGTCTCGTCGTCGCGTAGACGATTCTCATACTGGACGTGGTAGACCGTCTTCGAGACCGACTTCCTCACCCATTCGAAAATCTCAGATTGGAGTTCCTTCGAGGCTATCCTGTCTGACGAAATCGGCTGGATGAAAAACAGGTTGAATGGGCCCCAATCGAAACCATGACGCTTGACCGGCAGGGCAACACGACAGTCGGCCGAGATGTTGTTGGGGATGCCGTATCTGATTTGTGCCATGCGATCTAGTTGGTTCTATTGTATTTGGCTACCATTTCGCCAATCCATGGTCCCACACGATTTCCGGGCATGGTGCCCATGACCCATCCGGCAAAATGCTCGGCCCAGAACTCATTCCTGTTCGTTCTGGAATAGTTACTGACGAACACTGAGGTATCGTGCGACATACAGTATGCGTACTTGTCTGCGATTTCGGTGTCGATGCCGGTGAAGACGCCGCGAGGACAGCCTCGGTTATGGAAACGATGGCCGAACTCATGGATGATCAGAGGAACGAGATCATTGACTGAGTAGCCGGGGGTTATCCGAAGAGAATCGTTATCGGCGTCGTAGAAGCCGCCCCAAGTTGGGTCTGTCTTGATTATGATTTGGGTGTCCATAATCCACGTGAGTTTTTTGGCGGCCATCCATCGGCGAGCGTAGGATACGGCGAGTTCAAGTTGATCTCTGACCTGGGGGCTTACATGTTCGTAGTAGATGAGTTCGGTATTGCCGACATCTCGCCGTTCTTCTGGTTTATCTGGTTCGGCTACATCGCGTCGTTCTTCTGGCTTGGCGACGTATGGCTCCTGTGCACCGACTTGAGACGAGGTCCCGCCATAGGTTTGACCGTTAATGGTTATCGTACCGTTACCGACGATTGATATTTGAGTGCCGCCGACGCTAAACGTCTGACCCAAATTGGTAAGCGTTTCGGCCCACTCGGTCAGAGGCTGGCAGCAACTGCATCGGAACTCGGGCTGGGCCTGAGCTTGGGCCTGAGCAGATTCGACGATGCAAAGAAATTTTCGTATCCCGTCCATCCGATATTTATCTAGATATTTACTTGACAAAGAACACAGTTCGTCTATCTTCGCATCCAGCAACGGAGATTTGAGATGTCGAGCCGCAAGCCTGTCGTAAAAATCGGAACCACCTTCCACGACTCCTACGCGGACACCCGCGTTGAGTTCAAGGTCATCGAGGCTCTCGGCCCCAACGTCTGGTCGTGCGAGGTCATCACCGAGGGCTATGAGGGCGGTCGCCGCGCCTACGAGACGACTGACATCCAGAGCCACATTCAGATGGAGAACCATATCGCCGCCATCATCGACGAAGGCGACGCATGGTGGAACAGCCAGGAACTCGGCTCCATCGTCCACTACGACAACGGTTTCGGTGCCTTCGTGCGCGGCGAGATCGTCGCGGTCGGCGACACCCGACGCGAGATGATGCCCATCGCTCTCGTGGGCAAATGGGCAAAGTCCGATCTGCCCCGCCGCTACCCCACGGGGGAAACCCACTACCCCTACCACGCCCGCAAGATCATCACGCGCGTCCCCATGCAGCCCAACTACACCAACATGATTGAGGCGCGGGGATACCGCACTACCCCGCAGGACCCGGACACCCGTCACCCCTCGCTGCGTGAGCCCATCGACCTCACCCTGCCGGAGATCAGCGACGCGGAGGCGATCAAGATGGCCAAGGAAGTTCTGCGCAATCGCCTCAAGCAAGCCCTCGAAATCGCCGACGCCGACAAGGCGTTCGAGGAGTGCCGCGACATCCTGGCCGTGAACTGATTTATTTACTTGACAAGTGTGCACGGTCGTCTATTCTGTCCTCTCAGAGGAGAGACACATGACTGCGACCGACACCCCGCACCGCGCTATCGTCACCGTTGGTGATTGGTCCGAAGATGGCCATAACCACTGGGTCGTCTTCGAAGTTCAGATGTCTCACCCCATCGCCGACGTGCAGGCCGCCTACGCGGAAGCCGTCAAGGAAATCGGTCTCTGCTTCGACGACAGCGACAGGTCGGGTGGCCACGATGACGGCTCCGCCATCGTGAACGATTACCAGGACAACCGCCTCACTGCATTCCAATGTGAAGTGCTGCGTCGCTACGCGGGCTTCGACAAACACTTCGTCGGTGACATCGGCCCCGAGGGTGGAGTTCTGACTGAAGCTCAGACTGCCGACCTGTTCGTCTGGTTCTGCGGCACGCAGATTTCCGGCTTCACCTTCACGAAGGCGAAGCGCATCACCAAGGCCGACTTCAAGAGCGAACGCCAGAAGGGCCCGGTTCCCACTCTGAACGGCTGGTGGGGCGCGCTCAACATCAGCGTCGGCTACGGGATTCAGCACGGCAGCACTCGCCCCCAATACCGGCGCCCCCTTGAGAAAAAACTCACCCACCTGACCAAGGAGACGGGCAAGCATCTGACGGGGTCCGATCTTCCCGAGCACCGCGTTCGCCTCGCCGCGTCGCCGATGAAGCAGTGGAACGAAATCCTGCCCGAGTTCGCCGCGTGGGTCGAAGACAAATGCGAAGGTCGTGTCATGTTCGCTGGTGGCTACGCCTATCTGGAGAGCCAGAAGGACGCCGCCAACCTGATGCTTCACGACAGCGACCCCACCAAGGTCGGCTGACCTATAAATACGAGGATGAGACGCTTCCTCACACTCGCCGAAAGCCTGAACGTCCTCGACGAGACGCTGAGCGCGCTGGCTAGCTACATCCAACATAATCAGTGGTTCGACCAGCGTCACGCCGCCCAGGTCTTGCGTGACCACGGCTACACGGAAGTGTTCGGCGGTGGAAAATATTTCCGGGCCATCTATCACGACGTCACCGAAGAGGACATTCACCGGTTCGAAGTTGCCGGAGACATGTTCAGTGGTCTCAAGGCCGAAATGGCGACCCACTGCCGGTTCGATCTACAGAAGGGCCCGCAGGCGTTCACGTCTTCGCTGAAAAAAGCCCATGGCTTCATCAACCGAAACAACTTCAGTCTCGATCAAGTCCATCGTCGCCATCTCCCCGGAGACGCCATTGAGGGCCTCCAGTCCCTGATGGTCGTCTATGAGGTCGAGGTCCCCGCCGATTCCGTTCTGTGGTCCATGCAAGGCCTGAGTGCCTTCATGAAGACTATCCCGGACTCTCCGGCCAAGGATGCCCTCCATCATAGCATTCATGATCAATGGGATGGCTACGCGAGCGACGACGAGATTATGATCGACGCGACCAGGGGCGCGCGCATACTCGACATGCACTTCTACAATAGCAGTTCCTTTGACAACGACGACGATACTGACTAGAATAGATCAATGATCAGGGAGTTGACCGATACCGAAAAGTCCGTGGTGACCTTGTGGCTCGGCACCAAAGGTCTCCTGACCAAAGGGGCTCTCTTCGCCCAAGACAGCATCATCTTCGTGGACCGCAAGATAGCTCTAGTGCGTCTCTGGCATGCGGACGGAAGATCGTCCTTTAGACTCACGGGGATGCCGAAAGAAGTCAGCCGCGACAGGTTCGACGACAGCATTTGGAAGATCACCTTCGAGACCACCTTCGTGAATGGGCGCCGGACTTTCACCGAAGCCCACATCTTTGATTTCGATTTGGGCACCACCGATACCGCGTTCTGTCGTGACGTGATGCTGTGGATGATGCTCAATCCTGGTTGACACCGCCACCCAACGTAGTAGAACAAATCCTTTCTTTGGGAGCACCAACAATGTCGCAACGCATCTTCATCACCGCGATCACCGTCGATGGAAAGACGTGCGGGAAAGATGCGATACGGGCCGGTCTAGCCGTCATGAACGGCACCTTCGATAACATGACGGTCGCGTCGGCCATCGGCCGGGCTGGGTTCGAGCCCGACGATCTCTGGGTCCGCCAGGAGATCGCCAACCGGCTTCTCCAAAAAGTCCGTCGCTCCAATCTCGCGGCCTGTCCTGACCGGAAGAACTGGACCGCCTGCGAAGGTGGAGTCCTCGCCGCCGTTCTGAAAATTGAAGCCGAGGGCTTCGCCAAAGCCGCATGAAGGCCATCTCCATCGATGATTGCGACTACAAACCCCGCAAGAGGCGGCCCTCGCTCAAGTCCCACCCCGTGGGCAAGCGGTCGGAGTTCCGTCTCCGCGACACCGCGACCGGACTTTACCTGAGTCGTTGCAACGAAACTCGCGACATCGTGCCTGAGTTCAACGCCAGTGGCCGCCGCTGGAGCACGAGGGCGGCTACCGAACAGGTCTGGGCGGAATTCATCCTCGCCCATCTCCTCCAGAGCACGACCCCCGTGCCCACGTTGGTCATGGAGGAGTTCGAGGTCACGACGACCCTCAAAGGGGAAGTCGATGTCACCCCGGTGGACCCCTCGCCTTTCTTGAACTTCGCAGCCGAGGCGGCGCCCTTCCACGTCTGCCAGACGGCCAAGAAGCTCATCCTGCGCGGCTTTCCCTTCACGCATTTGGTGGTGCTCCGTCCCGAGAACATCGAAGACCTCCTGGCCGCCATACCGCATACGATGACCAAGATGGTGTCCGAGATTCGCCTGTCGCACATGTATCATGGTGGGGGAGAACCCCGGCGCGACGAGGCCATCATCGCCGTCACCTCGGCGGCTGACATGATGGTCCTGCACCTGACCCACTACGACGATCTCGCCTACGTCTACGATGCACAAGCGGTTCGAACGCACGTCGGGCCGTTCGAGGAACATTAGGTTGACCAAAAAACCCCTCGGGGTTATGGGTAGCCAATGGACCTGAGACTTCTGAGAGAAAGCCTGCGGAAGAAAACGGCGGACCTGTTCGCTGAACGCTTCCCTGCGCCCGGCGTCATGGTGCATGTCGATGACTTCCACGAAAGGGTCGAGCGGCTCAACAATCTGATGCGGCGGGTCAACCGCCACCAGAGCCGCAAGGGAAATGCACGCGGTGCCCGAAATCAGAACCAGCGCAGCATCACCGAGATGAGCGAACTCCGCGACGCGTTGGCGGCGGGGAAATCCATCCTGGTCTTCGACTGTGAATGGCACCGCGACACTCAGGTCACGCACGAGATCGGGTACACCCTCTACGGCAACGGCGTCACGCAGTCCTACAACTTGCGCCTCTCGCCGCGCGCCCACGGCGTGTTCGATTTCGGCCGCACCGAGTTCCTTCCCCGCGACGAAGCCTATGCGAGGTTCGTCCGCGTCTGCGAACAGGTCGAGTTCTACGGCGGTCAGGCGTTGAAGAACGACTTCGATCACCTGCGCAGCCATGGCGTCGAGTTGCCCGTCCGGCCCGTCTTCGATACCCTGTGGTGGGGTCGAACCCTGACCGGCAAGGTGTCCAAGCTCTCGACCCTGGCCGAGCATTTCGGCGTCGAGTGCCCGCGCCCGCACTGCGGAGGCAACGACGCCCGCTACACGCTGGAGATCATGCTCCGCATGCTGGAAGTCTCGGCGGTTTCCGAGGCGGCATGAAGCAGACCTTTCACTACATGCTGGAGGAGGATTTCTCGACTCTCCTCGACATCTCAGGCTATCGCGGAACCCAGTTCAACAGTTCTCCGTGGGCGTTCGAGTTCAGCGGCGTGCGGATGCAACTCGGCTTTGAGCGCGACCGTGGTCTGGCTGGACGCGCTGGGCGGATGAAATGGAACATCGTCCATCCTGAGTTCCGCGTCCTGTTTGAGCCGAACGATATGCCGAGCGTTCCCCCAAAACCCGAGCCCTCCTATGGCTTGGTCGTGAAGGGCGACTACGACGCCTACCTGAAGTTCATCGCCTACTTGCGACTCGTGCAATGATCGACCCCATGCCCTTCATCGCCTTGATCGACAAGGCCTACGAGGATTGCTGGCACAACGCCCTCTTGGACAGTCGAGCGTGGGCGAAGATGTTCTACGCGGTAACCCCCGTGGTTTTCGAGCCAGGGCAGTGCCCAAGCATTCGAAGCTCAGTGATAGTTAACGTCGGGCATGTAGCCGACCATACCTACTATCGAATCGATCAACAGATCATCACCGACCCCGACCATAAAAACTACATGCCTCTGCCGCGTCGGTTCAACGAGGTCGTCAGCGGCGGCAACTACCGATACATGATCGTGCACGAAGAGTTCTGCTTCGGCGTTGACGTAGCCGGTCCCAGCCGTCCCCTCGAAATCACACTGGTGGGCAACCATGCCGCCTTCGAAAAGTTCGTCGTCCTCATCCAGCTTGATGCGGATTCGGAAGATATGATCAAAAGCGGTTATTGACCTATCTGGTGACCTGACGTATAAATACTCCTATGAAGACGCGCTCCAACAGGCTGAGACGAATATAACTCCTTCCCGGAGTTCGTCCGCGCGCGTCTGCCGCTCCCCGAACCCTCCCGTGTATCCGTAGCTCAATTGGAAGAGCAACGACCTTCTAAGTCGTCGGTTGCAGGTTCGAGCCCTGCCGGATATGCCATGCGCCTGTAGTTCAATGGTAGAACCATCACCTCATAAGTGATCAGTTGTCAGTTCGAGTCTGGCCGGGCGCACCATTCTTTTTCCGAAGCTTGGCTTCCTGGATTGCGCGGATGTGCTCGGGGGATTTTTTCTTTCCCTTGTTCATCCGGCCACCCTTCCTTCCATTCTCGGAAAGTTTGGAGATATTCTCTGGGTTTGCGTGGAACGCGGCAATTCCTTTTCGCCCCCATTCGGACTTAGAGGCGAGGTCGTATTTCTCAGCTTGCGCTAGTGCACCTCGCCGAGCGATCTCAGATGTGAAACCTCCCGCTCCTCCGACGCCCATATTGTAGTTGTTTCGATCTCCCAGACACTCTTGAATAATGGACCGCTCCATGGCGAACATTTCTTCAGAAGTTTCAAACACATGGAGTATTTCTTTGGAGAAACTATCTATACCGTGCTTACGAATAGCTTCTTTGATGGCTCTACCACTTCCCATATATGAGTCTCGTAGGTTCTCAGTCTGGTGAGCACCCACATAAAACTTACCGTTCGTCAGATTTGTTATCCGGTATACAGTATAAAACACCCAATATTTAGCAGGCGTGAGGCACCACGAAGGATTTATACACCTTTAGCAGCCGAGAGATACTCGGTTCGTGCAGGGCTCGATTCCCTGGTCTGCTACCATTTTTATTTACTTGACAAGTTTCCAGAGCCGTCTATGTTGGGTTCAACACCGGCAGGAGATTTTTCATGTATACCGTTGGCCAACTCGTCGAAGGTGAACGCTACAACGACAAGGGTCAGACCGAGATCGTCACCGGTCCCTTCGCCTTCCGCACCGACGAGCCTGGAGAAATGATTCAGGACATCGTCGTCAAGATCGACGGGAAGTGCGTCTATCTGGACGAACAGGGCGTCCGCGTCGCCCCCGAAGGCGCCGTGATCGGCCGCACCATTTGGGAGGGCTAAGGAATGGCCAACGCAGCAGACACCGCCGCTGGCCAGTCCATCGTCGGCCAGACCATCACCGCCGTGGAGGTCGAGGGAAACCCGATGGTCTCGCACGGCATTCGCATCACCCTGTCGAACGGGCGTGAACTCATCATCTATTCGGACGGTGCTCTCGACGCAGACCACTGGCTCGACATCCGGGAGGAAGCCGCATGACCCCGATCAACATCGACCCCGCCAATGGCCGCATCGAGTTCTACACCGTGAACGGCATGGGGGCCACGCTGGTCGCCCTGCTGGATGACTACGAGATCATCGAGCGGGCCCAGCGCGTCATGTTCCGGGGTCTCGACGGCACCGGCCGCCTCGTGGCCATCAACGACCAGATGATCAACACCCTGATCGACATCCACAACTTCCTTCAGAGCATCACTGGGTTCGGCACTCTCATCGGCGGCGTTTCGAACGCTCCGCTGAAGCGCACCGATGGGTTCACCGCTCTTCCGTTTGTCCGGGGCTGCCTGTTTGACCCGTGGCTGTATGCACAGGACGAGGCCTATCAGCAGGCCGCCGTGCTTGGCATCCGCAAGGCCCAGATCGCTGTCCAGCACCGCATCGAATATCTGGTGAAAAATGCCTAGGTGAGGAGGAACATCACCTTCGTGAGGTCTTTGGAGAACTGGCTCTCGGTGTCGAACTCGACCATGTTGCCAACGAATCTCCAGTCCTCGCAGGTGATGTTTCCACGCCGCCCCATCTGCGAGATGGTGAGGTCGATACCAGACACGATCATTCGATATTCCCAGAACGGCGTGCGCCGTTTCTGCGCCAGTTTATGTTCGATGCGATGCTCCTCAAGGGCCCGCTCGAACAGGAGGGTGGCGATTTCAAGTTCAGCCGGTGTGGCCATGCGTTGGGTTTGAAACATGGGGAAACTATAAAGGATTTGGTTGGCGACTGCTATAAAAGCATTTTGACAGTACCCGGATGGTTCCTCTAAAAGGGGTTCTCTTTCGGGGCACCAAATGACCAACCAAGAACTCAACCAACAGAGCCTGCCAATCTGTGCGGCTCTGGAGAAATCGTTCCGCGAAACTCCAAACCTGTGGAAGCGGACGAGCCTCCACCGGGTTGAGCGCGAAGACGGTCTCTGGGTCGAGCACAACGTCCCCGGAGAGAACTCCAGTGTGTTCTGGATTGGAACCTCGGGGCAATGGTCTCCTATCATCTGTCATGACATTTCGGCTCAGATGCTGGGCTCGATCTACATGGGCGGCAAAGTAGCCGCCCTGGCTCGCACCATACTGGGCCGTCCTCGCGAAGACATTCTCGTCGAGGTCAACGCCTTGCTGGGTATCTGAGATGCAGCACTCACAGCGTTTCATTCATCGGTTCTGGTGCGACGACCTAAAAGAGGTCACCGAGGTCTTCACCATGCTGGACGGCGTGCTGTTCGACTACACCATTGAAGCAAAACCATCCTCGGGGATGAATAAACCCTATAGGCGGGCAAAGGAGTACCAATCGGATTGCGAGCACCTCCTCATCCTCACGCTGGACAGCGAGGTCGAGGAAGCAAAACTTCGGCTGAAACTGAACAAAGATATTGTCAAGCCGTGACGGCGGGCGTAGAGTGCTTGCACGGCAACTGGGATAGACCCGACCGCCGCCATACATGGCAGGATTTGTTATGACCTTCAGAATACCGGTGGCTGACGCCGCCCTCCGCGCTGACATCCTCGATCTCAGCCGCCAAAATAACCTCCACACCCTCAGCCCCTGGTTCGCCGCCCAACTGGACGCGCAGATCGTCAAGGGTCGCTACCTCCCAGAGCACAGCCTCACCTTCATCATGGACTCGCTGGTCCATCGTCTGACCGGCTACCGCATCCAAACCGGCACCGAAACCGTCGTGCTCGGCATGTCGGGCGGCGTCGATTCGGCCGTTGTCGCTGCGCTGTTCAAACGTGCCGGATACCGGGTGATCGGCTTCACGCTGCCCATCCACCAGAACCCCGAGGAAACCGAACGCGGCATCGAAACCTGCCGGGCCCTCGGCCTCGAACACATGAACGTCGATCTCACCGAACTCTATGACGCGACGCTGAAGAGCCTCGGCGATTTCGATCTCGCCCACGAGGAAGACCCCGACCAGGAAGTCCGCGTTCGTCGCGGCAACGTCCGGGCCCGTCTGCGGATGATCACCCTCTACAACTGGGCCCGCAAGCTCCGTGGTTTCGTGGCCTCGACCGACAACTGGTCGGAACTCGTTGCCGGGTTCTGGACCGTGCACGGCGACGTCGGCGACGTGGCCCCCATCCAGTCGCTGCTGAAATCGTGGGAAGTCCCCGCGCTGGCTCGTCGTCTCGGCGTGCCGGAAGCGACGTGGCGCGCGACGCCGACCGATGGTCTGGCCGTTCTTGCGGGTGGCGATGAAGCCCAACTCGGCGCCACCTATCTGGAATGGGACCTGATGGTCCTGGCCATTCAGGATGTCCTCGAAAGCACGACCGGCCCGATGGACGATGCTCGTCTGCGCGCCGCCCTGAAGCTCGGCAACTCGAAGGATTTGACGATCTTCAATAACGTCACCGGCCGCATCGGCGGAAGCTGGTTCAAGCGCAAGAACCCGCTCAACTTCGACCACCCCATGATGCCGCGCCTTCAGGCTATCGACGATCTCGACCTCCGTCTGTTCGTGCCGCCTTCGGCTCGATAAGTCATCCATTTTTTGGTAGACGAAATGATACCTTCCGGGCTATGCCCGGAGGGTGTTATTTTTTGGAGATATTGAGTGCCCGCATTGAAAATCCTCGTTGCCCACGAGGGCAAAACGCAAGGCCTCTCCGAGTGGGCTCGCGAAACCGGCATCCACCGCCACACCCTGTATATCCGTTGGCGGCGCGGCATGCGGGGAGATCGCCTGTTCCGTCCCGACTCCCTCATCCATGACCCCTGGCACGCCACAAGCCTTCTGACATTCAACGGCGAGACGATGTCAACGCCCAACTGGGGCGACCGCTACGGCATCGGCGGCGAGGTTATTCGTTCCCGGTTGGGGCGCGGATGGACGACCGAGGAGGCAATCACCACGCCACTCGGTGAGAGCCCAGAACGCGTTCAGAGACTTCGCAAGAGCGCGAACATGATCACGGTCGATGACGAGACCCTGAACAGGACCCAGTGGGGCAAGACCAAGGGCTTCAATCGCGGCACCATACCGAATCGTCTCCTGCGCGGCTGGTCGATTGAGGAAGCCTTGAACAAACCCAAGAGCAAGCAGGGGCGGCCCCTCGGTCCATCGAAAAGCATCGAATATGACGGGAAGAACCTGACGCAAGCCGCGTGGGCGCGCGAGCTAGGATGCAGCCCGGCCGCATTCTCTGTTCGGCTTAAGAAAGGTTGGTCGATGGAGAAAATCACCACCACGCCGTTCAGCACTACCGGTCCCAAGAAGGGTTCAAAAAATAAACCCAGGGCTCAAATTGCTTGACAAGGAGATCGGGCATCCTTAACCAGTATGGATGCCTGATCGCCTGACAATTGGATACGTGAGGGACGAACTTCGGAACCTCCGTCGCAAGGACAACGCGACGGCGCGGAAGGATGGTCGCTTCGCAGTCGCCAAGCTCATGCAGGAACTGACGTGGCCCCTGTTCGACAAGCATCCCAAGCTCTCGAAGACCACAGTCGAAAAGGTTCGGCGGCAGTTGATCGCCCGCGTCGCCGAAACCCTCAACGTGGTCTCGACGCATCACACACGGGTTCGTGTCGCGGGCTTCGAAGGCGTGCTGTCGGACGTTGACGGCTTCTTCTATCTGTCGGCCACCACCCACAAGCTGAAGTCGATGGAGGATGAACGGGAGTTCGACGAGGACATCGTTGAGGTCCGATACATGCGGCTCATCTGCGACCGCCACCGCGTCGTCATCGACGACATCTCGTGCAACCTCACCTTCGCCAAGCATGTGCTGGAACGCCTGATTGAGCGCGGCGCCTGCGAGAGCAAGCCAGTTCAGTGCCTGATGGGAGGTCTGCCTGAACTCCTCATGCTCGTCCCCCTGTTCGCGTTCGTGAGCCAGAAGCGCGGGGACTTCGGCTGCATGATGCCGTTCCGCGACGGCCTCCTCCTGGGCAACTACATGTCCACCCACGACACCTGGGAATCCGGCATGCGGGTTCGGGTCATCAGCGACCGCTCCGGGACGAACGTGATCGACATCCCGGTCGATAATCCGTTCGCGATCAAGGGCGAAGCGGTGTCCATTCGGTTGACGACCTGGGTCAATGCCGAACGGTTGGGCTGGAAGCAGCGTTGGGCCCGGAACGAGATCGAGGCCCTGACCCGCCGCCATCCCGAAGATATCAAACACTTCACCGCGATGCTGACCATCCCGGAGAGCATGGACTCGCCTCTGATCGCGGACTCGGTGGTTCCCATCTACGGAGAGTTCCAGGACATCATCCGCCACGACAACTGGCCGGGGCCCCAGAAGTCCTCCTAGAGGCCCTTGTCGAGCCGCCAGACGCCGTAATAGTGCTCGGGTGGGCCCACGGGAGGCAAATCCACGCGAATGGGCTCAGCGGGCTTCCCTGAGGCTTCCAGCCGCCCCTCCATCGCCTTCAAGGTCTCCATGAGGATGATCTTCTTCCCGTAGCGGTCGATGCCGATGCGGGCGATGCGCTTGCGGGCCATCATTCGCGAAATCTTTTTCTTCCGCCCCTCCTGATAGAGGGGAGTGCCCACGTAGCGAATCCACTGATGCGGCCAGCGGGCACCGTTATCATAGGCGACCTGGACCTCTTCGCCCGACATCGCTGCGATCTTCACAAGATAGTAAGCGGCCATGACTGCGCAGATGAGCGAGCCCAGACCGGCGACCACAAGGGCGAAGAAGATCACGTAGACCATTCGCTATTGTGGCTTCCAGTCTGGGCTGCTGTCAAATTACGCGGTGGCTTCTTCGAGGGTCGAGGTCGAGATGATCTTTCCCTCGATTCCCTGACTGGACAGCGCGGTGGCGAGCACGGGCGAGAACGACTTGGCCGCGATGGCGTAGCTGTTCACGTCCTTGGCTTTCTTGCCCTTGATACCGCTCGTCTTCACCGCTGCCTCGATGTCGGCGACCTGGACGTCAGTGAAGCCCTTCGGGTTCCTGAAGGCGATCATGTAGGGGAAGTCGGCCAGCACGCCTTTCTTGTCCAGATCGTCGAAGACCTTGCGGACACTGGAGCCGAACTCGGCCGTCAGGCGACGGAGGCGTAGGCTGCGTTCGCGCCACGGAGCCAACGGGATGACCTGGATTTCTTCCTTGGTCATCTTGTCGATCTGGACGGCTTCGAGGGTATCGATGAACGGCCACGTGTCGTCGCCGGACGATGTACGGTCGCGCTCCAACCAGTCCTTGGTCTCGACGCGGTCCAGCCCGGCGAAATAGCCGGTGAAGTTCATGATCGTCGTCTTGATCTTGCCGAGATCGGTGTGCTTCTTGGCCTTGCCGGTCGTCTTCTCCATCTCGTAGGGATAGCCCTGACGGGGCTTCCAGCCCGGCGTGACGTTGATGGTGCAGTTCGTCTTGGCGTCGGTCATGTAGCCGAGCCAGCGCGTCGTGCGATAGTATTCGCCCGTGGCCGCGTCGCGAATGACCCAGAAGGTTTGACGCTCGGGCTCGCCGACCTGTTCCAGATAGGGGGCGAGTTCCGCGTAGGGGAGTTCGATGTAGGTGACGCCCTTGTCGTCGGTCTCCGGCCATAGCTGGATGCCCTGGTAGCGGGGATGAAAGCGGTAGCCGGGGGCACCGACGCTGTAGTTGAACTCATCCCGGAGGGCTCCGAAGTCGTGCTTGATGAGCGCGTCGGTGGTCTGGGCCGGGAAGGTGATGCCCTCGCCGAGAATGCTGAAGGCCGTGAACTTGCCGATCACGGTCAGGACCGTGCCTGCCGGAATGGTCGCTGTCAGGACTTTCACGGCACGCGATTTCGCCGAACCCATCCCATTGCTCCCGCCCGGCTCAGCCCAGTGCCGGATTTCGACGTCCTCCATCACCCGCCACTGCGAGTTCGGAATCATCAAAGATTTTTTCGACGGTGTCTTGGTCGCCATGGGTGGTCCCTTTAGTTTTCGTTTTCTTGGTCGCGGAACCAGTGATTCCACGCCAGCCGGTCCAGGTCTGTCAGGGGGAAGCCCCCCTCGACGAGGGCATTGAGCATTTCGAGATCGGGCGTCATGCTAAACCGCCGCACCGTCCATGGCGCGAGGCTGATGACGACCGTGGTGTACTCGTTCGCCCGCTCCTCGAAATGGTAGATGGAACGGGCCTCTTCTGTGACGGTGAGGGGCGAATCGGCCGCGAAGCCCGGATAGGGTTCGCGCACGCCGCCGCTCAAGAAACGATAGACCGACAGGCGGCCTTCGCGCATCATCTGGTCCCAGAGCTTGAACGCTTCTGGGTCCTGCCGGGTATTTCTCATGATCGTCGAGGCGTTGTGCTCACCCGGCGTGCAGTAGCCGTTGCCGCTGTAAATGGTGTGCGTGATGGCATCGACGACGATCAGACCGTATCCGGTCGGTGAGACCGTAACGTCCTCACCGTTGCTCCGATAGTCGGATTCCGCATACGCGTATTCGCGCAAGTATTCTGCGTCGTCGGCCACTAACATTGGGTCCGTGAGCTTGTGGGGGACCGCGTTCGTCCACCGGGTGTCAGCCGTGACCGTGCCGTCGTGGAGCCGAAAGGCGACCTTTACTGCGCCGCCCATCAGAAAATGAGCGCAACGATGCCGACGACCGCCAGGGTGGCGATCACGCCGCAAACGAAGCCATGACCGGCGCCGCTAAGGTAGACGCCAGTCATGACGGTGTTGATGGTCCCGGCCCTTCGGAGCGTTTCGTTTCGTATATGGGTGGGATTCAGGCGCCGCATCACTTGGCCTTCCGGGGCTTCGGCTGGGACGCGACGTAGTCCTGAACGATCTGGGAGACGCGGGCGCGGGTCAGGCCGAACTCCTTGCCCACCACGGTCATGGCGCCACGTTCGATGTTGGCGAGCACGAGCGGGCCAGGAGTGGTCCCCCGAAGGGCGTTGATGACTTTCTCGGGGTCAACCCGGCTCGGCCGTCCCCTGCGCCGCATCGTGAAGTTGATGATGCGGTTCGAGGCGGCACCGAGATCGTAGCTTTGCCTGAAGGCGAACACCGCCGTGCAGACCCCGCTGTAGAGCGCGGCTCGGTCGATGGCGGCATAGATTTCCCGCTTGCGGTCCATGTCGTCGGTGACGGCATCGGTGCAGTCGATGACCAGCCTTCCGTCGCGGGGCTGGAACGAATCCGTATCCACGACCTCGGCGTCGAGCAGCTTGCCCAGCGCGGCGGCGGACATGGTGTCGGTGTAGACCCCCACGCTCATCTTGCCGGTTTCGGACTCGTTGAGGACGGCGGCTAGTTCATTGGCCTTGACAAACATTTACTTCTCCTTCTTGGGCATTAGAACACAGAGAAGTGTGTTGTCAAGCAATTAATTTCCCGCCCCCGTTTAGTTGTCGAAATAGTAGACCATGCGGATTTTCTCCGGGTCTCCCATCTTGGCGATTTCCAGCAAGGGTTTCATTTTGTGAGGATGTCGCGCAGCTATCCTGGGCTCATTGAGGAGTTCGGACAGCATCTGCCAACTGTGCGAGTGTCCATCACAGTCGTAGTAATCGATTTCTTTTTTCACAAGAGGCGAGACGTCATCCGGGACGCCACGAGGCTGCCAAATGATTTTGTGGTCTTCGTTATAGGACCGCACCCCCGCGATACTGGTGAAGAACTCGTAGTCGCGTCCACGAAGGTCGTACCCACATCCGAAACTGAGGCGGACTTTTTCGTGGTAGGCGAACTTCTCCAGCTTTTCTTCGGGAGGCATGGATTTCAGATAGGCCTTGAATCGCTCAAGGGCCTCGTCATCGTCCGATGTGCCGGTCAGGGTATGGGCGGTTCCATCGGCGATTTTTTCGTCGATGAAATCCCACATGTCTTCAATGATGACGGGCAGCAGGGGTTCCCACCCCTTCTCGCGCTTGATCTCGAAAGCAATATGGATGTCGCAGCCCATGGGGCCCTCTTAGTTGTCGAAGAAATAAACGAGGCGGGTGCAGGTCGGGTCCACCTTGGAGGCGATCTCCTCGAAGGCGGCATAATAGGCTTCGAACTCTTTCATGCCGGGCTCGGCCAGGAGTTCGGACAGCATCTGCCAGCTATGGGTGTGACCATCTGCGTTCCAGCTTTCGATATAGTCGGCGGTCTCGACGGACACGTCGGGGGGCACGCCTCGGGGCTCCCAGAACTGCGGACCCCCGCGACCCCGCACGCCCGCAATGGCGTAGAAGAACGCATAGTGGCGCCATTCAAAAGGTTCAGGCATCACGAAGTTTGGCTTGATTTGATCACCCAGTTTGGCCACCGCCTCATCTGGGTCCATCGCCTCTAGCATGGCGCGGAAGCGGGCGCGGGCCTCATCATCGTCTGACGTCCCGGTCACGGTCTGGGCGGTCCCGTCTGCGATCTTGCGCTCGATGTAATCATCGAACGTGATGCCGTCGATCTTGAACTGGGTCGTCCATGACCCGTCAGGCATCTGCCTCTCGATGAAGGCGTGGATATCACAACCCATCTTGGCCCCCGGTGGCCAATACACCCTGCCCGGCATAGTCCTCTGGGGCAATTGCAGGAAAATCGATTTCGCACCAGTGCGTGGGCTGCATGTCATTGGGGCCATCGTCACCAGTGAAGCGGAAGCATTTGTGGTGTTCGCACCAGTACCCGACGTCCCAGCATTTCTCCTGGGAGAAACGGGCTGGGTTGTAGGGGACGAACAGTCCAATCAGGGGCCCGAAGCCGTGGCCGGGCGAACGCGGTAGACGGGGGGCCGTCGAGATTGGTTTCCAGAACCGGATAGGAGGCGCAGAGATCGACATCGGGTGCCCGTCAGATTATCGGTGCACCATATAACCCCTGCACGGCGTCGATGGCAAGACGCAGTCGTTCTTTTCTATCGCCCCGAATGACAACATAGGGAACGCGACGATCTTGAAGTTCTTTTTCACAGATGGCGAAAAATCTTCGGCGATCTTCATCGTTCTCGAAATAGCGAGTGCCGTCATTGACCCACGGGATATCGACGTCACACAACAGATAGATGTCGGCGTGGTCGCGATACTCGGAGAACCACGGGTCCCGTTCGCCGACCAGCATGTCGGACCACACGGCGGTCATGACGGGGTCGGTGTCTTCAATCAGGACGCGGGTTTTGCACTGCCGCTTGGCAGCCGCCACACTGGCGACGTGTCCGGCTACGATGTTCTTGAGGTCTTCGGGTCCAACGTCGGAGCCGAACGCCTCGGTGTAGGTCCGGCCGTATTCGGGAACCAGGGTAGTCTTGAAGTGCGCGGCGAGTTCTGCGGCCAGGGTTGACTTGCCCGTGCTCTCCGGCCCGAACACCACCGCGCGCTTGACGAAGTAGGGGCGGACGACGTCCGGGAGGAACTCCCATTCCAGTTCCGGGTTGGCCCGCACACGCGTGCCCGAGATCGGGACAGCCTGACGGACGATGTCGCAGGGGACGAACCGGGCACCGACCGATGCCGCGAGCTTGTGGCCGTAGTCTTCGGAGGCGAACACGACGTCGGGCCATTTCCACGGCAAGCCGCCGATGCCCATGCCGTCGTTGAACGTGCGGGCGTGCGCCCGCATGGCCTTGGCGATTTCCTGCTTCCACGTTTCCCAAAACTGACCATCGCGGTCGTTCTTCGGTTCCTGCGGGAGGACTTCGTTGGTCCACACGACCGTGCAGTCGGGGAACATCTCCTTCATCCACTCGTAGCGGAGGCGGCCAGGAATGGGCTCGCTCGGAAGGGTGGCGACGAGGATGACGAGATGGTCACAATACTGGCGGGCGAACTCGCACAGGAACTTGTGCCCGTTGTGGGGCGGCAAGAACTTGCCGAGCAGGAAACCGATCTTGGGCTTAACGAACATCTAGTTCTCCGGGGGAGCAGCGACCCGCTTCACCCACTTGATGGCACCGATGCCGGGATATTCTTCGCGCAAGCGGTCGAGGGCTTCCATCTCGGTCGAGCCCCGAACGGTCCCGCCGTTGCCGGTCGCCTGTCCGCCTTCGATCTCCTGCCAGTGCCACGTCGAGGCGCGGGGATGGGGCTCGCCATACTGGGACACGAACGGGGTCATTGGACTTCTCCGGTGGCACGGTCGTAGAGGATTTTTGCCTGTTCGACTTCCACCAGCGTGGGAGCCCAGCCGACGAACGACCCGGCGTCGATACCGTGGCCCTCATCGTCGGCGAACATGGTCGGGTGGTCGGGGAAGGCGCGCGCGTTCCAGGTTCCTTCCGACCAGTAGGTCAGCGGCCCCCAGACTTTGCCGTCATCGACGAGCGCATAGAAGACCGAGTTGTCCTCCGGCGCAGAAGATGCGTCGAAGATTCCGAGTTCGTTGCGGTCAGTCATGGTGGCCCTCCGTGTTGGCTCTATATGAACCCGGCCGGAATACTTGTCAAGCAAATCATGGAAGCTTTGGATTCTTGGACCGGACGAAATCCAAGGCTTCCATGAGGACGACTTCAAGGGTGTCGAGATCGAGGAAGGTGCGGCCGATCTCCGCCTCCTCCCCCTTGGCCTTCGGAACCTCCACGAGACTTACCATGACTTCCCCGCCGTTGCAGTAGAGGGTAAACTCGTTGCCAAGGTTGTCCACGACCTGGAGGGTCTTGTGGTTCCGAGCAATCTCGACTGCACTCATATCAGACCACAGTTCCCTTGCTGGCGTCGGCGTTCTGCCAGACCCGCTTGGTCTCGGCTTCGCTACGGGTGCGTACCTCCCACTCCCGATACCACTGCCACCAGCCGTAACCGGCATGGACGAGGAAGGCGACGTAGAGGACGGTCGTCAGGACCAGACCCTGGCTGCCGTACACATAGATGGACAGGACGTTGACGACGCCCCAGACCAGCCAGCTTTCCAGCTTCTTGCGGTCCATGAAGAACTGGGCGACCACGCTGAGGCCGAAGATGACCGCGTCAGCGAACGCCATGTTGGCGTTGAAGGCCCCGGTGATCAGCGACAGCGCGTAGGCTCCGACGATGGCGGCCACCCCGCCCCCGATCAACCAGTTGCGGTTTGCCCGCGTGATCGGGGGAGGAGTGCCCTTGTTGCCCTTGAGCCAGTACCACCAGCCGTAGAACTGAACGGCGGTGAAGAACACCTGGAGGATGGCGGAACTGTAGAGGCCGACGTTCCAGAAGAAGAAGAAAAAGGCAATCGTCCCCACGATACCGATGGGGTAGTTGATCACCTTCCGCTTCCCTGCGAGAAACACGCAGAGGGCCGACGTCACCGTCGCGAAGATTTCCAGCGGGGTCATTGCTGCCGCCGCCGTCGAGATTGCTTGGAAGAAATCGGTCATCTGCGCTTTTCCTTAGAAGGCCGCGTTGATGGTGAACGCGACCGTGTCGTCGGCGAAATCGGCGCCGAAATCGGTGTCGCGGAGGTTGTTGCCCGTGTAGCGGAGATCGGCGGACAGATTGTCGGTCAGCTTGTAGCCCAGCCCGACATTCCAGGTCTCATAGGAGGCATTGCCGAAGCCCTGCTCTTCGACGATCTGGGCGCCCACGGAGCCCGACAGGGTCAGACGGTCGGCGACCGGCACGGTGGCCCCGGCTTCGAGCCAGACGCCTTCGGAGCCGATGTTGAAGTAGTCGGGCGAGTAGGCGACCTGGAAGGTGGTGCCGACCGTCCCGAAGGTGCGGGTGGCAGTCACGAGGGCCTCGACCATGTCGATGTCGGCCGGGGCGTTGGTGTAGTTGTAGGAGGCCAGACCGAAGTCGAGACCCCAACCCGCCGCCACCGTGCGGTAGCCACCGTAGTAGTCGAGTTCGGCATCGGTGCCATCGCCGAAATCGACGGTGGAGCCCCATGCGCCGACGTAGAAGCCGCTGTCGCCGAACACATAGTCGGCGCCGCCCTGAATGGCGGCGTCATGGCCGGTCTGACTGGAACCGCGCGTCACATAGTCGGAGGTGACGCCGACGTTGAAGGACAGGTTGTCCTGAGCCGAAGCGGCCGAAGCCAGAAGGGAAGCGGATGCGGCGAGAACCGCGAAGAGAGTGGAACGAATCATTCGTTAACCTTTGCTGTTGAGATTTTCGTTTACCAAAAATCTATGACGGAGACAAAATTATTTCGGGGCGGGCGGTGTCCGGCCAATGACGGCGGCCAGGGTGGTGAGATCGAGGAAGCAGTCGGCCTGACGACGAAGCTCGTCGGCGATCTGGGGCGGCTGGCTCTTCATGGTCGAGACGACCGTGACGCGGACGCCTTTCTCCTGGACGGCCTCAACAACGCGGCGGAAGTCGCCATCGCCGGAGAACAGAATGATGTGATCGACGTGGTCGGCCATCCGAACCATGTCCACCGCCATCTCGATGTCCATGTTGCCCTTGGTGCGCAAGACGCCTTGCGAGTCCGTGAAACGTTTCATGGGCTTGGTGACCAGCGAGTAGCCGTTGTAGTCGAGGAAATCGACCAGACCCCGGATGGGGGAGAACTCTTCGGGGTCGGCCGAGATCGCGGTATAGTATTTGGCCTGAACAAGGCGGCCCTCTTCCTTGACGGCGGACAGGAGCCTCTTGAAGTCCAGTTCCAGACCGAGGGACTTGGCTGCCGAATACAGGTTCGAACCGTCGATGATGAGAAGGGTGCGGTCGCCTTCGTTGATGTCAAACATGAAAGAAAAATCTCTTCTGGTTGCGGTGGGCACCCCCTTGGAACCCACCTGTTGAACACCAACTAACACAGGTTCTATTCTCGTCAAGTATTAGATGACGGTGACCGAACCTTCCGCGTAGTCTTCCTCGACCACCTGATCGATTTGGCGAATGATGCCTCGCGTGAGTTCCGAGGGGACCACGACATGGAAGCCCCGCTTGACGAAGCCGTCCACGGCCCACTTCACACAGAAGTCGGCGGCGACGCCGACAACCTCGACGGTCTGTCCCTCGGTGAGGAAGCGGGCGATGAAGGCGTCGCGGTTCTTGGGCGCATACATCTGCTCGCCGTGAACTTCGATATTGTCTTCGGCCCACATGTCGAACACGCCCTTCTCCAGCGTGTAGACGGGGATGCGGGAATCGATCAGCCGGGGGTTGACGACATTCTCCCAGCCCGGCGTGCCGCGCTCGCAGTGGATGTCGAAACCGGGCTCTCCCGCGTCGGGATTGCCGAGGTTCTCGGGCGAACCCATGTAGGTCTCCCGCTCGTGGGTGTCGAAGGTGAACAGCACGCCATCGACCTCGTCGGGGCTGAGTTCAGAAGCATAGCGAAGAAGGTCGGCCAGGATGCTCTCGGCATCGGCGACCGGCAGCTTGCCGTTGCGGAAGACGAAGTCGCCTTGGGTATCAACGAAGACGACGAACTTTTTCGGATGGGTTCTCATGATATTGTCCTTACTCCAGATTTCACATCTGGCAATGTTTTTCTTTACAACTAGACCTGGACGGGGATGTTCTCCATCCCCTCGTGACCAAAGATCGCACGATAGCGGGCGACCTCTTCGGGGCTCGCGCTCGTCGCTTTCTTGTAGTTGTCCGACAGCTTGACAGCCGGGACATCTTCAACTTCGCTGAGTTTGCAGACGAGCGAGATCGGCTTCATGATCTGGACGTCGTCGGTATCGTCGGGGTGACAGCCGAGGAAGTCACAGGTCCCCATCGTGCCCAGACCGTAGGTGTGGCCGACGCCCGTGGGCTCGAAGTGTTCATAGATGGCCGTGATGTCTTCGCCGTTGGGCTCGAAGCCGTCGATGCGGACGTCGAGGCCGTCAGCGAAAACGATCAGCTTCTCTTCGATGGCCTCGTCGTGTTCCTTCCAGTAGGCGATCAGTTCCTCGCCGCCCGGAATGGGTTTCTTGGAATCCGGGCGACCACCGCGCCATTCCTTCAGCCAGAGCGGGGCGCCCTTGAGGAACTGGGTGGTGCCGAAGGTGTCGGGAAGGAAGACCTGAAGACCGCCGCGATAATCGGCCGCCCAATCCCGGAGGAACTTGTATTGAGCCTCCCGGATTTCTTCGTCCGAACCACCGTGGGCGGCGGCCATGGCGGCGTAGGCCATCGGCATCTCGTGCGCGTTGGTCCCGATGGCGTTCAGGCCGTGCTTCATGGCGAAGTAGACGTTCGACGTGCCGATGAAGCGGTCGCCGAGGATGTCCCGGTAGAGGAGGATGATGTATTCCTGCCAGAGATGGCTGTGACGGCGACGGGTGCCGAAGTCGGTGATCTTCAGGTTGGCCAGACGGGCGAGCTTCTTGGCCTTCCGGTAGGCCTTGGTCTTGGCCTGCGAATACATGACGTCGAGACCCATCTTGGTCATCAGGGCCATCTTGCGGCGGTAGCGCATCTCGTTGATGATCGCCAGCGCGTAGATTTCCCACAGGGTGACCTCGACCCACGTGCCCTTGAAGGTCAGCAGAATTTGACCGTTGGCGGTCATCTCCAGATCGTAGTCGCTGAGCTTGAAGCTGTGTTGGAGGTAGTCCAGGTAGGCGTTGCAGAACAGGTCCCGCTTGCCGTAGAACTCCTGGGCCTTCAGGTAGTTGAGTTCGTTTTGCTCCCATTTCAGGGTGCGAACGTGGTCGAGTTGGGCGCGGAGTTCGGCCTCGTCGATCTCGGTCGCGAGCAGCACGGAGTCCGACCGGTTGAAGACCTGGAAGGACACCGTCGTGTTGTAGAAGTTCCGGTAGATGAACTGGTGCATCAACAGCTTGTAGAAATCCGTGTCCGACAGGAACCGGATGATGGGGTCGATCTTGAAGCTGTGATCGTAGGCCCGCTTGGCGAAATCGAAGTTGATCATGGTCGGGGCCCTTACTTGTCTGCCGGGATGCGCTGGCGCATCTCTTGGATGATTTGCCAGTGGTCTTCCATGAGTTCACTGCGCTTGATCTCGTGCAGGGGAACCCACTGGGCCTTCTTGGCGTCGTCCGACGCCTTGATCTTCGGCGGCGCCAGAGCGGCCCTGATCTTGTCCGGGTCGGTTTCCAGCGTGCCATCCTGGCGCGTCGGAATCTTCGGAACGATGTGGACCAGGACGGCGTGCGTGATGGTCCGCTTCCGCATCGACCGGTAGGGATTGTCGTAGACCTTGGGCTCGCCGATGATGCTGCCGCGCAGGATGGCCTCGGGGACCTTCAGCTTGGTCTCTTCCTTGAGTTCCCGCAGGCAGCCCGTGATGACGTTCTCGTCGTCGTTGAGGTGGCCGCCCGGCAGAGCCCACAGGCCCTTGCACGGGTAGCCCTTGCGGAGGACCAGCAGAACCTTGTCGCCAAAGATGACGACGTTGTCCACGGTGACGAACTTGGGCGGATACGGCAGCGCGAGGTAGGGGCGCAGGTAGTCCTTCATGAACTGCCATTCGGCGACCATCTCGCGATAGTAGCGCGAGACCATGAAGGCCTTGAGCCAGTCCACGGTGCCCTTGGGCATCATCATGGCGGCGTCTCGGAAGAACTCGGCGACTTCGCCCTCGTCGGCGTTGAGATATTTCTCACGCATCGGCGTCGCGGACAGGTTCTCGTGGTTGGCGACGTCGATGGTCTCCCAGTCTTGGAAGGCCGACAGATAGAAGGACGAGTTGTCCTTCTTGTGCCCGATCAGGGTGACCGAGCAGTCGTTGACGTCTTTGGGGAAGGCGGTCTCGGCCAGGACTACCTCGGCCATGCGGCGGACGTTGCTGGTCCACATCGTCATGTTGCCGAAGTCTTCCGCGTAGGCGAAGCGGATGCGGTCGTGGAACTCGGCGGGGATGCCCGCGAGAATCATGTCACGACGTTCGTCGCTGGTGAAGGGAAGGTGATCAGGCCGACGCGCCATGTCGTGCGAGCCGATGACGATCAGCACGTAACGGGCGAACAGGAGGGCCTGAAGAATGACGTGAAGGTGGCCGTTATGAAACGGCTGGAACCTGCCAATGAAAACGGCGAGGTCGTGCGCGGGCGATGCGCTGGTGTTCGGTGCCATAAGTGAATCCCACTAAGCTCTGGTCAGCGTTGGGTCTATCCCGATGCTGATGAGCCTATTTAGCAGGACGGCAAGGCTTCCGTCAACTTATTTCTTCTTCAGATGGTGAATACATGACGAGGGCCATCAACATGGCCTCGGAATATTTGATGTGACCGATGCCGAAATCGTCAAGATGGAGGATGCTCTTCGATACCTCAAAGCCGAGGTCGCGCAGATACGCGAAGATGTCGTCCTTGCCGTACCGGTTCTTCGTTATCCGCAACCATGGCTCGGCGTCGGCGGCGTTGTATTCCAGCACGATCTCAGCCCGGTATTTGGGCGTGATCGGGCACAGATGGTCATTGAAGACCAGGAGGATGCGCCCGTCGCCCGTGAGGTCTCGATAACCCTTGAGGGCCGGGTTTGCGTTATGGGAAACGATAGACGACAGGGACAAAGTTCTTCGCCTTGGCTTCAATAATGGCGGCGATGATGGACCAGTCTCCGTTTGCAAGCCCAGCCCCAATGAGAGGCATTGCGAAACGAGGCGGCTCTTCCCCCACCCGAGCACTGATTGCGATGCGGTCCATCTCCTCATACGCTGCTGCCATGGCGTCATACGAGACGTAGACGACGTCAGGGTCGCGTCCATAGAACTCTTGGGTGATGGCGTTGGCGAAGATGCGCGAACCCACATCCACGGTGATGACCTGTCCGAGTCGGAGTCGATTACCCTGACGTTCGTAAATTGCCCGATACCCGTCGTAGACTTCGGGATGACGGTCCCTGATCGCTTTAGCAAAACCTGACCCCATGGCACCTTGCGCGTTGCAGCCCTGTATGATGACCGTTTCGGGTCCCTCTAGGGCGTCTCCGTGAAGGTATTCAATCTTCATTGTTGGGCGACCAATTCACCGTAGCCGTCGAGCGTGCGATTCACGCTGCGGATGGACAGAGCATGGACCTCAACGACCAGGGCGCCAACCCCTCCGACGATACGAACGCCTTCGATGCCGCCAAGTTTGATCATGGCCGTGCGGGTGTTGTTGGTCTTGAGGACGTATCGAGTCATTGAGCAAAGAACCTCGGTGAGATGTTGATATCGGTCGGCTCCACGGCTCGCCAGCCGTGAGTGTTGATCAGGCCTGCGGCCATCTTGGGTGCGAACCCGGCCGCGCGGTCCACCGACCATGTGATGTGGTAGGTCTTCCCATCCGGGCGTTCAGTCGTGCCAGCGATCTCGACGATCAGGGCTTCCAGTCCGACGCCATCGTCGGTCACGCCGATCACGGTGGCGGTCGTGGCTTCGGGAAGAACATCTGGCTTGCCACCCAGCCGGAGCGTGATGTGGTGGGCGACGACGTCTGGGTATGTGGGGGCGAACACGCCCAGCAGGCGCGCTCGTTCTTCGGGCGGCAGTTCCCAACCGGTATAGCTCAACGCTTCTCTCCAGAATGCCAGACCGATCTAGCGAATGAGAAATATTCGGTCAACCACTTTCCAAAAATAATCCCTCTGGTATAGGGACCGCTATGGAGAATGACCCCTATCTGAGCCGGTTGCCCAAAATCCGTCTAGGATGCATGGCGAATCTCAATTCCGCTTTCGGCTATCTGCCCGAGTATAGTGCCACCTACCCAACTGGTGTCGAGCCCGGTAAAAAATGGAGACGCCATGACGGAGCCTACGACCCGTCGTGCGACAAACCCATCTGGCTGATCGGCGCCTACGAGGCCATCCCCGACGACCCCGACCGATGCAAGATCACCATGTCGAGGGTTCTGGTCAGGGTTCCTGCCCTGACCAACGCTATGGTGTGCATGCCGCCCGAGGCCAGACTGGGTGATGGCCTCGATTGGTGCTTGGAGGTTGTCGGATATTCACCCAAGGTGATCAAGAATTTTTGGATGGGAGACGGCAGCGTCATCCTCAACTTCAGATCAGTGAAGGACGCGGTGGCGTTCCGCATGGTGGCAGGGGACTTCGGCTTTGCAGCAGCGTGAGAACGGTCGCTTCGTTGAAAAGATCGTTGACTGGGATGTCATTCTCGCCGAGCGGGCGGTCAAGCTGGCGGCGAGGGAGGCGGCGAAGTTCTGGAACCCCGAGCGGGTCCAACGTCTTCGCGATCTCTGGGCTGCCGACCTCCTGGCCATCGATATCGGCAAGAAATTGGGCTGCACCAAGAACGCCGTCTTGGGGAAGGCCGACCGCCTCGGTCTCCCGCGCCGAGACCACACCGCCTTCGCGCCCAAGCACAATCTGATGCAGGGCCGTCGCCGGGCCGCCTAAATACGGCATGGATTATGCCGCCTTCCTCTTCGAGACCGCTGCCCCGCTGAAGACCCGCACGTTCCGTAAACTCTGGCACGTCGGCTCCATGACGGCCACTGACAAGCGCGCGGATTCCTACGAGGGTGCGGGCCTCTCTGTTTCCCTTCATCCCAACGCATGGCGGAGAATCGCGCGGGGCTTCGTGGGCGGCGACACCTATGAGATGACCAAGCCCGGCAACGTCTTCCTCGACGCCCACAAGGTGGGCAAGAGGCAAGAGGCGCAGATTCGGCAATGGGCAATCGAGAACGGATACGCGGAGGCCAAGGCCCAGTATCAGGTCTCCTGGTATGACGAGGAGATGGATGGCCGAGTCGCCTTCGTCTTCGATACCCGCGAAGAGGCCGAGGCCGAGTCGGACCCCGAATACAACGAGGACATCATCATCAAGGAAATCCCCACGGGGATGACCGGGACCCAGAAACTCGCAGATCGCTGCATGCAGACCCGCATCGACACCTCGCCCCTCGATCTCATCCTGACCGTCTACGCCGAAGACGTCATGGGCGTGGATGGTGTCTGGTTCAACGACCTCCATGACCCGAGCCGGTTGTCGGCACCCCGTGGTGTGATCTTCCAATCCAAGCTCGCCTCATGGACGGCGGAGAAAATCTCCTATGACCCCGACGAAAATCTGGACGAGAGCCTTACGGAAGCCCGGCAGCCCCGACTGACGAAAATCCTCAAGACCGCCGTGGTGAAATGGGCGAAGAACAATAAGGTGTGGCCGCTCCATCAGTCCTACATCGACGAACTCCTCGCCCTCCCGGTTCGGCCGACCCAGCCCATCACCCTGTATCGGGGTCTGCTCTTCTCGGATGCGCACAACAATTTCGCGCAGGCTGTCGAGACGGGCAACCACACGCTGTCGATATCGTGGGGTCGGCCGTCAAGCTGGACGACCGAGCAATACGTCGCCGATGGTTTCGCCAGGAACGCCAACGTCGGAGACGACAACTTCATGGGCCAGATCATGAGCCAGAACCGTTGGAAGGATTCCGAGATCGATGGTGAGTTCGGCGTCGTCCTCCAGATCACCGCTCAGCCCGATCAGATTATCTGCGGGCTCGACTATCTGGAACTCGACAACGCGTTCAACCACGAGCACGAGTTCATTCTCAAAGGCGGGCCCATGGAGGTCACCATCGTTCAGGCGTTCGACCGCAATGGAGCCATTGCTCTATAATTAGGGTTCGCGATGGCCGCTCTGGTATTCTTATCAGATGCAGCACCAGCTAGTTCAGAACTGTGATCAAATCGCTAACCACGACCCCTATCTGGTCAAACTGGCTCGCGAACTCACCCTCGGCGTCCTCGACGTTTATCCCGAACTCGTCCCGCATGCCGACTTCATCATGACCGCGCCCGTCAAGAACGTGCGCCGCTCAGTCATCGAGGCGTGCACAAGACCTCTCGCTTGCCGGTTTAGCATCGACTACGATCTCCTTGGACCGCGACGGAACCGGCCCGAATACGACTACGACATCCTTCGCAACATGGTCTACGAACTCGGGGCCGAACTTAAGCGAGACTACAACCTGATGCTTGGCGTGGGTTTCCAGGTCTGTCCCTACGTCATGATCATTCCGCAATACACCATCGACCCCTCGTCGTTCGAACGCCAACTCAGCTTCGTGACCAGACGGGGGACCTACACCTATTCCGGCACCAGAGAGGCCATCAGCGCAGCCAGATATATGAAATCGCAAGAAAATTACGATTTTGGACGTTTTTAATTGACTGCCGCGAGCCAGTTTGCTAAATAAGAGTGATGAGCAAGAACTATATCATGTTTGTGAACAACAACGTCGTCTGGAATATTCCGGGCGCGGCTTTTGTGCATGGACGTGATGGGGTGTCGATCTAAACACCCACCCCGCTCCAGAGATACAAAGGCCGCCCCGGAAAACCGGAGCGGCCTTTTTCTATGGCCGAAACCCAACAGGGACCCCGACAACAAATGCCTTGGCAGTTTGAAGTCACAAAGAACCAGCAAGTATCCGCCAAGTAAAGGCGAAGAACGCACGAAGTATACGTTGAGTACAGTTGAGTAAGTCCTCGAAAATATTCAACAAAATCGAAAAAAGTTGTTGACTGCCCCAAACACCTCGACTAGGTTGCAGTCATCGAAACGGAGAACAGAACGAAAGAACAAGACGAAGACGATGCGTTGACATAGGAGTGTAGCTCAGTGGTAGAGCAGCGGTCTCCAAAACCGAAGGTCGGGGGTTCAAATCCCTCCTCTCCTGCCAACGCAGTATGTATTCACTTATCGGCAGATGGGTGAGTGGTTGAAACCGGCGGACTGTAACCCCGCTCTGAAAGGCGCGTAGGTTCGAATCCTACTCTGCCGACCAGTGAATACATATGAAGACTATCGGAACTCGCCAACAGATCGCCTACAGGCGGTCCAAAGGCCTTGAACTGACCAAGAGCGTTGCACGGCGCACCCAAACCCGACAAGGTTCGATGCCTTGGCTGTTTCGGCAGTAACGGTGGCGAAGGGGGAGGCAGAAGGGTTCGAATCCCTTCTTCGCTGGTGGTCTGTTGGCGTGTTCCGATACGGACATGATCTGTCGGGGTTCAATCCCCCGGCTTGGCGTTGAAGCCCCCAGGTGGAGGCCCAATGGTGAGCGGTAAGGGTGACCAGGATTATGTCTACGGCCATGTAGCTCAGGGGTAGAGCACCGCACTGAAAATGCGGGTGTCGGTGGTTCGAGACCACCTGTGGCCACCATTTCGGAAGCCTCGCGCTTCCGGGACCCCATCCCTCGGGGTCTTGAATAGACGGCCTGCACTGTGGGTCGTCGGGGGATAGTTTCCATGTGGTATGGGTCTGTAGCTCAGGAGGAGAGCGTTGCATTGACATTGCAAAGGTCGGGGGTGCGAAACCCTCCAGACCTACCACGTGCGGTCGAGTAGCTCAGCGGGAGAGCAGCGTCTTGATAAGGCGAAGGTCGGTGGTTCAATCCCACCCTCGACTACCATTTCATCGGTGTGTGCCCCGTAGGGGGAAGGTCACAAGCTTAGGGGCTAGGTTGCGATGCCCCGCTTGAAGCGAACGATCTCCGGGTCAAATCCGGGCGCCCCGCCATTTCGAATCCCAAGGGGACGCCCTCGTAAGCTGCGAGGGAAGAAGCGGAAGGGTTCTTAGCAGAGATGTTCCTGACTGTCTGGTCCCTAGGTGGCCGACAGGCAAGGCGCGGAGGGTTCGAAACCCTCGCCGGACAGCCAGACGTGGCGAGGTCAGGAGCATCAAAGCTCAGTTTGTGTGACGGCGAGTAGCTCAGTTGGTTAGAGCATTCGACCGATAATCGAAAGGTCGGTGGTTCGAACCCACCTTCGCCGACCACACAAGAATACGACCGGCGCCAGGATGGCGACAGTCAGAGAGGCCGCTCCCAGCGGCGGAGGTTGCCGACCAAGCGGTGGGGTAATCACTGGGAGATTTTCAGGGTGACCTGAGGGCCTGTAGCTCAGTTGGGAGAGCGTCGGTTTTACACACCGAATGTCGGCGGTTCGAACCCGTCCGGGCCTACCATTTACGGGCGTAGACGGGGATACCCGTTGAGTTTGATAGAGGCGGAGTGCCTCGTCCGAGGATGTCCGAGGGGTCGCGAACCCGGAGACAGTCAGAGGCGGGGTCCGTCCGGGTAATGCGGTTGGGGTGAAACTCAACTGTCCGGGTTCGATTCCTGGCACGTCCACCAAGTTTCGCCGCCGTCCCAGTGTTTCGATGCTGGGGCGGCAGCAAAAGGAATACGGCGCAGTAGCTCAGGGGTAGAGCGGCAGATTCATATTCTGCATGTCGGTGGTTCGAGACCACCCTGCGCCTCCACTATTCTTCACCATGGTGGTGAAGTCTTACGAAAGGACTATCAGATGAGAAGGGAGACTGTAAAACAATGCACACTGGAGCGCAACGGCGCACGTCAAGTCTCCTGGATTCCGTCTGAACGGGCCATCCAGGACGGCCTCGTTGATCTCAAGGAAGACGGCAAGTGGAGCCGAGGTTGGACGGTCCTTGAGGCCTTCGGAACCGAACTCGACGCAACCGTCATTCAGGAACGCGGACGCGATTTCAAGAATCACAGGAAGGCGACCGACGTTTAATCTTCGTGCCGGACCCCCTTTACGGGGGAGGGCAAGAAAACCCTCCCGACCATGAGAGCAAGGTTTCTCATGGTCGGGGGCAACCATGTTCCTCCGACCGCGCAGACACCAACAGGTGATGGCGGGAGGGGGGACGCCAAGTCAGAGATAAGCTGGGTTGTAGCTCAGTTGGTAGAGCGTTCGACTGTTCAATGGACACTTCCTCGGGAAACTGAGGTTGAAAATCTGGGAGAATTCGGGGAAACCTCTCGCGTAATGGCGGTGGCAATCCCGAGCCGAGCCGAAAGAAGGCCTTGAGTATTTCGGAAGGTGTAGAGACTAGGTCTGAGGGAGCCAAACCCGATAACGACCAAACAGCACCCAGCCCCTAACAGGTAATGCTGAGGGTGAAGATATAGTCCGCGCCCATGGGAACATGGGAACAAGCGAATCGAAATGTCGCAGGTTCGAGCCCTGCCTGCCCAGCTTATCTCTGATGCCTTTCGGGGCATCGCTATTCCTAGTAACGCACAAGGTGTGCGGGCAGGTTGTTACCCTGTAGGCCGCGAGGCTAACGAGTGAGGTTCGATTCCTCAACTAGGAGCCATTCTCGAACCGTCATAGGTTTGATTACACGAAGATAAATACCTTTGGGCCACTTCGGCTCGGAGGTATTTTTCTTGTCCAAAGGCTCAGAAGCGGTAAAGAGTTGGCGACGCCGCACCAAAGAACGCATCGTCGAGGCCATGGGTGGATGCTGTGCGATCTGCTCATATGATCGAACAGTATCTGCATTGGAACTGCACCACCTGGACCCAACCGCCAAGGATTTCGCGTTGGGAACGGTGCGGAGGAATCCAGCGTCCTGGCCGAAGATCGTGGCCGAGTTGAAGAAATGCGTTCTCCTCTGCGCGAACTGCCACCGGGAAGTTCACGACGGCATATTGGACGTACCGGAGAATCCTCCGTCATTCGACGAGAGGTTCGCCGACTACAAATCCCTCTACGCCGAAGAGCCGGTGCCGTGCCCGATTTGCTCCGGGCCCAAACCCGCCCACCAGATCACATGTTCCGTCGCGTGTGCCGGGCAGCGAAAAGGCAAGGTGGACTGGGACTCGGTCGATCTTCCTAATTTGATGTCTCGTCTCTCCATGGTTAAGATAGCTGAGATGCTCGGCTGCTCTGACGTGGCCGTGAAAAAAAGATGGAAGAAGATTTCTCATTGACGCTCGAAGATGCTTTTCTTACGAGACTTATTTCCAAGCTCGACCCGAAGCTACCCGCTCCCACTGTATACAGGCCAGGAGCCGCCATTGGTTTGGATAACACTACCAAGCCTACTCAGGAAGTAGACCGCTATCTAGGCGTGACATCCAAAGAAATCACGTTGATATTCCCAGGACTTTATCTGTCCGACGAAAATGGGTATCCAAATGACCTGATGATATCGGAAGCCATAGAGAAGTTCGATAATGAAGAAATATCAGAATTTCACTTGTCCTTCAGTATAGGGAGTCATTGGGGATACTCTTCAGAGCGTCTCAACAAGGTTGACATTATTGTCTCTATTGATGGTGAAATATTCGGCATGTTCAAGACGGAGTTTCATGACGTAATCATTGAAACGACACGTTTGCATTGTTTGAAGATCACGTTCGAAGCAGGACCTATTTTTGACCAAGCACGCGAAAAAGGCCTAGCAACCTATTTGGCCGTTGGGTGATGGCTGAACTCGTCTGGCTCCCCTATGTCATTTCCCACGTACCCTTTGGGTGGCAGTGCCCGCCCAGGTCCGACGAGCGGGCCGCCTTCATCAGCGACAATTACCATGATCATCGCATCACGCGTCTTCATGGACAGCCGACCACCTATATCGTCGAGATGTCTCTGACCGTGGCCCGCTATACTGAATACATGCTCAAGTTCGGCCCCAATGATTGATTTGGTCTGGGTCCCATTCGCCTCCTCTTGGAAGGACGGCGTCATGGTGGTTCCATCCGCGATCAACGCGCGGGGGCGGTTCCTTTACGAGCGCAAGAAGGGGAAAAGGTGGCGTGTTTGCGGCGATGGGTCCTGGTTGGGGAAGCGGCGTCGTTGCAATGACCGTTCTCTTCATGAACGCAGCCTTCCGTAAGTTCGGGGCCGCGTCAGGAAATCTAGTCCCCACGCCCTTTGCACGCCAGCGAACGCAGTTTGATAAATAACATCAAACTTGAGGGCCCACGACTATGTCGATTCGCAAATATATGAACATCATCACGGAAACCAAGCTGAACGAATTCTTGGGTTTCGGCACTGACCAAGTCTTTGGCATTCGGACTACGAAGAAGCAGTCTGATCAGTTTCCGAATTCGGCTGATACGCTCAGAAACGATTTCGAAGACAACAGCAACGATTGGGGTCAACGTTACAACTTCAGCCGTTACATGCCCGACATCGAGAACCACCCGGACTTCGTCAGGCTGGTGCGGGCCTTTGAAACGGACGAAGACGGAAATAGCCGTTACAGTCAACGACAAGAATTCGACATGTGCAAAGGCATGGCGAGGGACCTAAATCACACCACCGCCCAAATTTGGGACTATTGCTCCATGGGTCCTTGGTATCGTCGTGACGGCCATCTCGATTTCGACAAGTATTCGCCGACTGACGGGGCTTTGAGCCCGTACTTCGACCGTAACCCCAACGACCGTCGCAAACCCTAAAGCATCCCAGCGGATGAACATCAAGACGCCCTCGGTTCTCACCGGGGGCGTTTTCTTTTACTTGACAAGTTCGGCGATTAGGTTACAAGGGGTCAACTCAACAGGAGAGACCCGTGCTTACCCAAACCCAACTGACGCTTCTCTCTGCTCTGGGTGCCCAGTTCACCACCCTGCCGATCATGCGGCGGCCGGTGGCTATCAATGTCGAGCCCGCGAACGTGCCGGAGATGATCGCTGACCTGGGGGCCATCGGGCCCGTCGCGTGCCTTCGGGACCCGCAGGAAACGCCGAGCGAGTTCGTGATTGTCGTCGATTATTTCGCGATGACCCCGGCGACACGTGCCCGCATTCTGCAACGCCTGCTCGACACCGATGATTTCTCCAACCATCTGGTCATCATCCCGTTCTGCCGGGCGGAGGCCACGGTCGAACACTGGATTGGACAGTGGACGTTGCCGATTCCCATCCTGAACAAGCTCATCAATCTGCCGGAGTCCTGATCGTGATCAATCTCGACGCTGTCATCGTGGATGACGTTTACGACGCCCTGGTCGCCCGGATGCCGCTCGCTCGTTTTCGCGACCGGTCGCTCTTGGGTGCCTACGCCGAGGTGATCGGCGACGCACTGTCGATTTCGGTGCGGAACAACACCGTCATCGCGAACGATCAGAACATCTACGTCTCGTTGGACGAGAACTACATCAACGCCGAGGCCCTCCGGGGTTTCATGGCGGCCGAAATCACCTACAAGGGTCGGACGTTCCGGTTCGCGTGTGTGAGCCATCACGCCCTCGTCTATGACGACGACGGCCAGTCCTACCTTACGATCACCTACACGTCGGAGACCTGAACCATGCAAACCGCACCTATCATCGTCGATGGCCAGTCCTCGACCCTGAACCTCAATCAGGCTTCGTGCATGATCGAACGACCCCTGTTGGAAGGGCGAGAGTTCGTCAACGTCTGCACGGGTCAGAAAACCCTGGTGCCGTATTCGGGTCCTGAGATCGTCTTCGGCATTTTCTTCGCCGTTTTCTTCCTCTGCATCCTGACCTTCGTGGGCTCGACCTTCGTTCGGGTGATGGGCGGTCGGCGCGACATCCGCAGGGGTTTCTGAACCCGTGAACCCCAACTGGTCAGCGAACTGGCGGCGGGATAAGGGGTTCCTGCGCGACGTCATCTACCCTCTGCCTTTCGAGGTGACGCTGGCGCCAAAGCTGCGCCGGTTTCCGCATTCTCGCGACTTCACCGTCGCGAAGGAGGTCCACGAACTCATCGTGGCCAACGAGCAGTTTTCCGCCTATGTCTGTGTCGTGAAACTTTACAACGACCGGAATATGCACGAACGTTATAATGATCGTGGTTCCGATCTGTATAAAACGGCGCAGGTTGGCCTGATTTCTTTCAATACGGCGGCGGAGGCCGTCCTGTTCCAGATGCTCTTCCTATGACGGCTTCGATGATCACCAACTTCGAGGTTGTTGCTGGCCGTATCGTCCTCTTGGAGAAAAACGACGGGTTGCGCATCGACGTCATCAGCCTTGTTGCTGATTTGACCAAAGAGGCTCAGCTTTGGTGCATCGAGAACAGCATCGCGCTCCCCGGCGTGCAAACGGGACCGGTGTGGAAGCCCAGCATGGCTCCGGTCGTGCCCTGGTCGCAGTTCATCATGTGCTTCGACTGCGATCTCGATCTCGCCAAATATCGCCTGCGGTTCTGCTGATGGTCGAAAGTTTTTGCTTGACAGGCAACGCAGTCCCGAGTAGGTAGAAGGCGTTGGTCGGCTGCACGCGCCGCTCCGAACCGCATGCGGTGGAGAGCAGCGTAAGGAGGCATAGGACGCCTCGCCTCAGGGAACCTGGGGGTCAGTGTAAGGTTCTGGTAGACGAAGCGGGAAAGCTGCCGCCGAGAAAGCCAGAGAAGGGTGCAAGTCCCCCGAGCAGCATCATTTCGCCCGAACGGGCAACAGTATTGGGAGTCGGGCGTCGAACACCCGTCTTTCAGTTGAGGACGGATAACAGGATGGATGGGCCCCTATGCGGGGGACCTTAAAGAACCTCGGGTGAACATACGAGTCCCCAGGCCTCCCTATCAAGATAGCGCGCGTAAGCCTAAACTGCTCCGTTCCGATAATTCGCTGAACGTTCTCTCCGGTGCTAGGAGGGTTCCGCCAGCAGTGTAGGACATCTGACCCGCCGCGCGCGGGGAACGGCTCCCGGAGGGCGGTCTGTTTGTGGGCGTTCGAATGTTCCTTGGCACCAAGGGGCGAGCCTTCCACGCGAATTTGCCCGAATGGGCATAAGGAATTGACCGGCTGCGGTCGTCGCTCCCCTAGGCTGCGGGGCGGCGAAGGGATATGGCGAGCCCGCCACGGTGGACACCGGGGTCGTAAGGCCTTTCGGGGTTGGGTTCGAATCCCCCGGTCATACTAGGTTGAGGTAGCTCAGAGTCGGAACTGAAGTGTAGCGACGTCGCGGGTCGTGAGAAAGGGGACGGGACGCAACGGCGAGGCTGGTGACGGAGGTTCGAAACTCCCCACAGGACAAACCTGAGCGGTCGGAGAGCACCGGTTTTGGAAACCGGGGGCCGAGGTGAGAATCCTCCCTCTTCACGTTCGGCGAGGATGTGGAAGTCAGTCTGGATAAGCATCCTGGCTGGTGAGCGAAATGACGCTGACGCATATCCGTCAGGGAGTTCGATTCTCCCCGCCGTGTCCATTGGTGACGCCCTTCCGGTCAGGCCGGGAGGGCGTTTTGCATTAGACCCGCCAACCCAGCGGCGTATCTCGGCCTCGCGGGACCATCCGGTTGAGCATCGGGTGTTTCAGGAGATGATCGAGGGCGTCGTGGCACTCCTCGTAGGTCGCGAACGTTTCCGAAATGCAATGGCTGGCTTCCGCGCAGCGGTGCCCCATGAGGTCTTCGTCCGCCATCACCGTCTGGATGTGGGCCGGGTCAGCATTGATCGAAATCAGATATCGATTCAGCGGGCCGATCTCACTCGTGATCGGCACCTCTTCAAATTCGTTAACCCAACGCTCTCCAGAGGCATCCACGTCGGCGTAGGGTTGAATGCGATACCGCTGCGCGATCTTCATCTGGTCGAGCACTAGGACCCCGCCCATGCCAAACTCGTTGTCGTTGGCAAAGGAGTATGCCGTGCCGTAGTTGCGGGTCAGGCGAGGCCCGTTGGGTTCCCCAGGCCTCCCCCAGTTGATGCCTTTGTGGAGAAAGTTCCCCTGCACGATGGCAGCCAACAACAGGAGATCGGTTCCGTGGTAGAGCGGAGCCGATTTTGATTCAAAGATGTTGAAGTAGCGCATACCCTATTTACTTGACGGTAAACCAACTTGTGGTATCTCTGTCGTGAAATGGAGACTCCCATGTTTACTGAAGTCGAAGACGCCGCCCGCACTCATGTTCCTGAACTCGAACAGGCGGCCTACAATCAGATGCCGAAGAACTCCTGGACGGAACTGAAGCTCTATCGCTTCGACGGCACGGACCTCTATCAGTGGTTCGGCCGCGAGAAGATGCGCGACACGCCCGGCGAGCACTACTACGTCTGGCAGGACTCGGCCTCCGAAGTCTTTGTGATTCGTCAGCGATGAGACGTACCGCCGCCCTTTCGGACTGCGAGCACGAACTCGCCAGAACTCGCACCGCCGTGCGGGAACTATCCGAGGCGCGCGGCGATCTTCAAGCGGTTTTGCACATGGCGGCCCTCGGTTGGACGCTAGTGCACGGCGTGATCGTCTACCATGGCGGATACTCGGCGATGATCGGCGAACTCCACGCGAAAGAAATCCTCAAGGGTGATTTCGTCATGGCGGAATATCAGACTCTGGAACCCGAGGACAACCTGGGTAACGAGATCGAAGACCGTTACGTGATCGCCTTCGAGGACGCCAAGGACGCCGTCGAGTTCAAACTCCGCTACAACGTGGATACCTGACATGACCAGTCTCGCGATGATGAACCTCGCGGTGAAGCGTTCGCAGAACCGCCCTCCTGTCCGGTCCCCATGGGTGCGACAAACCTACGAGCCCAATCTTGTGGTTCCGCCTATGCTGACGTCCGAAGAGCGGATGGCGAAACTGGAAGCCGACCTGAACGCGTTCGAACAGAGGATGAAATCCTGATGGCCAAGAACGACATCTCTGCCGTGGTCGCGCGCCTGTCCGGGTTCGCCGCGAGCCCGGACACGACGCCCGAAGAGGCCGGGGATATCCATGACCTCATCACCTACGCGAGCGACGTCACCGCCGTCTTGATCGAAGCCAAGAAATGGCTGGACGGTCAGCCCAACCGGAGCACGTCCGTCTACGAGACCAACTTCGCCATGGAACGGGCCATTGAGGAGGTCTTGAATCGCACCGTGACCCGTGATCTCCCCCAAGGCGAAATGATTTCCATCTTCGACATAGCTGGCAAATGAGCCGCTCGACCGTTCCATTCGGCAACGACGCCATCAATGCCTACCTGGAGCAGCGGGGCGGTATAGCCCCGAGGCTTCGCGGGCAGTTGGGGGTCCATGCCCTCAATGCGGCTGGTTGGTATGTCGTCACGCTGCGGAGCCCGGCAATGCAGCAAGCGATGAGCGCGGCCGAGGAACTCGAACCCGGATACTACCAGTTCAATTCGGAGTTCTTTTTCCAGTCCCAGGAGGTCGCCGAGCGATTCGAGAACCGTTGGGCCCTTATGCTGGGGCCCCTTATCAGGAAAAATATTCCGTTCGCGGCGCCGCTGCGAAAATCTGGCTGGGTGTTCGAGCCCACCGGCCAGGAGCTAGACGATTTCTACGATGACATGAAGGCGTTGGGTTCCGAGGTCAGCGTCATCGACTACGATTTCGGTTGGGCGGGCATTCGTTCGGAAGAATGCGCCGCGAAAGCCAGTCTGCTCGGCTATCAGGTCATGGACCTTCGGGGGCGTCGGCTGTGAGCCTGCCACCCTTGTCGCAAATGAAGTCCGCTATTCAGGAAGCCCACCGCCCAAACATGGGCTCGACGGCGGCGCAATTCCTGTCAAATATGGGCTACCCGTATTTCGACTATACACGTGAGCCCGTCCATGAATGGACGAAAACCCACGAACTATGCGGATGGGTCTTTGGTAAAGACTACACCTGGGTGGGGGCTCGGTTCTTTTTCAACAACGAAATCGACCGCGACGTCTTCCGCATGATCTTCAACGACGGCATCTACGTGTCGGACTGCCGATATATCGTTGAGGTTCCAGACCGCCATCCGGTATTTCCATTCGATGGCGATCAAGCTTTCTTCGATATCGGCTATGAGCTTGGCATCTTGGAAGAACAATACGATCACCTCAACTTCCTTGGCTGGGTCGGCCTCTTCACCGAGAAACAGGTCGCCAAGGCGGCACTGGCCGGTTACCCGACGATTGCCCTTGAGCCATACAAGAAACGTATTGCGGAGTTCCACGCCGCCATAGTAGAACTCGGACTCTGATTATTTCGTCGGCGAGGGTGGCCACCCAGACCGGCGAAAGTGTTTTGCAGCACCGCCCTGGCGAGATGTCAGTCCGACAGGAGACTACGGTCATCCTCAAGGGTCAGCCTTTAACGGGCTTAGGTGGAACGGGATTGTTTGCCCGCGTAAGGGAGGCCCGCTTAGGCTGGTGGGCTCCATGCACAATCAGGCGGATTCTGTTGGGGGCGGCGCGCTCTTGCAGACACGTCATGGGCTTGATCGGATAGGCTTCTGATCTCTGCCGCTTGGTGACCGCAGCACGTCCGCGTCGGTTGTGACGGCCTCCGTTGGTGCGCACCTTCGGGGGCCGTTCTTCGTTTCGCGAAGATATCGGTTGACCGAAAAAACTGCACGGTATAGTGGCAGGTGATGGGAAAAGCATCGCGCAAGCAAGAAGGGTTCGTCTTCTCCAAGGATGAACGTGGTCGGGACGTCATTGTCGCTGAGCCTGCCCCCACGTCGATGGTTTCGATGGACGATAACTTCCAGCCGCCCGCCGTGGTCGAGGAACCAGAGCCCAAACAACCGTTCGTCAATCCGGTCGCCCGCTTCGCCGACTTCATTGTCGATTCCGGTGACGAGGGTAAATGGGGGCGACTAAACCTCATGGCTCCCGTCGTCGGAGCCGTGGTGATCGGCGCAATCGTCGGGTTCATTCGACTCGTGACCATCTATCCGAAATTCTGGGGATGGTTTTTCGCGGGGCTCGTCGCGACCTTTGTCGCCTACGTCGCGGGTTGGATTGTCATGTGGCTCATCGCGCTGGTCAGGGGCTCGATGAGGGAATCGAACAACAGCAGCGGTGGCAGCGGGTACGACTACTACTAGAACTGTCCGCGCTTCCAATCGTATTCGCGCTGCTGCTCGTCGTGATAGCGAGCCAGTTGTTCCTTGTCGGTTGACCACCAATAGTCACCGCGCTCGTCCCGCAGACGGTTCTGACCCGTGTAGTCGTCCTCGCCAGAAAACTTCGGATATTTGCTCCCGTCGTAGTGGGGGAAACTGAGCGGCTGATATTCAGCCCAAAATTTCTCGAAATCCTCGTGATCGGGATGGAAATCTGGATACCACTCGGGGCGATAGCGATGGTACTCGGGGTCAGAGGGGTGGATGACTCGGATGTCGTGCCCCTCGCCGGTCTGATCGGCCGTTGCATCGAGTATGCTGTTATCGGGCAAGAGGTTCCAGAGGTGGCCCGTGATAGCGACGTCCTGATAGTCGGCGGACGTGTAGGTGCCGCTGACACGGTCCCATCCGTATTCGTCATCGAGCCATTCCGAGACGAGGTGGCATGACCCGCCCCCGCCGTTGTCGATGCGGCACTGGTGTCGAATCTCGCGCAGCTTGGCGAGGAACTCCGGGGTGAGACCAGGAAAGGGTTGGGCTCTGTTTTCGGCCAGGATGTTGAGGAACTCTCGCATCGAATATTTAGCCACCAAGCCGTGATAAATATCGGATGGACAACTCCGATATACGAAAATCCCTAGCCATCGTCGAAACGTCCCAGGCACCGGAAATTCGTTGTAGCTGTTGCACAGACGAGCACCTCAATGAATACGCTCATACTGGTGGCGAAAGCAGTGTTCAATCGTTCCAGGTTGGCGGAGTAAACATATCTATCGGCGCGTTGGGGTCAGTCACTGTCAACGGCGTAGAATATGGCGGTTCAAACTATTCCAACGTTGGTCAGAACACTGGTCAGAACACTGGTCAGAATAGCGCGGGACGCGAGATCACGAGCCGTGGAGGCAAGAACCGTCCGGCCGTAAACTTCCCATACGTTAAGGGCACAGATTACTTCAATGACCTGGACCCGAATGACCCAAACGTAGAAGTCGAGACCGTGGACGTTGGTCAGACTAAGATAATCTTCTATGGTGATGGCATTTCCGAGTCGTACAAAAACGCGATGGTGCGATGCTTCAATGCGGCGCGTCGCTACATGGAGGCCAAGGGGGTGGGCTGGCTCATGTCGGTTGACGTTAGTGTCAAGCATACCCGGCACGGCGTTGGCGGTTACTACGACTACGCCGGAGATAATGTTTGGCTTGTGCCGAGCACCAACGACCCGTTCCTTATCCACGCTATCATTCACGAATTCGGCCATCGTTTTGAGTACCGCTTCCCTGGTTGCCGAGTGCACCTGAACGACCGATACAACTGGTGTCTTCAAAATGACCCCGGCGCATTCCCGAGAGACTATTCGAGAAACAACTTTGGTGAGTTCTGGGCCGACTGCTTCGCTTCTTGGGTACTGGGGACTCCGCTCAAGCCCCATATAACTTCTTTCGTCGAGCACATCGTGGCCAATAAATGAAAACCTACGCTGACATCATCGTCGAGAGTATCCTTGGCGAGGCTATCGTGTACCAGGACCGAATCCTGAATCCCGGTGATAATCGCAAGACCGTCATCTGCCTCGCGCCGACCAAGGCGGAATGGAATGCCCGATATCCACAGGGCGCCGCTGGCGTTCTGATGAAAGACGGTCAGATCGTCATCGGCGACGGGTGCTGTCTTGCCCATGACGTCATTTGCGATCACGCCGGTCTCGACATCCACAACGAAGCCTACCGGCTCCAGATGTCCCGCACGCATTGCTACGGCGAGATTTGGATGACGGACGGTGACTACGAGGGGATGTCGGATGACGACATTCGGCTGGCCGTTCAGGAGCAGTATGGCGAACCCCTGGAAGCCATGACCGCCAAGATCGCGGCTGCCGTCCAGAGGTTCATGGGTCCCGTTCAAGTTCGAGCTATCCCGCTCGGCGAGGACCAGAAACCCTTGATGGCTGATGACGTTGCCTTCGTGGACGCCTGTTGGGCGCGCTAAAATAGTTGACATGTTCGGGATACGAGATAATGGTCTCGTATGCGCAACTACACAGCCGCCACCCGCCTCATCCTCGCCGCCGCAGTCGAGGGCAGTGTCCTCTTCTACGATCTGGGCGAGACCCTGTCATTGGCCGCCGATGGTCGCCGCAATCGCGATCAGGAAGAGCGTCAGCAGCGTATCGCCAAGGACTGGAACCGCTTCCGCGCCCGCACCGCCGCCAAGCTGGAAACTGTTCTGGGTCGTCACTGGCCCAAGGCCGTTCGCCTCACGCCCGTCCTCCCCGACGCCCGCGAGGAAATCAATCGCCTCATCCGCTTGGACGACATCGTCCTCAAGCTGCACGAATACGATAGCGGCAGCGTCTATCTCAGCGGCACGGTTCTTCAGGACGCCGATGGCGAACACGTCAACGAAGACGGAGTTCTGATGTCCGAGTGCGACCCCGAGGGCAAGCCGTATCCCAAGGCCGGGCCCGGCGAACGTCGCTGGCGGGTTTCGATGTCCTACAAGGGCGGCGTGAGTTCGTCGGACTACCACGGAATCGTCTGCACCCCGACTGCCCGCGAAGCTGTCGAGGTCAAGCTGGCGTGGAACGACGACCCCGAGAACCCGCTGAACAAGGTCAACGCGCAGGGGTTCCGCCCGTCCGATCTGTTCTCGTGCAAACGCGAAGACCTCGGTTTCGCGTCCGCCTATGACATCGACGACGAGGGCTCGACCTTCTACTTCAACGGGCCCAACCTCGAAGAGAACGATGAGACCCGCAAGGTCAACAAGGCGTTCGAGATCATGTCCCGTCTCGACACCGACCCCGGCGCCAAGTCGGAGTTCGACAGCCTTCTCGCCGAAGCCATGGCGGCGTCGATGGGCGGTATGCGACTCCTGTGAGCCCGATGGGGCGCCTCATTGCCCGCGTGTGGCAGCATGTCTGGAATCAGCCCAGTGCGTGGTTCGAGGCCAGCGGGGGCGACTACCATGCTGAGGTTCTGAAAAACAATTCCCGATCTGGCCTGCGGGTTCGGTTGTCGCGAAGCATCGACACCGACCAGGGGCAGTTCTACTGGCAAGCGACGCTCGGTCTTGGCATCCCATTCGACGGCTGGACGGCTGGGCCGCACGACGCCCTCCTTACCGTCCCGAGAATGGGGCGCAGAACCCTGTATGGAATGCGGGCGCAGTCGGACGGAACCACGACCTTCCACGGTCCCCTGATGATCTTGAAGTTCGACGGGGACCGGGACCGATTTGAGCGCGACATCACCCTCTTCCCGATGATCGCCGAGATGGAAGCCGAATGATCGACGCCAGGATTATTGTGCGAACCGCTTTCGCCTTGGCGATGGGAGTAGCCAACGGACGAGGGTTCGGCTTTCGCTCGAACGGCGTCGAGTTCACTCTTAAAATCGATTCCAGGAGGGACCCTCGTGGGGCGCACGACGTGGAGATCGAGGCATCGGACTGGAAAATCGCAGCAGTCTTCCGGGAAGCCACCGCCGACGATACCGTCTGGGAAATATGGGGACCAGAATCCAAGCTCGTGGTCGAAGAGATCACGGTGACCGGAGACGCCGACAAGGCTTCGCGGGATATTACCTTGGCATGGATGGACGAGACCTTCCGCCCAACCTAAATATCTGATGAAAAGATACTCCGTCATCCTGGCCAAGAACAACGACCTTCGCCCCGGCGTGGCGGCGGGTATCATCGACAACCCGAGCCTGTCCCGCATTCCCATCGCGGAGTTCGCCTCAGAGAGCGTGGCCTTCCATGTCTGTGCGCTAATGAACGACAGCACGTATCAGCTTCCGGCCGTTGAGCCCGGCAACAAGGGTCGAACCAGAGTCGGCCAATGAGATACAGCGAGATCGCCTTCAAAGACCCCTTGGATGCCTTCGACGAAGAGAAGCGCGCGCCTGATGACCGCTGGCCACTGAGCCGCTTCCCCAAGAAAGTCTTGCCTGCTGGGACCGTCCTTCATCACGGCACCGACAACCCAACCGACTTCGAAATCCCAAACGGGCCATGCGCGTGGTTCACCATTGACGACGGCGCGGCCAAGGAATGGGCCGGATGGGCGAACCAGGGCGATTCCTACTATAAGGGCCGTAAACGGGTTCTCTCCTACGAGACCACCCGCGACCTGACCCTCTATGACATCACCGACGCCCGGACCTATTACGAACTCGCCTTCGCACTGACTGGAGACCCCGAGCACGGGCACATGGACGTGGCAGCACATTTGGCCGAGACTGGCGCCGAGGGCTGGATGTCCGATGGTCCCCGAGGCGAGATCATGATCGTGAACCCCGAGGGGGCGATTCGTCCAATCTAAATTTCGACTACGACCGTTCCGTCATCTACTATGTAGTCATGATTAAGCTATCAAAAAATCAGCGTATTGTCGGGCACGCACTTCATGATTCGAGAGCCACGTCCGTAGGAGAGTTGAAGAAGGTAATCGACGCGTTGGGGAAACATCGTCTGACTGCCGAGACTATCCTTGCTGCATTGAAAAAGTTGACCGAGGCTGCACTTGTCAGGCGTGGCGGCGCGAACTTTTTCTACCTGACCCCCGAAGGAAAGATTCGATTTGTGAGAAGGGAAGGGATGCCAGCGTTTCCGCACCCCGTCGAGGCCCACGCCATACTTCGCCGCAGAAAAATCGCCCGGCAGAAATTTTCTTATTGACGTCTTTTCGAACCATCTGTATAAATAGTTACATCATGACCTACACCATCAACCAACGCCGAGATCGACAGCAACGGGACCGCCAACGCGGTTGCGGGGTTTCTCGTCGTGTGGACAATGGTGATCAAGGAGGCGGCTGCTAAGGCCAAATCCTCGGTCTAGGTCTACAGGATTAGAAACACCCGCTTCGGCTCAGGCCGGGGCGGGTTTTTCTTTGCCCAAAGTCGCTGCGCAGCGGCACCGGGCAGAACAGTCGGGAAGTCGGTGTAGTGCCAATCTGGGCACCGACCTCCCGGCAACCATCACAAGTTTTGTTCACGAAAGGAACAATGTAGCTATAGCTCAACTGGAAGAGCATCAGATTACGAATCTGAAGGTTGGAGGTTCGAGCCCTCCTAGCTACGCCATTACTAAAAGAGGAATGTCCTTTGCTGGGGTGTAGCTCAGCGGATTAGAGCATCGGTCTACGAAACCGAGGGTCGGGGGTTCGAATCCCTCCATCCCAGCAAAGGACATTGTTCTTCATCTACGACGGCCTTGTAGCTCAACTGGTAGAGCGTCGGATTGTCTATCCGAATGTCGCGAGTTCGAACCTCGTCAAGGTCGCCACGGTCACGTAGCTCAGGGGTAGAGCAGCGCACTGTCGATGCGCAGGCCACGGGTTCGAAACCCGTCGTGATCGCCATTTCGGTCCTGAGCATTTTGCTGGGGAGTAGCTTAACTGGTGGAGCACCCGACTCTGAATCGGGCGGTTATAGGTTCGAGACCTATCTCCCCAGCAAAGTGCTCAGGACCACCCCTGGTGGGGCGTAGCTTAACTGGTAGAGCAACGCACTTTGAATGCGTCGGTTGTGGGTTCGACCCCTACCGCCCCATCCATTCTTTTCGAGGGTGACGCCTCAAGTCCCGGTAGCTCAGTTGGAAGAGCACATCCCTCCGAAGGATGAGGTCGCAGGTTCGAGCCCTGCTCGGGACGCCATTTTGAAATTCATCTCTCGATAGTCTATACTGTCAAGATGGATATCAAGCTTGACTCGGACGGCATAACGGTCATGGACCTATACGGAGAGCTTTCCGTCATCCGTAAACTGTTTCACCATCTCGACATACCGTTTGACGACACCCTGATCATATGGCCCGGAGTCGCAGATTACTGGACAGTCAAAGATGTGACGGCAGCACAGGCACTCAAGCTCATGCTGCTCTGGTGATATTTGCTTGACAAGTTCCCCCTTTGCCCTATTTTGGGTTTGAAGGAGAACTCAATGTCCGACATGTCCAAGAATCGCATCCCTGTTTCGGTTTCCCTTTCGGTCTCGCTGATCGAAATCCTGCCCGATCTGGCCAGGATTTGTAAGGCCTCCGACGAGGACGGATACTTCGAAGACGTCCCGGACGTTCCTTCGCTGGGTGCCTTGCAGCGCATGGCGGGCGAGGCTTACGATTCCATGAAGGACCCGAAGTTCAGTCGAGAAATCGGCACGGCCATGATCGCTTCGAACCTCGTCGATTCCGCCCGCAGTGCCGTCCTGGCCGCCGTCTGCAACTCGGTTCTGTCCAACCCCAAGCGGTCGATGGACATCGAGCAAGCCCTGTTGGTCCTGTCCCCCTACGCGGACCCCAAGGATGACCCCGACACCGTGCGGGGGGAAGCCGTCCTGACCCTCATGAAGGCTCTCGGCCTCCGATAGTAGAATTTACTTGACATAATTTAAGAGCGACTTATATGTTGGCTCCAGAGGAGAAACACATGACCGATACCAAGAAAATTTTCGACCGCATCGAAGCCGACAACGCGGCCCGTCTGGCGCGCATTCCCCAGGACGTCATGAACGCCGGGATGGCCCAAGCCCAAGCCCTGTTCGCCGACGAAAGCAGGTTCGCGCCGGTATCCATGGAAGCCCTCGTCTCTGCTCAGCAGCGGATGTTCAACGCCATCGAAGAATACACCCTCTTCCGGGACGCGGCCTGGGGTGCCCGCGACCGAGACGCCATCGTCGCGGAAGCCGAAGCCAAGCTGGTCCCCATCGTGAAGGCGGAGTGCACCAAGCCTATGCTGCGCGCGATCATCCGGTTCCACGGCAGTGCCCAATCGTCGAGGGAATCCCGCACCGATGCCCGCACCATCAAAGCCCTGATCGACAAGGGGCTGCTGCGCTGGTCGTCCGGCAAACCGAACCGCAAGCTCTATACCCTGACCCCGGTCGGCGTCGTGATCTACAACCACACCACGCCCGAGGAGGCTGGACTGTGAGCCAGCCCAAGACGGACATGGCTCGCGTCAACGCTAGTTTGGCGGAGGCCCAGCGCATCATCCACGAGGCCCTCATTCGTGCGGTTGGCGAGGAACTGGCCAGCACGCGGCGAGCCAGCGGGTTGAAACGTTCCCTGGTCCCGTTAGTCGCCAAGGGGCTGCGGGCCAGCGACGACTATCCCGAACTCTGACCATGAGCCGCTTTAGTGACGATCTCTTCGGCGTCAATTCGGACGGTCGGGACCGCGATGCCCTCTATGAACGGTATGACGCCTTCGTGGCCGCTCGCAAGGTGGGCGAGTTTGACGTTTGGTGTCTGCGGGGCGGAGACAGCCGCATTGGTTCGGAGAACGGTTTCCAAGAGGCACACCCGACGTGCTACTACCGAATGGTCGCGCACCCGAAAATCTTCGAAAGCTACGGTCTCCTGGAGGCCATTGGAAGTAACGTCTATCGGTGCTCTGGTTTTGCAGACCGGGCCGCCGCGTTCGCTTTCTGGCTCCGCCACGGTGAGTTCATCTTCGCCATAGAGGGCGAGGGTTTCTAGGTCCAGAAATCGGATTTGCGGGTGCCGACGATGGCAGCAATGGTCGGCAGCCCCTTCGTCGCGGTTGCCCCTGTGCGGTGGCAGCCGTCCCACAAATAGCCCATGCCGTCCTCACCGAGATGGACGATGATTGCTTCCCGGATGGGCTCTTCAAGGAGATCGTTGAAGCGATCTGGTTGACCTTCTTCTTCGTCCCACATCTTGATTTCGTCGCGGAGAAAGTCCGCCCATCCTTCCGGGGTCGTCCCACCGTCGCCGGGTTGGAACTGCACTTTCTCAAGCGGGAAGTCTGGAACAAATTTCCAGTCGAAATCGGAAGCGCGTTCGTTCTGAATGGCGCCCTCGTAGCCTCGCGCTTGGGCCTCAAGTTGTTCTGGCGTCATGGACGCCTCGTAGTATTCAACCAGGAGGATGAGATTTCGCATCTCATATTTAGGTCGAGTGGGGCAGCCCGGCCGAGCCGCCCCGCTCATTGGACATAGCAAGGCCTCGCCCAGCTACCTCCTCTACGCCGCGATTCAGGTTCGCGGCAACCTCATCGAACCTAACAGGCCCGCGAGCCCGTGTCAGTATTTGAGTTTGTCGAAGATCGCCATGATGCGCGGTGCCGAGGCGACCAGATGCGGGACTTCCTTGCGGAATACGTCTGCGATGGTGAGCGCATAGGCGTTTTGCTTCGCCGCCAGCGCAGCGTAGTTGGGTCGGTCCTCGACGTAGATGCGGGGCTGGACACTGACGTGGCGGCACTGATCGATGTTGGTCCGCAGATGACAAGACGCCCAGCCATCGCTCGCCATGTTCCGGGACCAAATCTTCTCAGCCATGAGGCGAAGGAGGTAGACTTCCTCGCCCGACAGCAACCTCGCATCAATCGAACACTCGGTCTTCCATGACGTGGCACTCTCATTGAGCCAGTCCGGGAAAAGGGTCTCCTCCATCCAGAGCACAGTCATGACGCCGCTATTGCCGCCGTCATCGAGTTCGAGGAACTGTGCCCGATCAGGTTTCTTGCAGTCGTGAAGGATGCGGAAATTGTCGAACATATGCCGCTTGATGTTCCAGCCCAGAACCCGAATCAAGGGTTCGTCGAAGCCAGTGGTGTCGTCGCGATGCGCGCGCCCGCCGCCCATGATGGCCCGGAGGTCCGCGTACAGCGGCGCGGGGTCGGTCTGGCCCCCTGACCCAACCAGGGCGGCAACCTCATCACGGAGCTTGCGGAGACGTGTGCGGGCTTTGGCATCGGACATGCCGCAACCTATCCCGACGATTATGGTTTTGTCAAACTCGATTATTTACTTGACAAGTCAATCCTGTCGTTTATGCTATACGAATGTCCAAGTCGAAAACCCGTACCGAACAACGCCGAAAGGCTCGCCGCGTGGAGCGTTATGAGGACGCGCCTCGTGGTAAGATGATGGGCCGTCTTGCCCGCTCGTCTGACGTGCCGCAGTCGGGTCGCCCGTCCCAACAGGGTTGGGATATCGCTTCCGATGATGGGCAAGAAAAATGACCGAGCGCAGCTTCAGTGAGATCGCGGGCAACCGCTTCATCGCCAAACGGACGAAGTCCGGTCTGGTCATTCGTGAACTCGAACGCGGGCAGACGAAGAACCAATGGTTCGTTCGCGTGGACGCCAAGGAAGACCTCGGCGAAGCCAAGCGGATGTCGGTCGGCTCGAACCCGACCTTCACTGAAATCGACAACCACGCCGAGCGCGAGACCGTCTACTTCCACGCTCGCCGCGCTTACAACACGGGACTGATCGGATGACCGACATCGATTACGCTGACTGGCTGTCCGAAGAGGACAACCGCACCGCACAACTGATGGCCCTCATGGAGGGCATCAGCGATGATCGGTCGATCAATGTCGGCTGGCCCACGGATACCTTCGAGGCGTGGAAGCGCGCCAACCGCGAGTTCGTCCTCCGTATCGAAACCATCAACCGTCACGCCGCGTGGGCGGGCGACTACTTCTCCTCGCTCTACCACGAGTTCGCCCGTCAGGGTAAACGACTGGCGGATGTCGAGGCCTCGCCGTTCGGCGCCGGGCTGCCGCGCGCCACGCTGGAGAACCTTCAGGCGATCTCCATCCTGATCGGCGTCGAGACGGCCAAACTCGAATCGACCGCCACGGCCCTCAAGGTGAGGGGTAACGAGCGCAAGACCAACCCCGCCATCATGGCCATCGAAGAATATCGCAACCGTCTCATGTTCGATTTCTGGATGGGTGTGCGGGAGCGCAGCACGGCTCGCCATCGGGCCGCCGCCGACCTCGCGCGTCGCGGGCCCGGTCTGGTGCCCACGATGCCGATGATCGATCAATCGGGGTCGATGTCGCTATGACCGTTGAATTCGTCAGGACTGAGCACGGCGACAAGATCGTCTCCGGCATCGGCTATGCCCATAAGGTGCGCGTCCTCATGCGCTCGCCCGAGAACATCCTGTATCTGGGCCAGGGCCTGAATGCGTGGACGGGTTCGCGGTCGTCGAGCATGTCGGCGATCAAGACCTTCAAGCACGGACGCGTCCTCCTGGCCGACATGCAGAGCGAGGAAATCCGCGCAGAGATCGTCAAGCTCTTCGGTGAAGGCAGCGACGAGCTTGCCATCAAGGCGTTCCGGGCTCGGGGCAAGGAAGCCCTCGGTACGGTTCTGTTCAACGGCGGCGGCAACGCCATCGATTTCTATCCCCGCTTCGAGACTGGCTACAAGACGCTCGAAGACGGCACCATGGTGTGGGAAGAGCCCGTCGATCACCCGATGCTTCGCGGTAAGTTCGGCTACGAACACCTCGTCGTTCAACGCCGGGCCCGCGCATGGCTGAAGGCCGAAGGCGTGGACGAGTGGGAGATGCTCAACCGTCTGCCGCGCGCCATGGAGGCCTGGGGTGCCCGTCAGCCCACCTACCGCGAGATCAGCGACGCCCGCGAGGCCCGCATGAAGGCCAAGGCGACGGCAGACTGGGAAGCCGGTCTGAGCAAGCGCGGCGGCTTCAACAAGTTCGAACTCGAACACATGGTCGAGCACTTCGCCATGGCGAACGACCCGGTGGCGCAATCCATTCGCGATACGGCGGCCGAGCTACTAGCCAAAGGCTAGCTTGAAGGTCATCGCGTCTTGTTCGTCGGCGAACAGGTATGTGACACAGTCAAAGAACGCCACTCTGTCTACCTTTCGGTAGCAAACCTTGGACCAGTTTCCCCGCCGACAGTTATCGCGGATAAACTTCGTGTAGACGTCGTAGTCGCGCCGGTCCTCTACGTTGACCTTGTGGGGACACGAAACAACGCCCTTGTCCACTCCCACATAGCGTCCGGTTCGGCGCATCTCAGACCTTTATGATGTTCTCCAACAGAACGCCTGACTTGCTGTCGCCGACAAACACCCAGATGTCAACCTCGGTCTCGAAGATTTCCCGCACCGGGACAGGTTCTGGGAAGATCAGAGAACCGTTGATCTCTACGTGCACCATGTCTCCGATCTTGATCATTGGTCCACCGCGATCATGAGCCGATACTGCATGGCGTCCCGCTCATCGGCAAATCCGAGCCAGACACACCGCCCCCGCTCCGTGACGGTGCGGGTCTGGTAGTTGTAGTGGGTCCCGAGCGAATACGAGAACGCGCTCCACTCGCCCTTGAACATCTCCTGGTTAGAGGAGAGTTCGGCAAGGATGCGCTCGACGTCCTCCAGCGTGCCCGTGCCTTTGGTCACGATGGCGTGGGGGAGACGGTCTGCGAGAACCTTGCAGATGCCCTCGTAGCAGTTGGCCGCGATGAGCATATCGAGATCGAAAATATCCTCAGGTCTCTTGTAGCCGGGATAGGAACGTGGGGAGAGGGTTCGCCAAGACATCAGTCATAATACTGAAGTCAGCACGGCGTCTCAATATTTGAGTAGGAGGGCAGGCGCGACGGGCACGCCTACCCTCCCCTCTGCTCAAGAGACACCCAGACGAGATGTGTCAGCGGGCGACGGCCTGCGCGTCATGAGGCACGACGCGCGGCACAACCGACAAATCTCGCCTAGTTGCCCGGCCCTGATATCAGGCAGCGAGGGCCCGAGCAACAGCTAAATATGGGATGCGGATAGACGAGATGAACGCCATGCGGCTGACGGAGGGGCTGGTCGAGGTTCCGCCCAAAATGCTCGCGCGAATCACCCATCTTCTCCGCCGAGATATGCTCTGGTGGGCGAGCGACCAACTCCGAAAACGAAGCCACCGGGCCGATGTTGTGGCTGAGCAAAAAGCTACGCTGAAGGCCCTGTGTGACGAGTTCGGCGTTGTTGTCACCAAGAGTCCGTTCGAACCGTCCAGCAACGTGACCGCCTACCGCATCCCGATGGACACAGATGGCATGGGGGCGTCCTACACCAGCCGCACGCCACAAGTTAAGGGTATCACCCTTTTGCTTTACTGGACCGACCAGGAACGTCTCAGGGGCTCATGGGAGGACGAGAAGAAAGTCCTGTCCCTTTATCCGCTGGCTCCGCCGTTCCTCCGTGACTATCCCACGCATCGCACCCATGCTCAGGACATTGAGTATGCCCTGAACGAAATCACCTCGACGCTCGTCCACGAGCTTCGGCACATGGTCCAGACGGAGATCATCCAGCATGCTGATCAGGAAAAAAGAAAAAAGAAATACAGCGATTTTGGCCCCGACTACCACACGTCGCCCATTGAGTTCGACCCCACTATCGGTTCCTGCGTTGAGGAGTTCTTGCAGTTATGGGACCTCGCCAGTGAGGGCAGCCGTAAACCGTCTCTGTCTAGTTCAGTGAAGCAGTATTGCGGTCTATCGCAGCGAAAGGGGTTCTATTTGGGACCATTCACTACGCCTGATTTCTTCAGAGACCTGAAGAAACACGCGCCCAAGAGATACCGCGTTGCGGTCAAGAAGTTCACCGTCGAACTTGCACGGCGGCTGGGCGTAGGTCCGGGATAGTCACCACGGACGAAAGAAGACGGTGGCCCCCGGCCTAAGGGATTCACCGACAGTCAGAACGAGCGGTCCCTTGAAAAACACCCGCAGTGACTGTCGGTGAACGTTCCCGCGAAGGAACTCGGTGCTCCCTTTTGGGGAACTGAATTTATGTCTAGGACCGGTCGCGTCCGCTGTCAACCACGCGACATCGGAGACGGGTTGGTGGGCTTGCGCGCGGACACGGCCGAGACTATCTGGTCCGCGTCGATCACCATGGCCTCGACCTCACCATCCGCATAACGAATCATCGTCCCGTCATAGCCGCCCGCCCGGATGTCTTCGGCGGTGTGCTTGTGATGGGAATAGTCACCAACGCCGTCCTTGTCCTCAGGGTTAATGACGAGCGGGTTCTTGAGCGAGAGGTAGACGGGATAGATGGCACCCGTGTCATCTTCTTCGTCATCGTTGATCGGCTTCTCCGCATACCGCTGAGCGTAGTCGGGGTCGGAGGTGAAGAAATGGCCCATGGGATGATCGGAGAACCGGTCGAAGCCAGCGTAGACGTGGGGGACACCGTGATAGAAAACCATCGGCGCACCGTTCGGCTCGGTGGCTGCGCTGCCACCGAACCAGCTATCAAAATCGGCCGGTGCCTCCATCTCGTTCAGGGGCTGGTAGGAATCCGGGCGCGTCAGCAGCGAGATGGTTTCCAGGTCAGGGGAGAACGTCGCGATGTTGTTCGGGCCAAGATTGAAATAGGTCAGGGTGCCACCCTGGTTCATATACTGTTTCGTGAAATCGATGTCGTTGTGACGCAAAACCTCTGCGGCGTGAGACGAGAACGGCGTCACATTGTTGAACCCGATCAGCGTACCGTTTTTGTCGTAGACTGGCACCTCACGGTAGCGAGGCGTGTATTCGGGCGTGGTGCCCATGATGCTTTCGACCAGGATATCGGCATAGGTTTTCATTTCGGTATTTATCGCTAAATATGTTCATGAAGACCATGCGCGACATCATCAACGAAGCTGAAGGCAACGTCCTGGGGGAGCCCCTCGAAGGTCGTAGCTCCACCAACGCCCGTATCGTAATGGGGTTCTTCCCCACTATCGACAACGAGGAATATTTCCTGCGTGGTTGGCGCAAGATCGTCCAGAACAACGAAGAGCAACTCAACCGTTGGGAACTCGAACAGATGGGCAAAGCCTTCGTGTCGCTGGTCCGTATGGGTCAGCAGGATACGATGAAGGTCATGCGTCGCCTGATGCTCGTTCACACCGATGCCGATGGCTCGATTCCTGCCGATGACGCGGAGTTCCGTTCCGTTAACGGCCCGACGCCCGGACTGAAGAACGTTTAAGCCCAGCCGCCCTCAGGAGCGAGGGCTTCCCGCAACGCCATGGCGTCCCAGTAGGCATTGTGCTGAACTGCGCCCGGCACGGTCGTCGGGTAGCTCTGCACCTTCAGCATTCGGAAAGTGATGTCGCTCAGGGCGATCATCTGCCCCGGCGCCACCATCGTGCACTCGCAGAAATACCGGATGTCGTCCGGCCAGTCGGAAACGATGACGGGCTGGAAATCACCACGCAGAAACTTGGCAAGCTCGTTGGGGACGTCGGCGCGCTCGACTTCACGGCTGTGCGGGTCAGCATAGAAATGCGGGGCAACGTTTGTGGTCACCCACGGCGTCAGGGTCTCGCCCTCTTTCCAGATAACCAGAGAGAGGGGTAGGCCGTCCTGGCGCACCAACGCTATTGAGAGGAGACGACCACCAAAGGAGTCGAACTCGCAGTCGAGGAAGTAGATCAATCGAACTCCACGTATTTCACGACGCCACCTTGACGCCGACGCTCAGCTATTTCGACACGTTTGCGAACCCATTCCAAGATACGTCCTTCAGCCTCTTCGACGGAGGAACTGGTGTTCACGCCAAATTCGCCGTCCTTCCCTAGTTGGGCCCAAACCGGCGACCACCAAGCTCTGGCTTGGGCTTCGTATCCCCGATAGTTGTCCCGGACGATACGATATCGCATTCGAAAAAACGACCTGCGTTTGGCCGGGGGTATCAGAGGGATCGGTAGTGAAGGCGCGGGCGTCCTCACTATCTCGACAGAGACTTCGACAGAATCTTTGCGAAGGTCAAGCACATTGGTCATCGATGCCCTATGCGTATTTTTCTACCAGATAGTCAACCAGTTCTCGAACCCCTCGACTGGCAGTACCATCAATGACCTTGGTATAGACGGGGGCGTTGGTGGGCTGGATGTTGACCTCGATCACCTCAGCAGCCGGGTTGGCCTGCTTGACCACCTCGGCGAAAAGGCTGGCGGGCATGACGGAGCCTGACGTCCCGATGGTGACGTAGATGTCTGTGTTGTCCAGAACGGTCTCGATCTCGTTGAGATACTTGGGCATCTCCCCGAACCAGACGACGTCCGGCCGCATCGTCGCGGCCCCGCACTTCCCGCACACAGTTGAGGCATCGACATCGTTGGTCGTCACCTCGGCGTGTTCGCAGGAACGACAGATCACCTTGTCGATCTCTCCGTGGATGTGGGCGATGTTCTTGGTTCCGGCGCGGCGATGAAGATCATCGACGTTCTGTGTGATGACCAGGAAGGCACCCTTGTCTGCCCACGCCTCTTCGAGTTCGGCAAGGGCATGATGGGCGTCGTTGGGATGAACGGTCTGCGCATCCTGACGACGTTGGTTGTAGAAAGCATGCACGAGATCGGGCTCGGCTTCGAACCCCTTGAGGCTCGCGACCTTCATGACGTCGTGCTCATGCCAGAGCCCACCACCGTCGCGGAAGGTCTGGATGCCGGATTCGGCGGATATGCCTGCGCCGGTCAGGATGGTGAGGTTGGGCATCAGGCCAGCACGCCCAGAATTTGCTTGTCTTCGATCAGCAGGAAGGTGTCGCCATCAACCTTGACTTCCGAACCGGCGAGCTTGTTGAACAGCACGCGGTCGCCAGCCTTGACGGAGATTTCTTTGAAGACGCCGCCTTCGTAGATGCCGGGGCCGGTCGAGACCACGGTGCCTTCTTGGGGTTTGCCCTGAATGGTCTCCGCGATGATGATGCCACCCTTGGAGATGGATTCGGGGTCAGCGGTTTTGACCAGGACGCGGTCGAGTAGGGGACGAAACATGTAGGCTCCAAAATGTAGAGCCCCGAGTATATCCACGCCGTCTCTGGTTTGCGAATTATTCCTCGACGAACCCTGCGGCGTGAACGAGCCGCACCGTGTTTTCGACAACCCGAAGGGGACCACCCTGGTAGGCCGCGATGGCGTCGGCGCGCTCACGAGGCGTCATCGGCGTGACGCCGACTCGTTCGATCATGATGCGTTCCATCTCCCGGATGGCTCCGGCGCGGTCGTCGGCTTCGGCGGCCACCACCCAACGGATGGTCTCCATCTCGCTCGGGTCCTGCATGCCGGAGTGGACCTCGAACCCGGACACCTTGCGGCCGATGCTGGGAGTGTATTCGATCTTTGACATTCCGCCACTCTACTCTTCAGACTTTTGCTTTGCAAGCCTCTTGCGGTTCTTCTTGAAGACCTGGGGATTGTATCCAGAGGCCATCTGCTTGAGCTTGCGAAGGCTCGGCATCGGAATCCAGACCGGGTAGGCTTGGCGGAGATCGCTGTGAGGGTTCTGCCACATCCCCTTGTAGTTGTGGACGATCATTACATCGGCGACGTCATAGATTTGGACGTGGCGGGTAACGTCCACGATCTCGACCTCGTAGTCTCCGACGCATCGGATGACGCGGCCATAGGGGGACCAGAAACCGTTGCCGGAATCCACGGTGTAGACGATCATGTTGCGGCGCAGGGCGTGCTTGGGCATCGGATAGACTCCGGGCGTTATGGGTTCATGGTGTTCCTTGGTTGCGCACAAGTGATATTGTGCAGAGATCGATACTGATGCGTATGTCTCATATCGCTATTGCATCGCAGATAGCCGGGCTGTCTTATCACGTCAGAATCAACCGTCAACCTTTTCATTGACGATTTCGGTGCACCATTGTAAGGGAATAGCATGACCCAGAACGCCTCCGCTCAAGCCGACAAATACCGCCGTCTCCATGACGCTACGATTACGGCACACGCTGTTTTCCAGGCCTGGAAAGCCACCGACGCTGACGACGTCGCGGGGTGCGAGACTGCCGAGATCGCGTTCTACGAGAGCCTGAACGCGTTCTTCGACATCATCATCAATGAGTTCGATGGCGAGGCGACCGAAACCACGAAGCAGGAAGTCGGCGACCTGTTCAACAACCCCGATCATCCGCTGCGATGGAAAGAAGGGCTCACAATCGAGGACGCGATGTCCGCGATGTCCAACTACTCCGACGCCGCCATGGCGATTTACGCCACCAGGGTTCTGCTGAGCCTGTATAGGGTCACCTTCGACCCCGCGAAACTCAAGCACTGGGACACGTTCTCAGAACGCTACCAAGACCTCATTCTCTCCGCTTAGGGACCCCATGACCTACGACCGCCGCAAACTCCTCGGGTCCCTGATCGGGGGCGACTACGATTCACTGAACGGAATTCCCGACCGCTACGCCGAACTCGTGGCTCGCCAGAAACTCGTGATCGAGGTCAACGAGCAGATCAAGGCCGCCAAGGTCGAGCCCGACGTTGCTGGCATGTCCCATGCAGAGGCAACGCAGGTGAAGAGCGACTACAAGGCCGCCTTCAAGATCGAGGTCGAGCCCCTTCTCGCCGAACTCTATCTGGTCAGCGACGGCATGCTGGCCTTCATCCGCCTACACTTCAACAACTCGAACCTGGAAGACCCGGCCCTCTTTCAGATGGTCAGCGATCTCTTCGACGGCAAGCTGGTCGTCGATACCATGGACGAAGACGCGCTCCGCACGGTCGAAGACGCCGTCGTCGCCATCGCGGTCGCGAAGCGGATGCTCTCTGTGGAGAAGGTGCCGTGGAATGCGGTGAAAATGAAGGAGTTCGCTCCCTTCGCCAACCGCTACAAGGCCCTCATTTTGGGCTGAGGAGCAGACGGAAGGAGCCACGGTTCGGAAGCATCTGGCTCCTCTCTACCGCTGGCATGTGCTCGACCCAGTCCAAGAATTCCTCGCGGATTTGACCAGAGCGGCCCGTGATCACAAAGACGGCCCTGGTTCCCTCGCCCTTCGCGTCCCTGACAAAGACCTTCACTGCCCGGTGGGCTTGGTCGAGCGTCATGCCGTGAAGGTCGAGGGTTTTCGCATGGGCGGGGTGTGAGCGAGGATGAGGTGGCTTGACGTGCAGTGGCGCAGTTGGATGGGGGTCTGGACGCGAACGATCACCGAGACGGCGAACCGTGTCGGTGATGCGTTTCCACAGATTGAGGTCGTCTCTGGTCATCTATGCCTTATAGCATAGCGATCATCTTCTTCCAATTCGAAGTCAGACGAAGATCGAAGGCTTGCTGGACGAGACGGAAGTTGACGTCGCGCTTCAGCTTGCCCGTGACGTAGAGATCACGGATGTAGTCCATGACTTCTTGCTTCTCTTCCTCAGACAGCGACGGCGTCTTGATGTGCTGCTTGATCTTGTCGATGTAGTCGATCATTTCATCCGAACGGAAGTCCATGTTCATGTAGAAGGCGCGCGAGATGATCGCGGTGTCCCAGTCTTCTTCCGCCATGTTGGAGATGAAGATGATGCGGCCCTTGAAGTCGATCTTGTTCGGAAGGTGGTTGACCATGTAGTTCTGGACTTCCTCCAGGAGTTCGTCATCCGACAAATCGTGCTGGTAGGGGTCCCAGAGTCCGTCGAAATCCTTCGGCTCCTTCTTGGGCTTGATGACCTTACGGACGAACTGTTCGAGATCGCCGTCCTCGGGCTCACCGCGCAGAACGCGCGACATGACGTTCACGTATTCGTTGCGGACCTCCGCGCTCATGACGGCGGTGTTGACCGTGCCCTGAACGTCGTAGGAGATTTCGCGCACCGGGTCGGTGTCGAGCGCGCCCTTGAGCATGTTGATCGCGTTCTTGTCCTCAACGACGCTGTCGCAGTCGTCAAAGATCACCATGCCGTTCACCTGTTCGATCAGGGTCCGATACATGGCCAGGGTGGTGATACGACCCTTCTTGATGATGAAGTCGCGGCCTTCCTGGAGACCGAGAGCCTTGATGGTTTTCAGAACCGTGAAGGTCTTGCCCGACGACGGGGCGCCGGTGATCAGAAGGGATTTGATGAAGGAGGCTTCGCCACCCGCGACGAGGTTCACTCGGTCGGCGAGCATTTCGTATTGCTCGTCCATGGAGTGCTCGTTGCCGCCCGGCAGAGCGCGGGCCAGGAGGCGTTCAAGCTGCGGAATGATGTGCTCGATGCCGGGAATCTTGAAGAAGGCGCCGTTGGGCTTGCGGCCGAACAGGTAGACCTTGCCCTGCGAAGTCATGCGGGCCACGCCCTGCACGGTCTTCAGAGCGGCGACATCCGGGTCCATCTCGGGAGCGGGCTCCAGCGGGCCCTGTGACTTCGAGAAGGATGCGTCCGCGCTGTCCCCGGCGTTTTCACGACCCGAGAGGTTCCAGTGGTGAGCATCGACCTTGAGGTTGACGTTGCCGCGAACGCTGCCGGGAATCTGGACGTCGTTCTTAGCCGCGCAGGCCATCATCTCCGGCATCGTAAGTGCGCGGGCTTTGTCGCCATACATGGAGACGCACATCTGCACGAATTCACTCTCGGTGGAGCGACGGGCCATTTCGGTGATCTTTTTGCTGTTGCCGGAAATCAATACTTCGCCAAGTTGTGGATGGCGAACGAGATCGACTAGCGCATCTTTATACTGTTCAAAGGAAAGGTCAAGAGGAATATCGATAGCATAGGGAGCCGGGTCATTGGGGTCATACTTGGGCCAGACGTAGACGGTGGAAATGCCGAGGTTCTGGTGTTGATCTTTTTCCCAAGCCAGTCCGATGGCCAGGATACCGTCTTTGTGCAAGTAGAGAGCACCGAGTTGATCGGTTCCTTCGATCTCAAACACGCGAGAGGGGCCGCCAATCCGGTCAAGCTCGCCGATCTTTGCAACAAAATGCTTCCGAACGTTTGCGAGGCCACGGTCTTCTGAGCGTGCGAATTCAAAAATCTTCATGAATGCTTTTTCCACTTGCGCTTTAATGGGTTAGTGGTATATTTAGCCATGGACAGAACTCATCCCGCCGTTGATATGGGCTGCAACGCCGAAGAGGTGCGCGTCTTTGACGGCATCGCCCGAGGCTCGCCGCCCTCCGACTACAATCCCGAGATTCTCAAACACCTTGAGGAGAAGGGACTGCTGAGCATGCTCGGCCATGACGCCACCATACCCTTGATGGTGATGCATCAGTGGTCCGACTATCAGAAACTGATCGTTTGGGGAGAACCCGGCGTCTCCCAAGAACAACGAGCGTAAATACGTGATGCGCAACACTGACCCTCCTATCCCGCCTTGCCGCCCGTTTGGGGCGCCTTGGCATGTGGATGGTCAACATGCGAAACCGAGAATACAGAAGACACGCCCGCCAGCGCGAGATCGCGCGAGTGGACAACTGGCTCCGTCAGAACCGTTGGTATACGGCTGAGTCCGACATAGAACGCGCTGCACGACAGCGAGCCGTTCATCCCCAATCCTGCTCCTCCTACTGCTGTGGTAATCCGCGCAAATGGTTCGGTGAGCCGACCATGCAGGAGCAGCGCGCCCGCTTCGTTAGCGAATATTTTGACGCAGGCGAAGACGGGCTGATATCATCGAAAGATGAGTGAAGGTTCGAGTGACCCCACGCCAGAGGAAATCGAGGCGGTGGCCTTTGTCATCGCTTCGATGACCACCCTGTGCACCGACAGTGCGGAAGACGTGGCGGAAGCCGTCATTGCGGCCTTCCAGGAGGTTAGGCGGCACGCCTAGTAGCCGAGGCTCTTGACGACTTTCTGGAGAGCTTGCGCCAGACCCTGCTGTCCACCCATGGCGGCCATGAACGTGGCCTCGTCGGCAGTGATGGTGAGCTTGACGAACTCCATGAGGTCTGCGGGGTCTCCGGCAATCGCCGCGTTGATGATGTCGCGCTCTTCGACGGCCATCATGTAGAAAAGTTCTTCGATCTCTTTGGTATCCCGAGGCGCGAGACCTGTCTCGGTTTCATCCTCGTCGCCGACGAGGGGTTCTAGATCGGCCGCCGCGATATAGTTGGCCAGATTGTGCTGCCTGACCTCTGATTCGAAATCGTTGTGCTCGACGACGTCGTAGAGGCACAGGGCTCCGTTCCGGTAGTCGTAGACGAGGACGACTTTGCCGTGGATGAGGTGGACGTGCCAGAAACCCTTCAGGACGCCGCCCGTGAACGGTGTGTCCTTGGCTCCCATGGGCTGCGTTGGGTTGGCGACCTTGGCCTTCAGGAAGGCCGTCAGGGTCTTGTCCATCGTCGGGTAGCCGCGCAGGAAAAACGCGACGTTCTTCAGATAGCGGGTTGACGCCAGGATGCGGGTGGTGCCGAACTCAGAAAATCTCACGAACCCTTTCGAGACGATTTCATCAAGTCGTCCACGGTCTCGAAGACCACCATCTTGGGCGCAGGTTCTTCAGCCCCCTCGTTGAGGTTGCCATTGCGGGCAGCGATCTTTCGATGCGCCTCCGCACGAATCTTTTCGAATTCGTCTTTCTTCATCCGGTATTTATCCCCTCACAGGGCTTGTTCCATCCACGCCATTCCGCGCGCGGCGAAAACGTTGGTCTTGTTCCGGGCCGTGCGCAGGGCCAGAATCGCCTGCGTTCTCGCGACGGTTTCCTTGGCGGCCCGGAAGGCGACACGTTCTTTGGAGGTGAGGTTCTCGGTCATCCCCGCAAGATAGGAGGGTCTCGAACCTTGTCAAGTAAAAAGGGCCCGCAGCCGAAGCCGCGAGCCCTAGTCGAACCCCGATTAGGCGAGGTGGGTAGATTAAGCGGCGACGGTGCGGTCGTCGCGGGTGCCCAGTTCGGTTTCCAGGGCGGCCAGGGTGGCAACCTGCGATTCCGTCAGCGTGGCGGCCGACGTCTTGATCTTGGCGACGGCGTTCTCGATGTGCGGGGTGGGCATGTTCGCGATGGTCAGGGTGACGCCGCGCGAGGCCGAGGTGTAGGTGGTAACGGTCATTTGTGTGAAAAACTCCATAAGTTCACCCTCAGACCATAAGGGGACTCCCAACGGGCGTGCAATATTTTAGTTCACCGAATTCGAATAAATATCGAATGGCTCGTTTCCCCGATATGCGCTCGATCATGGAGGCCGCCCGACCGTGGATGGACCATGGCGACGACGAGGCCACCTACGACGAATGGAAGCCCGAGCACGGCATCGACAACTTCGTCCGTTCAACCTTCAGCACCGGAGGATGCGGCTACCTCGCCGTGGCCGTAAATGAAAAAACAGGCTGGCCCATCCATGCCGAGATGAGCCCGGATGGTGACGTAGATCATATCTGGTGCGTCAACGATGCTGGTCTCGCCGTAGACATCAACGGTGTTCACCCGGAGGCGTTCGCACAATCAAAGTTCAATGACCCGGAGTGGGGTCCGAACAAGATCGCTCCGCATCTCAACCCGAGGATTGGGCATCGAGGAGAGATCGTCAAGCTAGAGCCCCAGCAAGCTGGGGGTTCCGACCAAGAACTCATGGACTGGGCCCGAGACCTTGTCGCGTTGTTTCCGAAACATTTTGGCCTTTAGATCAGAGGGGGTTTCGTTTCACTCACACCCCCTGCTGGTGCTCGTCTCACTCGCTATGCTCGTTCGCTTGAGACACCAGCTATGTCTTATAGGACATCAAGAACAAGCAAGCTGATATCCTATAGACTATCAATCCCTTATACTAATCCTAGATCGTCAGCGTATTCTCCCCCCGTTGAGAACTCCACGTAGGAAGTCATCAACAGGGAGAGAATATCTAATCCTGAGTCGATTAGTCTGATAGCTGCGGTGACTTTTTACAGACGGCTGGCGGTTTCCCGATACCAGCATGAACAGCCCATTCCCGACCAAGCTTCCTCCTGTAATCGGGGCCTCCACGAGTATCGGTCAGATTTCACGCAGGGTGAATTAATCTGCCGTCGTTGCGCCCCGGCGAGCTTCTTAAGTGGTCAAACGGTTATGAAACATTGAAGTTTCAAGCAACGCATCCCAGGCGTTCAGAGAACCCGAGATGCGCGGAGGGATGTCAACCAGTGGACAGAGCCCTCCTCTTTGCATAGTGCCTTTCGCGCGAGATCGCGCCGAGCAGCCGTCTGATCGTGGTCCGCGCGCCTCTCGGTTATGCGCCTGCCTTCCTCGGCCAGTTGAGTCAACCACGACCCTCCGTCTCGTTGGCCATCCTGCCTGCGTGTCCACCCGGTGTGTGCCGACTGTCTTGAACGCTTTGCGACGGGCCCCACCGCGATCTATCCGGCCCTGGATGCGATTTATGGGTGCTGAGCACCAATGAGTCGGACTATACAGAGTCTGGAGAACAGGAGTCGAATCTATTCTTAGATGTCGGGGTCGTCGTCAAGTATAACGGTCGCAGCCCAGCGATTTGTGCTCCACTCCGACAGCTTATATATCGAAACGTCGGGTCCGTATTCATAAAGCATCTTGGCCATCATGGCGTCTCGGCTCATCGAGAACAGCATGTAGCCGTACTGGTCGTCGTGCAGCGAGGTCCATTCGGCCGGTCGATAGCCGACGTCGCTGAACGCCTTTATGAGATCGACGCCCGGTGCCCCAGCCCACGCGTTGTGGACCCGCAGGGATTCTTCGAACTTGACCACGACGAGGAACTTGAAGACGGAATGGTGGCGGTGCAGGCTATCGACGACGGCCTCCCCAAGCGTCTCGCCCCGCATACCCCGCCAGCCGTTCATCCGATAGGCGGGGACGTGGCGGAGTTCACGGCACAACGAGGCGTGCGCCCCGTATTCCTCGCGCTTCGCATCCCGGCCCAAATCGTTCATCCACGTGTAGACGCTCACGAGACCTCCAGGTCCCCGCACAGGATGAGCTTCGAGAGGTCGCATTCCATCTTTTGGAGATCACCACTGACCTGGACCGGTTTCCCATTGCGGACGACGGCGCACCAGCCTTCGGCCATGATGCGCTCAACCTGACCACACGACACGGTCCTGATGTCCTTCGTCTGATGTTCCCGATTGAACTCCAGATATGCTTCCAGGAAATCGAGGCTGTAGCGGTCGCCTCGCTTTTCATATCGGACAACAATCTCGTCGCGGCAGACGTAGTCGAGCCAGATGCGCGAGATGGGGGCCAGCAGGCGCCGGTCCTCCCCTCGTCCGATGTTTCGACCGGTATCCTTGGTCAACTGCATCAGGCGGACGAGCGCGACCGCATTTTTCTTGGTGCAGAACATCAGAGGCAGGCCTTAAGGGCGTTCTGGAGCGCGGTGATCTGGAAGTTCGACAGGGAGATGGCCCCGGCCTCCTGAAGGGCGATGATCTCCTGCAAGCCCATCGCGGTCTCCTCGCGGGCCTGCGCGGCTTCCGCTTTCTTGCGGGCGTTTTCTTTGCCCCGGCGTTCGAGTTCGATTTCCCACTCGGCCTGCTCGCGGATGAGCGTCGGCGTGGTCTTGAGACGCTCGGCGGCGGCCAAGGCCGGAATCTCCAGCATGGCGTTTTCCTTGGACCGATACGGCACGGCCTTCGGGTAGCGGGCGTGCTGGTCGTCCAACTGGTGGCCGATGTCGATGGCGTCCCCGGCATTGAGGCGGATGGCGGCAATATACCAGCGACCGCTCGCGTAGCCGCCGTCGTAGACGATGTAGCCGATGTGCTCGTCGTTGAGGTAGGCCGCGTAGGCGAACCGATATCCCTTGTGCTCGATCTTCTCGACCCGCACGGGGAAGTCGGGCCCCATTTTCTGCTGGGCGAGGAGCTTGGCGCATTTCGAGCAGGAGACGCGAGCTTCGTCGGTGACGACGCCACCCCGGAAGGTCCAGGCCTCGCCGCACAGGGCGATGGCTTCCTGAGAGCCCCACGAGGTCGTCTTGGTCTTGCCGGTGTCGAAATGGTTGTTGTGCGCGCGACGACCCATGACGTTCTCCTCTGTTCGCCTTTACTTTACAAGTTTCTGGACTGAGGTCAAGCAAAAATATTGAAGGTTACTCCCATCGACAAGTAGACTTCTCTCATGCGTCAATGGCAATTCCAAGAAGTTCCTCACGAAAGTGAACTCCCCTACCCCGAAGTCACTTCAACATCTGGTAAGCATAAAGGCAAGATCGGTCATTTGATGGGGAGATCATACTCTTCATCGGTGGTGTTCGTTGCTTGGGGCTTCGGAGTTGAAGCGAAGTCATTCCCATATCGGGATATCGAATACGTGGACATCAACGGGACGGCCATGATTGAGCCCGTCACCGACATGTCAGAGAGAGAACTCAAGATCGGCGACTGGGTGACCTATTCGGTCCCGGCCGGAAACTCCAGTCATGCGTTGGAGGTTGGGGAGATCACCCAGATTTCTAAGATCGGCGGCTTGACGGTGAAAAGAGCAGTCCGCAACGGCTCGAAGGTCGTCAACCACTATCGCGGTGACGCACTGCGGCGCATCACCGACGCCGACCGTTGCCTCAAGCTCCCGGTCGATACCAAGACGCTCACGAAGTGGGTCCTGCTGGATTTCGAGGAGATGGGCGCCTAGCAGTGCAGAAGGACGAACTTCGTCATGGCTTTCTTGGAAAGCGTCATGTGGATGTCGTTGTAGTTTCCTGACCACCTGGGCTTGACCCGTTCTTTCTCGCAGAAATCGAATATGTCTTTGAGGAAGATCGAGCCGTGAGGGGCCTCTTCGACGGCGACCTCGTATTCGGATTTCTCGCCCTCCTCGTAGTCTTCCGGGTCGGTGATCTCATAGAAGGCAATATCGGACAGTCCGATAGTTCCCCCGTCATAGCTGCATTTGACCATGCATTTGCCGAGATGGTCTCGGAGTGAGAACTTGACCGTGTTTTCGGGCGTCTTGGGCCAACCAGAATCCTCGCTGTACCATTCCCCGTCCTTGAACAGGTAAGGGATTTCGTCACTTTTGGCCCAAAACTCCTGCTCGCTCGGGTGAGACCATCTCCTCATGGCGTCGCCGCGTTCACGAGCGTAGAACTTCGACCACGTTACGGGAATCCCGCTGTCTTCATTCCAGGAGTGTTGGTCCCATCCGTGTTTCTTGCCGATCTCCGCTCCGAGACTGCTTACATCTCCCTCGTGGAGGAGTTTATCCAATTTCTTCGGGTCACTGTAGAAGAAGAACAGCAAGACACCATTGTGCGACATGTAGCCGTCACTGTGGCAGTAAATGTAGCGCACACTGCCGTCGTTTTCGACTTTTCCGATATAGGAACGAGTGGACATGGTGGGTCGTTTCTGGCGTCAGAGCCGTTCGAGAATGAGGTTGCGGACGGTGTGGGCGTCGAGCTTGGTCTCGGAGGCCTTGTTGACCTGACCGATGAACCAACCAACGATGCGCTGGTCATCACGCGCCAGCGCGACCTTGTCTGGGTTGGCGGCCATGATGGTGTCCACGATGGTGGCGATCTCGGATGTCGAGGGGCCCGACAGCGTCGGTTCGATCACGTCGGCCAGGATGGAGAAGAAGACCACACGGGCTGCGGACTCGCCACCGTCCAAGTCGCCAGCCATGGATTCGCGCGCCCACTCATCGTTGAACCGGTTCAGTAGGGTCTCGTAGAACTCCCGCTTCACCCCTGACGGGATGCAGTCGATGTCGAACGCCTCCAAGAGCATCATGAAGCCGTGGATGTTGAACGCACGATTGCGCTCGTCGAAACCCAGACCCATGGCTTTGAGCTTGCTCGCGAACGGCCCGAGCACGAAGTTCATGAACTCGTCGGTGTGCTGGGGGCAGCGGGTCAGAATGCCGAGGAAATACCACGCATCCAAGCGCACCCCCGTGAAGTCCTGAAAATCGGACAGCTTGCCGGGGTGCATGTCGAGGCCGAGCCAGTCCTGCACGATCTCGGAGGGGCTCTCGCGGAACCACATTCGCGCTCGCTCATCCATGGCGGCGACCAAGGAATCGAGGAAGAGCTTGCGACCCTGATGCCGCCGCTCGAAGTCGAGTTCGATCTTGGGACGATGGGAATCGACGTAATGGTTGCGGGCCGTCTTGCTGGCGAAATCGGCCACGGGGTGGCGACGCACAACCGGCCAGTTCGGGTCCGAGACCCCGACAGTCCACGTGTTGATGTCCACGATTAGACCACCTCGGACGAGGTAGTCCCCCACGCGCGGCGCAAGCTCGTCCTGCATGTAGCGCAGGAGCTTCCAGCTATCGGCGAACACCATCATGGTCTTGATGGATTCATCCGCTAGGAAGCGGCGAAGTTCGTCACCTGTTCGAAGTTTGCTCATGGCCGCGCTACTACCACGACGAGCAGTTTGGTCAAACCATTTTAACGGTCGGTGAGGAAGGTGTGGTTCCCGATGGTCTTGATGGGTGTCATGGTCGGAGCCCAGTATGGGTTGATCGCTGTCGTGTGGTAGAAGAGCGCGCCATCGGTGATGTCGGAGGTGTTTCCGGCCACGACGTCACGGGCGATTTTCTTGGCCTGGAGCCACAACAGATACTCGGGATATTCGTCGCTGCGTTGGAACTTTGCCAGCCACCGCTCGTAACCCTCTGGCTGGGATTTTAGATAGCGATCAATCTGGGCCATGCGGTTGATCTTGGCGCGGTTGTCATCGTTCGAGTTCCAGCACGAGAATTGCTTGCGGCGGCGGACCACCTCTTCAAGGGAGCTTCCCCACCGCTGTGATCGGGCGCGGTTCATGATCACGTGTGCCACGGCTCGCATCCCCAGAGCTTTTTCCGACCGGGCCTCGCCCCAGATCGTGGCTGCGAGATAGGCGGTGTCACGGGCGGTGTATTCGCTATGCAGGGCGCCCCCGCGACTAGGAGCCAGACGGACCTGTTCTTCTTCGGGCCCACCCCAATCCCCATCGCCGAAAATCGGCATATCGTCTTCGGTCCAATCCCGAGAAACTTCGGCTTTGTCTCCACCGACCTTATGAGCCGCGATGGCTCCGCCAGCGATCAAGCCTGCCGCACCGGCCGCAGCCAGGAATCGTCTCAGGTCTGCCTCTACGAGGTCTTCGAAGTCTTGATCAACGAGGTCGATGTGTTCGCGCATGCCCATATTTAGCGGGTTCAAATCTCTGGAGTTTATGCGGGAATAAATACCGACATAGCTTCGGGGATTATTGATGGCACGTAAGATGTTCAAGGGATTCAGCACGGTTGGTGAGGCAAAGACTCGCAACTGGGTCCACTATGACGTCGAACTCATAAAGCGCGACCTCGGCAATCACTTCCACACTCGTGTGGGTGACCGGGTGATGAGAGCTTCGTGGGGTTGCCGCATATGGGATTGGTTGTTCGAACCCTACACCAACGATCTCCGCGACCGCATCATCTCTGAGGCTGTCCGGGTCTGTCAGGAAGACGCTCGCGTCCGCGTCATCAACGTCAACGTCACCGACCAAGATCAGGGCATCCGGGTAGCGATTGAACTCGACTTCATCCCGCTCGATGTCGTGGAAACTTTCGCAATCGACTTCGAGCGTCGGGAAACTGCCCGCCTCAACAATCCAGAATTCTAAGGAAAAGTATGTCCCAGGCCCTTCGACAGTCAGAAATTTTTAGCGGAGCCGACTGGAAGGTCATCTACCGTGCGTTCACGCAGGTGAACTTCAACGCCTCAGACCCGGCGTCGATCAACCGCGCCCTGCGTGAGTATATTCAGATCAACTACCCGGAAGATTTCAACGACTGGATTGAATCCCAGGAGTTCATCTTCATCATCGACCTCCTGTCCTGGCTCGCTGGAACCCTGGCGTTCAAGACTGACATCAACGCTCGGGAGAACTTTCTCGAAACCGCCGAGAGCCGCGAATCCATCCTTCGCCTTGCTCGTTTCCTGTCATACAACCCGCGCCGTAACCAGCCCGCTCGCGGTCTGCTCAAGATCGTCGAAATTCAGACGGACGACGACGTCATTGACGGTTACGGGGTCAATCTGTCCAACACCGCCGTTCAGTGGAACAACAGCGACGACCCGGATTGGTACGAACGCTTCACCCTGATCATGAACAACGCGTTCGTTCAGAACAATCAGTTCGGTCAGCCCCTGAAGGCGGCTACCATCGGCGGAGCCCGAACTCAACTCTATCGCATCAACGGCAAGACTTCGCAGATCAACGCTGGCTTCACCGCACAGGCTGGTGGCGACCGCATGGATTTTGAAATCTGCAACGGTGATTTCGACGAGACACAAGGTTTCTTTGAGCGGACTCCCAACCCCGACGCTGCCTTCCACCTCTTCCACCGCACGGACGGCGCCGGAAACGCGTCTCCCAATTCTGGTTTCTTCGCTCACTTCAAGCAGGGACGGATGAGCCGCCAAACCATCAACGTCCCGGTTCCGGTCGAGAACAAACTCATCGACATCGACGTCTCCAACATCAACCAGAGCGACGTCTGGGTTCAGACCGTCTCGGACGCTGGTGCGATCACGACCGAATGGTCCAAGGTCCCCGCCATCGTTAGCGAAAACACGACCTTCAACAGCCTCCCGCCGACTGTCCGCAACATTTTCTCGGTCGTGACCCGAGATGACGACCGCATCAGCATCCGCTTCTCCGATGGTCGTTTCGGTGCCGCCCCGGTGGGCAACATCCGCGTCTGGTATCGGGTCTCGAATGGCCAACGCTACACTATTCGGCCGCAGGACATCGACCGCGTCACCATCCCGGTTCCTTATGTGAACCGCCGTGGCATTCCGCGCACCCTTCTGGTAACTTTCTCCCTCCAGGAAACAGTGACGAACTCGACGCCGCGCGAGACCGACGAGCAAATCCGTCGTCGCGCACCGACTGTTTACGCGACCCAGAACCGCATGGTCTCGGGTGAGGACTACAACACCTTCCCCCTGCAATCCAATCTGGCAGTCAAGATGAAGGCGGTGAATCGCATCTACTCCGGCCATTCGCGCTTCATCGACCTCAACGACCCCACGGGCAACTACCAGGACACCAACGTATTCTCTGACGACGGAATGTTCTACAAGGAGTTCGACGATTACTCGGTTGAGGTTCCTCTGTCGCTTAGCCGCACGCCTGCCGAAATGGTCGCGATCTACATCCAGCCCGCGCTGCGCCGCCAATCGACTTCAAACTACGCCATTGAGGCCATGATGCGCCCCACGACCGCCATCCCGGAAGTTCCATCCGATATGGAAATCCGACCCACCACCTCTTCTTCGATCTCCGGCACGGGTTGGTTCGCCAACGTGGGTTCCTCGCATGCTATTCGCCCGACCCTGAAGCCCGGCGCACTGGTCGCCCTGAAGCCTGATGGCCGCGAGTGGTTGAGCATTGTCGATATCGACGATGGTGACATCACAGTTCAGCCGAGTGCTGGCCGTAAGGGCGTGACTTTCTCCAAGCCGGTCCCGGCCACAGTGGGCGTCGAGCGCATCATACCGCGCTTCAACTCAACTTTGACCAGTTCGGCGTTGGCTGACATCGAGCAGAAGCTGCTGGACAACACGTCCTTCACCATCCTGTACGAGTTCGCAACCGGAACGTGGATGATTGGCCCGCCCGCCCTCACCACAGACGAGGCCATCACGTCAACGACAATCAAGATCATGACCGTCGATTACGTGAGCAGTGACCTGTGGCGCATCACCACCGCTGGTCTCCGCTATATCTTCGAGAGCCAGGGGAATGTTCAATGGTATTTCGACGGTGCCAAGGCCGTAGACGGCAACACCGGATTGCAGAAGCAAGACCTAGTGCGCGTCATGTCCGTCAACGAGGACATCAACCTCGGCACGGGACGTAGTCTCGACCGCCCGTTCGATCTCTCGATCACCAACCTCATCCATTACACGGACGGCTATGCTGAACCCCTCCGTGTCGGAGTAGCGTTCATCGACTCTGATGAGGACGGCGTGCCGGACCAACCCGACACTTTCGCCCGCGTTGTTGCTGACTCTAATGCCGTATCGCCGGAGTCCAAATACCTATTCTGGGCTCGAAACGCCGAGGGCCGATTCCTGCCCTACTATACCATGACGGTGTACGAAACGAGCACACGTCGGCTGGCCGCCACGCCGCCTATTGGGACCGTCGCGTTCCAGCTTCCAGACTCGACCTCGATAGCAGACGGCACGGCCAATAACTTCTTCGAGATGACAACTTCGGGCTGGTCCCCGGTGGATGGCCTGATGACGTCCAAGGCTTATCGTTTCGCACTGGGCAGAGGACCGAACGTAGCAATCGATTGGTATACGGCCGACGAATCCAAGACGCCTGCTCAATACCCGATCAATTTCCAGTGGAAGCATTACGCCCCGTCTGATCATCGCATCGACCCGTCCAAGACCAACATCATCGACATATTTGTCCTGACGTCGGAATACGACTACGTCACGCGCCAGTGGGTGGCCAATGGCGCGAAAAAGGCTGATCTCCCTCTCCCCCCGAGCGAACTCGATCTCCGTATTGCGCTCAGCGAGTTCAACAACTACAAAATGTTCTCCGACGAGATTGTTTGGCGCCCTGTTCAATACAAGTTTCTCTTCGGAGCCGAAGAAGACCTCAGCGCACAGTTCAAGGTCGTGAAGCTTGAAAACACCACCCTTTCAGATGGTGAAATCAAGTCCCGCGTCATCCGCGCCGTAAATGATTACTTCAACGTTCAGATGTGGGACTTCGGTGAGACTTTCTACTACACGGAACTCGCAGCCTACATCCACCAGCAACTCGCTGGCGTGATCGGCTCGGTTGTCGTCGTTCCCCGCAAATCGTCGTCGAGCTTCGGTGATGGTTTCGAGGTCCGCTGTCGTTCGGATGAAATCTTCCTCTCGACCGCCCAGGTCAATGACGTCGTGATCATCAACTCCAATACGGCTTCGAACCTCAAGATCAGGAAGTGGCAGTAAAGAAACGACGCTGTTCAGCCTAGCTAAATACCCGACCTTAATGGGGTGGTAAATACATACATGGCTAAGCAAAACAAGCGTCGTTTCATCGATCTCCTCCCCGCCCGTCTGCGCACTGAGGACTTGACCAAGTTCTTCGGTGCAACCGTCGATCACGCATTCCAGCCCGGCAAAGCAGTGTCCCTCACCGGATACGTTGGGCAGGTGCCATCGTACTTCGATGCGGAGAAGGATTTCTACATCTCGGAGCAAACAGCCGAGCGTGCTTTCTACCAGCTTGAAGCCACCATGGTGGGCGGCGAGACCGCCATCGACCGCGTGCTCTTCTATTCTGATCTGGTCGGGCACCTTCGCTCCAACGGTGCCATCGTGGACAACCATGACAGACTGTTCGCTGGTGATTTCTACTCTTGGGCCCCGCCCATTGACATCGACAAGCTTGCCAACCCGCAGCAGTATCACTGGTTCGGCGATAACCCGCGCATGATTCCCGCCCTGGTCCTGTCAGCGGATTCGCTGACGACTACGGCTGACGGCACGACCGCACAGTTTCCTCTGCCCGACGCGCTGGACGAGTTCAGCGTGGACGATGAAGAGATCATCGTTTTCGTTGACGGCATCCCCTATGAGGCCTTCCTTCGCTCTGGCGCGAACCACGTCAACCTCTATGCGCCTCCGGTCGAAGACGCCGTCGTCGAGACCTATCGCTACGGTAATCTGAAAAAGATCATTGAAGGAAAGGTCACGTTCGACCCGACCCCCATCCTCAACATCGTGGCGACCGTATCCGTGAACGGTATCCGTGAGCTTCAGAGCACCCCGACTGCCTTGTCTTCTGGCATGCGCATCCAACTCGACGATGGACTGCGCCGAGTTCCGGGCTGGGATACCGTAGGCTGGGACCTCAATG